AATGGTGGAGGCGGCGGGAGTCGAACCCGCGTCCGCAATAGTCTAAGTTTGAGTCATTCACAAGCTTGTCTGGTTATTTCTCTCCCAGTGAGATATCCAATGTGTTTTATACTCCATAGTCCATGGCGGAAGGAGTTCTACCTTAGTTTTATTTCTTGGCTGTTTTCCAGTAGATCAATCAGCTAAAGTCTCTCTTGGTTAGATGGTTTGAGACGACCACCCGATTATGCCGCTAAGCGTTCAGAATCGTAAAAGTAATTGTTATTGGCAATTATAAAGTTTGAACAGTTAAGGTCGTATCTTACCTACTTGCACTCTCCCCCGGATTCTACTCCGTCGAAGCCGGTACGCCCCCTTGTTAATAAATACTAATATATTATACGTTAGCATGCTAATTTGTACATAAGTACTAATATTATGCTATTAACCAAACCAAAACTATACTCAGGGCTAATCCAACCATCATCTTCATAAAATCAGATACCAACATTGGAAACACAACTTTTATTCCATCTTCTGATTTGAAATGTCTATAGACCGCTAATTCACGACCACAGAGAAGACCTACAAAAACCCAAGTAGTAGACATTGGAATGTCGTTATATTGTTTGAAATACCACAAAATAAGAGCATAAGCAAAATCGATTATCGTTGCTGATCTCATAAACCTAGTTCCAGACTTTGATAGTACTATCTCTTGAATTTTACCACCCCTTGTGTAAAACAAATGAGCTAGGCCGGCAACTAATATACCCATAAAACTTATAAACATCCAAACTGGTAGTGCTTCTCCTCGAGGTAAGAAAACGGCGACGTTTGCTATGTCATGGGCTAACCACTGGTGCCATAGAAAACAGGTCGCGACCCACTGTGCGATTCTCCACTTAGATTTATTTTCTTCGGCTATTGGCGCTCTCTCATCTAAGAACTTAGAAAGCAAAGTCCAAAGAATATAAGCTGAGACTGCTGCCAAAGCATAACCGACAGCTGATTTTATCAAAATCTTTTCTAGTACAAAAGAAGAAGAGAAAACACTGAGTGTTAGTATTGTCGTGGATACTGGAACCCCAAATCTGGTAAGTCCCAACAACAAAGCCGGAGCAGCAAGATGATACCACTGAAACGTTTCTGGGAGAGGAATTGAATTTAATCTTCCATGTGCGATGTCTCCGGACATGTAGCCGTATGTAAGTGTTGCGACCATAACAGAGGCCATCACTAGCCATTGATAGTGCCACTTTGTTTCTTTGTTTGATGCTATGAATGTCCCAAGTGTTTGGGCGCTATCATTCGCGATTACGGAGTATGCAGCCAACAAGAAGCCGAGAACTCCAAATATTAATGTTAATTCCATTGTTTATCCTAATAAGTTAAATCGATTCGCATTGCTGGTCCGGGAGAGAATACCCAGTTGTCTTTTCGTTTATTGTCAATCTGTAAATGCGGATCGATTCGAATGTAATCATTGATCTTGTATCGGAAGCCCAACCTGAATTTATTTGCGTCAAAGGTCGTGGTGAATCCATCACTAACTAATTTTACCTCGTTTGCAACATAAGGTTTTATATCGGATCCAAAATCATACGTAATTCTAGTATTGTTGGCTATTATGATTTCGCCGGCATGGACTGTATTTAACAGCGATAACAATAACAAAATCATAACTAACTCCTATCACTGTTTAAAGCAGTTATAGATATTCTATTATAATCTCGAGAGTACTAATTGTTTTGTAACGTTTCCATGACCTAAATTAAAAGAAGGGGCCAAGGGCCCCTTCTTAGCATGAGTATGTGAAGATGAGGTTATTCTTCCTCTTCAGCCTCTTCTTCCTCTTCCTCTTCAACTGGTTGAGAGGTATCGGATTCTTCAACTTCTTCATCGACTGCAGTATCTGCATCTTTATCTTCACAGGCAACCAAGCCTAGACCCATAAGCATAGATCCAAAAATTACCATGGTTCTCATAACGTCTCCTTATTTTTAGTTATATTCTGAGAAATCACAATATACAATGTCTCGCAAAAGTGTTAACTCAAAGCTTTTTAATTATAATAAATTAATTCGAAATTTATAAACGGTGACACGGTTGTCACATTAATTTTCTAGAAAATGCATTAAACATTTTGGTTGATACATTTCAGCGCCGCCAACCTCTATCTTATGATCAGATCTGCCACCGATTTTTTTAGTATAATAAGCATCGGCGCCACATGATGAACAAACCGCGGGGCAAACCTCTATTTTCGTTGCAAATGGAAGCATGCACTGTACTTCTTTATAACTGGTAAAATCGGACGATAATTGTAGTGATGATACTAAAATAGGGTGGCCCTGCCGGAAAAGGTTAACTAAAACAGATCCTACGTCAGGAATCATAAAAGCTTCATCAACGGCGATGACTGTATGAGACAATATTTCTCTGTTATGTCGAGGTGTTGATTCTAGAATTTCTAGAATATCGTTTCCGGAAGCAATTCTATTTGCATTTAATTTATGTCCCCAGTGTGTTACGATTTCTTCTTTTGAATATCTTTCATCAACGTTAGGTTTAAAGGCAATGATTTTTCTTCCTTGATATTTGTATCTGTCGATGGCGCTTAATAGTTTAGTTGTCTTGCCTCCAAACATAGGACCGACAAACATTACAAATTCATTTTTCATTTTTAACTCCGGTAACAAATAATTATATGCAGTTTATAAGGAGATTTATAACATGTTAATGATTTTATTTTGCAGTTTAGCATTTGCGCAAGAACCAGAAGAAGAACCAAAAATTGTTTATAAACAGAAAACAGAGATAGACTTCGAAGGGTTAGAAATAGAGGGACAACTATTAAAACCACAAGGGTCTTTAGTATTAGAGAGGAAGAAAGCAACGTTTAATCCTCTTATTCAGTTAAGAACAGATTTTAATCATGAAATGAAGATGTCTGTTGAAGAGATAAAATAAGATAAGAATATATATTAATTGATAAGAATATTATAATTGAGAGTGAATTGTTGTAGGGGAAGCGGGAAGCTTAAGCTCAAAAAACCTCGAAAAAGGATAAAAATATATGCCTAAAATAAAGAACATGGGAACATCAAGAATGAGATTCAACGAGGGGATAATTGTCTCTGGATCTGAAGAAGGTGGTGTAGCACTTGCAGTAGCCCACGATATATCAAGTGAGTATGTTGTAACAATTGACAACGACCAGGGAAATCAGGGGCATGTACTAAAACTTTTTACAGATGGAAATGGTAGTAATACTCGAGTTTTAGAAATGGAAGATGGTGATGGGGACACTATCTTTCGAGCCCGAGCTGATGGTAGATTTGGCTTTGGGCCAGATGGCGTCAGCAGTATGGGTGCAGGAACCTTTGTTGTTGGAATCGATAATTCTGCTCATACATCAGATATAGCGATATCCCGAAGATTGCAGCATCTCGGAGATGCAAATACGTATCTAGATTTTCCTGTGGGTGACCAGATGCAGTTCCAGGTCGGTGGTGTTGATATGATCCATATGACTGAAAACAATTCGCAAGATACAATTGTTTTTAATGGCGGTGAAGCGGATGTTGACTTTATAGTAAAAAGTAATAATAACAACAGTATGTTTTTTGTTGATGGTGGTAACAACAAAGTGGGTATAGGGATAAATACCCCGGGAACAGTCTTACATGTTGACGGAGGAACCGATGCCTCTAGGTCAACAGCTAATAGTGGCCACTTAATTTTAGGACCTACGAATGGGACCAATATGGTGCTTGATGGAAATGAAATTATAGCAAGAAACAACGGGCAACCAAACACACTATATTTAAATCACCAAAGCGGAGGAGTGCATATTGGAGATTACAACGGGGTTGTTATGGGATCAGAAACTTTTAGAGTTTCTGGGGACACTATAATTTCCGGAAGCTTAACTGTCAACTTAGGAGGAAGTGGAGAAGTTGTAAAGATTGCCGGTGAATTAGATGAAAATGTCAGTCTAGTCTTCGAACAGCCCATGGGAACAAACAGGGCTTCAATTGGTCTAGATGGCGGAGATAATATGGATATTGCCAATTACTCAGCATGGGATGATATTAATATTATGACCACATCCGGGGCTGGGACTTTAACTGGCTTAGTTATAACAGCACAGCAAAGAGTTGGTGTCGGAAATTTTGGCTGGGAAGGGAAAGGTCCGGTTGGCGATCCAGCAACCGGATATGGTTATAATGCACCATTCCCGTCTTGCGAGCTAGATGTTTCCGGATCGATGAAAGTATCTGAATCTGCTACTTTTAAAGGCTCGGTTTATAAAAATACGACCGTTGTAAACTCGTCTCCATATACTGTACAGCCCAGTGATTATATTTTGTTAGTAAATACATCAGCTACTAGAGTGATAAATCTTCCTGCTAAAGCCAATGAACTAGGCAGGATATTAATAATTAAAGATGCATCTGGGAATGCTGGTAACCAGACTATCACAATCAGCCCAAATGGAACCGAGCAAATTGATGGGGATGATCAAAAAAATATTACAAACAATTATAAAGGGTTAACAATTCTTTGTGGGCCAGATCAATGGCACAGAATTTCTGAATATGATATGTAGTAGCTTAAGGGATCCAAAATTTTCCATCCATTTTGTGGAATAATGGATGCATGATATGACCTTCTTTTTCATAGTGTGCATATCCTAAGGCATGCCCTAATTCATGCTCGTTTATCCACTGTAGGTTTTGAGAACCCGGACGATAAGTTATTACAGCTCCTTTGATTTCGGTGAGCGAAGTCCATCTTCTAGTTTCTGCAAGGACACCTGATTCGTGATCAAATCTGCCTCCTTTACGCAAGATAATAAATCCTTCTAAGTATGTATCTTCGCAAAGCATTGGCGGTGGATTATGTTCGTAAAAGCCAATATCATGACCTTTTTCTTCCCAATAAGTAACAGCACGCTGCATTTGAAGTTCTGAAAAATCATCACCATAACAATTTACTATTATTGGAGGCATATTATCTTTCCATTCATACGGCTGAAAAGCTGTAGTTTCATAGACGTATTTTATGCCTGTGCCAAATAAGAACCCACTTAAAAAGCCGAACAATACTTTGATTATAATTGATGGTTTCACTCACCACATCCCCAAACTGCATAGTCAATATCGATTGTTTGTCCCTCGTCAGGAACATGGCCATCGTTAAAAATTATGGCATTAATGCTAGGGTCATATGTCCAATCAGTCGTAACTTGACCATTAACAGAAACTTCTATAGTTTCTTCTATGGGGTCAGGCTCATCTAAATAAAATGTTCTTCTTCCGGTAACTTCTCCAGCTAAATCTTGCAATTGTACTCCCCAATCAGCAGCACAAATCGAATACCAGGAGCCCCCATAATTGTCAATTAAGTCCCAATATCCAGCGCCAAAGGCTGCAGTTGGATACGAAGATCCGCACCCAGAAGGATAGTCTCCAATAACTCCGTACGGAATAAAGTCGCCTTCTGGCTTAATTCCATCAAAAAACGATAAATAAGAACTCCATCCCCCAGAAGAATAATCAGGTTCATCAGAAACAAATATTACAACCAATTTTGCATCCTCTCGAAAGAAATTCCCGCCAGGGCCTGCAGCTGAACTTGTGCTAAGACTTCTTTGGGCCATCTCAATTCCTTTTTCCATTCCGGAACCATAGACTCCAGTCATTACTAAATTACTTAGTTCTGTTTCAGGATCTGGGTGGGAAGGATCAACAATCGTTGAAAAGGTATATCGATCAGTCGTTATAACAGCCATTCTATAATCTGCTCCAGAAGAAATAAATGCGGTCATAAAAGAACCAATATTGGCTGACAAGTTTGTTTGATGCGGATTCATCGATCCGGAATTATCGATTACCCAAATAACATCTAAAACTGGAATTTCTTCTTGTTGATATTGTTGGTTAAACCATTGCTCAACATCGCCATCACCAAATTGTACAACATCAGCCTGTGGGTTTAGAGGATCATTCCCGATAACGGTAATCAAGCTCTCATCATATCCAATATCGGTTGGTATATATGATACTAAAAAATCTATTTCTTGTCCAGGAATCAATACCCAGGGAGGTTCTGGAAGTGATCCGTATTCCATTAAGATATCAGCCGGCTGTGTAACCATCTGACTAATTGAACTTACAGTCAAATCCATATTTCCTTCGTTTCTGATCGTGACTCGCTCTTCATTATCACACCCGATACTAATGTCACCATAATCAAATTCCGAAGGACCTACAGCCATAACAGGGGCATCTCCGTATCCTTCAAGGGTAACTTTTAATACTGGCTCATCTTCATCATCTGAAAGTATTTCTATATATGCGCCATTTGATTCAAAAGTTTCCGGAACATATCCAACTTCAAACTCTATTAATTCTCCAGCGCCGATTATGTATTCACTCTGATCTGTCTGGAGTGAAAATCTAGTATTCCCGGAAACTAAAACGGGAGCAAAGATTGTTAAATCTGCGTCTCCCGTATTGATGACTGTGAATGTATCTAGCCCTGATTCAGCGCCGGCAACTAAATGGCCGAAGTTGATGTGTTCTGGGTGGACCAAAATTTCTTGTTGTCTTTTTTCGATCCCGGCAATCATGTGATCACTACACCCTGCCAGGAGAAGACTAAAAACTGTTAATAACCTCATTCATAAAACCCTCCTTAAAATTAAGTATGGTGTGGAATGATGTCCTGCCTCTAAAACCCGAAAAGATCTGCGAATTCTTCTTTAATTTTCCTATTAATTGCTGTCCACAACCTTACTCGATCGTTATAGTGAAGGGAAGATACTATCTGAGCGGATTGTTCAAATCCTTGTTTGGCCGCACTGGTTTCTTCGAAGACGTCTTCGACTTCTGGTGAATTTAATATGTCAACAAGCTTTTCAGACAAAATATTAAATCTTTCTTCTGCTTTTTGCCGATAATTCCAATTAGGGTCATTGATAACGTCAGTATGAAATTTGTGGTCGCCTGATTTAAACATATTTAAAACATTAGATTCATCAACTAAAATTTTAGATATTTCTTCAATATTGTCATCTATCATTTTGGCTAAAAGTTTGGATCTTATACCAGTTGGAATTCCAAATTCCCAGAACTTCTTTGCAATTTTTCGAAAACCAGCTCTGAATTCAGCATCAAATTCGGTTAATTGACGATTCCATTTATCTCCAGTGTTGGCCGAGGAACCTCCAGAATAACCTAGATTATAGTTTGCATCTGCTCGAGATATGCCGCGGTGGTCTTGAAAGTTATATTTATTGTGTCTTTTAGATCTAGGTTGAAGTTGTACAGTTTTACGAGGGATATCTTTTCCGCCCCTAGATCGAAGATTTTTAGTTTTAGGTGTTCGAGACTTTCTACTTGTAGGTATTGAAGACTTAGGGCGTACAACAACGAAATAATAATCATCTGAAGGACCAGCTGCATCTTCTATAGCTTCTCTCATCACTTGTGTTCTATCTTTGCCAGGTATGGAAGTAAAATCTAGATTGGACATAATTCTCCACCAGCTGGTTACTTTTACTTTCTGATCTGTATCATCTGCTGGAGGAACTCGATGATTTTGCTGTAGCTGACTTCTTAAAAAGTTTTTTACATTGTCCGGATGGTTATTTAAATCTAATATTTTACCTTGTCTTGAACCTGGATCATCTTCTAAAAAATAATCTTTCACCAACTTTTCGAAATGCTTTTGAACTGCCCATCCTCCAAAACTGCTTGACTGAAAATGACCACTAGTTTTTTTAATAGCAAAAGCTGGATTTTCACCTAATCTAGCAATTTTAATATTATCATCTTCGTCAGCTATAAGTTTTGCTAAATATTCAATCCATATTTTGTTCCCGGGAGAAAATTTTGTATTTGCTATTAACGTAAGCGCCTCTGTTCTTTGTCCTGGTTTTCCTTTTCGGTTTTTCTTAATCTCTTTTGACGCTGGTGACATTGCATATAAAGCGGTTTGGACTCCATGGGCAAATTCATGGACAGCAGTCTTATTATTCTCTAGAGAACGAAGAGCTGCTGTAGCTGTCCGGTAAGCACTAGAATCATAAAACAAAAAAAGATTATCTAGTATTTTTCCTGTAACGTTACCCTCAGGATCCGGGCCTCCATGACCATAATATGTTCCATGGGCCCCGCGGGGATTCTTTTTTGCAACTCTTATTTCGAATGTTGAAATAAAATTAAGTAAAAAATGATAAGTAGATCCCCAATCCTTTGGAATAATATCGGGATATCTTTCTTTTAAATAAAGGTAAAGTCTTTTAACTTCAGGTTCTGCGCGTGCTTTGTCAAACTTAAATATACCATATTTTTGCCCGGGTACTTTGTCCCACTTGCTTCCAGCTCCATATCCTGTTGTGCTAATAGGATTTTGGTCTCCAGAAAAATTTCCTATTTTAGTTAGGTTTTTTATTATGAAACTCCAAATTTCGTTAAATATGAATTCACCTCTCCCTTCTAGGAGAATTAACCTAATATGATTTCGGAGAATATCTATTTTCATTTTTTTTCTCCGTATTTTTTCTCCCATTGAGATTTTGGAATTTTTGTTTCTTTAGGGATAATCTTAAAAAAATAATATTTTACATTGCCGCCATACTTTCTTTTCTTTTTTGTAAATTTGCTAGTGGCTAATTCTGCATGGACGTAGACAGCTAATTCGTCGTAAGTTTTTGTGGCTTCTTGTTCATAGCGGACAACACGAGCTTCAGGGCCTCCATATCTGGATTTTTTGGATTTTTCTCGCTTTCTAGCTTGAGCTGGAGTTAATTGTTGAATTGATTGATTGGTTGTAAGATTTGACCGATTTGACTTTACAGGTTTTCCCCATTTATCTCCAACTGATGGTTTAGATTTAAATCTTACTTGCTTTCTTCCACCTTTTTGCCCTTGCATTACTTTTAGTTTTTCATCTGGAACTCTTGGGCGATATTCTTGTCGACCTTGTGCGATTTGTTTCCATTCTCCCCTGTTGACTATTTTTCTTGATGAAGTTTCAATCATCTCTATCACATTAGGAAGTTTTGAATCCGGATTTCTGAAATATGAATCACTTACCATCAAATGCTCAATATCATCTTCTATTTTAGCAGAGTTTTTGAGGTCAACATAATAATTCAAGGCTTCTGCGCCAGTAATTCTCCTTTCTATTTTTAGTCCTAGTTCTTGTACCAAGGTTGTTACAACGTCTTCCAATTCCTCCGGAGAAAGAATGTGCTTAGGAACCGCGACCATTTCCTCGGATGGTTTTGGGGGCTTTTTCGGCTTTGGTTTTTTGGGTTTTTTCTTTGGTGTTGGAGTTGAAGTGGTAGAACCGCCAGGCACAGCCATGGCTGGATCATCTGGACTACCGGGAATAGGATCAATTCCTAAAAAATGTTTATCGAAATAATCCGGATCAAATTTTTGCATATCCATATCATCGATAAACATTTCCCATAAAGTATCTCCCCCTCCAGAGTATGCAAACCCAATTGGGTTAAAGATTGGATCTAAGGCTGCTAATTTATTTTCCAAAGAATCAATTAAAGGCCTCTGGGCTTTATAAAAAATCTTTTGAGCCTTATCTAACTCTGACCTAGTTTTACGATCTTCAATTGGGACTCTTCCAGTAAGAAGCTTAAGGAGATACGATCTAGAAGAAGAAACTCCTTGATAGTTTGGACCCATATCTGAAATAACATCTTTTAATTTAGCTCCCTTGGGTTCAATTCTAAAAGTAAATCTCCACATACCGGATTCCATATTTAAAGAATCCGCCTTTGTTCTTTTGAGTCCCCAGCCTCCAACAACACCAACTTGTTGCATTAATGCCCAAATTTTTTGCTCTTCTGCTTCTCTTGATTCTATTAGGATTTTTTTTAATATTCCCTGCATTTTAACTTCCTAATAGTATTCTTCTAATTTTTGACCTTAGTATTTTTTCTGCATGTTCATCGATGTTGGTATTAAATTTTGCAGCATCTCTAAGTTTATCAATTACTGACATGTCTTTAAACCCAGCCTCTAAAACTAAATTATGCCCTAATGATTCTAGTAAATCAACAAGCTCGATCCGATTTAAATTGGGCGCTGCATCATATTGTTTATTTTCTAGAATGCAATCAAATATTTCATTAATCTCTAAATCATATGATTCTAGATCATAATCCGACATAGCAATTAAGCCTAGTTTGATATTATTCAATTTTTTCATAGAGATATTCTCGAATATAAAGCAGTACTTATAAATATATTGTTCTGGGTGTTTTTGTCTTGTAAGTTTAAATAATACTCTTTTCTATCAATATATTGGTAGAACATATTTCTTTAGTAGTAAAAATCATTGTAGATCCATCTTGCAAATAAATAGTAAGCATTGTCTCCGGAATATGTTGACCCGGCCAGATATCAAGAATTATCCCTATTCCTTTTGTTGTCCATACTAAATCAACTATTTTCCATGGTATATCCGGATCTATCATTTTTTACGTATGGCTTAGAAAAAATTGAAACCAATTTATCTGTAACAAGAATAATTTTTTTGCCATCAAATATCTCCAATTCCAATACACTCGAACGGCCTATAATTATTCCTATTAATTCTTCTCCACCAATATAATTTTTATATTTAACGCAACTACCAATTGGATATTTTCTATATGATTTCATATTAGGCATATATTTTTAACTATCAAATCCAACAACCATTCTCGCACACTCGTATAAATCTTTGGAAAACATCCATTTTTTTATTTCTAACATCCATGGTAAATCAAGGTCTTTATTGTTCCAACCGAATATTAAAGATTCTACAAATTCTGATTCATGTGGTATTTTAACTGGGATTACAGAATCGCGATCAAACGGTTCTATCTCTTTCCATCGAGTAATTTCATCTAGATGGAATTCTAAAGCTTGGTGAACTTCTTTAAGGGTTAACCAGGTTGTTGAATGAAGATCGTTTTGAGGATGGCCAGCATAATCTTTCCATGCCAGAGATGCATTTTGTGGTATACCACGATTCCATGGTGGAATTTTCCATAAGTCGGTTCCACCCCGAACTCCTCCAATAATACTGAACCACTCGTAATTTCTTTTTGATTGGACGTGTCTTATAGCAATCCATTCTCCATCTTTTGTTTTAATTTCCCAATATCCGTGAATGTCAGTTCCCATCTTTTCATCCTTATTTCTTTGTTTCGTTAACTTTTGATAAATGGTTCTTGTTAACAACCATAATTCTTTCCCCAAAAATTACGGAGAAATTAGATCCATGATCCTCTATAATAATTCCCGGAAGGCCACCAGAATATCTTTTCATTCTTTCAAAATATTTTACTGCTGTTAAAGATCCACCTTTAGGAAAACCACCATTAGGTTTAAAATATACTAAATCCCCAATCTTCATTTTATTAATTCAACTAGAATTCCAAAAATAATCCAAATTGGGAAGTGGGCATAGCTTATAATTCCTTTCCAGTGATATTTCTCTGGAAGATAGGAATAATCCCATATCCAAATATTTTTTCTAGTAGTAAAAGAACCTATTAAAATTTCAACTCCCCATATCCAAAATGGATATGACAACCATCTTAAAATATCCCATGGGATTAAAAACCTGATTAAATCAAACCCATGGGTTAACCCTAAAGCGTATATGGGGAACATTAAGATGCTAGTGTGACCAATAAGCGCTAAATCTTTTTGGGCTATTAATCTTCGTGTTGCAGTAAAAAACAATTCCACCACAAGCCCAAAGCAGCCCCAAAATAAATAATAATTTATTATCACTATTATCCTTTTATAGAAGCTATTCAGGATACCAAATAGCTTCCATTTCTGATGATTGACACTCAATATTGCCTTTAAGCGTTTCAACATCTGGAATAACTGAGGAAATGAACGCGGCAGCGATTCCAAATGTAAAAACAAAAACCATGGTTTTATAACTCATTTTTCTTCTCCTTTGTTGTAAAATATTTCTTTTTTGTTCCATTCTTTTGTATTGCGAGACATTGCTTCTGCCATCGCAATTAGCCCAGAAATATACTGATTATGAATATTTACGTAAAATCTTAATCCACCAAATTTTGATTTTATTTGACAAGCTTCTACTTGTAAATTATTATGGTCGGAATAGTTTTGTATACAATGGCACAAGGTATCGATTATGTCATACCATCCATCACCACACGTAATACCCCAGCACATACAGGTTTCTTGGGGAGTGAGGTCTTTTTGCCTAAAAATTTTCGGATACTTATCAAATAGTCTATCTTGCAATTCTTTTTTCATATATCGCCCCATGTTCTCCAAATATCGTCCGGATCTTCTGAAATTAAGCCATCAATATCATCTTCCCAATAGCAAACCGGGAGGGAAACTCCATTGACTTCAAGCGAATAAGCTGGGCCGTATGTAGGTGTTTCTTGGATTTTGATTATTTTTGCAGCTTTGGGAGAGCAAGAAACCCATTTTCCATGGTCAGTTTTTGAGAATTCTTTTGAAACTGTAACATAGTCACCAATTTTATATTTCATTATTTTCTTCCCCCCTAAACAAAAACTGTATTAAATTGCTGAGTACACCTAATAAAAGTTGTGCATTTGCTTAATTGTTTTAATGTTGGCGCTCCAACATATGTACATGTTGATCTTAATCCACCTAGAATATTAGATACGGTATCTCCAATTTTTCCTTTAAAGGGAATAGAGACTGTTCTACCCTCAGAAGATCTATAGCTAGCTACTCCGCCAGAGTGTTTATTCATAGCAGTATCAGAACTCATTCCGTAAAATTCTATTTTTATATCTCCATTTTCATCTAAAACTCTTCTGCCGCCACCTTCTTCGTGGCCGGCAAACATTCCTCCCAGCATAACGAAATCAGCACCAGCTGCGAAAGCTTTAGCAACATCACCCGGACTTGTGCATCCACCGTCAGCAATGACATGACCACCTAAACCATGGGCCGCATCTGCACACTCCATGACAGCAGAGAGCTGGGGGTATCCAACACCGGTCTGAATTCTAGTTGTGCAGACAGAGCCTGGCCCTATACCGACTTTTACAACATCGGCGCCGGCCAAAATGAGTTCTTGTGTCATATCAGCGGTTACAACGTTTCCGGCAATGATGTTAATTTTTGGCCAATCGTTTCTTACAACCCGAACAAAATCAACGAAATGCTCAGAATACCCATTAGCAATATCAATACAAATCCACTTCAGGTTATGTTTAACTATAATTTTCTTTGCTTTCTCATATTCCTTATGATTTGTTCCAACACTCACTGCTACATAATCTGTCTTGTGATCATATGCATCCCAGTCTTTTAGTGAATTCTGTTTTGTAATACAAGTAAATAGTTTTCGAAAACTAAGCTCAAATGCCATTTCGAATGTGCCAACCCCATCCATATTAGCTGCCATGACTGGGATTCCACACCACTGTTGGTGGCTATTCCGGAATTTATATGTTCTTTCTAAACTTACTTGCTTCCTAGAGCGCAAAGTAGATCTTTTAGGCCTAATCAAGACATCTTTATAATCTAATTTAATATCAGGTTCAATTCTCATTTTTTGTACTCGGGAAACAGAGGAAGCTGTTCAAAAAATTCATCATTAAAACTTTTTGGTGATTCATCCTTTTCGGGCAAGTTCATGCCGGTTACATTAGCCAATCTCATGAGCCAAATCTGTAAAGACAAATAGGATTTTTTTAGTTCTTTTTCGCACTCTTCTTTCGAAATATCATTGATTTCATAAGCATCAATTTCCATATTTGCGCAGCGGGTTTGAAATTCTATTTTGCGCAAGATTTGTCTAACAAGAAAAAAATTCATTGTTTCTCCGTGGTTGTATTGTTTATATTTGTATTATACTTAAAATTTTATAGATTTACAATTAAATAAATCTTTCTCTTCCAGAAAAACGAGTAATTTTTCCAAGATAGCCGACTCTCCTCATTTCTTTTTTCCATTCTTTGCCATGACCGATTACTCTTCCGCCTCTACCGTTAGCTTGTCCATGACCGAACTTTTCGTGCACGGCATGATGACACATTTCATGCAGAAGTACACCTAGCATCTCTTTGGGGCTCATTCCCTTGTTGTTCGATAGCTTTATATACCCTGCATGACCGAACCAGCCCAGACGTTGTTTTTTAGTCGACTCTGTAGTAACTGGAATTTTCGGAAGAATACCAGACCAATATCTTTTATTAAGATGATCAAATGCATCATCCCAATCTGAAAAATTAAGCTCTGAAAGGAATTCAGAATCTTTAGCGGCATTAATTTGTGCTCTTGCTTTATCGGCAATTGCACGGCGGGCTTTACGAGAAGAACCAGAATAGCTCATGTGGAGGACCTCAGTCACGTGTTTGATTACATATGTAATTTAACCCATTCAACTTGGTTCTACACTGGATTTTAGCTATTCTATAGAAATAATTTTTATTGGAGTGGCAATATATTCATTCCAAAGACTTGTCCTAATTTCATCATCGCAGTCATCTAGATTATAGCAAATATTATTTAGGTCTTTCCCGGGATATTCGAGCCTGTATAAGTTAACAGCACGATTTCCGGAATCAATAACTAGACTCTTGACGTCGCTTCGGAAGCCTGCTTTGACATTTCCCAATAGTGTTATAACCCTACTTGAAGAAGTGTCAAAGAATCGCGATTTAGAAACTGTAAAACAAGAAATATCAAATGGTCTTCCAGAACCTATTGATTTTTTTATTGCCTCTACACCTTCATTCGTTGTATAGTGCATAAGTCTTTTAGGGTTCCAGGAACCGCCGTATAATTGTTTTGTTAAATTTTGATCTAATAATATATAAGGCTCAATATCTCCGCGGGAATAGAAAAAAGATATTTTTAAATTTGAAGTATTAGGAAAATATCTTTTTAGTTCTTCTTCTAAAGACCAAAACCTATGATTAACAAAATCTTCTATAAAGTCTAAAACATTTTTTTTCGTAAGCAACTCATATCTATTCGAATCTACTTGTAACAAATATCCAAAAAAACGATCTACTAATTTGTTTAATTCTAAAGGTAATTTGCCGCCGCGGGTATTGTATCCTAAGTTTTGATAATCTAAAAACAAATTAACAACCCATTCCCAGTCTTGAAGGGTGAGAAAAGATGATTCAGGCTTTATGTATCCTCTAACTTTCAAGAATAATTCTCCGAATAATAGTTCGAAGAGTTTGTTCTTCTAGCCCAGTTAATTCATTAGATATCTGGATTTGTTTTTCTAAAGTTTCTTTGTCTGCAATTCCAGATCCCCAATCAGGCAAATCAGAAGATAAACAACTAGATAAATCCATAGCTTTTCCAGCAGAGGATGGAGAATCTTTGTGTTTTAATACGCGAATATGGTTTTTTCTGCCTTCAGATTCCCAATCGTCCGATTTAAATTTCCCGGGAACAACCCTAAGCTCAACCCCTGCTTCTTGCGCGATTTGGCAAACCTGCTTTACTGGAACAGCTCCATCGCCGGATGATGCAACTGCTGTTCCGGAAACAGAAGGAGCAGAAATACCTTTTGTTCCCCATTTATCTCTTTTTGCTGCCGGCGCAATATAGGTTATTTTAGGTAATTGTACATCTCGTTCTGCAGCTAATTTATGAAGTACTGCTGAGCCACGTGAATAAGCTACAATAGTGTCTGGTTCCCAATCCTTTAACCATTGTTCCGCATCGTTTAAATCGTCTTCTGTAACTGCCACTTCATCATCAAATTCCGGGCCTGGTAAACCAACCTTTTCCGGAGGCCATAAATTTCCATGGAAAGTATGGGTACCACCCTTTGAAGGCTGTGCTTTTTCGAAAAGAATATTTTTAAGTTTTCTCATTTTGGACCCTTTGCTTTCTGATAAGTATCTTGAATACGAGCCTTTCCATCCATCTATTTCTTCAGCTAAGCCATCGAGTTCTTCTTGTAGTTGCTCAACACGTTCTTCATTAGATTCTGATTCTTCTTGCGCTAATTTATCTTGCGCTACAGATTCTTCCGCATCAATTAAAAGTAATTTTGTATCAACAATCTCATCTTCTAATTTGGAATATTCTTCAGCAGCTTCAATAACATATTGAAGAGTATCAAATAATCCAGACATACTATACGAGAAATCACTAAGATCATCTAAGACACCGGCGTGGGTCATCCCATCTTGGTATCCCAAAAAATTTTCATCAAAGGATTTCTGAAGTTTATCATCCCATTCTATGTTTTCCAATACAGCCCAAACCTGAGTATTAAATTCTTCATCAATAGTAAATAATGCCTGCCATATATCGTGATTAAATCCAGCCAATTCTTCTATTCTTGCTCCTGCAGCATCTCCTTTGTGAAAATTCAACCATCCATCATCGCGGAACATATTGTCGATTTTGTTTGCCATGGCTCCGCAGTCTGGAACAAATGACAAAGCCCTGCAAAGTGCTCCATAAAACGATAAATAATCTGCTACTAAAGTCTGTAATTCAATACTTGAGTTTTGGGTTTTTTGGATATAATTTTCATCATAAAGTGATGGGGACACGTCTTTAAGGGTTAATCCTGCAGTTTCTAATTCTTGCCACCTTGAAGAAGCTTCTCGTTTTTCAATCATGATTAATTGAAACATAGCTTCAAAAAGTTTTGCTTCATTATCAAAAAATCCAAAACCATTTAGTTTTGATGCTACTGATCCCCAAGCTTTTTTATAATTTTTCATGCATTCTTGAGAATAAATCATCATTGAAATAACGTCGTCGCCCATAATATTTTCTGGGATTAAATCCGTAGGAGGTAAATCGAAAGGTTGCTCAAGGGATTTTCCATATTTTTCATTTACGACCTGAAGAAACCCGCGGATTCCGTCTGCTTTTGCAGCTGCAGCTGAAGCAACCGCTTCATCATTTGAGCGTGCAAATGCTTTAGCGTTTCCTAAAGTTGCGCCAATTAATTTAGCCAATCCTCCGAAAAGAGAACTTAATAGACCTTCCTGTACCATCAATTTAATATGGCGTTCTTCCATTATGGTACCCTATGACATTATATTGATTAAATGATTTCTTATTAATTCTCTTAAGAATGATTCATTTTTTAATTCATTCGGTAAAATATCACCAAAAGTTGAAACAGATCCGGTTTGACAAATTTTATTAGGAGAGGATGGTAACCCATTGTCGAAGTGCGCATTATAAACAGCTATAGTTGAATTTGGTTTTTCTCTTTCTAATTCTGGATCATTGCACAGTTTGTTAAATACCGCTTCTGTGTTAGAGCGATCATCATCATAAAAAAATAAATCTTCAGCATCAGAATCTATAAATTCTGATTTTGCCAAATCAGCTTTTATCCCAGAAACTGCATTTCCTGTATCCGCAGCTCCATAAGCAAAATCCAAATTTACCCCTTGAGAATTCATAAATTTTTCAATGTCTTGTTTGTTGGTAGCTGAGACTGCATCCTTTTTTTGGAAATTATCTAATTTTGTTTCCCCCTTTCGGGCTGTTATAACACCGACGTCGTCTCCTTCTCGTTGCTGGGACCTTGCTAAATTAATTGTATCTCCTATAGGCTTCACATTTCCTAATGTAAACGAAGGGGAAAAATCTGCGACATGTACCTCTGTTCCTTCTTCGTATTCATCACCAAGAGCCCTTTTTAGCGTGGATGTGTCATTTGCTTGCGTGACAGCTCTCATTCTAGATTTTCCGCTAGCGCCTATATACCTGTTTTTCCAATCAGCGTATGCTGCGGTATCCAAAACAACCGGTTGTGCACCACGGATTCCGTCTGGACCCACTGTAAGATACTGATCTTTTGCTAGATAATCATTAAAGTCGCCTAACCCACCTTCTACTTCATGAGGCAATTTAGCGTTAACTCCTTCTGCATCTAGACGATCAACAAGGTTTGTAATTGGGCGCATTTTTACTTCGCCATCGTCTCCTCTTCTCTTCTCTGAAGCTGCAACAACAGTTTGCGCATCCGTTACTCCTAGAGTATCATCAAAATCGAAGATATGCATATCTTTTTCTAGCAATATTTTTAAACTATATTTTTTACTCATTTATATCCTACCAAATATCTTCATAATCTAGATCTGATCCCGGAGTTAATTTACTAAATGACCTAACTCCGGTGGTTTTTTGAGAAGCCTTGTTTTCTTCGGCTGCTCTTTTGAGGTTTGGTTGCCGAATTTTTTCTTCATATTCTTTTTCAATATCTTTCATGTGGTTTTTGAGTTCACCATCTAGCGTTATAAAAGCTTCTCGTCTTTTTTCAATTGGCTGAAAATCCGCATCGATACCCGAAACTAATGTTTCTACTTGGTCAATAACAACCTTCGAAAAATCCTTTGCCGCACGGATGATTTTTCCTCTTTCAGCGCCTCGTTTTTTTAGGTTTTTATAGTACTCACTTTCTTCTAAAAGAATCGATCTAATTACTTTTCTTAGGTGGCTTTCTTTTAATCTCATCTAGATATCTCCAGGCACAAATTTTAGCTATAATCAACTATTACAGATTAAGTTTACATATAATTATGCTATTTATTATCTTTCATCCGCAATATACGATCTTCAGCATATTTTTCTCTCATTGCCGCAAGACCACCATCAATTTTCTCAATAGCTTTTTCAAGCATCATTTCTTGCTTGAGTAATTTTTCAGCAATTTGTTCTTGATGATATTTTAGTGCTTCCGCAGCTCTTTGTTCATCTTCCTTGTTTTCCTTTCTTTGTTGCCAATTCATCCATAATAGACTTGCTGTCCACAAACCTAAAGGCCCATATTGAGCCAATCCTTCTATAATAGATTCCATTCTTATCTCCAATTTTAGATTAAGACGGAACTCAAACTAAACCTCTTATATAGATATGAAAAAAGGGACTTTAGTCCCCAATTCTTCCTATTCTCACCCAATATCCATTCCAGTCACCCCAACATTCGGTACCTTGGGTTACTTCTATCCACCAATCCCATCTTGGAGGACCGGAAATATGGGTTAATTTATAAGATATACTGATAACCAAACATGGAGATTGTAAATCATCTTGACCACAGTTTCTTAGCCTGTGCTGTACCAAGTCTCCAGGTTGAATATCAGGTTTTTTAACTGTCTTCATCTAACAATTCTAATCCATCTAAATACATTCCACGGATCTTAATTATTTTCCCATCCCAAAGGAAAAAATTTTCTCCTATTTCGTTTCTAGAAGACCAGATTAATAATGAATTTTTTGGGAGACAATACCAATTACCAGATGCTTCAAAATAGCCAGTAACAAGATTTGCATACGTATATTTCCTAGTTGTTTGATATACTCCGGCAGCAAGATTTTGTGACCGACGATATCTAACTATTTTCCGGAAAGCAGTTAATTGTTCTCCTAATCTACACCATTCTCTATATAAGTCTTTATATTTAGGATCTTTCCAGGCGTTGTTATGGTGGAATTGACCTAATTTAATCCGGATGTTATTACGCTTTTTTGCAATCAGTGTTGCGTTTTCTAGTTCAGTTTCTGTTGCAAATTTTAAGATTCTTTTTGTAAGATTAAGCATTGACCACTCCACCTCTTGATTCTATTTTAATTTACCAAAACAAATTTAAATTTACAATTTTATAGAATGGTTTATATGCCATTTAGGCCAGCTCCATCCGGGTTTTATAGTTTCATATTGATCTTCGCGAATTAGGTCTTCGTAATAAAGAGTTTCGAAATTTAATAAATCTACCCAATAATTAGTTTTTCCGGAATCCCCTTGTACTTTAGAAAAATCTAATACCAAAGCTATCTCGTTTGTCCCATAAATAAAAATTAAATCACCTATTTTCATTTTCCCACTTCACAAATATCAAAATCCATAAAAATTAATATTGTTCCTTTGCAGAGCACGTGAACAAATTCTTTGCCCCCTTCGCCTTTTTGATTAAATCCAACCACCAAACCTATTTCTTTTTCAGATACTCCGGGTGATCCAAACGGCCAGCACCACACAATATCTCCGATTCTCATTACTCCCACCATTTCTCAAAAAAATAATGAACAATTGTCATTGTAAACCCAATCACGACAGTTAATTCGAGAGATCTTGTGATATTACCAAGGTAAAGGTACGTTATTCCCCAACCACAAAAAGTAGATAAGATTCTCCATACAATTACTTTTTTCATTTTATCATTCATTATTTGTCCTTTGCATTTTTTTACAGAATTTCTTAATCCACATTTCACAATTATCTTCTGTGAATACAATTACTTTTTCTATTTTTTTCGTATACCCAGAGTTAAACTCAATATGAAATCCAACAATTAAACCAATCATGGGATTAATTTGCTCAGATCCGTATCCTTTATATTTAACAATTAGATCTCCGATTTGCATATATGGATTCCTTCAAAATATTTGATTTATTTGTACAAAATGTTTTAGTATTAGTATAGTCGCGGCATATATAGTTAGACTTATTAAGCTGAAACGGAGGCTACAATGGAAGATTATATCCCAGGCGAATTCGGACCAGATGATGATACTGAAGAATTACCACCCAGAGAATATCGAAAAGCTTATGAAGAGTCTAGAATAAAATTGGATTTAGATTTCCCAGATTCTGATTTATTTAAAGAAGATGAAATATCTTTGAGAGATATGTTTCCTATTACTTCTAAAGCAGAAGCTCTAGCATCATAATATCCAGCAGGAAATAAAACCTCATACCATGGGTTGTTTTTTTCCCATGGGGCTGGATCATAAATACCTACTATGGTACCAATTTGGTTGAAAAACCTGTTGTCTTTCGGGCCGGGGTTTTTAATAATTAAAGACATATCATTTTTGATAACTTTGACCAGGTCACCCAATTTCATCGAAAACTCCAGCGTGCCAAAAAGGCACTTCGAATATCTCTCCTTCACTAAAGACCAATATTCTATCAGACCATTCATCGGAAATGAGACCGATTATTAAACCCACATTTTCTTCATTGGGCCAGTGATATATCATGTCACCTATCTTCATCTTTTTTTCCTGCTTTTTGTATGCCGTCTGCTCTGACTCGAAATATTTTCCCTCGATATAAAATCGTTCCTATCTTTTCCCACGTATGGTATTCTATTAAAAGACCTATCCTCCATTTTCCATCTTGAGAGTAAGGAGGATTATCTGTCTTGCCGGCGCCGATGTTTTTAAAACGAACTAAGTCACCTGTTTTCATGATGCAAGCCTTATTGCTGCAGAGGTATATTGACCTATTATTCCTCCTTGCATAAAGACTTTATATCTTCGTAAGCCTATAGGGTGAGGATAAGGCGGGAGTTCTTCGATAATTATTCCATATATTGGTTTTAAATCTAAGCTTCCCAATACTTTAATTAAATCGCCTACTTCCATTAACTACCTCAAAACGCCAATAAGGCTTATCAAATGTTACAATTTTTCCATTCCATAGAAATTCAAACAATTTAGGGTCCATTTTTCTAATTTTCCCTCTTGAACCAATTCCTAAATAAATTCCAAGCCCAATAGATTTTCCATCTTTGGGATAAAAAACATTGACAAGGTCACCGATTTTCATATGGTCACCCTAAAAGGCGGCCAATAAACAAAGTAAGCCATGTACATAGTGCCAGCATTGTTATAAAGCTACAACCAAAAATTAATAATCTTCTTTTTTCCATCCTTTAAATACCCTCCATTGGTCTTTCCAGTCTTGTCTTCCATCAGTAAATAAAACCATCTCTCTATCTATGATTTCATGGCTGTATGGATTTAAAAAATCAAGGCTAGAGATAAAGGCACATGCCATCCGGATTCTATATCCATTTGGTTTTGCACCTATATGTACGATTAAATCCCCTATATTCATTTGCATCTCCTAGATAGTCTGCGGATTATCGGAAAAGAATAAATCTATATTATGTTTTCTTTCGAAGATGTTTTTCAAATATATTTTGATATCGTCTTCACCATCAAATTCTATTAAGTTATACTCGGGCTCAATAACTTTCCAAACTCCGACTTCTCTTAAAATATCCATTTTATTAAAAACTAGTTTATTAACCCCGTTTGCTACTACTGCTTTTTGGAGTTGCTGAATATCAATCCAATTACACTGTCGTGGGCGACCAGTTGTTGCTCCATACTCATTTCCAATAGCTTGAATTGTTTTAAATATTTTTTTAGGAGGTTGAAAATATTTGTTTCCAACATATGTTTCATAGATTTTAGACACACCCCAAATATCTCTAAGGTGCCGCGGGGAGATTCCGTTTTGAAGGACAGCAGCTATACCGCAATTGCTTGAGGTAACATATGGATAATCACCCCAGTCAATATCCAAACTATAGCCTTGAGCACCTTCCATCAAAATAGTTGGATTACAAAGATGAAATTCTTCCATAGTGTTTATTAAAAATGGCTGGAGTTTTGAAATATCTTCTGCACGTACTCCAGATCGATTATATTTTTTTCTATATGTTGGTCCATTGCCAGTCCGGGTTGTGCCAATTCTAGTATCAGTAGAGTCTTCTTCTAAACTTTCGCGAGTAATAATATGAGCATTATGAGCAATCTTAAGATTTTTCCTTACTTCAACACCGGCGGATTCTAAATTGTTTATTTCTTTGAAAAGCTTATCAACATCAATAACACATCCTGAACCAATAATAGAAGTTATTCCATGGAAAACTCCGCTTGGAATAGAATGAGTAACATGCTTCTGTCCATTGTGGAATATCGTATGTCCTGCGTTACAACCTCCGTTGAATCTCATACAATGAGTATATTCTCCACTTTTCAATAGATGGTGTGTGATTTTTCCTTTTCCTTCATCACCATGCCCCATTCCTAATACTGCGTCAACAATCATTCGACTCTCCGATTTTATCAATGTTATGCAAGTTTTCTAATCTTATAAGTTTTATTCCAATATCTAAAAGAACATATGCGCCAACACAATGGTTGCCAGTCTGTACTTCGATAACAACACCACTTCTACCATTATACACCCAATCATCACACTTTACAAGGTCGCCTACTTTCATTTTACGTAAAGGTTCCACCCCAGCGGAACAATATATGATAGATTTAAGCCTTCATATTTTATTAGGTCTCCATTACCCCACTGAATCATTACTCCTCCTTCGGGTAAAAGAGTTGTTATTAATCCACGAGAACGTTGAGGATCTGTTGAGTGTTTAACCATATCACCGACTTTCATTGATTACCTCGAGGTTGTGAGTTTGCTGTGAGGGAGAAAAACAACAACCTGAATGCCATATTACTTCCACGCGATTGGTACTCAATATCTCAGAAATAATCCCTATTGCTTTTTTAGCATTCCAACGCCTTACTAAATCACCTACTTTCATTTACCACCTCAACAATAGTTTCTTGACTAATTTCAAACTCTCCGTCGACAAAGAGAACAAGTGGGTCTCCGTTCACTTCTCCGACGCCAGTCACAATGCCAATTTCTCCATCACACCATTTTATTAGGTCACCGACTTTCACTTATAATCTCCGCTTTGTCAAAATCAAAACCTTGGATGGTAATCCATTCTCCTTGGCCATAAGTAATATACCCAGGGGATCCCGGCTTATATTTTGGATCAGTAGCGACAATAATACAGCTTATGGATTTTGGAGCCCAAAATTTTATGACTGTTGCTAGTCCATATTCCGTTTTAATTAATTGGCCAATCTTTACATCAAGGGCTTTCATTTTGCCCCCATAAAGTAAATTGGTGGGGGGGAATGAATTCTAATCATTCCGTTACCCCACAAAATTTCATACCAATCTTCACTTCTTCCAACAATTATCCCATGCAAACCAACAACGTCGGCGGCAAATCCAATTACCAAATCACCCAATTTCATTTATTATCTCCAATTCACCAACTTCCAAAACCATACGTTCCCCATCACATGGCCAACATACTTCTACCTTTGCTACTTCGCCAGTTTCGTTCCAATCTACAATAGCTACAACAAGCCCGATCGGGTCATGATCATAAAATTGTTCTTCATCAAGTTTTACCATATCACCGACTTTCATTGATTACCTCAAATCGATCAACTCGTTGATCATAAACAATTGTTCCATCATGAAATAATACATCTATAGTTGCTACTCCTAAATCATAACATACAGCTAAAACTATCCCTCCCAGACATTCATGACTCTCTCCGTGAAAACTTTTTACCAAATCACCTACTTTCATGGTATACCTCGAGATTACTTTTAAGCGCACTAATTGTTTTTCCATCATCCATAAATACAATCTTTACACAACCCAAATGCTCTGGAATATATACGATGGTTGCCCATCTATTTGAGTCTAAACAATGCTGTTTTAATCTACACAAATCACCGACTTTCATATAACACCACTAAATCAGAACCAAACTCCCATGACAGTTCTCCATTGTGTTGCAGTAGAATTAAGAACTCCGTATAGTTTTCACCCCAATCCGCATGGTTCCCAGTCCAATGGCTCCTGGTTTCTAGAATAATCCCTGCCGGGCGCACAAAGTGCAGATCGTCATCTTCGTGATCTGCCCATACTACATAATCACCTACTTTCATTAATCACCATCAAATGTTCCTCGGGGACAAGATGTTCCCAGTCTACATCGACATATCCTCCGACAACTGAAGCATCGATGCGAGTCACTAACCCTATTTCTCCTGTATATATATTTTGTACTAAATCGCCTATTTTCATTTTACTACTTCAAGTTTGTGAAAATAATACATTCTTGTTTTTTTGAGATGATTCCAATAAACTATTGCTACATCCAATATTATCTCAACAATAAGCCCAGTAGCGGCTCTATCACAATGTTTTATTTTTACTAAATTACCGACTTTCACTTACTACCTCCAAAGTTTCAGGATAAAGCCAGTTTCCAAAAGTACCATTTGGCCAAGATACATCATATCTATTTTTTCCACGAACTTCATGGATTTTAACAATTATTCCTATACAACCATCAACACTTAGTTCTTTTCGAAATCCTTCAAATCCAATAAATTTAACAGCATCACCTACTTTCATTACAACCTCCTTAGTTCTATCCAGCTCCAGATAAAACCACAAAATAAAACAGCCATTCCAAAAAGGGCCAAATCAGTAAAAACAATCATGAACACACCGGATCTACAACAGGAATAGCCTTAATGTTATCAGTAGAAGGAACATTAAAATAACGTTGATAGATTTCAACGGCCTCTTGACGAGTTTCAGCAAAGATATATTCGTTCCCTTCTCTATATCCATCTTTACTTAAAAAATATACCATCCATTTTTTCATTTTTTCTCCTTAGCCGAATTTTTTTCCAGCCGTTTTTTCGACCCATTTTTTTTCAGGGTGTTCATTATTCATAGTATTTCAACCCCATCACGGATGATAACAAACTCATCTCTTAGGTTGTGTATGTTTGTTGGGGGATATCCATAGGTTTGGTTATAGTCTCGAGGGGGAGGGCCATGCCAGTGGATTTTCACACTGCTGTCGCAGTGCTCAACCACTAGCCCCATCCCCTCCTGTTTGCCAGACCTTGACCGCTTAATTATTAGGTCACCCGTACAGGGAAGACGCTTACTTATAAGAGCCCAATATCCAAGATTACGATCGCTCACTTATCACCTCATACTGTTCTTCAGATACAATAAGTCTATCCATATCATTATTGTCTAACAATATCGATATTTCGTAAAGCATAGCACCAATGTCGGTATCAAAATCTATATTGTGAATTTCCATTATAGTTCCTCGAAGCTTATGATCATGCTTGTCATTCTTTGGAGGAAATGTCCAAAAGTTAATCTCAATCACATCCCCGGTATTCATTGGTTTCATTCTTTTTATAATCCTTAAATCTTTATAATCTATCCAGCGGCATTTAACGCCTTGATCATTACTCATATCAATGAGCACTCCGGAGTTTCTCTTGTGAAAGCCCACAACTTTCCCAGTCCAAAGCCTCCGGATGTGCTTAACCAGGTCACCAAGTTGCATGCCAAATCTAGCCAAATCAGTCCCACCCCATAAGGTTACGAACTGCTTGAAAGAAACGATCAGGATATCCGGGATAATGCTCACTCCGAATAGTACCTTCACCAGGGAGCCCAGAACCAGCTGTGCCTCCATCTCCGCCTTCAGCCATATCAGCATATTGCCCTTTTACTTCGCGGAGCATGGAAGAATAAGGGTTTTGTTCCCTCATGATAATATAATACTCAACGGTATTCCGAATCTTTTCTTGTAGTATTTCTTCGTTCATTTTTTCTCCTTTGTTTCTTTAATATAAACAGCATGCATTGCCTCCAAAAAGACATAAACATAAAGACCGAGTATAAGAAGTCCTATAATACCCATTTTTTATCCTATAAGATAGATTGTAAAGAGAGGACCGATTAGAAGGCCGGCAATAAGTCCGGCCATAATCACAAAAGCACGTTGTTCAGAGAGAGACATTTTTTTTCCATGTTTAAGATTGTATATACAATTTAACTAGTTGGTGGAGTTGTTGCACGCTTTTTAAGGTGATATTTAATAAGAGCAATTCTAAGTTCTTCAATCCACCATTTGTCAGCTTTAGGATTAACTAAACTATCATTAAGACTCATGGAACACCACCATGGTCTTTAATGAACTTTACAAGGCCAACTTGATTAGTTTGCTTTTTCTTAATAGTTGAAACAAAGACCTTAGCGCCATCCATACGATAGATGTACAGAGATGCTTGACAGGGCTTCTTGTTGCCCACTACGTTCACTGTACGATTACAATCAAATTGAATACGATAGAGGGGCGCAGAGGGGCCAAAAGACTTTGAAGCAATTGTTGCGGCAAGGCCAAGGCGACGGATTTGTTTTTGAGAAAGCTTCTCTTTTGACATTGCTTCGGTTACGTGTTCTGAAATGATTACTGGCATGGTTCTTCTCCTTTAGTTTCTTTAATATATTTAAGCGCTTCTTCACGTGAATTCACGGGGATTGACATTCCTTCACCGACTACATAATAACCATCGGTGAGACGTAGAACACGAAGAGGTCCTGAAGTATCGATAGTAACACCATCACTAAATCTTAGTTTTGACATTAGATTTCTCCTGTTTTTTTGATTTTTTTGATTTTTTGAATCAATGAGTTTGCAGATACAAAAGCATCTGTGTAGATAGGGGTTTTAAGACCAAATACATATAAGGCCAGCTTCCCTTTAAGGTTATTTGGGGTTTCTGCAATCATGATGATATGCTCAACATTAATATATTTTTCATCAATCTTTAGATACATTATTGTCCTCCGGTCTAGTTACATAGCCATTCTCTATAAGAGACATTGCAGTGCGCCCATAGTGACCTTGCAGGGTCCAGGCCTGACCTGTATTTACGAGAGTCTGAAAGAAAACAATGACTTCTTCGAAGTTCATGTTGCCTTCTTCATATTTGATAATATCTTCAACAGATACAATATTCATAGTTTTTTCCTTTATACCCATATTGAGAGTATTTGCCCTTTGGAATGAGAATTTTCCTCCGGGAATTTTTTGGTTTTTTGAGGCTTTGGTAGAGAAACGCGTTTACCTTTTTTGTGTTGTTCTGGATGTTCATAGGTGCCATCTGGAGATTTCTCTATAGGATAAACCTTGCGGGTTTTATTTAGGTGGTACCACAAATGTCTAAAATATGCTGTAATCATTGGTTAACTCTCCCGATGGCCCATTCTTGTACACGTGACGTTGTATTATCTTGCCAATAAACTGTATATTCTATCAATCCTTTCCAACCATCCTCTCCATCACTATGATTAATATCAATAATGACACCTCTGAGGGTTTCTCCTGGATCCCAATTTCCTTTGGTATACACTAGGTCTCCCTTTATAAAAGATGGCATTATCCAACACTCGTAAAAAGACCACGTGTTGCGGTTGAGAGTGCTAGATAGTATCTGTCATTATCGTTAGTAGTCTTAAAGACTGGAAACTTATCTGTGCGATTAACCCAAAGGCTCATGTGGTCACCATTCCAAAGAGGGTTAGGGTGTGCATTGGCCATTGCCGCGGTTTTATACGTGTGGCCCCAAATCCCTGTTGTTTCCCAATTGGGTGACATGTTTCCTTTAAATGCTTTTCGCGAAATGACATATTCTCCGGGTGGGTATACCCCAAGTTTAATCATGGCTTCCAAAGCACCTCTTGCTTCATGCACCTTTTCAAGTACATGGAGGGGGGCGTCTGATGATAGATTTTTGCAAATCTTAACGTTTGTTTCTGTTGTATGTGACATGCTATGCTCCTTTTACAATGTATGTCTTGCCAATTGGCGTTAGTTTATATCCTGATTTTTTATTATTTGGATTTGTTTTCTTCCAAAGCATTGGATTATATGAAGGTCCATTTGAAGGGTATTGTGTGAAATATCTTGAGTATTGTCCTCCAATTCTGACAATCTCAAATGCGCTGAACCCTTTCCAAAGCATTAGATTTCTAATAATTTCTGAGTATTTTGCGCCTGGGTTTTTGTCTATATATGTTGCTATAAACTGTAGGTTATTCATGTTCATTCCTATTAATCATAGTGTAAAGTGAGTTGGTTTTGAAAAATTATTCCGGAAAAAAATTTAGAGGTTTGGCCGGCCGGGCTCCCAGAGGTTGCCTCTGAGTATGTCCTAGGGGGCACTGAGAGGGGCCTTTTTGGGTCATATTTGGGCCCTAATTGGGGGCCCCTCTGGATGGACTATAGGGCTAGGGGGCGCTGGTCCGTACTGACACTTAGGCCTACTGGTGGGCCCCTCTCTACTGTAGTACTCTCTCACTGCTTACCTCCCTCTCTGCTTCTCTTACTTACCGCGAGTGAAACAATTTGTTTCTGTTTTTGTTTCATTGCCGGAAGTGAAACATTTGAAACATTCATGTTACTGTTTGTTTCACCGGCGCCGACTGTAACATTGTATGCACTCATGTTACACCGGTTCAATCATAGTCATTGGTACAGTCCAGTTCCGGAAAGCTCCGGTGTCGACGATACAGCGAGTGCGGTTGATCTTCACAATGGTACCAGACCTACGGCCATGATCAAAGGTGACACGCATACCAATATGCAGGCTTCGCTTCTTCTCCGCGATAGTTTTCTTACGCTTGCCATTGAGGATACCATAAGCGGCTTGATTGATCATGCGGACTTCGCTATCGCTCATTCCATATAGTGAGTTGATTATTTCTTTGGCAGTCATTTGTGCTCCTAAGCTATTGATTTTATTAGACTTTTTAAAAGGGAGGCGGTTTTGTTTTTCCGGGTACCCGCCAAACCGGGAGTAATCGTTTTAGTTGGCAGAGACTTTGGCGACCTGACGGAAACCACGCTTACCAAGAGTGAGGAAGAAGATGTGACCACAGCCACCGAAGCGGTTCTTTTGAACCTCAAGCACTCGGCAACCGATAAGGTCTTGCTCTTTCTTCTCAACAGAGAGGTGCATGTGCGCATCAACCATATGCTTAAGCTTGTTAGAACCAGCCATCTTACCTTGCTTGTTAACCTGGTTGATGACAATACCGATTGCGGCATGCTCTTTGCAGAAGTCAGTGATTTGCTCAAGGCATCGAATGGCGGTACCAGAGGTCTTTACACCTGAAGAGTACTTACCATCATCAAGGCACTGAAGAGAGTCGACAATCAAGACAAACTGCTTACCAGGATTAGCTTCAATAAGTGCCTTGCTTTTCTCGAGCAGTTTACCTACATCATCAGTGTTGCCGCAAAGGAAACCATTCTTAAGCTTCAGGCGCTTGGCAGTCATAGAGGTTTGAAAGAGAGACTCCTCAGCTGTATTGAAGAGAGCCACACCACCTTCTTTTGTAATGCTGTCAGCAATCTTAAGCATCATAGTGGTCTTACCAGCGCCGGGTTCGCCAGTGAAGAGAGTGACTGCAGAGGGAGTGAAACCTTCACCACCGATTGCACCGTCGACATAGGACAGGCCGGTCTTGAACTTCCGGGTGAGGATGTCTGGGACAGAGATGTCAAGAATGTTGGTGCCGAATTCGATGTCAGTGATATTTTTGAGGTTCATGGAGTTTCCTTTTTTAAGGGTGGTTGTTGTAAACGTTGTTGATTATGTATATAATTTAATTAGTTCTGGAGGTTTCTACACGGATTTTTAGTTTATGATGCAAACTTTTTTAGCTGCAGCTTGCTGGCTTTGCGGCATGCTTTGTTGTATGCCTTGCGCGCGAAGCGGGCAGAGCCACCACATGAGGTTTCCCCGTTGCGGCCGTAGCGAGACCAGCGGCGTTCGTCCTTTGCGTACTTAACTTCGGTGTTAAGGTTGGCAAGGGTGCGGCGGTGGTTAAGGTTGTTCATAAAAGTACTCCGTTGTTTTTTCTTACATATATAATGTAACCCACCTAGATGAACTCTACACAGTTATTTAGATTTAAATTGTTTATTTTTTCACTCCGACCCCTACGAATTCTTATCCCCTGCCGCGATTCATTCCTATGGCCACACAGAAGACCCGGACTTGCCAAACCTGACTGCTTTTGTAGGGCCCTGGAAACTTTTGACACAAAATGAAACATGAATTGTTTCACAAAGCGATGAAACATTTGAAACATTCAGTGTTACTTTACATCTTTTTTACAAAATAAATTGTACATTGGCCAGATCCCGGGCCAAACCTACTCTCTCCTCCCTTCCTCTCATTCTCATTCCGTACCATTCCGTACAATGAATAGTGCACCAGAGGGTACAAGGCTCTCCATGTCATTTCAGGCATGGTTGTTTGGACATTTAGCCATAGACAGAATCCCATAAGAATGAATGGTCTAATAATGGACGATTGGATGGGATTATTTGTGGGCTACATTTTATAATAAAGCCAGCTGTAACGTTTTCTTTCTACCAAATAGTCTTCTATATGTTCTTTACAATAGGCTTCTTGTTCAAAAGGAATCAAAAGGTAAGCAATCCTAGCATCTCTATATATGAATAAACCTTTCAGCCAATAGAGAAGATAAAGGATAGGGAAACCTATAATAAAACAATCTAGATACTGTTGCCAGTGTATAGTCTCATGTCTCTTTATTTCTTTACTAAGAGGTCCGCTGGAGATTACTAGAGGTCCTAAGGTTATTGCGTTTATATTGATTGGTGCTATCTTGCTTAATAGCTTTGTTATTGTTGGTGACTCTATGAAGAATGGAGTTGTTTGTTTTAGATATTTCATTTTTTATTACCTGCCGGGCTTTTTATGTTGGTGGGGAAGTATCGTTCTCTCCATTCTCTTAGTTCCGGCCATCTTTCAAGTCCAACTTCAGAAGCCGAGTTAATTCCAATACTTCGTAATGCTTCAGCCAAGGTGAGGCCGATTGTGAGGTTGGCATAAAAACTTACAGCATCTGCTTTTGATAATTCCAATATAGGTTGTAGTTCTTTTACTGCTAAGATTGCTGTGATATCTATAATGTTAGAAGTCATTTACTTGCCGGGCTTTATTTTATGAAGAGCAAGGCAGGAGTGGGGACTTATCAAGTCAACACGGATGCATGCTCTCTTATAAATACCATGGTTATTTCTTTTCCATGGAAAAAATGAGGCTGTCGAACGACGGATGTCGTATATTAAAGGGAAAAGAGGCGCGCGGCGTTTTTATTCTTCTTCTCGAGACTTGGCTGACCACTTAGATTTTGGTAGTTGTTTTTCTATTTTAAACTTGAGAATGGACTTTCCGTTTATTGTTGGATGTCCATATTTGTCTTTGCCGATTTTCTTTACGATGGTTCTTTTATTCTTAAATCTGCCGGTCAAAATCACATCTCCGACTTTCACGTCGAGAGGAATCGATTCCAAAAGTATCTGCCTTATGTATTGTCGTAAGTGTTTCATAATCTAAAACTCGCTTTATAAAGATTGTATTCTTTTCCTGTAGAATCATATATCTCATCGAAGACTTTAACCATATCGTCGTAGTTTTCATCCGGAACAATAACACCGATAGCTTCCCAGTTATCGACCAATGCTTCGTTACCTAAGAAGTCGTCAGGATCCCAATCTTCTCTACTAAGGACTATACTCTCATCATCGACAACACCAATACCTTTATTTGCTCCGGAGCTTTTCACTCTTTCCGGATCAGCTTTTTTATAGAATTCTGAATATCCGGTTTGCAGGGCATCCATATCATTTGCTAGCAATGTTATGTAACCGTTAATTATGAGACCATATTTTCCAAACGCACTAGTTCCAGGCATTTCGCCTGGAAGATAAGCTGCAGCACTTAATTCATCTCGGGCTGATGGAGACTTAAGCATTTTAATTATTTTAGATAAATCTTTTGACCAATGCACTAACTCTAGAGTATCAATGAATTTTCTATCTGCATGTTTTGCAAAAGCTTTCTTCATTATTCGACCCATCGCCGCTCGATCTTTATAACCCTGTAATACTTTTTCATCTGGATCAGAGTCTTCATCACTGATATCTCGAAATGTGTCATCATAATTCGGGTTGTTTAATAGATCTAGAACGAAAGATTCTCTGTCTTCTAGGAGTATTTGTCTTATATATTGTCGCAATCGTTTCATAACATTACCAGTTTGCCATCAACTTTGAGAGAATTTATGGTTGTGGGTTCTTTTGTATATCTTTTGCTTAGCGGGGAGTCCATCCACCCACGTGGACCTTCATGATCCATAGGAGTTGATTGGTCGCAATTGTCTTCTTCTTCCGGGGTAAAATAATTATCAAAATCATCCAATTGCGATGATTTGACATCGCTTCTGCGCTCCATATAATATCTCCAAACATACTCGGCTTCTTCAGAGACCGATTCTCTATCCGCAATTAAGCCATTCGCTATCTGTGTTGCAAATTCAATTGCAATATCATAAAGCAGAGGTCCCCAACCATGGCCGGCGTTCGCCATTCCAACCTTCATTGCGCCGCCGCAAGGACCATAATCAGTATCCCTCCCGATTGTTATTCTTCCCATGGGAGCGCCTGAGGGCAACGTTACAATTTGATTGGGATTATCTTTGTATCCATAATATATCATATAATATGCTTCGTTTGTCTGTTTAATAACAACTACAAACTGATCCGGAAGATCATCTGTTGTCATCATTCCTTCTGTGAGGAGGACTTGTCTTATATATTGTCGTAGTTGTTTCATCAAGAATTCTCTTTAATATATGTATTCCGGTATTTTATTAAATGATAAACCTTGAGCCGTTCCTAATATCAATACTTCTGCCATACATTCATCTTCATCACCGCCAACAATGTCAGATCCGCTCCAGTCTGGAAGTTCTTCAGCTAAATCTGGAACGTGAAAACCGTAATCTTCAAGCTCATCAAAAAGCAAATCAGGAACGCCAATCTCTTCAAACTGTTCTTCTGTAAGATCACCCAGCATTCTAACGTCGTTGCCAAGCATGTATTTAACTATCTTTATAATATGTTGACGTGGATAACATCGATCGTCATCCATCAGATCCCGGAAGAAGCCATATCCCTTATCAAAGAATTCTGACTTCTGGCCGAATTCATAAACCATTTCGTCTGCTAGCTCATAGTCTCCCAGATATTCTCCAAGCTTCTCAAAGTAAAAACTCATTAAACCTTGCTTATCGACAAAACCTAGATCCGGACCATTCCATAATACGAGGATTCTAGAATAATTTGTGTGAGCCCATTCTAACATTTCCCCAATATCAAAAGGAGTATTACTTTCGTAAGCAGGTTGAATGTCAACAATGACCAGAGTATCTGAGCTAACGCCTTCTTTTAGTACTTGTCTTATGTATTGCTTTAATTGATTCATGGCCATTCTCCATTCGGAGGTGCTTTTAATAATAGATTTCCGTTTATATCATATAAAGGAATATTCCAGTATTCTTGCGCTATAAATAACCGCTTCCATCTTAGCCCTAAGTGTTTCCCAGGCCGTTCTAGTTTTCCAACATTTTCTTTCACCCATTCATCTGTTATTATTAATCCGATAGGTTTCCAATTATCGACCAAGGCTTCATTAGTGGTTCGATTTGTTGGGTTAAAAGTTTTTGCATCTAGAATATAAGGAAATCTTTCTAAAAACCTTGGAGAATATTGGGATCGTTCCAATGCAAAATCAAAATTATACGGTGCTTTTCGTGGTACTTTGTTTATTCCAGAACTTCGTTTTCTTTGTTTTGCCTTTTCTAATTCTTCTTCTGAAAAATATTTTTCTTCACTACGGTATAAAGGAAAATAATCACCTCTATGGCCCGAGTGGATATGGTCCATATTATTTGCAGCATAAGTAATTTTCCCTTTTATCCAGAGTCCATAGCTTACACGTCGCGGTTTACTAAATGGATGACCTGGCGCCGATATAGTTGCTGATAATTCATCTTTGTTTGTTACTGCCATTAAATATTTTAAATCATATTCATCACCTGTCCAATGGACTGTATTAAGCTTTTTTAAAAATTCATGATCAGCATGTTTTGCGAACAATTGTTTAAGTTTTCTTCCGATCCACATTTCAGATTTAGGAAGAATTTCATCTTGTTTTGTAACTGGCAGTGTTCCTAATCTTTGGAGTTTAGCACCATCTTCAACAAAAGAATATGCATCCTCTAAAAGTATTTTCTTTATATATTTCCGCAATTTTTGTTCATTTGTTTGACTATATTTTTCAGCCCACATTCTATCATTTTCTTCTTCTCGTCTGCGAAGTTCAGCTCTCCACTTTTCTATAGACCAGCCCGTAGGTTCTAAAAGTATATTGTAGTGTTGTCCCCATCCTCCATCCGGAAACAATCTTTCCCCTTCCTCGTCAACAAATTTGTTTACTGCATCTAAAGTCCATGGCAAGTCTTGGGATGGAATGCTCATGCTTTTGGCCAACTCTATTGCTTGGATTATTCCTTCATAACCAGAGTTCATTAGTGATTTGAGGTTTTTCATAGTTACACCAATATATTATTAAAAACTAAATCGCCAATAAATGTAGCCACAAACTCGTCAATATCTAAATATATTTGAACGCCACTGTACAGCATAATGCCATCGTCCTGAAGTTTGATGCCTTCATCATCAACCCAAACGGTCGCATAGCTTTCGTCACTAGATAAATCACCCCAGCTAAAAAAGAATTCTATTCTAGGTGTTTCTTCATATAGTTCCATATTGAAGTTTCCATCGGATCCGGTTGTTCGATTCATTATCGGTTGTATGCTTTTCTCGATTTTTTTTAATACTTCTAATTCTAAGTTTATATCTAACCCTAAAGACAGTGCAAGTTCTTTTGCATGCAGGAAATTATCATGGTGTCCGGCAGTTGCCATAGATTTAATCTTGGAAACATGATCTCCTGGAGTAGATTCTAAAACTAGTTTTCTTATATATCGCCGCAAGTGTTTCATTACCAATTACCATCCTGTAATCTATCATAAGGGTCTATATTTACATATACTTCGAAGCTTTCTTCGTCAATACCGGTGATCTCTATATTTGATTTTTCCCAATTAAGAATTTGTTCAGCTTCATCGAAATCATCCTGATCCGGTGGAGTTATAGATGCATCAGCACCATGATTCATTTGGCCATCCTCGGGATCAATGGCCTGGAATCCGCCTTCAAGTCCAGCGAATGCTTGGTATTTTGGATCCATTGCTTGATCGTAGTTAAGTCCTTGTATGGCAACATCGCCGTGATATTCTGGGTTAGTACTTATGATGTTCCAAATTTTTAAGTCTGGATGTCTACTTACTTCCGGTCCTAACATGTACGCCAATTCACTTGCTTGTTCCCATTCGTCAGCATCAACAAGTTGCATTATCTTAGCAACTTCTTCTTTTGATTCTTTAATCAGTTGGCCTATGTATTGCCGCAAGTGTTCATCTAACCAACCACTTTTGGCCAATTGGTACTCAATCGACTTGGCTGCATCAGCTCTGTCGAATGCATGTTTGTATTCTTTCCAAGTCCAGCCTGTGGGTTCTAGAATCTGCTCGACTTCTTCGTCCCAGGACATCCCAGAAGATCTGCGACCGAAGACTGTCATATGATGGTAATCAACATACATGAGCACTAATTCTGCGGTCCATGGCAAGTCTTGGGTTGGGATACCCATATCTTCAGCTAATGTAATTGCCTGAATCATTCCTTTATATCCAGAATCCATTAATGCTTCAAGTTGTTTCATAAATCTCCTCCTACCCAGTCGATCCATTCCTGTTGTTTTTCTTCTGACAGGTCTTTAAACCAGTTGTTTGTAAAGTCCTTGTATGCATCTGATCTAAATTTTACCATCACCTTTGCTGATTCTTTTGGGTTGGGCATCCAATTTTCCCAGCCAGCCATATGAAAGATTTGCCACCCAGATAATTCTTCAAGGACATAATCCAAGAGTTCGTGTTGTTTTAAGCCCGGGTGTGGGTTTACGCCTGTGTCGTCTTCTGCCTGCATTAACTTCTTTATATCGTCTCTAAGAGTAGTAAAGATGTCACCCAAAACACTGGCTGTTTCTTTATCTGGGTGATATTGTATTAGCTCGATTCCTTGGTTGGCACTTTGAAGGAATGTAAGGATAATCTTTTCTGCAAGCTCAAAGTTTTCTAAAGCTTCTTCGTCTTCTGGGTTCTGTGGTCCGTCTTGGATTTGAGGGCTTCCAGGTTCCCCAGGTGGAAGAACCACTTCTTCGGCCAAAAGTTTTCTTATGTATCTGCGCAAGTGTTTCATTATATAACTATCGCTACCTTTTCTGATAAAAATTCAGCAACTCCATGGAGTTCGTCAAATAGCCGGTCGTATCCTCCACCTTCAACATTCCAACCACCAAAATAACTTTTTGTTATAGTGTATGTATCACCAGATCGAAGATCTGTTCTTTTAACTTTAATAGGTGCATCTGTCGACATGCCTATTTCATAAACATTACCTTCAATATCGATAAGCTTATCCCGCCCTTCAGATGACCAAAACGGCCTTTCTTGTTTTGCAAAACGGCGTTGCCAAGCTTTCTGGGTTTTCCTTGCTGGCAACGATCCAGGCCAGCCATTTCCACCCCAGCCATAAGTTGGCGTAGCTTGTTTCATTTCTTTTAAAACTTTTCTTATGTATCGTCTTAAATCTTTCATATCATAATCCTATAAAAATAACCATACCAGAAGAATTATAATCTCTTCCTAATGATTTCCAAACACGTTGCGCATCTTCAGAGGTGCCACCGCTGAAAGGGCTAGAACCACCACCCATTGTGCATGCATGGGCGCCAACAAAGACTCCGCCATATCTTTTTGAATATTCCACAGCTTGATCAATAAAAGCCTTATAAATCTCTTTGCCGTAACCTTTCCCTCTATTTTCAGGATTTGAAATCCAAGCATTATTTACTTCATAGAATCTAGGCCTGAACTTTGCTGGTCTTTCTTTCATGCTATATCCATGGGGAGAATCCGGATCTTCAATCATATCTTTTGTTGTATTGTTTGCTTCAAATTTTTCCTTGGCTGCAATATATTCTGGTGTTTGTTTTAAAATATCGACATCTGATTGACATTCTTTAAACCTTAGTTGTTCTCCACCTTCTGCATATCCAATTCCGGATAACTCTACTCGAAAGTAATCTGGGCCTCCTTTGTGTATAAAATTTGATCTTTCCAAAAGATGTATTTTTGATTCTATTTTTATACCATTTGCAAAATCATGATTTAATCCCCATAAGAAATTCTTCATTTCTTTATGTGAAACATTTCCTATAGCATCTTGGACGGCATCTACGACGGTATTGAGTTTTGGGTGTCTTAATTTTCTGGGGTTAACTTTCTCATTACCCCATTGGTTTGTATCGATATAATGACCAACCTTATCAAGGAATCCCATCTCTTTTTCTAACAAAATTTGTCTTATGTATTGACGTAAATACTTCATTTTTTCACCAGGATTTGCAAGACCAATAACGGGCTTTATCTTTGGGCCCAGGATTATCACAATTGTGACGAGCTCTGAAAGATTTTCTTGCTTTAGGGTTTGATTTTCTTATTTTCATATTTGGGTCACCAAATTGAACTTTTTTGCTTTGTTTTGTCCTTTGCATGATCCGGATTTATATTTACCATCGCCAGAAACATATACTTTTGATTTTTTGTTTTTGTTCTCAGGGTTAGACATTTTTTTATTTAATGTTACTTTTCTACCATCATAGCATGCTTCAAGGATTCGGCTTATTAATATCCGTAATTTAGATTCATTTAATTCGTCAACCTTCTCTTCTGATTCGTCTAATTCTGATATTTTCTCACAATTGTTTACTCTTTTTCCTGTTTTTGAAGAGATTTTAGTTTTCTTGCCCGACTTGGCTCCTGGGGAATAACCATCCCAACATTTTTTTTCGTTGAGAGATTCGCGAATGATTTGTTTGAGTTGTCTTTTTGTAATTTTCATTGGATACACCTGAGGGTTTTTTTATTATTAATAATTATTTCTTCTTTTTTAAGTTCCCTATTTATTATTTTATATTTTCTATTTCCGATTTGTTCTTTTTGTTTCAGTATTAACAAATCGTTTCTTTGTTTTTTTATTAAGGTGCTTTTATTATATAAATTTTCGCAATGTTGATGATTAAAATTAACACAAGATGAAAAACAAACAATGATAAATAACGTTATTAACATTTCTTTTTAAGGTTTTTGATTCCATCTGGATGCCAAATGCACCCTGATGCAACATCCCAACTATAATACCAAAAATGTCTTTGGCGTTTTGAAGGAAGGTATGGGCATATTTCTATTCCTGCATATTTTTTCGAAACCAAGTTCCAATCGATTACTAACTCAAATTTTCCTTTTCTTCCATATTCAGTTTCAAATTGGTCAAATTCTGAATCATTAGTAATAAATAATATTTTCTCTTCATTGAGAAATACTTCGTAAACAGAATCATATCCTCTGTGACTATAGCCTCCAAGTTCAATATTACAAAATTCTTGCCATACATTTCCGCAGTCATACCATAAGCCTGTGGGTTTTTTAGGGCCTATTTGATCAGATGCCGATGGTTGTGATTGTGGCTGCAACAATTTTAAGATTTCATCGTCTCGAGAATGATGAAGTCTTTGAACTTGGATTCCTTCCAACAAAACGGTTCTTATATATTGTCTTAATTGTTTCATAAACTTTTCTCTTTAATATCTTTCTTTTTTGAAGATGTTAAGAAGAAATTTAACATCATTTTTATTTTGGGGATTAATAACTTTTTGAGAATTGTCTCCCATATAACTGTTTTCTAAAAGATATATTGGTTTTTTAATAGATCCATCTTTTAAAGCTTTTTCGAAAAAGTTTTTTGCTCTATAGACATCAGCAATATACCATGCTGAAATTTTCCAGTTATCTAATATTACCTCTTCTAAACCTGTAGCTTCTCGATCTTTAATATCTTTTTCGTTTAGAGCAACTGCATTAGCTCTTATCTTAAAATAATTTTCTATTTCTTTTGTAGATTTTCCTTTTCTTTCCATTTTGCGTTTTATCCATTTTTTCTTTTTTTCTGGAAATTTTGTACTAGATACTGCTGTCATAGCCGCTCTTTTAGGAAGGCCTGAAGATTTATAATATTCTCTTGCTTTATCTGAGGCCATTCTTTGGGTTTGACTAGCTAAATCTGTAAAAGCTGCAAATATTGGCCAACCCTCAATTAAAAATCCCCACCCTTTAGACATCATAGATTGGCTTCCCACAAGAGGGTTTCCAGACGGGGTATACGTAGCTGAAACGGAAATCGCGTTTTTTTGTGGGGTTTCTTGAGCTTCAATCCATTGTGATTTTAAAGGTTTGGTGATTTTAATCCCGAAAGATCCCATTGCTCGGGCGGCGGATTTATAGGTAACATCATGAGTATATGTCATTTTATTAGATTTGAAGAAATCTATATCAGCTTTTTCTTGCCATAATCTCATCATCGCTCGTTCAATATCAATTTCTTTTAAAGTTTGTCCGTGTTTTACTCTTCTTTCAGATGGGTGTCGATTATCGTAATGTTCCGGATTTTCATCGGTATAAGGAGGCTTTTTTTCATCTTTTGTTACTTGATAAATCACTTCTATATCGCGCCAATCTTGTTCATGTTCTTGGGTTTCTTCGTTCCAGTAATATCCATAATGAGGTTCTATAGATGTTTCAGTAGGAATATTTTCTTGGACAGAAACCCAGTCACCCCAAAGGTCTTCAGCTGCTGATAGAAATTCAGGATCTGTAGTTTCTTTTAAGAGTAAAAACCTTATATATTCTCTCAAAACTTTCATTTAGTTTCTTCCTTGAAAAAAATCTCTAACAGCCCAATGAGGTCCTTCATAATCTTCAGCAAAAGATTCTGGATCTAACCCTAATTCACTTGCATATTCTAAAAATTCATTATGATTATCCATCATTGCATAGAAGTCTGAATCTGCATAATCTGTATTATAAGAAACATTTAGATCTGCTGCAACGTTTTCGCTTGGCGGGTAATCATCATATAAGTCGGCTTCACTATTTATTTTATGGTCATACCATTCTTCTCTTAAAGTTTGAATAATATCTTCATATGGTTCACCATAATCTTCTTCTATTTCTTCTTCGTTATCTGCCATATATCCTTCTAGATCATTTAAGATCTCATCTGGATCTAGAGTTTCCCATTCTCCATTATCCATTACTTTTCCAAATTCATGCCATTCTTGGTAGTTGTTAATAAACCAATCCATAAATAATTGTTTCATTGCGTTTTTTATTCCATCAGATGCTCTTTGTCCCTGAAGTAAACAATCATCATCTTCAAATTCTGTTATTTGAATATCTTCGTCATCTAAATATCTTTTATCAATATCATTACGAGCTGTTGCGTATTTATTCCAAACATGGCGGGCTGATGAGGAAACAGAAGATCTATCTGAAGTTAATCCCTCTGGAGCAATAGACATTATCATGTCATATAAGGTTGGTCCTAAGCCATCATCTGCGGCGGATCTTATAACTTCCCAAGCACCGTTGCAGTTCCCGTATCTTCCCGGGGTTCTTATTCGCATCACAGCTTTTGTTGTTTCAGTAATTGCAGAAGAGATAAGATCTGATGATGCTTCAAATAATTCGGATTCTAAATCTGTATCAGCATCTATATCTTTTTCTATAAAACGTGCGTCGGTTTCTAATATTTGTTTTGCAAGTTGAGCATCATAAAGAACAAAATCTATTTCAGTTGATTCCGGAATTTCCATTCCTTCTCCATAAAACGTTGTCCAAATAGCAAATTTTGAGGAAACAGAGGATGGATTTATCATTGCTTCAAATAAAATTTTGTGAATATATATTCGTAAATTTTCTATTTGAAGATCTTTAGAATTTAATGGTACTTCTTTTTCTCCAACTTCATCAAAAGTCATATCAAACGGATTTTCTTTAATAGCCACTTTCAGTCTCCAGTTCCCATGGTCCCCAATGTTCAGTTTCATTTATCCAATGTAACAGGTCATCATAACTATATTCATAAACCTGTGGTTGTCTTTCTTTCCAGCCATCTTTGCTCTCAACAAATGTTTGCTCAATTTTACCTAAAGTATAATATAAAAATTTAGGGTATACGATATTTCTCCCATTGGAATAATCGTGTACCATATCTGAAGCTTTGTGAATTAAGAAAGCATGCCCAAAAGGTGTGCTTTCTAATTCACCTTGCCCAATAACTTCAGCATGGACAAGAATCCATTCACCAGATCGGCCATGGTCCATCATATATTTTCCAGCTATTTCATAGCAATCTCCAAGCATCAAATATCTTCCTCTGTTAATACCTGCCTAATATATCTCCGGAGATTTTCCATAGCCGGTTCTCTTGTTTTCAACCACCCTGCTTTTCCTGAACCTCTTGGAGGCGATGATAGAAATTTATATGTTTCTTCATCTGTTATCCACAAAAGTTCCGGATGGTCTTTTGTGTTAAGGTGATTGTTAAAATTATCAGAAGCTACTGACATTTCCCCATCCCCTCTTTGATCTTTTGCCAACATTATAAGATCGTCTAATCTTCCCCAATTTTTATCTTTTGTCATATCATATTTGCTAGCAAATCTTTTATACAATTCAGGACTATGTTTATCTTTTCCAAATATTTGAATCAATCTGTTTTTAATGTCTTCTATTTCTATTTCCGGAATAGCTGAAGCTTGTTCTATTTCAGTATTTTTCTTTCGTTTCTCTGCTTGGGTCTGGTGCTTTTTATCAATTTCAGCATCAAAGTCTTCTATTTCTTTTTCAGCAGCTTTTTTTGCAGCATCTAAATCTTCAAAAATAATGTGTTTAAGGTATTTTCTCATTTATTCTTCATCCCTATATTCTAAAGGCCAGTCTTGATCAGGCCAGCGAGTCATAAGATAGAATTGGTATACTTCTCGTATCCGATTCATAAAAGAGACCATCTCTTCTTGAGTGTATCCGAAATGGAGACCTGTAGCATAAATATTGTTTAATTCTCTATCTATTAAATCTGCAGCGGGAATTCCTTCTCTTTTTGACTGTAAAACCCAATCAGCTACATGGGCTGGAGTTTCAGATTGGTTAATATAGTATTTTTCAGCATTCTCTAGTGATATCCAAATATCTTCTTCGGACTTAATGGTTTCCCTAACACTCATAAGGTGTTCAGTTGGTTGCCCAGAATGTTCTAATTCATGGCGAATACTTCCTTCATATTTTATTTCAAAACGCTTAAGCTCTTCTTCTGTATAGTCGGACGGCATTTTAAGATATATAATTAAATCGGAATTTTTCCTTTGTTCGTCTGTAGCATCTAAATCAAATTCATAAGCAGCGTGAGTATTAAAAGTATTTGAATCTTCTACAGAAACTATAATATCTCTCAGCCAAATAAGTTTTTTCGGTTTTTCGAAATCAATTCGAAATTTAATTGACTTTCTTTGTACAAATGCCTGCTTAAGACCGTTATCAAGTAAAGCGCTGGTGATTTCCTTTGCAATTTTTTTTGCGGCTCTTTCTAAATTTCTTCCAGAAAGAGATTTTTCTAATAATAAAGTTTTTATATATTTTCTAAGGAGTTCCATGTCTTTCTCTCAATATCTCGTGTAGTTCTTTCATATGTTCTTTTTTGATATAACCCGGGATATAAACGTTTTTCAAAGCAGAAGAATATTTTATAATCTGTTTAGGTGAAGGAGAATGAGAAAGATTATGGATTAAATCCGAAATTTTTACTATTCCAGATAAAGGGTTATTTAAAGTAGCTTGAAGATATTCCGGATAAGGAATTGATTTTTCGTGAGTTAAAAGCATTAATGCATCAAGTAGTTGGCTTAAAATCTCTTCATCATGTATTGAAGATTTTATCATATTAAAGGCTTCTTGTTTAGATACATTTCCAACTTTTTCTGCGTCTTCCAAGGAATCATGAAGCAGAGCTAACATTTGGGCCGGCTTATTATTTGGATAATATTTTTTCGTAATATTATAAACCCCTAATGGATGAGAAAAACCTGTTGTTCCATCTCTTCTCGTTTGCCCTAAATGTACTAATTCTGCTGTTTGTCTAACATCTTCAAGGTCTTGACGAGAAAGATATTCTTTTAATAAGGTTTTTATATATTTTCGCAAAAATGTCATGATTATAACCCAGTTTTATAATAAAAATGTTTCCATATTGGATCTTATAGATTCTATATTTTCTTGAAAATCTTCAAAAGACGACGAATTATCAACAAAAAAGAACGAATTTCCAAACAAAAGTTTATATGGTTCAAGGTTCTTATCCACAGAATCCCAGCTACGAGCCGCAGCGTCTGAATGGATTCTTCTTTTTCCTTTTTCACCTCTTTGCCAGTTTCTTTCAATGGAAGTTGTTTTTGGTACAGAAATATAAATCATTCCCGTATCATATCCCATATGCTTATAAACCGTATTTAACTTTGATATTTCTTTATAATTTCCCCCTGTGCCATCAATAATAAAATCAATTCCTTGTGAACTTAATTCACTAGCTTTTTCTTTTGCTAATTTTCTAGCTCTAGCAAATAATTTCATATTTTCAGACATTGTTGGCCTTAGAGCTTCTCTTTCTGATTGAAGTTCAGTAACATCTAAACCCTCTGCTTTTCCTGCTTTTATAGCACTCATAATGTCGAAATACTTTTGGGTAAATGTATGGATATCTAAAGAAATTCCTGCTTCTTCTAAAAACGGTTCATACCAATCGTCGGGATTTACAATTTCAAATTGGTTGATTAACCCGAGTTGTTTTAAAACCGTGGATTTTCCTGCACCAGGTGCGCCGGCCATGAAAATAACTTTTCTTCCAGGAGAAATATCTCCAGCCATTTCCAAAATTAAATTTCTTATATATTTTCTGAGAGTAATCATAGTTTTTGGAATTTCCTTTTAAGTTTTTTAATATCTTTGTCTGTGTATGTATATTCCTCGAAGTCTTCATCAACTACTTTGATGCCTTTTGCATTGAGCGCTAATACTTCTTGATGTATATCTTCAAACGGATTATATGGCCAAATTAAAGTATTCCATCGCCAATTATCGACAATCACTTCTTCTATATAAAATTGATTATATTTCCCTAAAACGGAAAGGACATCTTGTTGATCAAATAAAACCCCTTCTCCTGAAGTGTTACTCAATCCGGGTCGTTTTGGCAAACCAGATCCTTGATGACGTTGTAAATCCTTTGCTGATGCAGACCCTCGAGATTCCGAAAAAGCATCTGTAAGACCTGCCCAGGTGATTCTTCCTGAGAGGATAATACCTTTACCTTTTATGTTATAACTACTTTCTAGTATTCCATAACAAGACATTTCATCTTTATGGACTTTGTTTGGCTTGTACTTTTCAATAAAAGCAGAAACAGAAAGATCTATTTCGCCTCTTGATACATCTCCACCCATTAAATTATAATAATTTAAACTATGTACGCACTTTACTGTTTTCCAATAATCATGGTCTGCATGTTTATTCCAGAAACCTTTCATTTCTCTTTTAAGGTTAATATATTCTGTTGCTTTCTTTTTTCCTAGTTTCTTTGTGAGTTCATCATGGTGCCAGGTACCGACACTCATGTTATCTCCGGAATCTGGATCTGGATCTTCGGGAACTGTTGTCATTTCTCCTTCTTGTCGATTCCACCTGAATTCACTAAATGCATCTTGAAGTTCTGGAGACTCAAGTAAAAGCGCTCGAATATATTTCCGTAAGTATTTCATTATTGCTCTTCTATTATTTTTTCAATTCCGTCGACAACAGCTTCTTTAGAATATCCTCGAAGATAACCTTGAATCTTCATATCTTTATTAATGAAATAAAATGTTGGCCAACCACCTAAAAACCAGCCTGATGTTTCTCCATTGTTAAGAAGAGATCGATCGGATCCTAAAACTGGAGATTCTATAATTCCCCATTCTTCTAACCACCATTTGATGTCATCAGAGGTTGGAGGTTGGCCTTGTCTATTTTCTATTAAAACCGTTAAATATACTAAATCCTCTTTTTCGTAAAGCCTGTATAATTCCTCAACTTCGGAAGCTGCTTGATTACATGGGCCACACCACATTGCAGAAAAATCTAAAACAATTGGTTTTTTATAAAACTCATACAACGATTGTTTTTCATTTAAGCTATTAATTCCGGTAAAATCGCAAGCTGTGCTTTCTAAGGTGTTTTCACAATCCTCAAAGACAGGATAAAAATCTGATGGAGCGGAGTCTATAGAAGCAGTTTCAATTAAAGGCTTCGATAAAAAACAGCTCAACAATAACCATATCATAATTGAACTCCCAACAAGTAATCATAATTATGCTCTTTTATTCAATATTCCTATTGTTTATTTGAATACAAAAAAGGTGGGGATATCCCACCTTGTATTAAAGTAAATTATGTAAGAATTTAAACCATGTCGTTTTTTGTAGCAAGCCAAGAAGGAATACTCAGGTTTCCTCCTACGTTTTTAATTTGAGATGTAGGAAGCCAGATTCTGCGACTGTCCCAAAGCAATTGAGTTCCCCCACCTTTGACTTGCAAAACTTTAGCCCCTGTAAGAGATACCCAGTTTTTAGAAGGTTTTCTGAGAGTTTTTTTATCTGCTTTTGGGAGAAGCAAACCTTGAAAACCAGGCTCTAGAATATGTTCAAGCTGGCGCCAGTGAAATCCAGCGACATATTTTGCCAATTCAGCCGCAGTATTAAAGTCATCATAATTATTTAGCTGTTTAGAAAATGCTGCATTAGCGCGAGGGTGAGATAAACACTTAGGATCCCAGCGAACCTCCATTGTTTTAGGGTCTTTACCGGTTGCCCACATCCAAAGGCGTCGGCCAGTTCTAGAAAACGCGGCTGAAAAGCCTGCTCCATTTAGGTGGGATGTTTCTCCACTGACTAGTTCATCTTCTGTTTGAAGATCTCCCAAATGAGAAATAGCAGCATTTAAAATATTTATATTATTCAAAGCATTAAGAATATTTTCTTTCGAATGCTCTATTGAAAAGACAGCATTTTCAATATCTTTGTCGACGGCTGCTGAGGCATCAATGTCTTCCATATAGAATTCTTCCAGGTCATCTTGGTTTTCAGAAGGAATATCTTGTGGCGCAGAAGTTCCTGTTGGGATATATCCTTCCATCATATATTCTGTTAATTCTGAAACAGGGATTGAAAAGGTTTCAGACGTGGTCGGGTTTTGAACTATGATTGATTTCATTGTTTCTCCATGGTTGGTTAGTTGTTATATATATAATTTAACTTATCTATAAAGTTTCTACACAGGTTTTAAGATATCGTATACACAATATTTGACAATGTTTGGATATTTAATATCATAACCGGTAGTTGCATCTAAATGTGATTTTGTAATGAGGCTTTTATGAGGATGGTCAATTTCATCCCACTTATCTTTTAGAATTTGGGTCATTTCATCAAATTCTTCGTCGAGCATAATAGGTGACAAAAGTTCATAATATGCATAACTGGCCATAAGCCACCAAGAAAGTACAGAATTTGGATTTGAATAATCAGGTTTGTTCATTTTCTTTGAGCCTCTTTGATTGCGTTTATAGTACGGTTTACAATATTTTTAAATTCTCCAGTTCTGTTTACTTTTTTTCTATACAGTGGAAGATTTTCATCATTGTTTCGTAGCCTTAGAGCCACAATCCGGATTGCATCTGAGCCCATTGGGCGGATTGACCCTGAAGTTTTATCAATACTAGTATAAACAATTATTTTTTTCGTAATGTCATATTTGTCCCATTTTGATAGGACAAATTCCCATGATTCAATTGAATCATCGTTGTCAATTTCGAAACCCCATTTTTCCAAAACAGACAAGAGGTTTTGGGCTAGCCAAAGTCGATGTTGTATATTTTTATTGTTATATTTTGCAGGCATTTTTTTCCTTGGTGAAGTTCTTTATATAATATAATTTCTTTATTATTAGATTACACGGTTTTTCAGATAATATTAATATCATCGATTAAGGACATTAGCACTATGGTATATGTTTCATCATTCCAGAAAACCAGATACCCATGATGAACTTTTTTAACAACCAAACCATATTCTTTTTCCTGGTTTAAGTTAACCCAATGGTTAGACCACATTACTAAATCACCGACTTTCATTTACTACCTCTAAATCGCGATCCCAAATACTGTCACTAATTCCATCAGGCCATAGAACTCTAAAAACTTGATTATGACGGGTACCCGGGATGTCCACCTTCTCGACGATGACACCTATTTCAAAGTCTTTTTCTGTGTGCATCCATGGATTATGTTTGACCCAATCTCCCCATTTGGGTTTTCTTTTTACCAAATCACCTATATTCACTTCAATACCTTGAGTAATCTTATACTAATTGGCTTAGGTTTATTAGACCCCCAATAAACGTAAAGTATTTCACCTTTAATCTCGGTAACTACCCCATGTCCTTTAGGATATTGTATGGATCCCCATGGCGATTGTACAGATTTTACTAAATCACCTATATTTATTTTGCTAGATTTAACCCATTTCATTTAACTACCTCAAACCAAGCTCCAAGCTTATGCCAGGCGTACTCACCGGATACTGGAGTGTCATGAATATAAGGCCCATTTCTTTCTTGTTCTCTGCGAGGCATAAGGTCTCCAATAATGCACCATTGAACTAAGATAATTTTCTCCGAGGCCATGGCCCATGAAAGTTCCTCTTTAATCTGCAAGACTAGTCCTAATGTTTTGTTTTTTTGCCCGGCGGCATTATAGCATATTAAATCACCGGGCTTCATTACAAACCTCAAAATCACCAGCACTAAAATCAGAGTATTTAGAAAACCCATCAAAATATTTTACAGGTTGCAACCAGACTACTCTACAATGCCTCGTAAACCCATGAACATGCTGCTTTTCTGAATAGCTTTTCACAATTCCAAATTGACCAAAAAACCATTTTGCATATTTGCTCTTTGGATTATTAAACATTACTAAATCTCCTACTTGCATTTTTTCACCGTCATTTCAACAGTTTGTTTAGCTTCAATAAGATATCCGTTATGTTGATACACAAATCTTTTAACAACTTCTTGTTTATTTACGCTGGCATAATTTGGGGTACGTTCCAGACAATCATGGGTTGTTTTTATCATGTTTTCTGTTACACCAATTTCAGATAGTTCTAAAGCAAATCTTTTCATGAGTCTTTCATATTGTTCTTTGTTCATTTCCATTATTTTTTCTCCATAACTGGCTTAAGCCAAATACTAGAGTTTTCACCTAGTAAAATATCCAGTGCTTTCTGAGTACAAGAATTACTAAAGAAACGAATGGCTTCGATTCCATGGTTCTTGAACATTTTTTGCAACTCTTCTCTTATACGCTCTGTTGAAACAGTATCATCCATCCAGAGCCATGGCAACGGAGATTTAAGTTCAGCATCCAAATCCGGATGTGGAAAAAGTCCTTTGGTTATAATAAATCTCGCGGCCCGAAGTATCCGCAAACCGTCCTCATGAATTCTTTCCTTTGTATCTCCAACACACCGGATTATACGATGCTCCAAGTCGAATGAGCCATCGAAAGGGTCGATAATATCACCTATAGGCTCAAGGGTCTTGGGGTCGACTTCACGAGCCATAGCATTGACTGTAAAATCTCGTCGAGCCAAATCATCTAGCAGAGTCCCAGGTTCAACGTGGTCTGGATGACGTCCGTCAGAGCTCGAACCGTCCTTGCGACACATAACAACATCAATAGCTGTACCATTTGGCATCATGCCGCGGATTGTAAAAAACTGAGGTGTGACAACAAACACTCGCTCCATAGTGTCGTTACACCAGGCAAGCAAACCTCCCCACCCATTTGGTGACTCAGCACAAAAGTCTCGATCGGGAGGATTATCAATCCCCATTAATTCGTCGCGGATTGAGCCGCCTACTTCAAATAGTCTAATTGTCATGTTTTTTACCTTTGTGCTTGAGTTTTCGTGTATAAGATTTTTTAGATTTATGTTTGCCAGCTCCAGAACGCTGAAATGCATAAACTGCAATCCAATTTCTAGATTTAGGAAGTTTAATTTTAATTGGTTTTTGAGATTTCTTCATGTTTTCCTTATGCGGATATACCAAATTTTTCTTCTAGATTGTCTGCCAAAGCAATTATTGCTTGTTCAGCAATATAAGAGTCTATTGTTGCTTGGTCAATAATTTCTTGCTCTTCACTATTCGGAGAAGAGGAAGCTGAATTGATCTGAATATTGCATTCTTCGCAGACATCGATTATGTCTTTTATTGCAATAAGAACCCCTGTAATAATTGCTTGGTTTTTAAGGCCTTCATTCATTTTTTCAAACGGGGTTAAATGATTATTCATGTTTTCTCCATGTAGGTTGATTTTTTTCTTATGTATATAATTTAACTTGTTTATCAAGTCATTACACAGGTTTTAAAATAAAAAATAATATAAATTCTACTTGTAAAACTAAACCGTTTACAATATAATAATAATGACTGTTCAAAAGGAGAAAATATGACAATCAAAACCAAGACTATTGATAAAGAAGAACTAAAACGATATCGCGAGGAATTTAATCGCACACACCTTTCAGTGGAGACAGCAATGCAAAGAATTCAATTACATAGAGATTATATTGCTCATGCAGCACGCTATTCCCATGTTGTTGGAAAACACCTTAATTCAACAGCCGTTCGTAAATTAAACGAAGGAAAAGGTCCAACTATTCTTGATATTGGTTGTGGGCCGGAACTTCAGCTTCTTAATTCTATCCATTGTAATCGAGTAAAGTGTTCAGAATATCTTGGTTTAGAAGCAGCAGATAAATTTAAACAAAAAGGAACTGAACGTCTTGAAAAAACCGTTTTGACTGGGAAGTCAAATTCAGTTAGAAACGTTTCTCTTCATGCACGGGCAGATTTTCTGACCCATGTTTTTCCGGAAAATAAAACCTTTGATACTATAGTTTGTCTTGAAGTAATTGAGCACGTACAGCCACATCAGGCGAATCATTTTTTGAGACGAGCTAAAACTTTGATGCATGAAGATTCAGTATTTTGGGTTTCGACACCTTGTTATGATGAAAAAATGGGGGCAGCAGATAATCACCCAAATGAGATGACATACGAAGCTTTAGGAGCACTCATGGAAGATCTGGGTTTTGCTGTTGAGGAAGTTTGGGGTACCTTTGCTTCTAGAAAAGATTATAAACACCTAATTGGAACAACTATTCCACAGGATTTGTTTGATAAACTTTCTGCTTATTATGATTCTACTTTGGTAAGTAACATTATGGCACCTTTGGTTGGAGCGGAAAACAGCAGAAATGCACTTTGGAAACTTCGAAAACGACAGCCTGAAAATTACGAAAGAAAGTTTGATGGTCTGCCTTTTGTTGAAGGGCCATGGAGTAATAACGAAAACTGGAAAGAGCTAATGGGTAAAATGTAAATTAATATTTATATCATTAAAAAAATTAAGCCGCTTTCAGCGGCTTTCTTTTTATATACCAAAAGATATATGGGCGGATATTCCTGATTGAGGTTCGGCTCGATGCCAATAATGTCTTGGAATGTATAACCCAGTATTTTGATAAGTTAATTTCGAATCAAGCAATCGATTTGGTGGGTTTGGATGATCTTTCCAATATGGTGGAGAATCTTTTAAGTTGTTTTTATGTAACCACCATTTCTTTTTTCCAAATATTTGGAAAATTAAAACATGATGATCATCATAGTGTCTAGGCAACCCTTTTATATCAAAGTTGTTTAAATAAAAATTTGCAGTAATATTGGACTGAAAATAATCTTGAAGTTTCTGTTTAAAGTTTTTGATTTCTTTTGATATTAAATCGATATTCAATATTTGAAAAAAACAATCATTGACCATCTTTTCTGATGGAGTATCTTTGCACAAAGGTAGAGAATCTAAGTTTTTTAATGAGTTGTTTCTATATCTTACTTCTAAACCGTTTTCGTAAGCAAGTATAGGTATTTTTAAACACGTTTGTAAGGAAGCAGAAAAAATATTTGTATTAAAATTAAAGGGCTCGTTATTCCAATATGGTTTTATAGAATTTATAAATTCCATTTTACCTCTTTTTGTCTTGCTTTTTTCCTAGAGATTTTTTGATTTTCTTATCTTGTTCTTCAAGTTCAATAATTTTATTTTCTATATGATCCAACCTATGTTGGGTAGTATAATAAAATCCAGCTAATGCTACAATAACACCTATAATTGGAATAAGTGCTTTGATGTTTTCTATTGTTTTTTCCATAAAGGTTCCCCCCTTTATTTTATACACAAGCGACGAATATTTCTAGATCAACTGCTGATGTATCTGCGATCGCATTAATTGAAGCTAAGTTTGCCAAACTAGAGTGCGGGTTTGTGATTGCGGTATTGTCAGCTATCATAACACTAGCCAAGCCACCAGACAAATCCCCGTTGATAATCATCGACTGACCATAATCTAATTTTAGAGCCGCTTCACCTTCTATAGAATTTACCAATGTTATAACAACGTGATTAGCATCATCTAAATTTGTTATCCTTATGTATTTAACATTTCCTAAAACATATGTTCCATTAGCAACAGCTGAACCAAAAGCTAATATTTGGGCTTCTGTAGTAGTAACACTCACGATTCTTTTAGAAATTTCTGCTATGAGAGGAATTGATAAAACATTAGAAGACTTATAATTTGAACCATTCAAAACTATCTCTTCTGTAAGAGTAACTTTAAGAGTTTGTGTTTTTACTGTTGATGCCATTGTAAATTACCTTTATAGATTATCGTCTCGTATATCGATCCACTGCGCCTTTTAGGCCGGCAGATGGTTTGGATCCAGAAGCGTAAACTATCCCTTCTTGATCGTCTAACCAAACTATTCCTTCTTCAGTTAGTTCATCGATAATATCAAACCCAGCGGCGCCGAACAAACTGTTGATTTCATCTAAAGATACTCCGTCTGGCCTAGATGCTAAATCCAAAATATCTGCGTATGGATGTACGTGGTCTTCTGCTAAAATTCTTTTATATTCTTCTCTAATAATTCTTTTGAGTTGTCTTTTCGTAATTTTCACTTTGTTTTCCTTGTTTGTTAGCTTGTTAGATTCGGTCATTCCCATTGCTTGAGCAGCTCGAGCATTAGCTTTAACGTTTATTTGTTCGCGACTATTTACGGCGTCGTATGCTCTTAGTTTACCAAGTTCACCTTTGGTAGAAACACCCGAATCAACATATCGCCCTTCTACTTCATCCATTACAACCCAGCCGCCATTCCAGCCTGCATCATCATCCCAACCACCATCAAAATAGTCATCTAAGTCCGGATATAATTTGCGAAGTTGGCGAAGTTCATCTCCACCAGTTAAATCGTCTAGCAATCGGTTTCTAGCTGCTCTTCGACCGTGGGCTGTTTCGTTAATAATTTGTTTAAGGTGTTGCTTTGAAATTTTCATATTATTATTGTCTTTCCATATCAACCATCGGATGTAATGCGTCCATATATCTTCTTAGATCATCGATTAATTCAATCAGCCAATCGTCATCTATGTCAGCATTTGCATCATCATACATTTTTGCTTCTTCCAGTGAAGCTAAAGCAGCTTCAATAAACCCAAGCTTTTTACTATATGAATATTGTTTTCCTCCCATTGCACTTTCGAAAGATTTGGTATAATCATCAATATTTTCATTTACTGGGCTAGTCGGGAAATTTGACGGATTTCCTTTTAAGCTTTCTCGAATGATTCTTCTTAATTTATTTTTTGTTAATCTCATTTTTGTTATCTCCTAGAAGTCTCTTTTGCTTCTTGTTTGCCATCTTTCCAATTGAACATATAATATTCGTTATCCGGATGTTGGGGTTCGACATTATTAAGTCCATCCATATATCCTAATTCCATCATGTCTTCCATTTTTCCTTCATCTCCACCAAGTTCTTCATATGTAGAAGACATTGAATAGTTTCTACTGGCCATGCCATGCGCAGATGGGTCAACGCGAGCAAGGATTCCATTATACCAATATCCTCGAGCATGTTCAGGTCTTCCAGAAACTTCCCAAGCTTCTTCTACGAGTTCAGCTATTTCTTCCATAATTTCCTTAAACCTTGGAGCATCTCCTTGGAGCCTGGATTCTTTAAGAAGTTTTTGCTTTTCTTCTTTGATAATTCTTTTTAACTGTCGTTTTGTAAGTTTCATCAGTCTCGCCACCCAGGAGCCGCGCGGCTTTGTCTTATTTGGGATTTTGCATATCTTCTCATATCTTTTCTGCCAGCTTTTGTAGCTTCTCTATCTAGCTCTTTGTTTCTTCGGTATCTTTCTTTTCGCTTAAGTTCCGTTTGGAATTTATCGCGGGCATCATCCAGGTAACTAGTCAACCTCTGATCTCTTTGATCATGCACATAATCGCCTCGAGGCCATAATCCAGTAGCATCTAAAGCTTGAAATATAATATCAGTCTTTTGATAGTGGTGACCTAATCGATCAGATAGATTATCGATTACTAACTGGTTAAGATTGGCTTTCTGTTCGGGGGATAACTTTCTTGTATTTATTCTAAGATATTTTAAGAGTTTATTGGTTTCAGTATGCAAGCGAACTCGACCTTCTGAAAGGATGATTTGCTTTCTAATTACTTTTCTTAGTTGGCGTTCTGTGATTTTCATTATACATTTCCTCCCCAACCATAAGACGCATCTAAAGCATCGAAAACATCGGTTTCTGAGGCTTCATTAATTTCATACATATGCTCAGCTAATTCCTCTGCTTCATCCTGTGATAATCCTCGAGGAGACATTGCAGCATCCATTGTTGCAAAATCTTTATACCTCATCATGAAAGCTAGTTCATCTAAATCTAATACTCCAATATCCATTGCTTTGGCAAAACTATACCAGTTTGATTCTTGTGGAGGAAGACGGTTGCCCTTACGTGCATCGATTAAACGCTGACCATATGTTGCGACTGGTTTTCTTTGATGAGATCGCCCACCAAAGGTTTCTTTATCCCAATCTTCTTTTAGGAGTTTAGTGAATTCTTCTCGGATAATTCTCTTCAATTGTCTTTTAGTAATTTTCATTCCATCTTCCTTTTAAAGTGTTACTCTTGATCCCAAGAACGACCTTTTGGTTTCCACGATTTCGAAGGTTTTTCTTGTGCTCCCATAAGATCTGATTTTAATTTATCAAGGGCTACATGAGCTGCATCAATATATTCAAGTTTGTTATACCAATTACGATCCATTCCTCCTAAAAGTCCTTCAAGTTCTCTTTTAACACTCCACATGAAATCATCAAGTTCTTGAATTTGGCGAGGCCCAATTTTATAAGAGGTATTTTCGGTGAGAAGTTTCTCTTTTTCTTCTCTAATAATTCTCTTGAGTTGTCTTTTTGTAAGCTTCATGTTCATTCTCCGGAATAATTTTGATCATACATGTTATCTAACCAACTTTCAAACCATTCTCTTAAATTTTCAGCAGCCATATCGAATGCTGCATTTGCTTCTTCAGCAGAAATACCGCCAGAGCTTTGATGGTTAATATTTTCATTGACAAAAGAATCCAATAAAGCCTCTAGAGCAAAAGAAGCGTCTTCACTTTGTCTTCCATGCATTTCCGAAAGAAGTTTTTGCTTTTCTTCTTTGATTATATTCTTCAATTGTCTTTTGGTAAGCTTCATGTACAACAGCCTTTTTCACAATTGCAACACCCACAGCAGCAGCAACAGTGTTTGTCATTAAATAAATTTGCAAGTCGGTGTAATATCTTTTTCATTTTTAATATCCTTTTCTATCTGGCGGAAGTGTCATTTCGGAGAACCAACCCATTTCCCAGGCATCTGCTAAATGTTTGTTATGTGGTTCTACCTTTGGGTTTGTGACTATATTCTCTCCTGCTAAAGCTGCAGCGGATCCTTCTTCGTAAGCACTTTGTTCTTCAAAACTTAAATTTAAAAACTCTTGTTCTCTTTGAAGAGAATCCCATTTTTTATCTGGGGGCTTATGTGGTTGGTATCCATGAGAATCTTCGAAACTTTCTAAACTATCATAAACATCCGTTTCACGAGAATCCGGAACAAAATTGCCCCAGCGCTGGAAATCTTTTTTCATTTCCTTTTGAACTAAATATGGAACTTCTTCTAATGTTTCCCGTATAATTCTTCTTAGCTGTTTTCTTGTGAATTTCATTTTAATTTCTCTCAGAGGCCTGAATACATGTCCATAGCAGCTTCGAAGGCTTCAGCAACTGAAAGGTCTCCAATGCCAATTCCATCGATATCTTCTACAACAGCATCAGCTGGCATAGGATGTCCATGGTCATCCTCGAATTGAGAGAGAAAATCGCCAATATTCATATTATTGTGGTAATACTCTCCAAGGTTATAAGAAGTATCAGATTCATTAACAAAAATCTCAAGGTCCTGGCCATTAGAGGTTGGTTGTATCCAAAGGGTTAACCTCATGTGTCGGCTTTCACTAAGAATACGGTTGTATTCTTCTCTAATAATTCTTTTTAGTTGTCTTTTTGTGATTCTCATTATTTCGCCTTATTGTTAAATAAAATTTATTATCTGGAAGCTATCCAAGCAATCATAGGTGTGTAAGAAGATTCAGGAAAACGGGGATGCATTGGGAATTTGCCGCGTTTATATTTTCTTATTCCAGCAGCTATTTCCTTTACAGCCGGTAAGTCTCGGACAAAGAGTGCGCTGTCTTCATGGTTCAAGATGGCTTCCATTGCGTCATTAACCCCAACAGAATTTAATTCTTCTGCAGCTACATCGACCAACTCAAGTGAGATGAGACCTTCAGCTAAGGCAGATTCACAAAACCCTGGAATATCATACCAATCTTTATGATATATTCCAGCCTCTTCTGCTTGGGCTGCCAAGTCTTCACTGTGAAACGCAGATTCTCTAATAAAGCCTTTCCGCTTGAGCTTATTATACTCTTCTTTAATAATTCTCTTAAGTTGTCTTTTTGAAATTTTCATTTTGTTTTATCCTAAAAATCTGAACCGGACTCTCTTTGTTCGGCAGCCGCAGCATTCCATTCATTTTCTATTGCTTGATAAATCTCGTCACCAAAATACTTGGTGTCTATTCCAGGAAACTGTCGAGCAAAAACCTGTAGTATTTGGTTGAAAAGATCCATTATTTCTGGGCTATCTTCCATATATTGAGGGGCTTCCTTGATAAGCTTCTGCTTTTCTTCGCGTATAATTCTTTTCAATTGTCTTTTTGAAATTTTCATTGTTGGATTTACCTCACGCATGGGAAAATGGTTACTTGTTAAATCATTTGAACGAATTCATCAAAATCATCTGCCGCGAATGAATCTCCTTCCATGTACATGTTAACATACCAGTCTTTAAGTTCGTCTAGTGGACCGGTAACTTCCACTTCTGGAAAACCGTTTGGTCCCTCTCCATAGACTTGTACTTCAAGATCTGGGTACCTGCCTTGAATCGCAGTTGCTGGATCAACTTCTGCTCCCCAATCTACCATAATCCCAGCTTGTGGCCCATATGATTCACGGATTAATCCTCGTCGTTTTAATCTAGAATATTCTTCTCTAATAATTCTCTTAAGTTGTCTTTTTGTGATTTTCATTTTTGTTTTCCTTAAATAGCTATTTGTGCTTGTTATCGTCGACGTTTATACGAATAATCGCTAGCACTGGCTCTACCGCCAATAAAATCATCGTGGTCTTGTGGTCCAACAGAATCAGCAAGGTCCATCCAAGCGGAAGCTGGTAATCCTATAAAAGATTCTAGCTGTTGAACAGAACCTCCAATCCAGTCATCGCCATAGCCGCCGCCTTCAAAAAACTCTATTCCGCCCAACCCTTGTTCGGCATCCCCAAGTAAATCTCTGCTGCTATCACCGGTAAGCTGTGCAATATCTCCAAGAGTAATCCACTGAAGCCCTTGAGCAGATTCGCGAAGCAAACCCTGTTTTTTTAATCTAGAATACTCTTCTCTAATAATTCTCTTAAGTTGTCTTTTTGTAAGTCTCATTTTGTTTTCCTATTGTTGTAACATTGCTTGCAAGTTTGCAATGATATGTGGGATTTCGCTTTTCGGAAATTCTAGGAGTGTTCTTCCGAGCTCCATATAAACCGTACCGTTGACGAACATAGTCATATGTATCCCGCCAGGTGTTTCACCCATCCATGCTTGTTCATGCCCTGGATCATCTTCAAAATCAGGGTGGGAATCTTGCCACTCAGTAAGAATCTTTTGCTTCTCTTCTCTGATAATTCTTTTGAGTTGTCTTTTTGTAATTTTCATCAATAAACCCCTATTAATCGATTGGTAGACCAGCTACGTAATCATCCCATACCTGTGATAATTCTCCAGTAGACCCTCGAGAATCATATGCTAATCTCCAAAGATAATCTTCAAGCATAGGATCTGGATATTCAACGCCAGCAGCTGCAGCTAATTGGCTTAATAATTCCTCTGCTTGATCATCCTTTCTGTTTTGAACCAATTGCTGAAAGTGATCCAAACTTCCCACTTGTGGTGGAACTCCGCTTTTTTTCGCATGAGAAGCATACGGCTCATCGAAGGTTTCTCTAATCAAGCCTTGTCGCTTCAGCCTAGAGTATTCTTCTCTAATAATTCTTCTTAATTGTCTTTTTGTCAGTCTCATTTGTTTTTCTCCTAAACGTAAATTTACGGGGGGCTCAGACTATAAATCCCCCAATTAAAGATATACCTTAATGTATCCAGTATTAAATATGTCGTTGGATTGTATTTTCTCGAAAGAATATCTATCCAAGACAGCAAGAACCAATGTTTTCATTCGATATGATTTTCCTGTGATAATCATAGCCCAACCAGAATATTCTCTATGATTATAGATAAATCTATCTACTGTGTTTTCTACGTCCGCATGTTTTACTCCGTGAAGATCTAGTGTTGGGTTTTTTCTTTCTTTTTTTCCCACGGCGTTTCCTTCGAATTGGTTTGAATTTAGATATATCCGGTGTTGCAGAAGTTATAAGCTTTCTCTTATCTGTCGGACTTAATTTCTTAACTACAGATTCTTCTGAAAGCGCAACACCTCGGCTATCTCCAACTTCGTAAAATCCAATCAACTTTACTGGCCTTCTGACCTTTGTATACTTCGCTCCAGCAGCCGTATGGTTGTGCTCATAGACGCGTCTCTGGACATCTTTGGTAATGCCTGTATATAAAGTGCCATCTTTACACTCTACTATGTATAGATACCAAATACGGATCTCCTAAAAGTGTATCTGGACCATCCATCCACGATTTTTGCTGGGTTTATAAAAGGATGTAATAAGTTTTCGACCATCTTCAAAAATAAGATTATATTTTTGTCTTTCGTTTTCACTATAATCTATAAACTTTTGTCCTTCTTCTATTTCGAAAGAAGAGTTTTTAAACAAGTTTGGTGGTGCTTCAAATAAATCCCATTGGTCACCGGTTGACCAAGTGTCTCCATTTTTAGTAATATGCGGTCTCATTACAACGTGAACATTTGAAAACCGACTTTCTAAATATTTTCCTAGGATTTTTTTATTTTTGTTAAGCCATTCAATATTTTTACCAGGAGAATATTCACAATATTTTTCTTCAAGTTGTTCCATCCAATGTGTAATATGACTAGGATCACTTGGAATTAGATGTTTAACTGAAAAATATGGATTGGTTGTTAAAGAACAAAAACAGCCTTTTCCTGGTTTTGTAGCTCCTCTGGATTTTATATGAAGTTCAATAGTAATAGTTTCCCCGGGCATCCAATGACCTTTAGGTAAACCGGTGAATGAGGGCGGATATGATATAGGAATTGTAGAGTTATTTTCTATAGTCCAGATGACATCTGTATTTGCGTATTGGTTTTCTGGATATATTATTTCCTTTGTTGTCCAATAACTTCCTAGCTCAACTTCCGGAGCATATATTGTACGACTTGGCATTTCTTCAAAATAGTACATTGTAAGAACATTGTCTTCTTTATCTTTAAAAGCCCAGAATTCTTTTGTTTGAACTATTTTATATTTTGTATTTGGTAATGAAGCTAAAGCCATCCCTTCGTAAAAGTTTCCAATCATATGATTACGACCGGAACCCTGAGTCCGAGGGTTAACTTTGTTTTTACGATGCCATTGGGGGGATTTAAATATTATATCCTGGCCTTGCCATTGGATACGAACTGTTTTTGAAGAATTAGACATAAAATGATTATCCGCGGTTATAAAAAATTTATTTATATAATAAATTTAATTCATTTTGCGGAGTTTTACACAGTTATTTCAATATTTTTATAAATTTTTCTGCGATTTGGTTTTCTATAGATTCTGTAAGAGGATTACCTTCTGTTTTGAGGCGGTGTAATTTATAATCCATATATTCAAAGGCAGATCTTAATCTATCTTCAGCCGTAGTAATTTTGTCTTGAACCCATCCGGGTAAATCATCTCCATCCTGTAACCGGTCATGCAAAGATTGAGACCATTTTCCCATTCTGAAAAGTTTTGCTTTTGACATTCTACCTTCATGAGAATCTGATTTTACTTGGCCATAGTCAAACATACGGCCATCTTCACTAGTATGCTCATATGGATATGAATCTATAGAGGCAGAACAAGCTTCTCTAATAATTTTTCTTAATTGACTTTTAGTAACCTTCATTCCAATCTACCCCTTTAGCTTTATCCTGGCCGGATTCATATCCTTCCATATAATCCTTACGATCTGGATATTCTGGTGAAAGGCCGTCGACGGCATCTTCATATCCAAAACGAACCATCTCTTCATCCCAAGTTCCCTTCCAGTCATCTTTAAAGAATCCTCTTTTGACAACTCCACCCGGGCCATAAGGGTTTTCTCTATATGCTCCTCGGCTTCTGCCGGTATCGACATCTGATATAATTTCAGAAATAATTTTTTTAAGATTTCTTCTACTTATTTTCATTAATGTTAATTCCTTTTATGAAACTTGGGTTGTTATTCCGTGACCTTGATATTCTCTTTGAGAAGGAATCCATTTTTCTAATGCGGAATCAATATCTAAGTCTTTGATTTTTATATTTCTAGCATTTTTTCCTAGAAACTGTTTATACCATTCAATAAACTTTACTTGCAATTCGTCATCTAGCATTTTTACATATTCATCATCAATATTAAAAAGTTCCAAAAATGGGGCGGTTCTAAACTTTACATCTGGTCTTTGGGCAACTAAATCAACCATATTATCAATTGCTTTGGCTGGTTTTTCTTCTTTCCCCATTAACCATTCGACTCCTTTTTTTGCCCATTTTAATACTTTGTTAACATCTTTGCCGAAACCGGCAATAGTACCCATGCCTGGAATATCTCCTATTTTGGCAAACCAAGTGTCAGACCATTCCAGAATATTTTCCCATCCATCCAAATCTAAATCTGCGACAATTGTCCTAGCGTTTTTAATGATTCCTTCTGTCCAATCATCCAGAATTTCTGCAGTTTGTTCTGCCAATTCCATCATTGTTGTTTCTTTGTCGTTTAAAGAGTTTTTAAATACTCTTATATTTGAAGCTATAACCTCTAAAGAAGCTTCGAATTCAGCCAGCCTTTTTCTTTCGTTTTCATCTTTTGTCGAAGTACCATCTTTTTTAACGACTTTTATCCATTTTGTAACTATGCCTTCTAATTTCGAAATTTCTTCGAATAAAGGTTTTCTTTCAAGTTGGATTTTTTCTAATTCTTCTATTTTATCTAACATTTCTCCAACAGTTATATCTGCAGGAGGTATTCCTTCACCACCTTCTTTTAGAATTTTTACAGTATGCATACAATATATTGGAAGAACTTCTTCTACTAATATTGACGCTTTAAAATATTGCCATCTTCTTTTTGATTCGTTCATTTGATATAACCCTATTTCTTTTTGCCTGTTATAGCCCATTCCATAAATCGATTATGACGATCTTGTTCCAAGACCAGAAGTTGAGCTGAATAAACAATGTGTTCTGGAAATAAATTTAATAATTCAGTTTTATCTATTTTTCCGGAAGCTAATGCTTTTTGGACTCTTTTAATTAATCTTTGATCTTTTGGATCCATTTGTGAAAGACTATCTAAAAACCTTCTGTGTTCTACGGAAGATGCTACCGCAATATCTCTTTCTTTTTCATCAGCAAATTCTGAAGTTTTATAATCTTCATCTCTAAGATTTGAGTCATATGAACTAGCATCGGCCATTTGTCTTAAATCTGGCCTTGAAGAGTCTACAGGAGGTAACAATCTAAATTCAACCGAATCAGTATACCCACCAAAAGTTGCGCTCATGGCCGCACTCATGAAACAAGGAGATTTTTGAGCAATAGTAATACCATAATCTGCACTCATTGATGCTTCTTTTCTTTTATATTTGCGAACGGCGGCGGCGCCAAAAGTTTTCTTTGCTATAGTGTGGGAGAGTTTGGTGAAAAACATGTCTTTTTGATGACTGGTAATTGATGCCGCGGCATCAAATTTACTTCCAAATATTTGAGCAGCAGGTATAAATTCTGTACCTTTATCTGCCCAAATCATCCAACCTTTTCCCCCAAGTCTTACAGCATAAAATTTAGCCCCTTTATACTCATCTGGGATTTTTTCATCATTTATTACAGGAATTTCTTCCCAAATACATGGGACTGTGCCGGTCTTTTTTATTGTAAATCTTCTTGTACTGGCAAAATCTCCAACTATTTGACCAGAAATACAACCTACTAAAACACCTGAAGCTCTTTGTTTTTTAATGCACAACCCTAATAAAGGACCTAAAAACACTGGGGATGAATCAACGCCGTGATTTTGGGTTAAAGAACCCTTAACGGAATAAAATTGATTACCGCCAATAAGGCCGTCGGCAAACATTGCATCCGGTGCATTTCCACCGCCTGTTGGGACAAGATTAACATTTATAGCATCAAATACATTCTGAGCTAAATCTTCAAATAAATCTCCGGTTGCGCCTTTATTTCCGACGAAACTATAAACCATATTTGAAAAAGATTGTAGATCATCTCTTAATTTTGTGTCTGTTTTCCCAGTGTTTTTATTGACTGAAGTTCCATCCCAACTAGGGGATATTCCAATTAAATTTCCTTGTTTAGGAAGATAAAAAGCTTCTTTTCCAATTTTGATTACCGCATGAGTTCTTTTACCAGATTTACCTGATCGAGCAGGAGTTGATCTTGAAGAAGATCCAGTACTTGCTGAAAAATCTGCAAATTGGTTTTTGAATGTTTCTAATGAATTTAAATCAGAATCTGAAAAAACATGGTTTCCTGATTTTTTTAATTTTCCGATTTTTGATCTAGATCTACTAACTCCATTTTTGGCCATAGATTTGAGATCTTTAATATCAAATTTGGTTACGCCAGGTTCAATTCTAGATAACTTAGTTCTTTTTGGCAGGTCTTTAAACCCTAGTTGGTCAAGCTTGTCTCTTAAATCATCGTTTTCTAACGAAGATAAACCTTCTGGATCAGATCGAAAATCATACTCTGATAACAAACGTTTTAAACTATATTTTTTCTGTTTAGACATCTAATTCTCCTTGAGAGGCCATATCATTTCCGAAGATATGCGTTGTAGTTTTCCATTCACAAGAATAATCCATTCTTCAGCTCCCCAGCCAAACCCATAAACACATTGAATAATTATACCAATCGCAACATTATTCCTGGGTAAATCTAATACTGAACCAATTCTAACTAAATCACCAGTATCTAGTATCATACAGGCTTGGATAATTTTTTTACCATTGTACGCAAACATTCTTGTAGTATTCCATTAGATAATACTATATATTTCTTTTTTGTTTTGTGTCCTATGATAACCCCAATCTTCCATAAATTACCAGCATCTTCTGGTTTCATCAGAAGCGCAATAGGAACTTCTGTCCAGTAAATTAATTCTCCTATTTCATGGCAGGCTGGATCCATTCTCCCTCCTTGTCACAAATTGGGTTTATAACTTGGATGTGTATCGACTGTAGGATACCATCAAACATGATATCCCACCATGCACCTTTAAATTCAGAATGAGGACTTTCCCGGATTACTAATCCGTAGCTACAATTTGCACGAACTCCTGGACCTCTAACTTTCATTGCTGGTACTGCGACTAAGTCACCCTCCCTTGGAAACCATCTAGACATAAGTGTTTGTTATACCATTTAAGTTGTTTAAGATGCGATGCATCAACTTCAACTAACTTTCCTCGTAACAAAACTGACCAAGAGACCATGACGCTGTCATCCAAATTTGTTTTTTCCATGCAAACTACTAAACCAAAACCCGGCGATACATTTTGCATAAACAAGCCCCTTTTAACCCAAACTAATTCACCAACCGAAAACACACAGCAAACCTCTTAAAATGACGTTAAATCAAAATAAATGATTCACGTATTAACGAAACTGTGGAACCGCCAATGAGAGCCTTGTATAAACACGGATCATGATTGCTGTTTTCCCAAACCTCCTCAAACTTAAAATCAACTGAAACTATGACGCCGATGCTTCCATTATTCAACTTAATCAGCTGACCAGGCTTTAAAATTTTGTACACCTTTTCTGTCGCCATAATAATACTTATATATACTAACAAGAATTTGGAGCATAATTATGGGTTTAACAAGAAGAGAAAGGAAATTAATTCTTTCTGCAAACCGTCTTTTTGAAGTTGCATCTGAAGTAGAAATTGAATTACCTCGTGTAATTGAAAGACCTGAACTTCATGTTTTTGATTTTGATGAAACTCTTGCTTTTCCACCTGAAGCAATATACAAATTGTATCTAGGATACTACATGGGAAAAGAACACGGTTTTATTGCTGCTAGTCCCTCTATAGTAAAAGATGCTTTATCGATTTTGCTAGCAATTGGAGTAGAACCAATTGAAACTCTCCAAGAGCCAAACTCTGAATTCGGGCCAACTACAGTTTTGCATTTGGACTATAAAGGTTATGAAACCGCAAGAGAAAAAATAAATTCAGAATTTAGAAATCAAGTTTTGGGACCTTCTTTACCAACAAAATTAAAAAGTGGGAAATGGAAGAAAATGGTTTCGGTTTATTATCAGTTTCCGGAAGCCCATGAATTAAGCCCTGAATTATATCAGCCATTACCAGCAACGGAAATCATGAAAGAAAAAATCCTAGCCGGACACCACGTTTATATTTGTACAGCCCGGGCCGGAAATGAAAACATAGAAAATATAATGGATTTTCTTAAATTTAACAAGATAAAAATCCCAAAAGAAAATATTTTTGCAGTTGGAAGTGAAAATAAAAGTAATACTATCAATCGATTAATTGAATTGCATAACACTGAAGATGTCTTCTTTTATGATGACAGTTCAAAAAATGTCTTAAACGTTATGGATGATTGCTGTTCTGCTGCACAGAAATTAACTGTTATAAAATATTCTAGAAAAACTCCTGGGGCCATTGATTCTACAACTGTTTGTGGGATCAAAACTGAAAATAAAAAACGGAACAACAGATATTTATCTGAGTCCCGTTCTGTGTTTAGGAAGTGGAGAAAAATGAGCGGAATTTAAAAGAGGCCTTTAAAGATCCCTTTGAGAGTAGAGCCGGCTTTTTTCATTGCTCCTTTGAATTCACTTTCTTCTTCTGGATAATCAATATCTGTAAACTGTGCAGAAGAATCAGCATTAGTAACTGTTTCATCGAAATTTCCTCTTTGTTTTAAAAATTCTTCAAAAACCGAATTGACATCTCCTTCGTTTTCTTTTATAGTTCCTGTTTTTCCTTCTAACCAACCTGGAAACCATTCGATAAATTCTTTTTCTAGTTTATCATCAACCAATTCTTTGTAACCATCATCTATATGGAATAATCCTAATAATTGGTTTCCATCGGCCGCACTGTCATCGGCATTTCTTGCTGCTTTTGTTGCGTCATATGCGTCTTTTACTTTTCCACCTAAAGAAATTCCGTCAGCAAACAGTTTTACTCCTGGCAGATATTCTAAAACGTTTTTAATAACTTTTCCAGTTGCTTCTCCACGTTGTTCGATATCTTTTAGCTCTTCAGCTTTGACGGCTAAGGCTAAAATCGTTTTCATTTCTTCCCATTTAGTTACTTTTCTTTCTTTTAATAAAGAAGAAATTTTAGTTTCTAAAAGGAATTTATTCCATTCTTTTTTTGCTGAATACATAATGTCTCCTTAATCAACTCTCATAACATCACCGATCTCTTCTTCGGTTTGAGTTCCATCATTCCACTGAATAAGTATGCGCCAGCTGTTGCTAGCACTTCCTCCAGTGAAATATGTTTTTATCTTAATAGGAACTAGATGAATTACTTTCCCTTCTTTTCCAATATTGTGGAACAAACTTACTTTATCGCCAACTTTGATCATTTTATCTCCTAAATTAAATTATTTCGTCAGTATTGAATGCTTTTACTACGCCAGTTTCCATAGCAATCTGAAACATATCTGCTAATGCCAAAGCAAAACTTTGAGGACAGCCTACTCCAATTTGTCTCATGAGAGGCCGTATAGATTCTAAAACTTCGTGTGGATTATTGCAGATAATTTCTGCACTTTTGGAATAGCTATCAGGACACATCGCGGCATCGACATTGTTTAAATTTAAAACTTCTGATTTGAGATTTATTGGAAGTTCTGGCTGATACATTCCGTCGCCGTATACCGAATAATCTTCTTCTTCGCACCCACATTCTTGTAATAATTGGCGTTGATAATCTCTCCACCATTTATGAACATCGTCTCTTCCCCATTTTGCGCTCATTTTCTTTCTCCATCGTTTAATCCTAATACTTCTCTGCCATTATGGACTGCAATATTAATTATTTCTTCTTCGTCATAAATCCTACATGCATCAATTAAAAGTCTTAATTCATTAACAATGTCTCCATCGCAATAAGGCTTGTATAAATCACAAATGTTATCCGACCCTATAGCAACACGCAGTCCTCTATTTAGTAATTCATCTACTGGTGTGATCGAATTGTGAATTGGGGCTAATATTTCCGACCTTTTGTGATCAATCCATGCTGATGGACAGCAGATAAATGTAAGATCTGCATCGATACACATTTTATATACTTCTTCTCGGTATGTTTTTGGATGACATGCTAAACTTATTGAATGTATTGCCGTTACTCTGCTTTCTAATCCATGTTCCATGGTTTTTCTAGCTAATAATTCTGTCTCTCTTTCAAACGGGCGGTTATTTTGATCAACATGAACATGTAATCGTTTTCCAGTTTGTTTTGCCCAATCCATTACTACATCTAGATGTGCAGCTTCTTTTCCAGAATCGGCGCCGGGGAGAGAACCTATAATATCAATAGAATCAATTACGGTTTCTAAAAGATTTCTTGGTTCTTTTTCTAAAACGCCTTTTAAAGTTTGGCAAGCTATAATTAATTTTATTTCATCGAATTCTAAATCTTCTTTTGCTATTGTTGCTCCTGTAAGAGCAGTATAGTGAACTACAGGATCAATATCAATAAAGCTACAAACAACTTGAGAATTATAAAATTTTTGAGCCATTAAAGCATTTTTAATTCTATCTCTATATTCCATGACAGAACAGGTTCGCTTCATTTCATCTATTAGAAACCATTTATCTTGTAAATGACTATTTGTTTTTTCTAGAGTTTCTCTTGTTATGGTGTAAGCCCTGTCTAAATGTGAATGTGCATTAACATATCCTCCTTCTAGAAGAATTCTGTTAATGACATCAGACAAAGGGTTAGAATGTGTCATATAATACCTCAATAATCCGGAAAATCGCCGTCCAATCTTTTCCACGATATCCAAAGCCAGCTACTTATAATTAACACACCAAATAAGAAAAACCAAAAATAATTTCCCGGAAAAGATAAAGAAAAACCGCTGGTAATTAAATAGCCAAATCCTGTACCTAGTAAAAATTCTTTTGTCTTAAATTTATCCATGCTTTGACCACCAAGCTGGTACTTGAATTATTTCTTCCCAGCCCTCATCTAATGTTGGGGGCTCATATCCACTTATCATTCTGTCAATGGCTTCTGGAGGGATTGTTTTCTTTCTTCCGGTTGTTTCGAAACGTTTTTTAGCTCTAGCCGCTACTGAATCTTTCAAAAAATCAATTTGATTATTCCAGTCAAACACAACAGCGATCAATTCATGATCCGGAGCATCTAAAGAATTAATTATTCTTTCTCTTCCTGATTTGTTCATGTTTGTCATGTCAACAATTATTGGTCTTCCGGATGATTTTGCCTCGACGATTGTTTTTTCATGTTCTGACAAAGCTGTAGCTTGAGCTGTGGCAACTTTATCCCAAACTTTTGGTTCCCAAGTTTTCCATTCCAAAGGTTGATCGATCATTTCCCCATATTTTTCACTATATTGAGTTTCTGAATATCCTTTTTCTCCAGGTTGGATTGGTTTAGCAAACATATCGTCATAATCAAACCCATGAGCATCTCCAGCCGCATCGGTTCTATCATCCATACTAATAATATATGGGTTTTTTATACCAAATTTGGGACCTTCTTTTTTTAACCAGGTTGATTTTCCTACCCCGGGAGGTCCTATTAAAAAAAATATTTTTAAATGAGATATTTCTTCTTTTAGTATTCTTTTCCAATTTGCTCCAAACATATTTCTTTCCTTTGGCTGTAATATTCTTATATAATTTAACCTACATATTGTCAATATACACGGATTTTGAGTATTTTTCAATTATTATTAAATCTTCTAAATTAAAATCTTTTCCTTCTCCATTAGTCATTACTTTCCCGCGAGGAGGATTTCCTGGAATACTTTGAATTGAAACTAATATTCCAATTACTTTTTTAGGCGCCTGTTGGTATCCATGAGAATAGTGCATTACTAAATCACCAATCTCTGCCAACTCAAATCGTAGGTCGTTTTTTATATTACTAACATCAATGTATTGGCAAGATTCTTTCGAAACTCTTATATGCGATTTCCAAAAACTATCTATTGGTTCAACAATTAAATCAAAAAGAGCAATTTCAATAACTCTACCTAATTTAAAATCGTAAACCTTTCCTTTGTTGTCTTTAGTAGATCCAACTAAGCAAACAACATCATTTATTTTATACATACATTTATAAGTATATAAAAAACAAAAAGCTCTCGATAGGATTCGAACCTACGACCGGCTGATTACAAATCAGCTGCTCTACCAACTGAGCTACGAGAGCAAAAAATAATTTTTAAGTTATTCCAAAACCGTCATCATCCCATGATGTTCCAAATTCTGGACCTCCATGAACTAGTCCTCCTGCTGGTTTTAATATAGATGATTTATTTCCATGCCAAGCTGCTGTTAATCCAATTGTTCCTAATATTGATCTAGCAAATATTTCCATATGTTCTGTTTCCATATCAGAAATATATGACAATGATTTAAATTCAATTATTCCTTTTCTTACAAAAATAATACAAATTGGATTTCCATGAAGATCTTCTATTAATATTCCGTCTATATCTCCAGTAGCAAATATTTTTCCCTTTGGGTCTTGGGATAAAGTTTCAGCCAGAGTTTTTGCAAATTCGTTTCTTTCATCATCTTCGTTAATATCGGTTTTTATTCCATTAACAGCGCAATTTATAATGAACGCTCTTACTTTTCCATTTTCTAAATCAGAATTGTCCATCTTTCCTTCTCGTTTAACTTTTTATTATTGTATATCAGTTAATCATCATGTTCAGAATTTTTTGATTTTAATTTTATTTCATTGAGATAATTTTTTAATCTTACTTGAGGACCGTTTATCATAACATATGTTGCATGCTCAACCCAATCTCCGGTATTAACATATGTTCGTATTTTTTCGTTTTCGTCGATCCAGATCATTGCTTCCGGGGTATGAGTATGGCCCATGATAAAAACATCGGTATCACCGCTATATTTCATAATATCTCTAACATATTTAATTCTTTTCTTTCTGGTTTTAAACCAATCATAAAATTTGTTAGAATTCCAGTTAAATACTCTTTCTAAAACGTCACCAATTAAAGCAACTATTTTCATTATAAATCTTTTTTGCAGAATCCCACCTTCATGTTGGTCTCCGTGTTCAATTGCAAATGATCTTCCGCTTTCTTCAAATTCGTATCTTTTTGTAAAGCTTACATTTGCTAATGAAGAATCAATAAATGCTTCGAAGGCTCGATCATGATTTCCTACAACATAAACGATAGGTTTGTTTAATTTTCTTAAAATATCAAATATTTTCTTTGTATCTTCTGTAAATCTAGGTACTTTTAAAAATTCTATTACATCTCCCGCAAGAACCAATTCGTCATAATCTTTCTTTTCTAATAATGATATTAACAGTTCTTCCCGGGAAAATGTAGATCCTAAATGAAGATCGGATATAACCAATCTTTTCATATTAGTGACTCTAAAGTTGCTAGCGAATTATTAACCCCCGCTAGAGAAGCTGGTGGAAAATGAATAATTCCTTTGCCTCCCGATGATTCAAACATAGTTGTGTATTTTTCTCGATCATCAATTAAAATACATCTAGCTCCTGGAAAAAGGGGAGGAATTGAACTTTTGTCCTGGCGAATAAAAATTCTTTCAGGAGGAATTGGGGTATTATTAGTTAGCCAGTATTTCTTGGCTTTAATGCTTTCATCATCAACAGGGGCTGATAAAATATAAACATTCTCTTCTCCAACTAGGTTAAAACATTGCTGGATTAATTGATCAGCCCCTGGGGCTTTTGGTAATTTTGCCCAATGATCATAATTTTTTGTTACTGGTGCAAATTGATATCTTTTTATCAATAATTCCCACTGGGTTAATTCTTCTTTTGCGTCTTTTTTTCTCATTAGTTCGCGCATGAATTCTTCTGTTATTGGAAAAACTTTGTCAATTCCTTCATAATTCCGGAGTTTTTCCAGTTTTTTTCCTCGAGATCTTGGATATTCAATATTGCTGCTAATATCTTTATTCAAAACAGTAACCAATCCCTTTGTAAAACCTACTAATACTCCATCCATATCTAAAAAAACAATTATTCTTGATTTAGGCTTAGACTCCATATAGTTTCTCCATGTTTCCATTAATTCTTTTGTTTTCATAGGTTTATCTTTTCTCCGTTGGAAATATTGGCCAAAGAATCTCCTGGGTTTCCAGTGAGGTTTGTTAAAGATATGTGGAATATTCTATCAATTTCCTGAGGTGTTACATTAGAAATTTGTTTAATTTCTGTAGTATCAAGATTTGCTTCTAACAAAATAGTGTTTAGAAATTTACGTAGATCGGTGTGATTTTTGATTTTTATGAAAGTACTTGTTCTTCCATCTTCAGATTTAATTCCTATATCCCCAAACTCCAAAAGAGGAGGAAGAATTGATAAAACACGGGGTGATTTAAATAATGCTTTTAACGCTTTATCTCCTCTTAGACCCTCTCGAGAAGTAACTTTTTTTGGAACAGACTGATGTAAAAGAGTTACATGTAATTTTTCAATAGGTTTTTGGTTGGGAAACTTTTCTTGAATTGCTAGCTGTAGATCTTGAAGAAACGATATATCAGTTGGTTTAATCTGTATAATCCCAGTAAATTTTTTAGGTAAATTACTAGAAGACATTATAGACCCTTCGTTTAAAAATTTTAGCCAAGATTCCATTATTTTTTTCATTTTTTCTCCGTTTTTTAATCTCATAATAATTTATCTTATTTTGAAACTAACTACACAGATTTATAGATTTATTTTAAATGGTGCCTCAGGAGGGGCTCGAACCCTCACGCCTTTACAGGCAACGGATTTTAAGTCCGTTGTGTCTACCTATTCCACCACCAAGGCTTACTCTTATATTTTACTAGTCTTCGCAGGGTTGTTCAAAATGTTTTGCAAGATCTTTAATAATATTTGAGGCGGTACATGGAAAGAGATCAGGCCAGAAAGCATGTAAAAATACACACAGTGCTGCTTTCTGGATTTTTGTATAATAACTTATGGCTTGTTTAAAATGGTACCAGTAAGTGAGTTTCTGTTCTTTTAAATGTTGAAACATATCATTAATTATTAACCGTAAACAAAAAACCCGCAGCAAAGCTGCGGGTATAAAACACTAGGAAGGGAGGGTGTTTTAGTTTTCTGTATTATTAGTATTTTCTGTATTATTAGTATTTTCTGTATTATTAGTATTTTCTGTATTGGTAACCGTATTAACTTTCGACGGTTCCGTGTTTGTTTTTGTCGTGTTGGTAGTTTCAGTATTACTAGTTGTTGCAGTAGTTTCTACTGTATTTGTATTAGCGTTAGTATTTGCGGTGGTTTCTGCAGTGTTGTCTTCGCATGCTACCAAAGCTAAAAGCATAATCATGATTCTCATTGAAATCTCCTTTTGATTTTTGATTATAGTCAATATATTATGATAAATTTTATCAGTGTATAAGTTTTTTCCCAATAAATATTCTCCTAAATGGGAAAACCAAATTTATTTTATTCTACATGAGCAGTGCCAACAACCTCCCAAATCATATGTGATTGAAACCAGCCATTTAATTGGGGTGCTTCTCTTCTGTCGGTTTTATGCCTTGTTAAATGAACTGCAGCTAAAGACCAAGAAGGATAAGATTGAAAATATGAACCTGGAATATTCATATATCCTGAATCTTCTTCCATACAAGAGACAGACCCAAGTAATTGGGTTCCATCTGGAGAATATACTGCTATCAATATCTCGAATTGGCTGTTGGGAACAACTGGAGACCAAGTGAACGTAGTGTTTGATTTACTTATTACAGTATCGAAAGCATAAGATGGATCTACCCACAAAAGAGTATATGGTTCAATAGAATCAAAACCCTCGATTGTCGTAAAAGCATCTTCAATTACTCCATTTTCAGTAGAAACGCTATACGAAGTATTTCTTAGATATTGATATTCGTATAAATTTATATTCGCCCATATTCCTAAACCAGATGGTGTTAAAGAAATATCGTTAAAATAAGCCGGCTGTGTAGAAGGCAATGGTTGAGAACTTACATGGGTATTATACAAACTAGTAGTGCATGTTCCGGTTGGAGTTAAATATTCTATATAATTTCCGCTAGTTGGATGATGAAGCTTAAGTTCAGCAGAAATATCAAATTCGCTTGATTCTCCAACACACGCAGGACATGCGATTTGGCGAAAATGGATTTCCCCAAATCCAATAGTTAAATCAGATATTTCTCCCGAAGGTTCTTCTGTTGATGGTTCGATACTTGGCTCTCCTGATTCTGATTGGTGGTCAAGAGCAGCTGTTTCATCCTGTTCTTCGTTTGGATGTTTCATAATAGAGACATCTGAAGAACATGAAAATAATAGCATTAGTAAAATATTTCGAAACATAGTTTCCCCTATAACATTATTCTAATTTTTGTATAAGACCAGAATTTTCCCAAGAATATGGATCTTCTGTCCAAATTAGTATACCATCATTTGATAATTCTGTAAGTGAAATAATTGCTGCAGTACCTAAAACAACAACAGCTTTTTGGATTTCTTCTTCACTAAATGTTGTTTGCGTATTTTCGCACTGAGACTTACAAATCCAATCAGTGGGGTTTTCAAAGTCGCAATGATCAGCATCGATAATCTTTATTGCTTGATATGAATTCATCATTGAAAATAGATTAAGTCCATTGTTTACTGCGTTACAAGTAGAAGGCTCTCCAAAAATGGAAAAAGCAGGACAGGTAATATTACTGGCATAATTTTGACCAATTAAATCCGGGACTCCTGGAATATCTTGGGTATCAGTTGCATCTAATCCCAATACACCAATGGCGTTGTCATCTAAAGAAGCTGCAATAATAGCTGCAAGACCACCTGCTGAATGTCCTGCATAAACAACTTCTGTTGCATTGTAGAAACTTGCTAGTTCTACCATGTTTTGTCCATTCATTTCATGATCGACCCCTGTAAAAACATTATAATGGCAGAGGGTTGGTAATAAAACTTTTACTCCCCAAGACGACAAATGCTCTGCCCACCCGGCCATAACGTCAGGCCCTCTAGCGAATCCATGGCCTAGGACAACCATGGGAGGATTGTCGGCATATGGGGTGTAAACATCGTATTGCATATTTGCGCAATTTGTAACGTTTATACTGTGTGTCTCTAAAGTGATTCCATATGGATAATGAGGACCATAAACAGAAAAATCAGGAAGTAAGTTTTCTTCAGTTTCTTGTTCGGTTATTCCTGTTTCTTCTTGTATCGATCCATTATCTTCCGAAGGCTCCTGTAAAGTATCGTAAGTATCATATGTCTCCTTTTCTGTGGCTATTCCTATATTTGCGTCACATGCTATAATGTTACACAAGCTTAAACCAAGTAAAATCTTAAAATTCATTTTATATTTCTCCTTTTGCAGATAATAATACAGGGCATGGGAAACTCAGCGCCATTTCAATTACTAGGCAACCCGCGCCGGAACATGAATCTATAGTAACATCAAAATCTAAAACCATTGAAGAATTAGTAGTATATTTACCGTTCATAATAGTATTGATTAATAATTTTGCCGAGCCTCCTAAAGCAGATTCTTCTGCTGAAACAGCATTACATGTAAAATATCCGGATTGATTAATTTCACAGCTGGTATCCTCTGTTTTAAAAGATGATATATTGGATTCTACAATTGTAAAAGTTGGCGGGATCATTTCTGCAACATTTTGATAATTGTTTATTGAGCATGTGTCGTTAACTGAAGATACCTCAGAAACATTCCATGTTCCTGTTTCGGCAATTATTGGAGGTTCTGAAGTATCTCTTCCGGAATCCATGGATTCATAAGGCTGAAAAAAATTATCATCCGTATTAGAGGAATTATTTAAGTTACAAGAAAATATAGTTCCAATAAAAAATGGGATTAACAAACTTTTCATATTGCACCTGCGGCATCTAAGCCGGCTAATACACCATCGATGGCCCAAAATGCAGTATAGATTTCTGAGTTAGCAATCCATGACCAACCAATCTCAAGATACCATCGATTGTTCCAACTTTTTGCACGAATAGTTTGATATGATAAAGTGACGGTCGTATCCTGACCAAACGCACCGTCTACCCAATCACCGAAGAAAAAGCCGTTTAGTAAAGCTTCTGCATCTGTATCATAGTAATTCCTCAGATCTTCGAGAAAGTCTGGTGTGATTTCGATCATCAGCTCGCCAAGAACAAAGTAGTCATCCTTATGGTCTTCAGTAGTCTCGATTGCCACAAGCGAATGTGGCAAGTCTAAGGTTAAATGTGCAACCATGGCTATAACAACTGCCCTAGTTCTAGAAACTTCTGGATGGTCAGCTAAATAATAATATTGGTTCCAAGCATAGGATGGTTCTTCACCAAGCAATGCTAATTGGAGATTTTCCATATAACGTGATGCAAAGTCTACAACAATCTTCCGTCCCCATTCTTGATCTTCGATCTCTTCATTTTCTATTGCTTCAATAATCCTGTTGGTAATATGTCGATATGTAGTCGGGAACATTCCCCATGGGTCGCCACATTCTTCGAAAATAGAAGCAATTTTGTCTATTCGGTCATATATTGTATAAATCGTTTCTGAATCGGAAAGAGAAGTTAAAACAATTATATCTTCAGCTGATTCAGCAGAAATGATTTCTCCATTGCAAAAGTTATTAATTAAACCAGAATTGGATTCAAAACCATTATATTGCTGTGGTTCTATTTGAGTTTCAACTAATATGTCTTCTTGTACCTTGTCTTGTACCTTATCTTGTACCTTATCATAGGCCTCGGGTTCACACCCCAATAGAAGTCCAAATATTCCTATAATATGTAGAATTTTCATTATTGATAACCCACCATGTCGAATGTTATTTTAAGAGGCTCAGCATTTCGTACTGCACCGAAGAATGCGCTGTATGGTTCAATCCCAAAATCACTATGGGTAAAGTCTACAACACTAGACATATAAAAAGCATGCGATTGAGCTGTAAAATCAATATCGATATCCCAGGTTTTAACTTCATTTCGTATAGCCATATCTCCTGTCACTCTCAACGTGTTTACATTTAACAATTGACATTCTGAACTTACAAATGAGATGGTTGGATTTTGAGATGCATTTAATTGATTATCTGCTAACATATGTTCTCGAATGGTTTCTCTGTCCGATTGAGAAATAGTGTCTCCATAACCCACTAACTCCCTCATAGCATCTTCGTCGACTTCTAAATCTCGCACCGGTAATGAAAACTGCATCGCACACTCGCTTATATCTGAAGGGTTGTATGAAACAATCCCATTCCAATTAGTTGCTCTCATCACATGGTCATGAGCTAACCCAGAAGCTGCAGCATCAGGATCTTTATAAACCTGAATGTATAAAAGACTATCATTATCATCAAAAATATAATTTGCTGTGATGGGTTCTTCTACCGTTTCTTCAGTGGCCGTATCATCAATTATATTGTCGCTTGGTACTGGAATATCATTTTCACTTGAGTCAGAAAGCTGATTATTTAAATTAGGGTCAGTACAAGAAAACAAAAGCGGAAAAATAAAATATTTCATTTTAATCCTCCCGGCATGCAAGAAGCAAGAACATTCTTGTTGTCGACCCAATGGTAAACTTCATGATCGTTAATTCTAGGCTTATTATAGCATACTGATTCATAAGGAAACCCATGAGTATCAAGCCATGTCTCAGTGATCTCTGCGTGTTCCGATGTCCGCGAAGTAAAAAAAGTTATCCTATCTCCTCTTTTATAAAGATATTTAATTCTTTCTAAAGCTCCTTCTAGAGGTTTTGCCGTTGCAAATCTCCAGGATTGCTCGTTAGGTATATCTTCACATATTGTTCCATCAATATCTAATAGCCAAATTGTTGGATGCATTTATCCCCCCTGTGTTGTTAGTAATGTGATTAAAGTTTTAAAGTTTAAGTTATTTTCTTCGCACAAAAACTAATAAGCCAATAAACACACCTAAAATATACGACCAAGAGTTGGGTTTTACAGTCACAGTTTGGCAACTTTTCACTGGGATTGATTCGGATGAATCTTCTTCAAGCTGAGGCATATTTTCATGTTGGTTTCCGGTATCAACCTCAGGTTGAGGCTCGTCTTCAGGTTGAGAGATCTCTTCTTCCTCCTCGCTTGGTTCTGGAATTTGTTCTTCTTCTTCAGGTGGCTCCCAGAATGGAGCAGAAATTTCAATATTTTCAAGGCTAACCCCCATTGTATAAGGCGTAACTTGAGTCATTCCATTATCAAATGATCCTAATACGTTAATTTGATCAATAATAAACGTTTGTCCTTCCTCAACTTGCACAGGAAGGAAATATTCATGATATGCCTGGTATTGTTCTCTGGCCTCTAAATTTAAATACATATCCCAAGCCATTGTATCTGCGGTACCTGTTGTCTCTACATCCCATTCGTATAGCATAACCTGGTATTGTGTTTGAACGCGATAATCTGAATTAACATATCCTTTCACTTGTATATCGCCGGCTGCTTTAATATCTCCTTCTACATTTTCGGTATATTCTCCATGAGCCATCGCAGATCCTTCAGCGCCTGCTTCCCCATTTGCGCTGGCGCCGAGGCCATAACTATTGGTGAAAACAATCTCTCCATAGGCATCAATGCCATAATCATCAAAGGGGACTGCCCAGTCCCACCTGAACGCCCCGCTGAAGTCTGGGCCAGTAGAATTACCACATGCAAAACAAAGCGCCTCTACTGATAAAACTGGAGATGATCCATAGTTTGTCCAGTCTTCTACCCATAGCTCTCTTCCTGGATTAGACCTTGCTTTTATGATAGCAACATAGAAATCTGATCCTCTATCAATCGATGATTCAAACCAGAAAAATTCAATAATAGCATCAACCATGTTTCCGTAATCATCTTCATTTCCAACATAAAGAGTGTTTCCGGAAAAGTAAGCATAAGCATTATTGTTTTCAGGGTTAAGAGGAGTTGCAAAATCAAATACTAAATCCGTGTTTCCTTCTAGCATTGTTGCACCAATATAAGAAGTTTGAGATTCGGATAGATCTTCACCATAGGCGTTTCCTATAAGACATAAACCCAACAATAAACTTAACATCATTTTATTCTCCTTAACCACATTGCTGTTAATGGAATTACTAACAATAACGGACTATAAACCCCGAATGTTGTACAGCTGATTCCCCCAGTTTCTCCTGCTAATTCTGCTGCTGATATAATTTCTTGCTGGCATTCTTCAGATGAAGTATCTTGAATTTCTGCAGTATCTCCTGTATCCATGTTTTTCTCCTGTTTAATGGTACACCCGATAGGATTCGAACCTATGACCCACGGCTTAGAAGGCCGTTGCTCTATCCTGCTGAGCTACGGGTGCCTAATATTATTTGTTTTTTAATTCTGCAATTTGTCTTTTTAAATCATTGATTAAAGCAGTTGTTGTATCTACATTATTATGATACCAAATATTGACATTGAAAGCAATACAAATTCGATCTCCATCCCCTTTAAACGGATCAACCCCATGAGGGGTATCTTTTGGGAATAAGATTAGTTGACCGGGTTTTGGCCTAATTTGGATAACACTAGGGGGATGGAAAGAATTTGGCTGCTGTGTGGCTGTTGGTGGGCCGGCCCATAATTTGATTTGTCCACGAGAGTTTTGAGATGATGTTCTGTCTTCTTCGACATCTAGTATTTGGGGTGGAGATTTTATATAAACAACCCCGGATAATCCACATGGTGAAATAGTACTATGGTCGTGCACGGGATTATAGTCATCAGCTAACTGTTTTACAATCCACATATCGTTAATATCTACAGTTCCTTCAAATTTAACTGATCCACCCCAAACTGATAATAAATATTTATTGACGTATGCTGTAGATAAATGATGAATTACATCTTTTAGGTATAGAAATGGTTTTGTATATTGCCTTGGAAGAACGCCAACCTGCAATCCATAATCAATCTTTGCTGCTAAATTTTCAGTATAATCAATCGAAGCTGGATCGTTTAAGATTTCATAGACGTCTGGAAGTATTAAATTTACCCAATCTTCTCCTAAGTCAGCTCCGAACATAAATCGTGATGGGAAATTGTGGATATTTACTCCATTATTAGCTAGCTGTTGATCAAATTCTCTAACTTGGTCTTCACGTGATTTTCCATTATCTTCGATATTTTCACTCATCTTTTATTCCTTTTCTTGTATAATTTCTTTTATCTTTTTATATGTAAAAAATCCACCTTTAACAATTAAATAAGCTGTTAAATAAACCATAGTGAACAATAACATTGTAGCAAAAATGGAAAAAACTATTGCGCCTATTGGTTCCCACATTGTCACTGGTTTCTCCATGGATAACACCATGCAGCTAGCCCTCCACAGAGTAAGGCCCATAAATAATTGCCGGTAGAAATACTAGAAATACAAAAAAACAAATTAAGAAAAAAGCAGCCCAGTGATATAAGTCTATTTTTGTCCATTTTAATACCTGTATTCATTTGATTTATAAGGTCCACATAAAGAAACGCCTATATATTCAGCTTGTTCTTCAGTTAGTTTTTCCAATGTTGCTCCCACATGAGGAAGATGTAAATGTGCCACTTCTTCGTCTAATATTTTAGGCAAAGTATATACTTTTTGCTCATAATTTTGTGCATTATTAAACAATTCAATTTGAGCAAGTACCTGATTTGTGAAAGAGCAAGACATAACAAAACTTGGATGCCCTGTTGCACATCCTAAATTGACTAGTCGGCCTTCTGCTAGCAAAATTATTTGTTTTGTAGGTCCAGGAGAATCTGGTAATCCAGATGGCATGTAATATACATCAACCTGTGGTTTAATATTTTCTTTTACGAAATTTTCTTCAAGCCATGCAACATCAATTTCGTTATCAAAATGTCCAATATTGCAAACGATTGTATTATTTCTCATTTTTAGAAAATTATCTGCCGTAACAACACTTTTATTTCCTGTGGCAGTTACAACAATATTAGCTTCTTTTATCGCTTCTTCCATGGGTTTTACTTGGTATCCATCCATTACAGCTTGTAGAGCACAAATTGGATCAATTTCTGTAATTATTACTCTACAACCAGCAGCGGACAAAGAAGCTGCTGATCCTTTTCCTACATCGCCATATCCTGCTACTACTGCTACTTTTCCAGCCATCATAATATCTGTTGCTCTTCGAATTGCATCAACACAAGATTCCTTGCATCCGTACTTATTGTCAAATTTACTTTTAGTAACAGAGTCATTGATGTTAATAGCTGGAACAGGGAGTATGTTGTCGTTTTCATATTCTTTTAATCTTAGAACTCCTGTTGTAGTTTCTTCTGAAATTCCTTTAATATCTTTATAAAGATCCGGGTATTGTTCTAAAACATATTTTGTAAGATCTCCGCCATCGTCCAGAATCATGTTAGGACCTAACCCTTCAGCAAACCATAGCACATAGTCTAAACAATCGTTATATTCAAGTTCTGACATTCCTTTCCATGCAAATACAGGGATTCCTTGATCAGCTATATATGCTGCAGCGTGATCTTGGGTTGAAAAAATATTACATGTCATCCATCGTACTTCGGCGCCGAGTTCTACTAGCGTATCAATAAGAACCGCGGTTTGGATTGTCATGTGTAAACACCCAGCAATACGAGCCCCCTTTAGAGGTTTTTCATTGGTGTATTTTTTTCTAAGAGCCATTAATCCCGGCATTTCAGCTTCTGCTAATTCAACTTCTTTCTTCCCCCATTTCCATAAATTTATATCCTTAATAATATAAGAAGGTGTTTGGCCGGTTTCGACCAATATTGTTTTTGATGAATTCATATTAACCTCGTTTTAGTTATCATATCCGTCGTCGCCGATAGCGTATACTGGACATTGATCAATTGCTTCGATACAATCTAAAAGTTCTTCTTCGTTTTCTGGCTGCTTATATACGTAATCATGACAACCGTCTTCGCTTTGTTCAAAATTATCCGGGGCTACTTGCGAACAAACATGACAAAAAATACATTCTTTATCGACATAAAACGAGTATTTCTGCCCATTATATTCTACTGTTCCTTCAATGTTGTCATGAAATTTTTCTTTGGGATCTGCCATTACCATTCTTCCTTTTGGCCGACCCAATCTTGGAATTGGTCTTTTCCTCCTCTGATTCCCCAATCTGAATCTACTGTTAATTTTGAAGAAATTCCTCCTCGAGGATTACAAACCAAAACCAATCGTAGCCTTGCAGGTTCATATGTAGCCATCATATCATCATAAATCACATTAATGATTCTTTCGTACGAAAATATTTGATTTCTGAAAGCAAAAAAATATTCTTTTAAGGATTTTAATTCAACTACTTTTGCAGATGGATAAATTGTAATATATAAAATACCAAAATCAGGTTGGCCTCTTACTCCTTCAAAAGTAAGTTCTGGTATTTTCATTTTTATTTCATATGCTTCTTTCGACGGGTTTGGGATAGACTTTAATATGTGTCTATTTTTTGCCCAATTTCTTTTTCTTTTTTTGGCTGATGTTTCATTCATCGTGCCCCCAATTACAATCGCAAGGCGTGCATTCACACGCACTACAATAATCATTGTCTAGCATTAATTTCCCCTTTTGTGTTAGTGTAATATTAAACATTGGTGCTAATCGGCCGGTACCAATAACATAGTTAACCATTTGCTCAGATTTTAATTCTTCCAAAATAGTTATTATGTTTTCTCCAAAATCTATTATAAGAGATTTTTTTGATCGATCATGATTTAATAATGATTTTAAAATTCTTGATTTAAGACCATTCATACACCCAAATCCTCCATCATTGAACACAAGCAATTAATACAATAAATGTGGTCAGAAGGAATAGATAAAATCTTTGAATTTTCTAAATGAAAATTTGTTTCACAAGAGACGCAAGATGCTAACCCATTAAACAAATCTAAAGTAGATATAAGTTTAATAGCATCTAGATCTCGAGATTTCTGCAATTTATATTCATCGTTTAAATTGCATTTAATTTTTGATAAATGTCCTGAAAGATTTCTCCGCCATCTGATTTCGTCTTTATTGTTATCCATACTATCAGGTCCCCATATGGATACTATTAATTTCCTAATTGAAACCCAGTTTCCTGATTCACTTTTAAGAATATTAAATATTTCTTTTGTTTTTCCAGATAGCATTTTAACCTCCAGCTTATTATATTCATATTATATAGGCTTGTAAGGTTTTTTACAAAGACTTTCCCGCTAAAAATCCCTCGGTCTCCGACCCGCTCCACCGCCCGCTGTTTCGAAAGTCTTTATCTTTTCGTTGTTATGATATTGACGTCATATTCTTCAATCGATTTTATTTTTCCTTGTCCTTCACACGGGAAACAAATTCCGGATAAAATTTTCCCTCTTCCGTAGCAGAGAGAACATGGTGTTGATGTTTTTACCATGGTTGGACCTTGTTTTTCTAATCTGTTAATATATCCTGTGCCAAAACAATCTTTACAAGAATGAGAAATATCTCCTCCTTTTCCATTACAAGCAGAACAGGTTTTGGTTATTCTCACTTTCACAGAAGTTGTTTTTCCTCCGGAAAATAATTCATCTATTGTTAAATCTAAATTAATCTTTTTTGATGGTTGGTCTTTTTGATTCATTTGATGATTAACCCTAAATAACGGATCAAATGGATTAAATCCAAAATCTTTAAACAGATCCTCGAAGGAATTAAAAGATTGATGGTTGTTGGAGATTGCAAAATCATGTTCTTGCCTTTTCTGTGGGTCGCTCAAAACGCTGTAAGCTTCACTCACCTCCTTAAAACGTTCGGCGGCATCCTCATCTCCCTGGTTTCTATCCGGATGGTATTTTTTTGCTAAATCTCTATAAGCTTTTTTAATATCTTTTTCATTAGCAAATGTTTCAACACCCAAGATTGTATAAAAATCTTTCAATTGTTCCTCCGAGGATCATAATATTAATTATGGAGAAAATCTTATTCAATCCTCAGATGGGGGATTTCGGAAAATATCTGCATTCAAAATATGGATAATAATCATCAATATTTCCGGTACCAATTAAAGCCCATATATGATTATCTCTAAGATCTAAAATTACATAACCATTAAAATCATTATTTATTTCTTTCCTCCAAGAGATTTTATCAGATGTTATTAACCGTATTTTTGCTATTGGGTTTGGGAAAAAAATATAGTTATGATCTTGTAGCGGAATTCTAGCGGCGCCTAAATAAGATCGATATCCATCATCCGGATCTTCAAGAATTTCGAAAATCATATCATTTAATTTTATGGCATTGTGATCCATTCCATAAAAATCATATTCTCCTCCTACCATAGAAATAAAACAGTCTGTTGAAAATTTTATATCTGGAATTAATTCAGTACTAACGCTTTCTGGGAGAGTGGAATCGTGTATTCGATTATAATCTCCATCACAATTGTTACTTGAAATATATCCTTTAAATTTGTTGTTTAGGTTCACTTTTATAGCCATTTTAAGCCTTGGTTAAAATTTCTCTAGGAATTGCCTCAAAAATTTTACCGTCAATTAAAACATCATAAACTAAAATAATTTCTTTGTATTTTGCTGTTTTTCTATATTCTGATTCGTAAGGTCCTTTAATTATTATTCCTGTTTTATTTAATAAATTTTGATTGAAATGATAATAGTCATTTCTAGCAATGGTGACTAATAACCCAACCCGCATATGTCGTGATCCTTTTCTAAATCGATATCATCACTAAATATAGCTCTTAAAATTCCATCATCACACAAAACCGAGAAATATGTTGGGGGAGTTTTTTTAGGAATTTCTATTAGAAGCCCATAACCACCATTAACAACAATCATATCGTGGCTATATTCATACCAATGAACTCTATTCCCTGTCTCAAAAGTTATTTTTCTTCGAGGGCATGTCCATTTAATTTTGTTCACTTGAAAAAGCCATCATGTTTAATGTTAAAAATTCAATTTGATTTAGAGAATTTTCAATATTTTGTTCATAGTTTTCTATTTGCTGTTTTGAGCGATTAATACTTTTTCGGTGTTCCTGTATTTTATCATTCATTGCTCGAATAAATGGAGATTGATCACCTTTCCAAATAGGTGTTCTTCCCCCTCTAACTTCCGGAGTTTCGCCTTTACATTGAGCCATATACATCATTTTGGCAATTTGCTGGGCGCCAGATTCGTCTGTTGCTACTACATAACCAATAGAATTCCAGGATCCGTCTTTTACTTCCCATAGGTAATTACACCTAAGTGAATTCCGGAATGTTCTTAAGATGCGATTTAGATTTTCTTCTAGCCTATTTGAGCGATATGTTAGAGATTGTTTGTTTCCCTGTTGCCACATATCTTTGTCTTGAAACTGTTGTTCTTCTACAAGTCCTCTGGCACTCCAGGTGACTCTAGGATATCTTTCATCCCGTATAATACCAATAAAGGCTGCAGCTTTATAATATTGTTCATAAAGATTAATATCGGTAAAATTAGGGGCTTTGTATCGTTTTTTGATTAGTGGTTTTACTAAATTCCATATTGTTTCTGAATTCATTTTTTTACCTTTTGTTAATTCGGTCGGCGGGCCAGGGTTGGCATTGACCATTTAGAAGAACATCATATCCAATATTTTTTCTATGAATTAAAGGTGGAGAACAAATTATTCCAAACAATTTTTCAGTAACCCAATCTCCATTTTCGTTGCGAATATCGGTTTTTATAAAACATTTATCTCCTGGTGCAAACTTTGGTTCTTCAATCATCTTTAACTTTCCTCGGACAGCGTGTTTTGCACTTTCCCAAGTTTTTTCGAGAATATAATCATCCAATCCTTGAATATATCTTTTTAGTTGCCTAATTGCTCGCGATCCGGCGGCATGAGTTTGCCAATATATTTCGGAATAACAAGGGCTTAACCGACAAACTAAATTCATTTTTTTTCTAGTTTCTTCATTAGGTTCCCAATGTCCATTATTTTCAATTTCACGAGCTTGCTGAAGTAATTGTTCAGCAAAATTTGCTTGTTTTTCAGTAAGGGTTCTTCCCTGTCTTAGCCTTGTAGCAAACGACAGAAGCGCTTCTGATAAGCGTCTATCGATTAAGAAAGTCGACAGCCTCTGCATTTCATCTGCTTCTGCATTATCTGGTACTGGTTTTATACCACCATCAATTAGTTCATCAATTTTTGAACGCATTTTTTTAGTCAAAGCTTTGCCTCTAGTCATTCTAAGAATCATTGCTTCAATGAAACTATAATCCCATTGGTGTAGCGACTTGGATGCTTGGTTATTGTTATATCCTTCCTTCAAGGTTTCGAGCTGTTGTTTTCTAAGTACGGCAGATTTTCTAGCCATTTTTACTCCGTGGTTGTTTTTATATATATAATTTAACGCATCGAAACGATTTCTGCACACTTATTATGATAATTTTCTATATTTTCTATTAATTCAGGGGCAATTTTTTCAAATCCTTTTTCTGTTAATAACCATTTTCCTCTTTTGGGACTATGCCAATATTTGGTAGGATATCCTCTATGATTTTTTCTACCATAAAAATAACTAGTAGCCCAGCCTCTTTCTGAAAAACTGTTTAAATTTCCGTGCTTACTAAAATATAGCGCTCGACGAATATCAGCTCCCGAACAAAGTGGATATCGAAAAATATATGTGGCAATAAAATTTATATTATTCAACTTCTTGAGCATTTAATTCCTCCAGGTCTGCAAGGTATAGTTCATGTTGCCGGGCACAAGCCATGGCGTGGTCCATAAATACCTGTTTAGGTACATCTGGTGTGGCCTTTATGACACAGTAGGCACCAGGCACATATGTAGCTTTAGAATCTTTCGATATGTCCATAGAACGCGTTGTGGCAATCACGTCTATAGCTTCATCAATTTTCATTGCTTGAGACCAGCTATATAGCGAAAACCAGACAGCAATGAAGATAATAAACCAATTGTCTTTAAACCAATCCCATAATTCTAAAATTTTTTTCATTTTTGTTCTCCATGAATTTTTCGATAATTTTTCACTGCTAATTCTTTTCCTTTTGCTTCAATCACAACGTCGATATCTAAACCATGGGGATTTATAAACCCTGTAACATATTTAGAATGAGCTCGAAACATTGCTTTTGGATTATCAACCTGGGCTGTTTCTGAATAATGGGTGCATTGTTTAGAGTCTGACCAAGTAGAAGCTGCTAAGTGTAATGCTGTTTGTTCATCGTCTTGACCAGGATGGCACAAATGATGATGATAATCAAAAACAATAGGGATCCCGGTCCTAGAATAGAATAATTCATATAAGTCTCGAGTTGAATAAAGATTTGGACGATCGTCGTTTTCCAATGTAAGACGAGAAAGTACGGAATTAGAAAGGCGCTTAGAATTATTGATCCAGCGAAGAGCAGCCGCAGATTTGTCACCATAAGAACCCCCAACATGAATATTTATTTTTGCCATATGTGATCTAGGCTGATGCATATAGTCCATAATTTTACCATGGGTTTCCAATTCGTTAATCGATTTTTCAACTGTTTCTTGATTGTGTCCAGCTAGAACCGTAAATGCACCAGGATGGAAAGATAAACGAATATTATTATTTAATGCAAATTTTCCGCATTTGCTCAATAATTCTTTACATTCTTGCCAATTAGGTAAGTCTTCTAAATTATATTCAGAACACCATGGAGCCATTGATGATGACATTCTATAAAGAAATATTTTATTATCTACATTCCATTCTAGAATTCTTTTTACGGCTTTTAAATTAATAGCAAATAATTCTCCTGCATGTTTTGTCCCCTTTTTAAGGAAAGTACTTTTTCTACATGTCCGACCGACTGTTATATTTTCTTTTTCAGCTAGCGTCATATTAATGCACGCATAGCCGAGATTGGTTGAGCCTCGTTTCATTTATTCTCCTTGGTTGCATATTTATTATATAAGAATTGTTCAATATTTACAATTTAATTTGTATAAGTTATTTTTGCACAGGTTTTTAGAAATGCCATATGATTTTAAAGGGAAAAAAGATTGTACCCAAAAAAATGGAAATAAAGGAAAATACTTGACCATTAAAAAAAATGGATCTAGGAAATGTTATAAGTCCAAAGAACAGTATGATGCTGCCATGGCATGGGCTCATGAATCTGATGATAAAGCTGATGAAAAAACAGATAAATTTATTTCTTTACTTGAGGAAAATTTATTAAGAAGATGGATTTCTTTTATTATATCTTCGGGAGAAAAACCATGATTGGAATTTTGATGCTATTGATATCATGCGCAAAAGAACCTTTAACACCAGCTGCGGCAAGATCATATTTCCAAGGACCTGAATGTTTAAAAATACTTAAAGAAAAAATGATGGAAGCTGGATGTCCAAAATTACAGTATCAAATTTTAGGTACTAACGATACGATGCTTCGGTGTCATAAACCAGAAAAAGAAAGAGGAAAATTTTGGGATAATTATATATTTAGAATATCACCTTCAAATTTGCAATATGATACCAAATCGCAAATCATGATTGAAAAACATACTATATGTTCTAATTCACATATAAGAATCGAAGCTTATCCTCCGCCACCTCAGGAAAAATAAGATAATGCCAGTTGCCAATAAGAAAAACCTAATGCTAGATAGACCAACATCACATGGTGGTTGGCCAGGAGGACCTAACGACTGGTGGGGTGGAAATAAATCAGTATCTGATACAATTTATGATTATTTAAAAGACATGGGACTAGTTGCTGAAAGTGACCTAAGAAAATTAATATCTGAAATAATTTTAGATATTGAGAATTCTCCAAGATTATCAGAATGTGTCGTAGCAGCTGGGCAAACCCAGGGCCAAAACGTTCTAGCGAAAACTAGAGACAGAAATTATAAACCAGAAGTAAAAATTATCAGAGAATTGCTTGATGATGGAACTGAAATTGTTTATATGATCGATTTAAAAACAGGATTTTTAGAAGGCATGAATAATCATGGTGTTGGAATTTTAAATTCAACACTCATGGTTTACGAAGATGAAAACCCTTTAGAGCATGGAACTCAAAAAGATTATGGGAAAATTATTAAAAAAGCTTTGAAAAGCAAGAATTCAGAGAAAGCAGTGGAGATTTTGTGTAATAGTGGCGAGGGAGTTGAAGGTCATACATTTGTTGGGTGTCCAGACTTTTTACACTCTGTAGAAAGAACAAAGCATCATGATTCAATTGTTAGTCGACTAAATCCATTATCCAACTTTGAAGTAAGGACAAACCATGGAAATTATTATCCTTCAGCTGGATATACTGAAAAAGAAAAACCAGATGATTATTTATCAAGCAAAATTAGGAAAGCAACAGTTGAATTAAGCCTTAGTGGCATTAATGATTATTCTCAAATAGCTAGATCTCTTTTATCTAGAAAATTTAATAAAGACTCAAATAAAAATACCCTGAGAAGGACAAATAATCTTCGAACAACTTCCCAGATTACAATGAATCTTCCAAAAAGAGAATTTTTATTTTACGTCTTTCCATCAGAATGCAAATTTTTAGGATTAGAAGATTTAACACCGGTAGATCACCAACCCTCTATCAAGATTAGAATGTTTAATTGGAAAGGAGACTAATCCTTTTCGTCATGTTCGTGCTGGTGCTCTTTAATCGATTCAATTAACCTAGCAGGAATATGATTGAACGTTCCGCATTTAAATTGAATATTATAATAATTTATAGTCCCGTTTTTCTCTAAATCATGGTGGACTATTTTTCCGATCGGGTTACCGGTAATTCCTAAAGCTTCTCTTAAAGATTCATCCTGAATCTTACCATGAGTAAGTCATGTATGGCCAATCAGTGGGTGGTCTTCTGTTTCTTTGGCTTGGCGCATTCCGGTGCCAAATGGTTCAAATTCTTCAAGGCTTTCTCTAATAATTCTTTTGAGTTGTCGCTTTGTGATTTTCATCTGGTTCTCCTGATGTTTGCTCCTCTCTTTTGATTTGACAAAGCTAATTCAATTTCATAAATCGCCATCTTTCTATTGAGTCCAGATTTCATCATGTGATCTTGAATAAGCTGCTCAACCATATCTTTGAGATCTTCGAAATGCTGAGATCCGCCTGATGTTTCTTGGAGCTTTTGTTTTTCTTCTCTAATAATTCTTCTGAGCTGTCTTTTTGTGATTTTCATATTATATTTCTTCCAATATTAATTTCATTGCATGAATGATATCTTCTCTATCATATCCGCTAGAGTCTCTTGGTGACCATGTCATTTTATCAATTATGCTTTCTAGAAGTTTCGTAACCTTTTCGTAGTCATCTAAATCGAGTAAAGCCGGCTGGTTGTCCGGATGGTCTGGATGAGCTAGAGCTTGATCATCTCTATTTTGCTGAAAGCGTCTATCCCATTCTTCTTGTGTGGCTTCTTTAATAATTCTTCTGAGTTGTCTTTTAGTAATTTTCATTTCATTTACCTGATTAATTTGTTGTTAAAGCCCTTCATGATAGTCAACTAAAAGGTCGATCATTTTATCCAGCAGATAATCCATATGTTTTTGAACGCCTAAAGCCATCTCTTGCGGATCCTGCAATTGGTCAATTGACTTATATTCATAATCAGAGCCAACATCTGTGACGCTGAAAGAATACGCTTGGTTCATTGGGTCTTTTTCATCCAAGACTCTTTTCTGCAATTCTTTCCATTCTAGTCGATACGTCAACAATTGCTTCCTGTCTCCAGGGTGCATATCCCTGGGTGGCATATCATAAAGTGCTGCATCTAGATATTTTTGACGATAATCTGCTACTTCTCGAATAATTCTTCGAAGTTTTCTCTTTGTAATTTTCATTTTAATATCTCTCTAATCTAAAGTGTATGGGTTTCTAGCTAAATCTATTTTGCCTGATCTAAAATCTCTTTCTAATTCGCTTGAATCTACAAATCCTCTTTTGATGGGCTCGGGTTCATATGAATCTACACCGTTTTGAAAAAGTGCATCCTCGGCAGCCTCAAACCATATACTTAATTGGCCTTCATCGTATCCGTATTGGCGGCCGAATTTGACGTATCCTTCCCAGTCTTCATCTTCAGCATACATCTCAGCATGATCTTCAACGTACCCAGCTGGTTCTGAAACTGAAGGTACCCGGACATGTTCTATAAGCGCTTTTTTAATAATTCTTTTCAAATGTCTTTTTGTAATTTTCATTTCATTTACCTTTAGTGTTTTTAATTTATGTAATTCTTTCTCTATTACTATATTTACTCTTTCTTTAAATTTCTGCATGTACTTGTCACTGGAGATAAGCAGAGGCCCGAGAGGTTGAATGGAAAACAGTTCATAAAAAGAAGTTACTGGCATTCTTTTTAAAAATCTTTTTGCACCGCGGTACAAAGATGGCTGTCGTCCGAATGGATTGGTAGATGACGGATTGAATTTTTTTTCTTTAAAAAAGTTTATTTGTTCTTGTATAACTTTTTTTATTTTTATATCCAATGTAGAATAATCAAAAGTATCTGTTTTAAATTGATGAGTAATAGTATGTGTATCTAAAATCGGAATATTTATTGTTGGCTTTTCTTGGCCTATTGTTTCAGACGGTAATCCACCAACCTCTAAACCCATTTCAAATTCATTTTGGACCATTCTGTCTGCGGCTTCTTTCTCTTCTGGCGAAAGCATAGATCTTATTTCTTTTCTCCATTCACGAGCTGGAGCTGATATATCAACTTCCGAAGGCATGTATATAGTTTCTAATATGAGTTTTTTTATCAAAGTTCTTATTCTATTTTCCTCTAAATTTACAACACAGACAGAAGAATAGTATATATTTTTACTCATTTCAGAATTATAGGTTTTTACTACATCTTTAAGCATCTCAATATTTTTTCTGCAATCTTCATAGACAACAACACGATTATAATCTTCTGACATTAATTTATTAATTAGCCATCTTGCTTTATTTTCAGATCCGCTTGTTGCAATGATTTCCGGAGGTTCAACGCCCATCTTTAAAAGAAATCTTTTTACCGGAGGTGCTTCCGACCTTGCGGTAACAATATAAACATTTTCAAACCCAAACTGTTTTATAGCTTGGTCCATGGCAGAGACGGTTGTTTGTATCAGCTTTCCGTCGGAAACATCCATAAATTCTGAAAAATCTAAATTATCTTTGGGTGATGCCCGATATTTTGCAAACTCTCTTGAATTTAATCTTAAAGAATTATTAACGATTACGTGAGAATCAGTAAGCGCTAAAGTATCGTCAAAATCAAATATAAAAAGAGTTTTCATTTTTTCTCAAGGGTGGTGAATATAGTTCCAGGGCGTAGTATGTTCATCTACTTGATCCTTTGGATAATATATGTATTCAACAATATTTCCGTCTGGATCTTTTACATATAAATATGCACTACCATCTCTATGATACTTAATTTCTCCTTTTGGGAACATATTCATCGAATTTACTTCTATAGCTATATGCGGAGGATGTAAACCTGGAAGAGTAAGTGCTAATTTAGTGTTTCCAGATCTTAGCATCGCCCATTCGTTATCAAAATATTCTACTGAGAATCCTAGATTATTAGTATACCACTTTAAAGACTCATCAATATTTGATACAACAATTGCTACATGATCAATCGGCATTTTTTCTCCTGGCTATTGATTCTAACCGGTTTCTAATTAAAATATATTTTATCGCTTCTTTTTTATTTCCTTTATAGACTTTTCTAGTTCCTAAAAGACGGTCAAAAACAGAACTCCTTACTCCCCAATTAGCATGCTGATTAGGAGCTAAATGGTGGTCATAATGATGAGATAAATTATCTCTAGCCCATGAAATATCTTGGTGAGCTTTTCTATGTACCCACCAATATTCAACTGCACAAAGTAAAAGCGTAAGATAAGCCCATGGAAACCAATATGATATGGGTAAATGAATAATTCCTAAAACAATTAATCCTTTTATTTCCGGGTCTCCTTTTATACTTGCTTTTTGCAAATATTTTGGATCAATCATTAAATATTTTCTCGAGGTTTTGTGGTGATCTCCAAAATGACTTTTGAAAAACTTTTTTCGTTTTGGGTTATGCAATATATATCGATGCAAAACCCACTCGAGTAAATGTGAATATAAATAAGCAAACAAAAATTGAAAAATAATAAACATAAAATTTCCTCCCTTCTAATATAAATAAGGATTGAATTATAATGTTTTATTTTTCATTTAATAAAATACAAAGTTTTTCTAAATTATTTATTCTGTCTGATAATTCTGTAAGCAATATCTCTGTAGAAATAGGAAAGATAGCTCCTTCACCCTCTGCTCTACTAACAAGATCTGCAGCAATATCATCAGTTGGGATTATCATTACAGAAATTAATTGGTCAGGATCATAAAAATATTTTTCTTCTTTGGTTTCTGGTTTTTTTAAAAAATTTTTTAAATGAATTAATTCGCCCATAATCTAGATTCTCTCTTCTAAATCAACAATGTCTAAATGTGCCAATACTCTCGCCAGTGACCAACCGTCATCCATTAATGCATCCGCAATATCCCAAAATGCGTCTTTATTAAGGCTTTCTGGGCGATTTGCTAATCTCTCAATAATATCATGCAAACAAGAAAGCTGTTTTTTATGAGATAATTCGTCATACCTTCTTTCAAGGTAACGAACTACTCGAGATGTTTCCGGATCTTTCAGCTGCATTTTGTGTCCCGTTTGGTGATATCATAATCGCTAATTGTTCTTCAAGTTGCTGGTAAACAATTTTAGCTATAGCGGTTTCTTTTTCATCGTTGTTTTCTTTTATAAAATTTTCTAATTCTTCCATTTCCTCTAGAAGTTGCTGAAAAACATGTGCACGCGCTAATCCTTGTGTGAATTTTTCTGCTGATTTATGAGCTTTGGCAAAAGGGCCGACGGTGAAAAAACCTGACATATAAGTTTCCTTGGCTATATTACTTAAATATGTTTCTTCGCTTTCTTCTGCTGTCTTTCTTTCTTTTTTTGTATTTTCCGAAGTTTAGACAACATCAACGAACCTGAGGGTCTTGACATGCGTTTGTTAAACGTAACCCCGTCTAGATGATCACATTCATGCTGAATAGCACCTGATAAAGGCCAAGAAGCTTCTAGTGTTTTTTGTTCTCCAAACTCATTTTGATATTTGACTAATACATTGCTTCCTCTTTTGACTTTTCCTTGAACACCTTTAAGAGATAAGCACTGCTCTATCCATGCTATTTCATCTCCGGAAATTTCTATTTTTGGGTTAATCATTGCAATAAAATCTTTATTGTAATTACACGGTTCAAATTCTTCATAACCCATTGATTTTGGTTTAAGAACTACAACCCTTTGTAAAACACCAATTTGATTAGCTGCTAAACCAGCACCATAATCAATGTTACACGTATCAACCATGTCCTTGATTAATGATTGTAATTTTTCTCCAAAATCGTCTACTGTTTTTGCTTTTTTAAACAGTTTAGAATTAGGCCACTGCAAGACATTTCTATAAGTCATAAATCCTCCATAAATTTATTCTACATGACTTGGGCTATTTTTATAACCAATATAACAAAGTATTCCACATGCAGCTGTAAACAAAGATCCGGAAAGGTCCTGGGCAAAAACGTGGGCCATTAATAAAAACACGTTAATAAAAACCGCAGATAGATAAATAGTTTTCATCATTTTTTTGTGGGTGCTTTTCTTTTATAAGTTCTCTTTTTTGTTGCTGGTTTTTTCTTTGCCTCTTTTTTAGGGGAACTTTTTTCTATTTTTGGCTTAGGAGGAAAGGCTTTTAATTTTGCTTGCTCATAATATTTTTTTGAAGGAGGGGAAATTTTTTGGTTTTCACACCACTCTTCTAGAAGTTTGTAATTTTGCATTTTGTTGTTTTTTATAAAAGAAGGGAAATCAATATTTCTTCTTTTTTCGTAAAAATTCCATGGAATCATTTAACTCTCCGGTGCGTTCATAAGATCTATCATTTCTTTTCTATGGCATTCGATCATTTTCATCATTATTTTAGATTGTCTAAAACCTAATTTTTTTTCAAGTTTTGTTTCAATACTAATAAATATATCTTTATAAGATTGTCCACAAATAGATTCATTTTGTAAAACTTCAGAAAATACTGAAAGGGACGAAGATAAAAGATCTTCGTCCCAATCGCACGCTTCTAGAAGTTCAGTTTGCAATGACAAATTTGTTAGGCTATGTTTAACTAAATCAAATATCGACACCATAACTTTTGTCCTTGATAAGTGCAGCTATAGCTGTTTGGAATCTTGTATCAGCCGCGATTTCTTTTGCTGGCCGGCCTGTAATTTCTTCCATTGGTTTAGCTAGTTTGACCATTGCACGCATAAAATAATTTCTTGCGGAAGCGTGGTTCATTTTATGTCCGGAAGCAGTCATTATTTCAGAAATTTCTCTGTATCCTTTTCCTATTCCGGCTACAGTGGCATAACCATGTTCATGTTTCATTCCTTTAGGCATACTCATTATTTTTCTCCTTGTGATTGTGTAGTTTGATATTCTTCTGCATCATCATCCTCGGAAATTCCAAACCTTAGACGAAGTACTCGCTCTTCTTGTGGCTTGAGAGATTTAAAAGCTGACCTAATAAGAAACATCATTTTTTTATGATCTATTTCTCTATCTAAATCTGGGGCTTCTTCATCTTCGATTAAATCAGCGTAAGTTCTACCTCCTTCAATTCCGCCAACTGGGCTATTGATGTCAATTGGCCATTGCATTCCTAGTCTTAGATTTTGTACTTGTTCTTCTTTTACGCCGAGCAAATTTGCAACTTCAGAATTTGAAGGCATAATCCCAAATTCTTCTTCGTATTCTTTCCTGATATTGTTAATTTTCCATATTAGGTGTCTAGAGCCAGCTGGGAATTTAATATGTCCTTGAGCGGCTAAATATCTTCGAATTGATTGCTTAATCCACCAACAAGCATATGTTGAAAAGCGAAAACCTTTTTTCCAATCGAATCTATCAACAGCTTTTATCAAACCAATATTTGCTTCTTGAATAAGATCTTCTAGAGGGAATCCTGTTGCTTTATAATTATTGGCTAAAGATAAAGCTAATCTGAGGTTTGAAGATATCATCAAATCTCTTGCATTCGAATCCCCTTTCTCGATTTTTTGAGCCAAGGTTTTTTCTTGTTGTTTTGTAAGTAGTTTAAAACTTCCTACATCATCGTAATATGCTGACAAAGTATCTGGCATATGTTCTCCTTTTGGTTGAATGAAAATGTGTTAATCACACTATATAATTTAATCACATTTTGGTTGAGTTACACCCTTTTTTAGTAAATAAATTAATTTTTTTGGTCCTCTATATTTTGGATATTTTGTTGTACATAACAAATATCAATTTGTAATTTTTGAGATAATTTATAATTTTTCTTTTTTCTTGTTTCTTTTAGTTTTTTAAATAATTCGTTTTCTAATGCTTTTAATTGTGCCAAATCCATTTTTTCAATTTCCATTTTTAACCTCAAATCTCCTGGTTATTCATATAGTTTTGTATCTGACTCTTCTTCTTCTTCTCGTACAGAATGCATTGCGCATGCAACTGAAAGTAAATTATCTGCAGCAGAAGTAGCATGTTTTACTGCTGAGACAACAACCAATGTTGGATCAATTACTCCTTTTTCGTATAGATTAACCCATTCTCCAGATCTTGCATCATAGCCCAATGGGGATTTTCGCTCTAAGGTTTTTTCAACAATGATATCTGGAACTTGTCCTGCATTTGTAGCAATTTGCCTTATGGGTTCCTCACAGGCTTTTACCATAATATTAAAACCGGTCAAATAATCATCGCTTAATTTTGTAGTAATTGATTTAGATACCCTCAATAAAGCTGCGCCACCTCCATCTAATATTCCGGAAGTTACGGCAGCTTTTGTGGCATAAAGGGCATCTTCTACTCTATCCTTTCGTTCTCTTAATTCCGCTTCTGTTGATCCTCCTACTCGTAAAATAGCAACTCCTCCGGCTAGTCTAGCTAGTCTTCGACGCTGCATTGCTTCTTCGTCTGTTGTCATTGTCAATGAATCTAGATTGTTTCGTATTTCTTTACAATGCTTTTCTAGATCTTTTGATTCACAATTAGATCCAACGATTATAGTTTCGTTTCTACCAATTATAATTCTTTCGCAAGTCCCTAAATCTGATGGAAGAATTTTTGCTAATTCGTTTTCTTCGCTTGAAGTTATTACCCTTGTTCCCAATAGGGTTGCAAGATCTTGCATGGCAAATACTCGAGATTGACCGAATTCTGGAGCACGAATTACACAACAATTTAGTATTCCTTTTACAGAATTTAAAACAAATCCTTTTAAAGCTTCTCCCTCCATATCTTCAGCAATTACTAAAATTGATTTACCTAATTGGTGGATTTTTTCTAACAAAGGAACTAATTCTTTCACTGAAGAGAATGATCGATTTGCCAATAAAACCAACGGTTTTTCAAGCACACAAGTATTCCTGTTTTTATCATTTATAAAATACGGGGAAAGATAACCTCTATTTAATCTTGTTCCTTCGACTTTTGTAAGAGTTGTTTTAAAGCCTTTTGCTTCTTCAACCGTAATAATTCCATCTCTACCCACTGCTTCCATAGCTTCGCATAGATATTTTCCAATCTCTTCTTCACCGTTTGCGCTAATCGTTCCAACCTGGATAATCTCTTCGTTTGTTTTAACTTTTTTACTTCTTTTATAAATTTGTTCTATTATCTGAGTGGAAGCTTGTTTAATCCCATTTCTGACTTTTACGGGATTATGGCCGGCATTAATTGCTTTTAGCCCTTTTTCAAAAAGCGAGTATGCCAGAACCGTTGCTGTAGTAGTACCATCGCCGGCGATATCTGCAGCTCCTTGTGCAGCTTCTTTAACTAGTTGTACCCCCAAGTTTTGCATCCTATCTGGAAGATTAACAGACTTGGCAACTGTTACGCCATCTTTGGTTAAGATAGGTATTTTCCCAGGTCTTTCAATAACGACATTTAAACCGCCCGGGCCCATTGTAACCCTAACAGCATCTGTTAGTTGCTTTACTCCAATCAGTAAAATATTCCTGGCTTCTTCGTCAAAAACTAATTTTTTTGGAACGTTGTCGATATTCATGGATTACCCTTTTAGGATTTGACGCTTATTACCTTCTTGCAAAATTTCTCCAGCTTTACCAATTATTCTTCTTTCTTGAGTAATCACGTTTTTAGCTAGCAGTAAATCACCTTCTAAGATTGCAATTTCGTTTTCTGATATTGTTCCTTCTAATCGCAATATTTGCAATTGTGAACCTGAGATTGTTTGTTCATTCATTGTTTTCTCCTAAAAATCTGGTGGCAATTGAATTCTTGCTCTAGTTCCGTTTTCCAATTCTACATATTCGTAGTTTTCTTCTTTTGAATTTTCACTGGGTGGGCTAGTAGTTTTAACAATTTCTGTATTTGGATTTATGTTTGGTGATTTTTTCCAATGGGTCTGGATTAAATCTTGAGACAGGGAAATCATTTTATTGATAGCTTTTTCAGCAGAGGATTTCATATATTCTTTTGCTTCTTCTGCGCTTGAGAATATTTCTCCCTCGATATTATCAATAGAAATTATTTTAGATTTTCCGGAAGAGGACAATTGCTCGACTTGGTATGTAACAAGGGTACCGTTTAAATTTTTTTTGGTGACCTCTTCAACAACGCGTAATACTTTAAGCCCAGGACGAGAATGCCCTACAACCCACAAGATGTTTCCAACCTCATAATTCATGGTTTTCCCTATTTGTTTGTATTTCTTTTAACCTTGTTTAATTCGTCTTCGTTTACTAATATTTGGATTCCATCTTGACGGGTATATACAGCAATATTTAATTCGCTCAGTGCTTTTTTTAGTTTAACTTGATCTCTCCAACCAGAATAAACCTCGTAAGTTTCAACTAATTTCTCAATTAATGTAGGGTGAAATTTCATTATTTTATTTCCTCATATTCAAATGTGTATCGCGATTTCCTTTCAGAAATTATTTTAATCTCTTCTTCGGTCTTGTTAATAAGGTTTTCTAATTTTTGAGTAGATCTATTAATTTGATCAGTATATTTGTTGTAATCATATACTTGGGTATTTTTTAAACTAGCTCTTTGTTCTTTCCAGATATTGATTTGGGATTGAATAAGAGATTTTTGGTTTTCCATTTTTTCCATAATAGATTCTGCTCGTCGTTCATTAAGGTTTACTACGTTTCCAAGCAAAACATTGCCTTTTAGCATCCCTTTGTGTTTAAACATTTGAACTTTGCCTCGGGCGCCGGGGCTTAAATTTCTAAAATCAGATATATCTAAGTCTTTAAAATGGATAGCACAAAATCCAGAAAAATCCTCATTAGCGATGATGTAAATATAATCCAAACTTCCTTTTTTTTCCAATGTTTCATAATCTGTTTGAAATGAAATTGAGCCTGATGAGTGTGGGCTTGTTAATTTACACTCAAGCTCTTTTTCAAAGCCTTTCCGGAAAGATATAATGATATCAGCTTTCCCAGTTCGGCCGTCGTCATCGACTTTCGGAAATGTTTTGCGGAGTTCTTGTGCAAGAAAATATTCCATTGGAGCAGACATCATAATATTTCGACGCCCCCTATTTTCTTCAATTGACATTCCGCTAGACTCATACAAACTTGCAAGGTTGAAATAAAAATTTTTCATTTTCAAACAAGTGTTTAAGGCATGTTGCCGCGTTATATATGACATAGAATTATCCTTGATTGGTTTAGATTTATAGCGATAATATGAAACGCTATATTAATATTTTATTAGATAAATCAAAGATTTACAAATTAATTTGTATTTTTTTGTTGTACGTTTGTTGCGATTTTAATCGATTGTTCTTTCCCTCTTTTTCTTGCTTCTTCAAGCGCTAATAGGCCAAGACATTGTCGGACTTGATCATAAACCTCTGGTTTTAATCCTTCTTGTAAATATTTCATGCACGCGAATTGGTATAATTCCATTTCTACAATGGGTTGTTCATTTCCTTCTGCGTCTGGCTCAAATTCTCCGGTATCCGTTGACCCAAAGAAAAACAAGATATTTGGCATTTCTTTCTCTTTTGGGATTGCAATAAACGGCAAACCGCCAGTTAGGTTTTCTTCGTTATAATCTTCATAACAAATTTCTGGCACCCATTTTCTTTTATCGTTTGACATTATATTCTCCTATTTGAGGATATTATAACAACCTTCTTACATCTGTTAATGCTGAATCTAATTTTTCCATTGTTTCCTGGATAAACTTTGCATACTCTGTCCCGACGTCTGTAGTAAGAAGAATTTCAATTTCTTTAGGGCCAATATCACCTGTTATAAATTCAGTAACTGTTGCATATGATTCTTCTACTCCATCAGCTGCAACTTTTACCATATCTTTTTTCGCAATTTTCCAAAGGTATTCGTTCAGTTTAGCTTCAGCATCTGGATCAGTATCCATATCTATCCCTTCAGATTTTGCTGCTTTTTTTAATTCTTCCATTTTAGATGGGCTAGCTTTTATCTCATCAACGGAATTTTTAAAATCTGCTTCAAGTGTTGAAACATTTAAACTTTTTATTCCCGGGTCTTTTATGTCACCAATTGATTCAATAAACGATTGAGGGCTGGTACTGGCTAAAATTGCAGCGGAAAATTTATACGCTGTTTCTAAAGGATCTATTAATTGTCTCATGAGGTTCTTTTTAAGAGTTAACTCTCTTTTTCCTATCTTTTCAATTTCTTTATAAGCTCCAATTCTTTCTAATTCTGTTAAAACTCTCTGGATATCTCTTTTCTCTTTCGATGGTTGTTCTATGTCTTCTCCTTCGAAGATTATATTTCGTGATTCTCCTATAACAAGCCCAACTGGATTAATAAAAGCCTTCTGGATTGTATTAAAAGTTTTTGATAAGATTCCTCCCTTGTCTTCAATTTCGCCTTCTGAAGAGACTTCGAAATCGTCAAACCAAAACCCTCCAGCTGTTGTTAATCCTTCTATTGCTGGTCCAACAATTGGTAATTGAGATAATCCAGAACTATCTAGAAACCCTTTAAATTCATCAGAACCAATATTTCTTGCACCTTCAAAAGCATAAGCGCTCAATATTGCACCAGGTGCAAAAGCAAACATCGATGCTTTTACAGGTCCCAAGTTTTCTTCTAGAGGTTTTAAAGCCTGGTCTATTTCTCTTTGGTTTGCTTTTTGGTCTCTTTCATATTCAGCAAATAATTTAGAATATTCTCTTTTTGTTTTAAAGGGTGTAAAAGGAAAATTGACTGTTATCCATAAAACAGCTGCACGAGATACTTTTTTTACGGACCCAACTAAAACCTTTCCAAAATTAGAAAAACCTTTTTCGACTTCTCCCCAAAAGACCTGGAACAAGCCGTTATACATGTTATCTTCTAATAATAATCTTTTATTTTCTTTTAAGAGAGAATTACGAATCTGTTGTTTTGTTTTTTCTTTTTCAGAAAATGACATATGTTTTCTCCAAAACTGTGTAAAACAGTATAAAACTAATTATATTATTAATATACATTTATCAAAAAGGAGTTGTGAATGATTATTGGTTTAGTTCCTGGTGCCATGAAACCTTATCATGCTGGGCATCATTTTTTAGTTCAAAAAGCATCTAATGAATGTGATTCAGTTATAATTTTTACTACCACAAAAGATAGAGAAGCTATCAAAGGTTCTAACATGAAAAAAGTTTGGGACGATATTATTATCCCTCAATTACCTTCAAATGTTAAAGTTGAATTTGTTGTTAGTCCTGTCGGCTCTGTTTACGATACCATAGAATGGGAAGAAACAAAGAAAACAGGTTGGAAATATCGAATATATGGTGGGACAGAAGATATTTCAAGATATAATACCAAAGCTATCAAGCAACGATGGCCAAATGCTGGTTATCGATTTGTTAATGTAGCCGAAGAAGAAGCAAATAGATATTTACGTGGGCGGGGAGAAAGCCCTAATGCTAAAGGAGAATGGGTAAGAAATTCAATTTTAACTCAAGACTTTAAAAAGTTTGAAGAATTTCTTCCGGAAATCCTATCTCCTTATTCTAAAGAGTATCTTAATATCCTTCTTTCTTAAGAAACCCAAGGAAAGACTCTATTGGGTTTTCTAAGCTGATCTCCCATCCTTTTAGTTTACAGTGGTTAAGCCACTCTTTTTCAGGAAGGCCGGATAACAGATACAAAGTTCCGCTTTGAGTAACTACAGTTTTTCCGTTAATTGAAATTATTTGACTAGTAATGACTGGAGACCCATCTGAAAATCGAGGGTCTCCATATATTTTTCCAAAGATTGTCAAATTTTTTTGATCAATTATATCAAGAGATCCTTGGGAACTATAGCAAGACCATTCCCGTAATTCGGTCATTTTTTTTCTCTATAAAAGTCCTTTGTGGAAGCCACAATTTAATTATGCTATAGATAAACCTTCTAGTATGCATTTGCAAAAGTTTTTTCTTTCTCTTTTTCGAAATCAATCCCAAGTGGATATCTTACTGCTCCACAAATACGGTTCATGCTTGGGAAAGCGCCAGTAAGTTTATAAATTTTTCCATACATTGGGATTACTATTCCTTCCATTACTGGGCATTCAACATTAAGGCTTTCAAAGCGGTCTAGGTTTCCCTGTAATTCTTCCCATATATGTGGGTGGGTATTTATGTGGATTTCTCCTGCTTGGATTATATTAAATCTTACAAGCTCATCTAAGCGCTGTCGAGCATTAGCTGAGTTTTTAATCAAGCAACTATCTAACGGTTCTATAACTTTGGCGCCAAAGATATCCCATATTCTTCTCATCTGGGTTTTACATTTACCTTGGTATCCTTGTCTATATTTTGACAAGCCAATGCGGTCCAAATGAGAATGGGTTTGTTTTGGCAATTGCTTTTTAATTAATTGAATTTTGTGTTTTCCGGAATTCCATACATTTTCCGAAATTTGTATTGCATGAATAGAAGATAGCCCAACTTCTTCACATTGAGCTTGGGTTATTCTCATATAATAATCTCTTAAAGTTGATTCATATTCAAGGTTATAAGATTCCATTAAATTTCTTATTGAAACCATTGCTGAAATAACATGTTGATCTAAGGGGCTGGGATTAATCTTAATTTCTAATTTATGGAAAGCTTTCCATGAATGAGGATTATTAAATTCAGACCGAAGAAAAGAATTCCAATATGAAGAATATGGTCTGGAGCAAGATACCATTGCATTGCGCGCTAGATTCATCATTACAAGATCATGATAAACTAAAGCATCAAAATCATATCGTATTGTTTGTGGGTGGTTACTAGAAACAATTTCTGTATTAACCCAATGTTGACCTTGTTTTGGTCCTGGCCATGCAATATTTTTTGCTCTTTCGGCGATGGCATTAATGCCAGCCAAAAATTGAGCTCCGCCCGGATGGGTTTCCATCTTGGTTCTGATTTCATTCAAGGATATACCTCGAGATTTTATCTCTGTCATGTTTCTTGCAAACATGGGACTGTGGTTTTCGTTAAGATACCAGTGGATATTTAGTCCATCAACTTTTTCAATTGAATTGACATCCCCAAGAGATATCTTCATAATCAAATTACTCATTTGTGAGAATGTCATATCCAAATCATCATAAGGATGCATCATTTGTTTTGCAGCTCCGCCCATTATTTCTCCACGGTTTCGGTTGGTTGGTCTTGGGGAAATAAATCTTTTACAATGTTTTCCCCTGTGTTAGTTAAAGTCCAAAGTTTTGGTCTGTCTGGAGTATTACCAGAAATTGTTTTAAGTTTACCTTGATGTTGGAGGAAGCCCATTCTTCTTTTAAGGGTGGGCCAATCCATTTTACCATCAAAAGAATGGAAAATTTCCATGCGAGTTGCAAATCCTAGACATCCAATGACACGTAGGATTTGATTGTTTATTTCTTGAGACAAATTTACTCCAAAATAAAAAGGGTTACATAGTAATGTAACCCTTTAAAAGTAAATCTACACAGTTTTTCACTTAATCAGTTAAAATACCTGCAAGTTTATTCCATCTTCTGAAACCTTCGTTGACATTGATTTCGCCATCCTTGAGAGCTTTGATTGTGTTATCAATTGAGGGTGTATTTTTTGTTGATTTGTCATCATCGATTACAGGCATATCAATTCTTTCAGGGGCTCCTGGCATGACTGCGCCGGCGCCTTTGGCTCCTGGAACACTTTGAAGATTGTCATACATTTGTTTCGCCATCGCTTTTGCGGCTTCTTCGCCTTCTAAGCCTGTTGCTTTTTCAATAACTTCTTTAGCTTTTCCTGCGCTGTCATCTCCTGCGACACCTTTGAATGTACCACCTTTTGGGCTGGGGGCTTCATCTGTCAGCATTTTGGTTAATACACCTTCGATTTCTTCGAGTTTCTGAAACTGTTCAAAACCTCCTGTTCCTGGTTTTCCCTGGGTAACACCTAATAGCCCAACGGTAACCGTATTTAGGACTGCAACTAATTGTTTTGCTGGCCAGTCGACTTTGAAACCCTCAATTGACGCTGAAGGGTCTGCCATGGCAGTAGCAATCCATCGATGATGGCCATCCATCAAGTAGTTATCTTGGGAAACAAAAGCGTTTGTTTTTCCGCCTGGTCCACCAGATCCAAACATCGAACCGTTGAGCATACCAAGTGCAAACCAGCATGCTTTTGGAAGATTCATACTAGTTTGAGAAGGAGATAATTCAGCAGCAGACCAACTATCTGGTTTAACACCGATTGCATCTGAAGCACCATCACCTGAAGTAACTAATTTTTCAGCTAATTCTACATCGCCAGCAACATCGCTTAATTTTAATGGAAACTTTTCAGTATCTAATTGGGAAGGGTCCGCGGCAGTGCCTCCTTCTTCTTTTTTTTCTTCATCGCCTTCAAGAATCAATTTTGCTCTACGGAGAGATTCTCTTAATTTTTTCTGATGAGGCGTAAATCTATCTTCTGTTTTTAACCGTTCTTCTTTAATGGTTTGTTCAACTAGTGTTTTTAATTCTTTGATATTCATTCGAAACTCCTAAACATCTTTCTTTATTAAGTATTTACATAGTAGGATAAAACGTCTAATACTGTTCATAAATTTTTCCTAGACGACGTTTCTTTTTCCTAAGATCAGCCAGAACGCCATTATAATAAGCTCGATTCGCAGTACCTCCAGATTGATTATCACGTTGGAACAGCGTGTCTTCAATCCTGGAACAAACATCACTATAGCATGCCTCTGAATCGTCCGGAACAATACTTCCATCCATGCACCTGTGTTGGCCAATAGACTCTAAAATTATTGATTCTATAATAATTCTTAAATTTGTTTCGGTAGTTTTCATTTAATTAACCCCGCTAATTTTTGCCAACGTTCTGAAATAATTTGATCAGCTTTAGATTGGACAGATTCAGGCTGGATTGGTTCATCAACATTAAATTTACCAGATTGTAATCCAGCGTATATGTCGCTTTTTACTTTTTTCTTATTGCCCATTGATTCATGGTCAAATTGAGGCATATCAGCTCTATCCGGCGCGCTTTTATTCGCCGGAAGAGTACTTAAATTAGCACCGACTTTCTTTGCTATAGCATCGATGATTACCTCTTCAGAATCACCAACAGAAAACCCGGCCCATTCAGCAGCTGTTTCGCTTTCTGCAACATCTTTTAAAAACTGATCGTTTAATACTGCACCTGGGGCATCTTCATCAGTTTGTTTCCCTTTGTTGTCTTTTATCATTTTGGCGATTTCTTCAGCAGATTTTCCCATAATATTAGTAGTAAACGGGTCACTTTTAGATGGCTGGGGTAAATTTGGGTCCTTATATGCGGCGATGGCTAATTGGGCGCCAGCTAATTTTTCGCTAGTATTAGAGCCTGGCAAATCAATTTCTTGAGCGCTTACATTGCCTTCTTTTTCGCTAATTGCCCAAATTCCTGACCATCGATGGTGTCCATCAATTACTTCTCCTCCGGATACGGAGATTGAACCAGGAGCAGTAGAAGTTTTTGATGATATCATTTTTTCTAAAGTTCCAATATCAGAAAGGGGCCAGCCCACAGATTGCATCATATCTATTTCTTTTTGGGTAGGAATAAGTGAACCAACAGATACTGAGGATGCTCCATCAATTTCAACAACATCATCATCTTTTTTTTCGTCGTAATCTCCTTGTAGAACTTTTTTGAGCAATTCAGGATCGTCAGTATTATCAACTAGATCTCTCACCTCGGCGGGGCCGCTTTGGGCAGCTTTTGAGACTGCTGCTGCAGTTTGCTCCTCATCTCCGAGAGAATATTTTTCATCGTCTCCTTCAAATAAAATACTGGATAAAGATGGATTTTTAATTTCGTGAATCTCTTTTAGGATTATTGATCTGAGTTGTTTTGTTGAGATTTTCATTTGTTTCTCCAAAGTATACTTTTTTCTTTAGACTTGTTGGCTGATTCTCCTACTACTATTGGAGAACCTTCTCCAGCTGGTGGTTTTTTATCAGCTTTAACTGTGTCTTTTTTCATTTTAATTTTATAAGGATCCTGTTTCGGTACCGGTGCTTTATCACCTTCTCCTCCTTCTTCAGACCCCATAATTTTATCTAGGCCTGTGAGAAATGCATAAAGGGCTACACGTTCAGATCCATTAAGTCTTGTAAAATAGGCTTTAAGGTCGACTTTTGCTTTTTCATCTTTTAAAGATTTTCCGGCTCGAAGAGAATTTAAAAGGGCAATTATTTTTGTAAGTGTAATTTCTGGTAATTTCGAAGCCTTTGCTTTGGCTGGGGCTTTTAGACCGTCTTTTGATTCTTCATCACCAGCTTCGTCAATTTCATCATCTAGCTTATCTTTATCTATAGATGCAGATGATTTTTTTCTAGCCTTAAATGGTTTTTGAGCATCAGCTTGTTGTTGTTGGCGAATTTTTTCTTTATCTAAAATTCCATCCATGGCTTTTTTTGTCTCTTGTTCTATTAAAAGACCTAAATCGATGCCTAAAAATTTTTCTTTATTTTTCACCTGAAGACTCCTGTAATATTACTTTAATTTTTCGACCAAGGCATTCAAGTCTACATTCCGGGTCTTCGATAGTAAATTCCCTAGTTGAATCACCATAAGTAATTATGGGGTTGTCAAGGGATTTTCCTTCTAATAATTCAAAAGCACCTACGATATCTGAGGTTACAAAAATTAAAAATCTTAAACCGTTTTTAGATCCTAGCGATTGAAGATCGCCCGAAAGTGGCTGTACAACTTTAATACTCGTGTGAGCTTCTGAGAAATTAAAAGCTTCTGCAAGTGTGTCACTTATCATCAAGTCGTTTGATTTACTTTTTATTGCCACTTTTATATCCTTCGTAAATATCATCTACTTTTTTAATCCATTCCAAATCCATTTCCGTAATATCCATAAGGGTATGAGTCCATATTTCCATTTTTACTTTAGGATACTGTATTGAAATTCTTCCATGGTGACCATTTTCAGATTGCATCTCGAGAACATCTATGATAAAATTATTAAAATTTTGCTCATTAGAAATTTTAAATATTTTTACCATTCTTTTAGGATTTGATTTTTTTTCCCAATTGGACTTTTTGTTTGGTTGTATCGGTAATTCAGAAGGGATTGTAGAAATTGATTTTGACCGGGTCTCGTTTAAGAGAGTCCGGTCATCTTGAAAATAATCACTCATAAGATCTTTAAGTTGCATATGTTTATCCCATTACAGATGTATCTCTTTGCAAGAACTCTAGATTAGACTGCATAGCTTTTCTGGCGTCATTTGCTTTTCTGGCTTTTGTCATTCCGTTCCAGCGTTTTTTAATTTTCTCGATTACTGCATCCGCTTCTTCAGGAGATAGTTGAGATTTTTTTGATAGTGGATCGTAAACACCAGCTCTTTTTAATTTTGCTAATTCTTTCATAGCTGGAATAATGATTGCTTGATGAGACATGTATTTAAACATTTCACTATCCATTAAGGCATTTTCGTCTTTTTTCAAATCATCAATATGTTCCTGATCGAGGAGCTTGGAAAAAAGCATGGCTTCATAAAAAGCATCTCTAGCAAATTCAGAACGAACTAAGCTATTGAGACGGTCTGTTAATTGGGGCGCGTTTTTGGTTGCCCTTAGGATGGGATAGATTTCTCGCTCTAATTTATTTGTAATGCCGCTTGGACCTTTAACGGATGGGTAAACATTGCTGGCCACAATGTCCTCAAGGCCAAAAGCGGTTGCCATTTCTGGCCTATATCCAGCAACCTTTGTTGGATCATGTTCACCGGTTTCCTCCATAAAATCGCGTATATCATCAACATCAGGAACCCATTCGTCATCTAATTCCGAGTAATCATCATCTGGACGATAGAGGTTGAGATCATCTCCTTGTTTCCATTTTCTTGCAGCGTCTCTTTGACGTGCTCCATATCTTGCTTCAGGCATAACACTCCTATTTTTATTGGTTACATTAGTAATGTAACCCGTTCTTTTAAGTGCTACACGGTTTTTTAGTTTTCTTTTTCTATTTTCTTTTACTGATTTAATTGGAACATCAATATCTTTATCACCCAAAAATAAATCTTGAAGGTCTGGTTTGTTTCCTTGTTCAATAGCCTTTTCGCGAAGATTCATTAACTCATTGTAGAAAAACTCTCTTTCCGAATCTGGAATTCCGGAAGCTAATGCTTCTGCCGCGGCACTAAGTTCTTTTCCACATGTAGGAACCCAGTCTGGATCTTCTACTGGTGGAAGATCTTTTTGAAGCTGTGTTGAAGTTTGATCTAATGCAATTATGGGTTGGGGAGATGGTACTGTTGTTTCTATATCTTCTTTTCTGGTATCCCCTAATGTACCGGCAACTTTGTCATCGGTGGATGCCCTATGAGAAACACCAGAATCTGTGTTGTATTCAAATAGCCAGTCTTTAATTGCTGAACGAAGTTTTGATTCTTTAATTTTCATTTTTAATTTCCTATTTTATCGAGCGTCCAAGCAGAAAGAGCTACAACCCCTATTCCAACTGCGACACCACCAACGAAAAAGAGGGGTTTTTCCCATGTGGGTGAAACAGCGCGCTTTTCTAAATATTGTATTTGGTTTAAATATATTTTTTCATATTCTGTAAATCTTAACGTACATGCAGCTAATTCTGCTTCTTTATTAGAAACTGCTAAATTAAATTCTGCTGTTAAAATTGCTTTTTCTTTTTCCGCTTCTGCTTGACATATTGCTAAATCTGTTTCACCAGTAGCAAGTAATTTAGCTGCAGCAGATGGTGATAGTAAAGTTCCGGAAAAAGGAGCTGGTTCACCTTTGTTTACGGTTACAACATCCTCATTAGCAAAAGCTAAACCTATGCAAAGAAATAAACAGGTTATCATTTTTTTAATCTCTCTTTTATTGCTTCTGTGGCTTCTTCTGCAGTATTAATTTTGTTTATTTTTTCTTGTTCTGCTTTTGCAAGTTTTTTAAGTACTTCTTCATGTTCTAAATTAATTTTATTTACAGAATTAATAAATTCTGATTGGGCTTCTTGTTTCTTTTTTGTTTCTAAATCATGTGACTGCTGAAGTGCGTTTAATTGAGACTTTTTTGCCTCTGCTGCTTTTTTATAAATTTTAACAGTGTTGCCTTTTCGTAAAAGTATTGACACGACAATAGGAATAGAAATTCCTAAAAGAAATTTCCAATGGATTTTGCACCATTCCCATGTTTTTTTTAACCACACAATCGAAACTGACCAAATCATTATTCTCTATTCTCCTTTACAGCCATCATTCTTTCGTAAAGTTGTTGTAAAAGATCTTCTATATCTAAGGCCCTTGGATCATCAAAGGATTCATATGAATCTAACCAATATTGAAGATAATTTAAATGACTATCTACAGTTTGCTCAAGAGTATTTGGGCCAGAAGGTAACGGTTCTAAACCACGGTCTCCAGGGCCGCCGGGACCCCATTCTTTTATTAAATTCTTTCTTTGTTCATTTGATCCAAAATCAAAGTTATTATATAGCTTTGATTTCTCTTCTTTAATAATTCTCTTAAGTTGTCTTTTTGTAATTTTCATTTATATGCCCATCTCTAGAGATACTTCTGCAACCTCTTCTTCTGACATTCCATCAACCCACTCGATTGCATAATCATAATTGATCCAATCGGGTTCTTCACCAAGATATTCAGCAGCAATTTGAATTAGTTCATCGTCCGGTAATCCAAACAGGTAGTCAGTAACAATCTGTCGGTTTTCTCGAAGTAACTTTAGTTTTTCTTCTTTAATAATTCTCTTAAGCTGTCGTTTTGTAATTTTCATTATCTACTTCCTAATTCAGATCTGAATTTATCTTCACTAAAAACGGACGCTCTTTCAAATGCCTGTAGAATTGTTTTAATATCATCGATTATTCCTTCATCTCCACCATGGCGGAAAACCATGGAGACACCAGGGCCAGCTAATTGTATGTACCAATACTCCATATCACCACCGTAGGGTCGATAAGTGTAACTGTACTCACACTGAAATACGTATTCATCCTTTGATAACACCAACGTGAATTCACCATCGCCTACTTCGCTCTCCATGTATCCCTCTAGAGAATCCAATGACCAACCATGGCCTTGGGCTACCTCCTGAAATTGTTGGGGAAGTCTTTTCCAAGCATCCTCAGCGTATTCATTCTCAAATTCAAGACCTTCTGCTAAGATGTTTTGCTTCTCTTCTCTGATAATTCTTTTAAGTTGTCTTTTTGTAATTTTCATTTTATCCTCCGTGGCGCCAGGTTTTTGCAAAATCAACGGCAGATTGGCCGCCAATATAACACATGGCAATCATTCCCCAGGTTTCGGGATCTAATCCATGCCACATTAGCACTGTTGATGTAATAAAAACAATAAGTTTTCTAGATGCAAGTTTTTCTTGAATGATATCTAAAATACCTTTTTGTTCTGCTCGGTTTTGTACTTTTCCCAATTCAGCTGAAGCGTCAGCAAGGGCTTGGGAGATTTCTTCTTTAATTGTTTCTCGGATTTCTTGTTGCATAATGCACCTCCTTATCGTAAGTAAATATGCCTAATTCCAGTCTTCGTCACCATTAAAAAACGTATATTGCTCTTTTTCGATTCCCATAGATTTAACCAATTCATTAAATGCTTCAGTTAGGGTAAACACTTGGGTTGCAATATCTTGTTGATTTTGACCAACATCTTTCATGAAAGTCATTAACGTTTTTATATTCTGGTTAATTATTACCATGCTTTTAACATGAAGCTCATTAGACTTTTCTAATTCTAGAATTTTTATTTTTAAATCTTCAATTTCTTTATTGAGTTTTTTAATCTTTGTCTTCTGAATCGATGAGTCTGTAAATTGAGTCTGCTTCAGCTCGGGCAATTTGAGTTTCTCCAGCAATTTTTCTTTCAACCACTTTATCAAGTAACTTCTCCATATATGGACTACCTTCAGCAATCTGGATAGCACATGCTTCCAGGGCTTCTTGCATTGTTAATCCTTTCTTTAGTAGGAATGATCGGAACTCTGCATGAGTTCCTTTCATAAGATGGATGTGAACTGATTTCCTTGCTTCGAAATTATACCTTCTTTTAGAAGACATGTTAAGCGCCTCCGCCACCACCAGCGGTGGTTGCACCTGATGCTACAGGAGTTGGTGCTATATCTTCATAGTCGCCGGAAAAATCTAAACCGTGAATTAGGGCGAGTTTTTCTTCAAAATCATCTGCTTGCTCATTACCAAATTGACTATGAATAAACTGTTTTGCTTTGCTGAAAATCATTCCTTCTACATCTAGAAGAGTTTGATAATTTTTAATATATCGAGCTACCTCTTGGGCATAAAAATCCATGTTAAAAGTCTGAGGAACTGCAGTGTCGGGAACTACGTCTTCTTCTCCTTCTTCTCCTTCAAATAAAAGTTGTAAAGAATATTTTTTTGAGGATTCTACAATTTCTTCTTCTGGCATTTCTCCTGGATATCCAGCCGATAATTGGGAATTAACTTTAGCCGTGGCAACACTGTCCATAAAGATCTGTTGTAAAATATTATCAATTTCAACATCGATTTGTCCTGGTCCGTATTCCGCAATTTCATCATTAGTTAATTGCTCTGCCGGTTCCTCTTCCTCTTCCTCTTCTTCTCCTTCTTCGGCTCCTTCTTCTCCTTCATCTCCGCCTTCATCATCTCCAAAAAGATCTCCACCGCCTTCATCATCGCCTCCGGCGTCGTCTCCTCCAGCATCATCACCGCCTTCGTCGCCACCTTCGTCGCCACCAAATAGGTCATCACCTTCTAAGAGAACATCTGATCTATGAATAATTCCTGCCATTTCTAATAAACGATTTCTCTTAAAGTTTGACATTATTCGTGCCCTCCTGCAGTTACTTTACCGATTTTTTCAGCAATTTTAATTCTTTTTTCAATTCGGTCCCAATCTAATTCTTTCATCATGGCATATACATATGATTTTCTATCGCTCATATAATCTCTAAAATAAGAATGTTCCCAGCAATCGATTACTATAACTGGATAAGAAGCAAATGGAACATTGTTTGAATGCAAATCGACAACAACATTAATATATCGTTGCAAGAAAATATTATAAACAGTACATGCCCATCCATTTCTGGCCGATAAAGCTGTTGCTACAAAATCTTTTTGCCATTCATCAAATGAACCAAAATCTCTCTCTAGCCTCATAAAAGCTAAAGAATCCATAGTAATAATGGAATTTGGGTCTGCAATATTTTCGAAATACCATGCATGTAAAAAAGCCGCGTTTAAATTATAGACTTCATCAATTTTAAGACTTCTAAATTCTGAACTATTAAGATCTGCATCATCTCGAGAAACCGTGTCCAATTTTGCTGAAACAGTATTTAAACTATCGATGTATTTAGCCATTAACTCTTGATGAGTTTTTTTGGTTTTTTCAGAAAGTAATTCTGTAGGCAATCTATATTTTTGAGCCTTTGTAACATAGGACTCGTTCAGCGTTTTTTCTTTTTGGACACCAAGAGAATCTCTAATTGTTTTTTTGATTGTTTCATCGTTCATTATTCTACCTCGTAGTCTTCTTCAAATTCTGATTTTTTAACAGCCAAAAGACTGGTTTTAGGAAGTTTAAGATCTGCATCTTTTTCTAAATCTACCCTGTGTGAGGTTACTTGTTCAACTTCATCACCGGAAGGATCTCCTCCTTTGATTCTCCCAATATCTACACCACTTAAATTAATAGTTGCTGTAGTTTCGGAAAGCGGCTGTCCCTTGGGTTCAAACCGAGGTTGATCTGGGTGCCGAAGATAAACAATAGCATCATCACCCTCTCCTTCGACATGGTCTACCGTGTATTCGTACCCTGAAGCTTTATGACGAGCTTTGAGCCCTTGAGACAACAGCTGATTACCACGCTTATCATACATGTCGGTTTCTTTTAAATCAGCTTCTAAAGCAACCTCAACCAATCTTTTTTTGTATTCTTCACGAATAATCTTTATAATATGTCGTTCCGTTAATTTTTTGCGCATTTATAAACTCCTAATCTTTAATTATGCCGGCCAATCTTTGCCATCTATAAACGTTTTCTTGAAATAGCGGTTTCGGCAATACGTCTTCCAAAGCTTGATTCAGTGCTTTTCTAAATCCTGCTGCCCCAGCTTTTTTATAATCATCTAAAAATCCTTTGAAAATGGCCGGTTGTAATTCTGGGTCTGGATTGCCAGCGGCTCCGAAAGCTTGATGGAACTTAGGAAATCCTGCTTTTTTAATATATGCGGGTTTTTTAGAGTCTCCAGCTTCGGCGGCGGATTTGATATCAAACCCGAATTCATCTTCGAAATATTTTAAGAAATTTTCATTATCAAGCAAATCAAGCGCTTTAGTAGTTAATTCGTCTTGGCCTTTAATTTTATCAGTTAAATCCGAAAGAAACTCTTTTAAAAGAACTTTTGATTCTATAATAAATGGAAGATCTGCATTTAATTCTTTTAGCCCTGTTAAGAAAAGAGCCACTGCATCTCCATCGATTTTTTTATCTATTTTTTTAATCGCATCAACTGTAGCGCCGATTTGTATTTTGGGAAGTCCACCTAATTCCCATTCAATATCAAATTTATCTTTAAAGAATTTCTTTACTTCTTTATTTTTAAAATATTTTTGCATCTGAGCTTCGGCTTCTTTGTCGTTAGAAGCTGCATTATATATTAAACCCGGAAGGAAGTCGTCCCATTTAGTTTTTTCTTCAACTAATAATGAATTTAAAGAATTTAAATGAATTGATTCAAGTTTTAATTTTTCCCATTGGTTTTCATCGTGTTGGCCGACGCCTTTCGGACCTTGGCGAAATATATCATAAATCTTGGCTAATATTTCAGGCTTTAATTCGGTTGGGTTTGGAATTTCTTTTATAAAATCTTCTTTAGAAAAGGTTCGTATATCATCTCCGGTTTCATCTTGAGGTTCTGCATTCAAAGTGTCAGGTGTATCAACTTCAACATCATTGACGTCATCATCTTCGAGTTTTCCTAAATTCAATACTGCCTTAATAAAATCTTCTAAATCTTTTGGGGTTTTGATGTCCAATTTAGCTAAATCAGCAGATAAGTCTTTTGCCTCAGGTTCGGTATTGGGATCAATAATAATTTCTTCATTGTTGTCGTCGTTCGTTAATGTAACTGGAGAATTGTCGTTAGTTAATCCAGCAATGGCCTTGTTTAAATCACTAGCGGCCCCATCTTCTAGTGTCGAAGTAAGATCTGATGCTTCTTCTGCTTTTTCTACTCCTAAAACACCCCAAATCTTTGCAGCAGTTTCTTTGTCAGAGTCGAATTTAAATTTATAGTCAATGCCTTTTATTAATTCTGAGATTTCAGTTATAGCTTCCGTTAATAAGTTTTTAAATCCAGCATGATGGAAAAATTTAGATTCTTTAAAGATTTCTTGAACTGGTTTTTCTGATGCAGCCATTACCAAAGATAAAACAGCTTTATCCATTTCATCAATGTCTTTAAAAGCCTCATGTTTATTCATTGCCTGCATAAAAGGTTCACCATCATCAAATAGCTTTTCTACTTCTGGAGAAACTTCTACAGTAAGCATATCTTTTAAAGTGCTTTCTGCTTTATCAATAACCTCTGATTTGATTCCCATTCCAAATTCTTTAAAATCGAACCATCCCATGGAAAAAATTCCGCTTTTGCCATCTTCTCCCAACAAAATCTTTGGAGACAAAGTAGTATCTTGTTCAATTTCGAATTCTAGCAAATCTTTCATATCTGCAATTGCTTTTAATTCTTTCTCTGCTTGCTTTGCAGCGTTTTCGATATTTTTTCCTAATTTCCCAAAAACTCTTTTTGCTTCATTTTCAGCTTGAATAAATTTTTTATTTAATTTTTCAACTTCTTTCTTTTTTGCATCATCCCAGCCTTCATGCCACCCAGAAACCCACTGCAATATTGTTGATGGCTTATATCCGTCAGGATTTAAATCTGGTGGAGGAGGACCATCTGTTGCAAACGATATTAATCTTATTTTTTCCATCTTTTCTGCAACATCCGGTGTAATCCCAGAAGCTTCTAGAAGAAGCGAAGCTAAGCTTGATTTATGAATAAAGTTAAAAGATTCTTTTTGTTGATTTCCTCCAGACTCTTCTTGAGATTGATCATCTTTCTTTTCGCTGGAAGCATCAGAACCTGACAATTCTTTTGGGAGACCTTGTAGAAAATTAATTTCTTCATCTGAAATTGCAACTGCATTCATCCAGCCGGCGATATCTGTAATGACAGATTCAAACATGTCTAGATTCATTTTTGCATGGGTTGCAAGGTATTTTATTTTAGTAGCTGCTTCGTCTTCCTGTTTATCTTTTGCGTTTGTTCCAGTAATTGCACCAGCAAAACGAGAAAACATTCCAGGTTCTTCCATCGATTTTTCGCTGATTGTTCCGGCCGCTTTTTCTAAGTTTTTAAATACTGTTGATACTTTTTGTTTCAACGATTTTAAATCATCGGTATCGTCAGGCATTCTTTCAAATCTTAGAATGACTTCATCTAAAAGAGAGTCTAGGTCTTGTTGTGCTTGAAGGATTTCTCCTTCAGTCAAAAGCCTTGCTTCCGTAATTAATTTACATTTTTTTCTTGATTCAATAAATATATTCAATTTAAATCCCCTAAACCATACATAATCTAATTATTCAAGATCTAGGAAACAAACCTCTATTCCTGAATTTTTAAGTAATTCTACTCCAGATAAATCTCGATATTTTCTAGAATAAACAACTCTATTGATACCACCATTAATTATGGCCTTAGCACACCCTTTGCACGGCGATAATGTAAGATACATCGTTTTTTTCTTGGGTGTATTATAATCCATTTTAATTAATGCGTTAATTTCAGCGTGGATAAAGCCTGAATGGCCTGGTTCTGGACTTTCAACTTGGTTTGATCCACCTTTTTGATCTCCGTTGTATCCAATAGCAAGTACCTGGCAATTATCTTGAGAAACAATGCAGCATCCAACTTGAAATCTAGGATCATGGCTTCTTCTTGCAATGTTTGTTGCGAAATCCATCCAAATTGTGTCCCAATCAGGTCTCATGAGAAACTTCCTTTACTTCTTCAGGTGGTTTACCATCATTTAATTGTTCTTTCTCCTCTTCGGATTCAGGTTCTTTGTCAGTTTCGGGAAGTTCGTCGTCAAAAATACTATCCGGATGAACTTCCGAAGAAAGCCTAAAACCTGCAGCTTTTTTATGTCCTCCTCCTTTAAACTTTTTGGCAATTTCTGAAACATCTGTTGTTTCGTGAAACGCTCTAAGGGAACAATTATACCCAAGTGTTTCATGATCATAATACCATATCATTGCAAAATCACAATCCGGGGCAAGCCTGGCGCCAATCTCGGACATCCAATGAGATGAATTGACAACTAGTACATCTTTTCCATCAAACTTACGTTTTTGGGCTTTCTCGCAAACTTTTTTAATTACAGTTTTTGAATATGCTAAGATGAAAGATCCTCTTTTAACAGCATCGTCAAAAACTGAATCATCTTCAAATTTTTCGTATTCTTCAAATTCCCATGGTACCATATCGAATGCTGCAGAAAATTCTTTTGAATACGGGAGTTCCCAAGTCCAAAGATCGCGATCTTGAATATATTGGATAAATTTAGGCGCTTCTTTACCCGGGTGGAAAAATTCCCAAGCTAACATTGCTCCGGATTTATTCATATCAAAACGAGTGTTTGATATATCATGAAGTTCTACCATCGCAGATTTATGGTGATCAATTATAAGAAATGCTTCTGCTTCTTTAATTAATTTTTTAGTTGTGGCATTGTTATAAGAAAAATCTAGACAAACAACTTTTTTCCCGTTTATATCTGGCGGGGTTGTGCCATGGGAACAGGCGATATATTCTGCTCGGTTTCCCAAAAGTTTCCAAGCAGAGTAAGCTGCTCCAAATCCATCGTTACAATTCGCGTGGTATAATACCACTTCGACTGATGAAGGTTCTAACATGTTGATTTCCTCCAAGAGAGAGTAGAATTCTAATTATCTACAATTAATTTCGGTTCTATTAAGTTTACGACCATAATCATCTTCTAACATAACAAACCCATCTCTTGCTCCTGGGCTTCCGTTTAAAACTTCTAACATCTTACTATCTTCGATAGCTGTTATTCTATACGGACTTTGAGCCTGGATTAAAATAATGTCCCCAGAATGCAAATTAAAATAATTCCCATCTTCGCCATCGATATCGCCAAACTCTTTTTCTCCTTTTGCAAAAACACGAACATGACCTTCGAGACAATATATTAATTGATTTTTCATATCGTAATATTTAAGAGAGGTGCGTTTGTTAGCTTTTAAAGTAATAATTTTACCAGACATCCCAAATGGGGAAGAAAAATGTTCTTCATCTCCCCAGGGTTTGGATAAAAAACTTGATTTGGATTTCCATATAGACACTACAATAACTCCCAATAGTTGAAAACTTTTTCAAGACCTTCTTCAAACTGAACTTTAGGATTCCAGCCTAATTTTTTTAATGCAGATATATTGGCTTGAGTATGTTTTACATCTCCTTTTCTTGCAGGTGCTTGTTCGATGTTTGTATAACCTTTTTCAAAAAATTTTGATAATATATAATTATTAGAGTAAGATTTTCCAACTCCAACATTGAATATTTTTTCTTCTTTCAGATCAGCTTTACTAACACAGATGTTAGCAGACACAATATCTGAAACATAGATTAAGTCTCGAGATTGCGTGCCATCTCCATCTTTTCTTAAGGGTTCTTCATTTGATGCCTTAGTACACCAAGCACTAATTGCTGTGGAATATGGGGAAGATCCGTCTTGGCCCGGGCCATAAACATTAAAATATCTTAATGCTACCCAGTCGAGATTATATAAATTTTCAAATAGCTCTAAATATTGCTCTACGCAAAGTTTTGATAAGCCATAAGGATTAGTAGGTTTTTTATTATCTGATTCTTTAGTTGGTAAATTTTTGTTATTTCCATATACAGCTGACGTTGAACTGAAAATAAGTCTAGATTCTCCTTTTGCACAAGCCAAAGCAAGATCTAAAGATTTATTAAAATTTTCATCTGTTGCATCCAAGGGGTTTGTGACGGACCATTCTACTCGAGGCTTTGCTGCTAGATGAAAAACTTTAGAGAAAAACCCATCTTCAATCCTTTCCAATATTGCTGAATGTGTAAAATCAGCCTCTAAAAATACTATTTTGGGCTTTCTTGGATCATCTTTTACGTCGTAAAATCTACTTAAAGCAGATACCAAATTACGAACTGGTACTTTGAAAAAAGATTCAGGTTCAATTTTCGAATTCGAAAAATCATCAACAACCCAGACGGTATAATCTAAAGTTATTAATTCTTTAACTAAATGGGATCCAATAAAACCTAATCCTCCTGTTACTAAAATATTTTTAGATTTCATTATACTATCCCCGTGGATCCAAATCCACCCGCGCCTCTGTCGGTAGTTTCTTCAAAAAGATCATCATTATTAATTTCCTCAATTCCAGAATGATCAACTGGAACTAAAAGAAACTGAATTAATTTTTGCCCTGGTTCAATTTTTTGAGGTTTATTTGAAGTGTTAATTAAGTGTAAGTGGATTTCACCTTGGTAATCACTGTCTACAACACATGCGCCGACCATTAATCCAGACTTAAGGGCTACGCCAGATTTGTTGAATGCGATAAGCGCATAGCCACAAGGCACATTAGCTCTAATACCCGATGGAATAAAGAAACGGTCACCGGGTTCAATTGTACAAAGACTGTCTGGGTAATTATTGGGTACGTAAAAGTCAATTCCTGCTGATCCATCTGTTCCTCTTGTTGGTAGTTTAACATCTCTAATTCTAGATACTTTCATTTTCTCTCCTTTATAATTTTTATGCATTCATCAGCCTCTGCTATAGACCGAATTAAGTTAATAATTTCAGTAGCAAGATCTGGATGTTCTCCAATCGCAACTGGGTTTTTTAAATAAATTTCTAAATTTGCTTCTGTTTTTAATTTATTAGCTTCAAAATGAAGCAAAGCAGCTTTTAATAATTTGTTTTCCATTATTTTCCCTTTGAATCAATTGATGTATTGTAGTTAGCTGAAGGTGGAACTAATCTTGTTGGAGTGTCTGGGCCCATGATTTCGGGATCATTAAATTCTGAATGATTTTTGTTGATATAGTTTTGCCAAGCACCTATATAAGCCGCAGCATCTAGTAAATTATCTTCTTTGTGATTATATGATTGCCTACTAAATTTTAGTGCAATTAAAGCAGCAAACATATCATGGGCCGTTAATTCTTTGCCGGTCATTCCTGAACAGATAGCAGCGGCTCTTTCCATTCCTTCGCCGAATGGACCATATTGACGTGCCTTTTCTTCAGATCTGTGGTTGACGATCTCGTCTGCAAGAGCGAGAATATTACGGTTGAGTTGGTCGCTCATATATAATCTCCTTAATTTCGTTTGTATGTTGATTGATTTCTTCTTTAGATAATTCACGACAAGGCATAGCAATCCTGGGAATACTAGCCGTTGTTATTGTACTTGCAAGTTTCCATTTGTTCAATTCTGGCCATCCATCTACAAAAACTTTTGCATGATAATTGTTTAAAATTTTATCCATCATTGACCAATGTGTTTCATATATGTGAAATGAACCAGCTGTATGATAATACTCTCCTAAATCTAATTTTTGGTTCTCTGGAAAAGCTTGGTTTAAGTCATTAAGCATCAACTGCTGGAACATGCAAAACGTAAATACATCATTGCAAAAACCAAATATTGCATCGTTACTTCGCATATTAACTCCCATGTACAAACAATTATTCCTAATAAAGAAATGAATATATTGAGTACATGGATAGTCGGCTTTATTTTTGCCTTTATGATATGGCTGATTGATGACCAGAGTAGCTCTTCTAGAATCTCTATCTTTAATCAATTCATTTCTGCACCAATTCCATTGTTCGCCTAAAAGGTACATTCCATAATTACTTTCGACATGACCAGTAGCATCCGATATCTTATTCCATATGCTAGCTAATTTTCCTATATTGGTTGAACTAGGATCGCGACTAAGGTACCATAGCCATTCAGCTACGGCATAATCCGGATTGAATCTTCTAGCTCTAGGTTCAATTGAAAGCGCAGTTGGGTCTTTTATAGTCATTGAATAAAACAATAATTCACGTTGTTTGCTCCCTCGAGAATTAACTTGTTTTCCGCGAATTTTAAGATTATATAAAGACTCAACAAATGCTTCGTTTAAATCTTTATAATAATTTTTAGCTACAATATTCATAAAAACTCCCTACCTTTGTATATAATACAGGTTTTTTTACATATGAACAAAAATTAATCTGTGAATATTTCAAACCTACTCCATCTTGTACTTTTTCCGAATGGATTTTCCGATACTTCAGCAACACACACACTATATGGTTCAATTTGTGTTCTTCCATCCCAGGACCAAATATTCATCCACTCTTGTTTTCCATTTGCACCCATGATTTTGCAACGAAGATATTTTTTATTTGTCTTTGTTGTTCGAACTTGGGTTGATATCATAATAAACCAGTAAAAATATTTACCAGAATATTCATCAATTGGTAACCATCCTTCTTGGCGGAACCTTGTAAGATATCTTGGAGGAACAACTTTTTCAACTGCGACAGACCCCAACAAATCCATATCGTTTTTGATGATTTCTTTTCTAGTCCATGGATCGCAATCGGCGTTTTCTTCAATTGCGGCTTTTAAAATATCTTGGCCTTCTCTAGGATTGCGTTTTAGAGATTTCCTCAACTTCATCCAATTTGGAATTATAGAATCATACACATGTTTATAATTGTCGAATAATTTTCCATGGCCTACCATATCCATTGATTCTAAAGCCTGAATCCTGATTAAGCTTTCTACAGATCGCTTATTAAATTTACTTAACTTCCATGTACCATCTTCGTTCCAAAACATGTTCCATACATCTGTATACGGTCTATTTTCCATAATTTCATCAATAGCAGTGTCGCCAATACCTTTACAAGACCTAAATGATGGCATGAATTTTTTGCCTTCTAAAATTGTCCAGCTTTTTTCTGCATAGTTTATATCGATAGGTACAATTTCATAACCAAGCGTTTGAACTTCAGCAAAAGCCTTACCTCTTTTGTCTGGATTTCCTTCCATGGATTCCAGATACGCACATAGCCATTCTTCCTCGTAATACGTCATTAACCAGGCACAATAATAAGAATCTATAGCATATGCTACTGCATGAGATTTATTAAACCCGTAAGCAGCAAACAACATAATATCATCAAAAAGCTTATTTGCAATATGAGGACGAACACCATTTTCAATACATCCACCGACAAAGCGTTCTTCAAGGGCTTTTGCTTTAGCTAAAGCATCTTTTGAAGATCCTTGAGGTTTCATCATTTTTCTTACGGCATTACATTCATTTTTTGGAATTCCAGCAACTCTATTTGCTAACTCCATAACTTGTTCTTGAAAAATAATACAGCCATAAGTTTCTTGCAAAATTTCTTCAATAAGATGATGTCCATATTGGGCTTCATAATCTTTTTTATTTCTAAGATACAATCTATCAACATTAGCACCTAAAGGACCTGGACGATAAATTGATGTCAGAGTAGCAATATCAACAATAGATGTTGGCTGGGCTTTTTTAAATAATTGCTGGGCTCCGGCTTGGGTACACTGAAATATTCCTGCCCATTTACCTTGATGGTAAACGTTTTTATACACATTTTGGTCATTAAAATCAATTACATCTGTACCCATGTTTTTATCAAACCAGTGTTTTATTTGGCTAAAAGAAACCTCTTTATATCCCTTTTGGCGTCTTAATATAAGCTCGATTGTTCTCTCTATAATCCTTAAAGTTTCTAAACCCAGAAGATCAAATTTAACCCAACCAAAGTTTTCTAAATGTTTATACGAAGCTCCTTCTACCCAAGGTGTTTGAAGTTCACCTCTTGCAAGAATTAATGGCATTCTTTCTGCAATATTTTCTGAAACAATAACGCCGCCAGCGTGGCGTCCAAGCGCTTTGTTTTGTTTGAACAATACATCAATTGGCTCAGCAATCTCTGGGTGATCAGAAATAAGCTTCATGAACTTGTGACTATATTTTAATGCCCATTCTAAAGTTGGCTCTATTGGGCCGTTAATTTCTACCCCATCAGATCGCAGCCCATTTTTTACATCAACATCTAGTGTGCTCAATGCTTTGTTAACTTCTTTGAATTCAATTCCATAAAATCTAGAAATATCTTTCACTAGGGATTTGAGTTTGAATGTATTGTAATTTGAAATTGGAATGATATTTTCATTACCAAATTTATTTCTCATTAATTCTAAAAGTTTATCGCGATCACCGATATCAGTATCAATATCTGGCATGTCTTTTCTGTCTGGTGAAAGAAACCTTTCGAATAAAAGACCATATTTTAGTGGGTCAACATCGGTTATGCCTAGCACATAGTTAACTAAAGAGCCTGCACCAGAACCGCGACCTGGGCCTACGAACATATGCTTTCTAGCTAAGTCTATAATTGCTTTTGTTGTTAAAAAATATTCAGAAAACTTCTTGTTTTTAATAATTCTTAATTCGTATTTTAGTTGGTCAATATATTCCCGTGTTGTTAAGCCTTTTTTGACCAAGCCTTTTTTGCATTCTTCAATTAGTGCTTGATCTGCAGTTTTGTTTTTGGGAATTACATAAGATGGGAGTTTTTGAGAGCAATCAGGCTGAATATCTCCAATCATTTCATGTGCTATATCATGTGTTCTTTCAACTGCTTCACAAATTATTTCGTCATTATAAAAATCCATGCCACCGGTAGTGCTTTTATAGCTTTCCCAAACCTGTTCTGCGTTTTTAGGATATAATTCACACTTTAAATCTTCACGAGTCTTGGGAAGGCTATCCGGATTAAAGGTTTTATGATTCATCCATCCTAATTTTTTATAAAGCTCTCTTTCTTTCCAGTGTTCAGGCCGAGAATAGTGTGAATCGCAAGTAACAATTAATTTGTCTTGAAGACTGTTTTGGTTTGCAAATTCAATCAATGCTCGATTAACCAAATGCTGGGCTGGAAGTTTATTAAATTGTAATTCTAGCATTACAGCATCATTTCCGACTGAATTAGTCAAATGATCATAAGAATTTCCAATATTTGTTAAAATTCTTTTCAATAAAGCATCATTGTCTAAAAGACTGGGTTTGAGTTCATCAAATTCAATACCTTGAACTTGTCGAAAAACTTCATAAGCCATAGGTCCACCGATACACGCGGTGCTGACCATTAAATGGCCGCCTTTCGATGCTTCTTTGATCATTTTATAATCTACTCTAGGAAACCTATAAAATCCTTCAGAATACCCTCGGGAGATAAGATGAAAAAGACGTTGGAGGCCAATAGAAGTTCTTGGCAGTACTACTAAGTGATGTCGGCGTTTAATTGGATCAAAAAATTTACCGCTTTTGGATTCTTCTTCGTTTTCAACAGTAAGTCCAACCTCATCTTTTGCTACTTCTACTATTTCATCATCCCCGTCTGTTATTGCCCATAGGGGAGATACGATTTCCGACTTAAGCCTTTCAAGCCTTTCAATTTCTGTTTGGTTACCTTTTTTCTTCGCACGAGAAAGGTCATATTCTATTTGCCAAACATTTAAATCTGGATGAACATACATTTCGCAGCCAGGAATAAATTTAAAATCGACTCCTGCCTTCTTTATTTTTTCTGCATGTAAATAAGCATGGGCAAAACTGTTCATATGTCCATGGTTTGTTAAAGCAAAAGCATTCATGCCATTTTCGACTACAAAATTAATGTGGTCTTGAGGATAATCTAGTCCATCAAAGGTGGAAAATCCATCATGAGCATGAAGGCCTACAAATTTGGTTGGTTTCATAGGTTCTCCTTAGTGTTTTTATACAAAGATATTTTACTCTGTTTCTCTGCGTTTTACAAGCGTTGTATACAGAAAGCAAGCATAAGTTAATCCAACCATGGTGAATACCATAGGAGCTGCTTTGATTGCTTTTTTTATTTTAACCCTTATTCCAGGGCTGGATGATGTAAATCCATTATCGGATTCCCAAGGCTGTGACATGTTTACCTCCGTAAAAATTTATTCTATATATAGAATTTAACACATTTCGTATATGTCTACACAGGTTTTACAATTCTAAATTAACAATTTCTTTAATTAAAACCGCTCTTGGGGGAACTGGAATTTTTTGTTGGTGCAAACATAGGATTAATATATTAACCCGGTCTTCGAGGTTTTCCCAACTATTTCCCCAGTTCCATGAAACTGAATTTTGAATTTCGTTAATTTGTTTTGCGTCTTTTTCATATAGTCTGTTTAATTTATCTAATTGTTTTCTAGATGATAATTTATCCGTAAATTTATTTAACATGATTCCTAAAAACAATATTTCATCCCAATCGGTGTTTTTGTAGGATATCATTGCTCCATCTAAAATCTGTTTTCTTAAAAATTGTTCCTCTATAGATAATTTGAGAGAATCTATTTTATCCGGATGACAATGTTTCATAATTTCTCTCCAGATTTCTTTGGCCCAGGCTGGGATTTCTTCTTTTTCTATATTTGGAATATCTAAATTATTTATAGGCCCTGAATGTTCTTTGGTGTTTTTAGATTCAGTATAAATTTCTTCACGTTGATTTGAAACAACAATTTCTTGTTGGTTATTATTAATAGCTTCTCTTTTTTCTTGGTTTAAAGGTTTGTTAGAATTTAAAAATGAATTTATTAATTCCTGTAGCTCTAAAGCATATTCGGAATTTAATAAATTCATTTCTTTTGCCATGGATCGAGTATTTTTCACCATTCTAGCGGAAGAAACTAGTCGTTTTTTTGATACTCGAGATAATCCCACATTTTATCTCCTAATCAAACAACGTTTGTTTTTTAGAAGATTGTTGTTCTTGAAGCTCTACAAGCATCTTTTGTAAATTAGTCTCAAATTGACTGGAATATTCCGGAGAGATTTCAATATTTCCATCTTGTACAACAAACTGAATTTGCCTAAGATGGTCGACGATATCTGTTCCAGTTAAAATAGCTACCTGAAGACATTTTGCGATTTGGGCGATTGTTTGATCTGTAAATTTTGAATTCATAATATTTTACTCCACTTTTTCTGATTTAGCTAACAAGGGATATCCTTGCGATCTAAAGAACTTTACCACGTTAGATGATTTTGTATCCGCAATTTCTTTAGAATATGGTCCTCCAGCGATTCCTTTTCCTTTTTTGTGTACTGACATCATGATTGTTGTTGCTGATTCTATTGAATGATGAAAAAAATGACACAATGAAATTGTAACTAAATCCATAGGTGTATAATCATCATTATAATAAATAACCTGATATTTAGAAGGTGGCTGTATTTTATTTTTAGACTTTTCTCGATCTAATAAATCAACACCGGCTCCTGAATTGTTTTTTGTATCTTTCTTTTTTTGAGGCATATATTTTAAACGTCTTGATTGAAACAATGCACAACGGCATCTCTATAGAACAAGACTTTTTCTCCTTCTTTGGGGCTACAAAGGGAAGTTTCTTGTAAAATAATCATTGTTTCGACTGTATTCCCTAAGGTAAATTCAACGATTATTTTATCACCAACAACATCATCGACTGTTCCTAGCATAAGCAAACCAGCTATCATCATTTCATTAATCATTATTTCTGAACCTTTGGTACCCAGTATGTTGATCTTTTATCATTTGTTTCTTCTTTTATTACTTCGTTTCCATCCGGATCTTCTTGTTTTCCATATATAAGAAACTTTGAAGGGCTGTCAGCATAAGTTTCGTTAACTTGATATGATTCTTTCATTACTTGCTTAATTGATCTATTAAGTACTGCTAATTCTCCATCTGATAAATCCCCAACATGGCGGTGAGGTGAAATTTGGGCTAGCCATAAAGAATCAGCTTTTATATAATTCCCTATTCCAGAAACTATGGATTGATCCATTAAAGCCTTGGTAATACCCCATGAGTCTTTATTTCGTAATCTTGCTATAAAATCTTTGTCCGATAAATCTTCTGAAAGCATATCAGGACCTAAAGATTTTAGCTTATTTATCATGTTGTGTTTACCGCGGACAAATTTCAAAGTACCAAAATTACGTTGGTCATTAAAAAATACTTTGGTTTTATCTGATAAAACAAATTTTATTCTAGAATGGTTCGTTTGAGAGTTTGACCAAAAACCTGTCATGCCAAACGTAGAATATATAAATGTTTCTTTTTCACAAATCCAGTAACAAAATTTTCCATGGACTCCAGGTCCAATGATTTTTAACGGCAATTGTTTAAGAAAATCCTCATATCCTGAAGGGGATTTCTTACTGTATCTTCCAGAAAGTATTTCTATAGAAATTATTGTTTTTCCGGAAATTTGAGAAGCTAATTGTTCTCCGTTTCTTTTAACCTCTGGTCCTTCTGGCATGATTTCTCCGAGTTGCTATTATTTAAATTATAATGAAAAATATCTAAATTTACAACTAGTTTTTTCAAATCAAAAGAGGGTTTCTAACCCCTTTTCATTTCCACGATATTTGCACCCTTAAAGTGCCCTTCTATAATTATGGAAGTCCAGAGAACCCTACAAATTTGAAATTTATATCATTTTTAAAAGACCAAGCGCAATTCCCATTGCGAACTGTACAACCATAAATATGGTAACCGCTTTGGTTTTAAACATTTTCAGGTGTTCTATGTCGTTTTTCAGTTCTTGCATTTGGACTGGAGATACAACATCATCAATCCTTTCTTTCCATTTTACAAGCTCTTGCACTTTATCTTCTCTTGCCTGAATTAAAGCAATTTCCTGTTTTAATTCAGTAACCTGCTGTTGCAATTGTTGAATTCCTAATGCGAGAGTTTCTAATTCTTTTAAAACTAATTTAGAATATTCTCCCCACCCATTTTCGCCAGACGCCATCTTAGTCTCCTTTCACTAACTCGTGATCTGAAAAGTTTCAAACTAAAAACAACACTGACAAACTTAACCATAAGTATGTTAAAGAGACGGAATATTCGGAAGATTTTTAAGCTGACGATAACTGTCAATAGATGAAGGCCATAAAGAATTTGCAATGACGAGGCAAGCCTCTGCTACTCTTTGGATTTCCCATTGTGCACCACTATGGGTTCTAAGGTTAATAAATTTAATTAAATTATTTAGATTGCAAGTTCCGTAATATTCGGTATACATATTTTGGGGCAAAACTCCGCGGGCTTGTTCACGGCATACACCAGCTTTCATTAAGTCGTTATACAATTTTACAGACGCTTGATTATGTTGACAAACAATTGTTGATGCCTTTAGTCCAAATTCAGTATCTGCAAGATCTGGTACCATAACTGGATCTATTAAGCTCTCCGTGTTTGAGGCTTGACGATTACTTTTATGCTGCGTTCTAAAAGACTTTGGTTCATAAAACCTTAGATTTTCAGCAGTGTAGCGACGACTAATTTCATTATAAGACCAAGTACGATGACGATGGTGCTGACTCCGAACAAACAAAGGAACAACAAAACGGAATGTAACCACATTATGCTCAAGCGTTGAAGTGTGTTGATGTTTAATAAGATATTTAACCAATTTTTCATCTTTCTCATCCATTGATTCTTTTTGTTTTCCAAAAGATACTCTTGCTGCATTAACAATTGTAATATCTTCTCCCATGTGTTGAACATATTCAACGCAACCAATTCCATCTTTATATAAATCTATTTTCACATTTCCTCCTTTGGGAGAGTTTTATCATGAATCCAAATAGCTAATTTTTTCAAACCAAGCAAATTACATACTTCCATCAAAGGGTGTCCAAATATATTATGGATAGTATATTTAAATTTTTTCATTTAGATTTGTCCTCAAAAAATTCTTTATATAAATCTATATTTTTGTTTATTTCTTCGTCAGCCCAAGTCTTTATAAAATCGGGAACTCTATTTTCATAATATTCCATATTTTTTCGTTGAGATTTAATAGTTTTATTGTGAATAAAATCGTAAAGATCAAATGATTGAGCCCTGAAAAAATCTATGTTTTCTATAAATGAATTAACAAGAGACTCTTCTGCATTAACAAATTTGCCTAAATCGCCAAAGAATTTTTGAGGATTGTTTTTAAGATCTTCAAATCTTAAAATAATTTTTTTTCCTGTATGAGACTTGTAGTATTTTAAATTGCTAAAATATTCCGGAAAGAAATTTTGGAAAACATTTGATTCTCCTCTGAGGGTGCGAACTGTGTATTCTCTATAAAATAATTCTCTTGGATTTCTTAAAATCATGATAATATTATCTTTTTCTGGATCGAATGGCCAGTCGCCAATGTTTTTGTCGGATTCTACAATATGCCTTTTGAAAATTGGTTTTCCATAAAAAAACCCTTCCCGGTCAATCCATGGAAAATTATTGTCCGGAGTTAAAAGCAACAAAGGGCCGTCTAAACCATCTCCTTCAGCAGACAATACTTCATTTGTATAAGGGTCTAGCTGAACCATAAAATATCCCCATGTTGGCCTACGAGTAACTATCTCTAAAAAATAACGAGTAAACGTATTTCCCGAATGAGGAAATGATAACAATATATCGTTATTTTCTTTTCGTACTTTTGGATACACAGTTAGATTAAATCTAATCTTTGGTCTAGATTGTGTTGGAGAATCTGTTTTGTATTCAAAATTTAGTGGTTTAGTTTTAGCCATGTATAATCTCCCCTAATAATTCTTAATTAAAACTTCAATTGAATTTGCGCCAGTTCCATGGTTGTGCCGGCCGGCAGTATATTTTACTTTGTGATATTTGCAACTAAAATCATCATTAAATTTATCAGCAAACCAACCCTGGGTTATTGTACCCTGATCGGCAACCCAGTTATTTGGAAAAACCTCTCTGTTACTTAGAGCGACAAGACATTCGGCTTTATGCGCGTCGTTTAAAAAATCACACAAACGGATTTGATCGGTATCACTAAAAACTCCTGCAGAATTATATTTCGCGAAAGATCGCCTATATGGAGGATCTGCATAAAACCAATTTCCTTTCCCGAAAAAAGCTTGGGTTTTTTCAAAATCTCCAGACATAAGAATACATGTATCAATAAACTCTGCAAACTTTTTTAATTTTGATATATCAAATAATTTCCCCGGGTGTTTCCAGGTCATTAACCCTGCTGGAGAAGCATAGCGAAAATTAAAGTTAGATGACGTTTGCCAAATTCCGTTAAACCCTGTCTGTAATAAATAAAACAAAGCTGCAGCTTGTTCTGTTGGGCTCATAGAATATGGATGAAGAGCATACTGGTTCCTTAAATCGTAATAATATTTTTTCCTATCGGCAGGTGTTGATTGATTTGCATAACCTTTTAAAACATGATCTAGATACTCTTTTTCAAAAGTATTATAATGAGCCTTTTTCATTCCTTGGTACATTATTATAAGTTCTTCACAACCTTCATTAAGAACAATGTTTGTATTTGGATAATTTTTCTTTACCCACTGAGCTACGCACCCAGAGCCGGCAAACATATCAATGAATAGATCTGGTTCTTCATTAGGAAAAAAACCGGACAGGTGGTATTTTTTAAACATTCTGTTTTTACCACCTGCCCATTTAAAAGGCGGTCTATCTGATTTTATAATATTTTTAATCTGAACCGAAGTATTCGTCTTCAGGTAATCCCAAGTCTTCATATGTCGTTGTCTCCGTAATAAGATATGCCACGACATATGGATCTATATTGGATGCCGGGCGTCTATCTTCAATATACCCTTTCCAATCATTTTGTTCAACACTATTTGGGATTCTTATTGATGCTCCACGGTCGCCTACACCATATGAAAATTTACTAATATGCTGAGTTTCATGTTGGCCTGTAAGTCTTTTGTGGTTATCTTGACCGTACCCTTGGATATGTTCGTTATGGCGCTGGTGAAACTTATCCATTAACTGAAGCATTTTATCCTTTGACCAATTTTTCCTCATATCTTTAGTACTAAAATTTGTGTGGCAGCCGCTTCCGTTCCAGTCTCCCGTGACAGGTTTTGGAGTAATATCTATGTCCCAACCTTGTTTTTCAGCTAGTCGATATAAGAGATATCTTGACATCCATAAGTCATCACATGCTTTGAGTGTATCTTTTGCGAAACACTGATATTCCCATTGTCCTACAGCTACCTCTGCATTAATACCGGTTAACTCTATTCCCATTGTTAGACACCAATGCAGGTGGCTTTGCACAAACTCTCTACCGACGACTTGGTTTCCACCGACTCCACAATAATATAACCCTTGAGGTCGAGGATATCCACCTGTTGGAAACCCAAGAGGGGCAAAGTCTTTTGTAATAAAATATTCTTGTTCAAATCCCCACCAAAATTTTTGAGATTTTGTGTTGTTGTAAATATCTTTTAATTTTGCACGAGTATTTGTTTCGTGGGGAGTTCCGTCGGGATTTAATACTTCACAAAAAACATAAACAGTGTTTGTTCCGTCGTTATAACACCGAACTGGTTTTAAAAGACATTCTGATGAAGATCCTGGAGCTTGTTGGGTTGATGACCCATCAAAATTCCATACCGGCAAATCTTCCGGTTTTGGAAACGTATCTTCTAATTCCATTACCTTTAGTTTAGACCGAAGATTTGGGGTTTCATACCCGTCTAACCAAATATATTCTAACCAAACTTTATCACTCATTTTCATTCCTTTTTATTTTATTGTGAACGTGAGGTGCTATTGGAACTGGTTCTCCATCTCCATCAATCCTCACAAAAGTCATTATGCAATCGCAAATTAATTTTTGAGTACCATTATAAACGCTGTGTCTTCTAGCTTCTAGAGCAATTTGTACTGAAGTTTTTCCTATTTTCACAACTTTCCCATACACTTTAATTATTTGCCCAGGTCTAGAAGGTGCTGTAAATGATATATCAGAGATGTGTCTTGTCACAACCCTTCCTGTGTCTGCTACTTGAGCAGCAAGAGCCGCTCCAGCTTCATCAAGCCAAGCTAACATTACTCCGCCAAATAAATTTCCATGAGTTCCCACATCTTTTGTTTTGCATATATGTGTAGAAATTAATTGATGTTCATACCAGTGAAGAGGCATTAATTATCCCTTTAATTGCTCGAGCATTTCTGCTATATCTAATCCACCGACGTCGATTTTTCTTTTCGAACAATGATAATGGCTCATAAACCCTCTAAAAGAACCTTTGGCGCATTCGGGGTCATAAGCCCATTTCGTAGATGGCGCCTCTAGAGGAATTCCGCATCCTTCATGGACTGCTTTCCATAAGGCTTTTAATGCCTCGAGTTGCTCTGGATAAAACCAAGTAAACGTATCTAATTCTTTATTTTGCGCTAATGCACCGGTCATTAATGGACGCTTTTTTCCAAGGTTTTTTAAATACCATCCTTGGTATTTTTCATAATATGCATTAGATATTTCTACACCAATAGAATATTTGTTAACATTTCTATTTCCTGCATGCCAACAAGAATCATTTAAATCGTGTAACTGAATGATTGATCCATCATTGTCTATACAGAAGTGCACAGAGACCCCACGTTTCGCGAGAACCTTTGCGCAACTCATACTACTTAGGCAAACATCCCAATGGTTTACAAATGACTTTATGGTGCGTTTACGGCTGTTCTTAGTAACGCCAGTACTGATTGGATAAGGAAACCCAGGATCTTTGAAAGTATGGACTTTATCTGAAGGCCAGTCAATTTTAATAGGGGTGTCTCTCCACCAAATTACATCTGAAGAATCTGTAACCCACCCTGTTTTTTCTAGATCTCTTTTTGCCTCTTGATCTGAGTTTATATGTCTAAATGTTCCTGGCCCACAAAGACCATCTGCTGTCAATTTTCTAGATTTTTGATATTTCCTAATTGCAGCTGTAAGCTTGTTGTCAAAAAGTTTGTGGCCGGGAATAAACCAATTAGGTTCCCAGCCAAGTTTTGAAGCCGAAGCTTCATTATAAAATTCTCTATCGATAGCCATTAGTTTTCTCCTCTAACTCTCCTCTGGAATTGCTAGATTTATATCAACAGATACATCAACTTGTAAAATTGGCATGCCTATTTTATCAGCGATTCCGAGTTTTTTAGCTTTCTTTGGTGTGACAAACCAATCTGCTCTGCCTCGTCTTTGGACTTCTTTATAAAAATAATCACGAGGTTTCTTACAGTTGTCTGATAGAATCTCATAAATCTTTTTATTTAACCTTTTTGTTTCTTTAGCTGAAGCTTGGATTTCTTCATTTTTCCCCCAAGCTCCACTAGATACATCATGTATCATCAATGTTGCTTCAGAGGTAATAAACCTTAACCCTTCTGTTCCACAGGAAAAGAGGATTACTCCACAACTCATTGCTTTTCCTTCTACTATAGTTGCAACCGGTAAGGTGGATGATTTGATAGCAGAAATCATGCTCATCAATGAATATACTTGCCCGCCATAGCTGTCAATAACAACTGGGATAACTGACTGCCCTGTATTTTGAGCTAATGCCATTTTTGCAGCGAATTCATCGGCAGATTGTTCATCGAATTTATTAACCCTAATAATAACTGGATTATGCCTTAATTCTAGTTCTTTAATCTTGGGATCCATATTTGTTAACCAATGCATTTTTTCTCCTTATCCGCATGCGCCAAAGCCGCATGCAGTACATGTTTGACAACCTTCTTGATAAATGATTGTACCTTCAGCACCACAATTTGTACATGTATTAACTGAAGCTTTTGTTCCATCTGCTATATATTTTTTTAAACATCGAGCGATTACTTTAGAGAAAGAAAACATATCTGCTTCTTTATCTTTTTGAATTTGTTCCACTAAATACTGGACTGGGGCGCCATGGCGTAATGCCAAACTAATTGTTCTCGTATATCCTGCATAATTTGGATTATCGAAAACGCTAACAACATCCTTGATAGCCAATGCGTCGTCGTCTTCTCCAATTCTTAAATCGTATTTATTTGCTGTAGTTTTATACGATCTTTTAGTGAGGCTTCCAAATTTGTGTTTGCGAGGTACCTCAATTAGCTCTGCTTTTCCACCTATAACTTCATATGGCCGGCCGTCTAGCAATCCAACAAGAACAACCCATTTGTCATCTTTGACAGCTGTATGGTATATATCACAATCAAGAGTTTCAGGGCGCTTAGGAGCATGTCTTATTTTTATTTTTTCAGGCTGAGGCTTTTTGTTGGATTCAACTAAAACTCCAGATCTAGATCCATCTCTATAAATAGTAATTCCTTTACATCCAGATTCCCACCCTGCTTCATAAACTTTTTTAACTGTTTCAACGTCTATATCTTCTGGAAGATTAGTAGTGTTTGATATTGCATGACATACCCATTTTTGGGCTGCAGCTTGAATCCAAACCTTATTAACCCAATCAATTTCATTGGCTGTTGCCCCAGAATAAGGGCTAATGTTTACCAAGTGTTCATCATCGTACTCTATTTGCGTATTCATTTCACCAGCGTTAATCTGTGAATCCATCCATTCTTTAAATCTATGGTGATAAACCGTATACTCTTGCCATTTGTCGCCTAAGTCATCAGTGAAATCTACTCTAACATCACCATCTTGTGGGTTTATTTTCCTTCGTCGTGTGTAATGCAACATAAATGCTGGTTCAATCCCGGAAGTTGTTTGTGTTAAACAAGAAACAGATCCAGCTGGAGCAGTTGTCGTGTTGGCAATATTTCTTCGTCCATAAATTTTATAATTGTTATATGTTTCTTCATCTAATTCGTTAAGAATTCTTTGTAAAAACGGGTGCTCTTTTTCTTTAGATGGATCACAGATTGGAAAACATCCTCTTTCTTTTGCTAGGTTTATTGATTCCGTATAAGATCCTATAGCTAAATTTTTATAAAAATGTTCAACTATAGAAATACTTTTTTCTGACCCATAAGTTACTCCTAACATAGCAATTGCGTCGCCGACTCCGGTAACACCTAATCCCGTTCTTCTTCCTTGGATCGCTCTATCTCGAATAAAAAGCCACAAATCTTTTTCTATTTTCTTTATGTTTTCAGATTCCGGATCTGAATCTAGTTTTTCTAGAATTTTATCGATCTGCTCTAATTCTAAATCTATCATATCGTCCATTAAGCGTTGACCTTTTTTGACGATGTTTAAATATTTTTTGGTATTAAATTTGGCTTTATTTGTCCATGGGTGATCAATAAACGCAGTAAGATTTATTAACATTAATCGACAAGAATCGCCTGGGGATAATATTATTTCTCCACAAGGGTTGGTTGATGTAGAGCCAAAACCTTCATCTGAATAAATGTCTGATGGGGTATTTTTAATTGCAGTATCCCAAAAAAGAATTCCTGGCTCTGCACTTTTGTGTGCAGATTCTATAATTTCGTTCCATACCTCTTTGGCATTTACCATTGATGTAATTTTTGGTGATTCCGATTCAACAGGCCAGCGGAGCTGATATTCCTCTCCTGTTTTGACGGCTTTCATAAATTCGTCACTTACCCTAACCGAAATATTAGCACCTGTTACTTTTTTTAGATCTCGTTTAATTTTAACAAAATCTAAAACTTGTGGATGGTGTACCGAAATTGAAAGCATTAGGGCACCGCGGCGGCCGCCTTGTGCAACTTCTCGACAGGAATTCGAAAATCTTTCCATGAATAACTCTATTCCATCGGTAGTTCTAGCAGCGTTTTTGCATGTTACTCCGCGGGGGCGGATATTTGATATATCAAACCCAACACCTCCTCTTCTTTTCATAATCTGAACTTGTTGTTGGTCTGTATAAAGGATTCCGCCATAAGAATCTTGTGGAGAATCTATTACAAAACAATTTGATAATGATTGGACCTGGAATGGATTTCCAATTCCAGACATAGGTGAACCTTGTGGGACAATTTGCTTAAAACCAGAAAACAAATCATAGATTTCTTGGCGAGATAAAGGGTTTGGATATTTTTCTTCAATTCTAGCGAATTCTGTTGCTAATCTTTTATGCATATCATCCGGATTTAATTCATAATAATTATCATCCAGGTCTCTTAAGGCATATTTGGTAACCCACACGTTTGTGGCTAATTCATCTCCTCCAAAATATTCTAGCGTGAAATTTTTCACCTCTTCCTTTGTGTAAGTTTTTGGCATTAAATATCCTCCTTGGCTGCTTTAACTCTCTCCCAAACTTCATTAAGTTTCTTTTTAGGGTTTGTTACGGTTTCGAAATGATCTAGTTCTTCATCTTTTAAGATTTTAAATTTTGATTGGGCTGTATTAATTTTAACCGCCCATCGTAGGCCGTCCATACCTGCTCGATTCTTTGCTAAGAACAACCTTCCAAATCCTGTTGCTTTTTCTTCTGGCTTTCTGCTAAGGCCAACAACAACATCGGAAACTTGGGCCTTTCCATAAGCTTCACCCATGTTTTCTAGCCCAATGATTTCTTCTTTTGCCCCGGCTCGGTTAGACTGACTGGCAGTCCAGATTGGAACGTTAAAATCCGCTGCTAGTTGTCTTAGTTCTTCATAAATAAGCTGCAGCTCTAATCTTAACGCGTCATATTGCCGTGTAGACTTCATTACATCCGCGTAATCAATTATAACAACTGATGGCCAATAATTTCTTAATTTTAATTTTTCTAAATGGTTTCTAATAGTGTTGACGCTTGCTGTTCTTGTCGGATAATATTTAATAATTAATTTTCCGTATTCACCATTTTCATATGTAGAAATTACTTTTTCTTTATTATCCATTAAGTCAGAACAATCAATATCACAGATATTCGCATCATATCTTTTTCCAGTAAGTGTTTCAGAAAGCTCAAAAGTATAGTGGACAACTGTTTTACCTCTTTTGAGTGCTTCACACCCCATTGCAACTAGCCAATGGGATTTTCCAACGCCGGTTGGGGCAACGACAACACCTAATTCTCCTCTTCCTAGCCCACCATCTAAAACTTCTTTTGCATCTAAATCTGATATTCCTGTTGGAGTTGTAATTCTTTGGATATCTTGAAATCTTGCTTCAACATCTTCAAAAAACTCATGGCCAATGGAAGAGGGCATTCCTACGGAAACAGCTTTCCTCATGAGATCAACAACCGGATCAAATTGGTCTCCCTGGACTAATTCAACAGCTTGAGTTAAAGCCTCTTTAAACGCTTGTCTTTTACAAAAATCTAAAGCTTTATCTTTTACATATGGCAAATCTTGAGGGTTTTTGTTTGCTCTCATCCTTTGAATAAATTGGACAATTTGATCCTTTAAGATTTTTTCAGAATGTTCTCCTTTTAAATCTTCTCTAATGATTTGGATAAGGAGTTGCATTGTTGGAAAACATCTATATTCTTCAAAATAGCCAAAATATTTTGTACAGATATATTGTAAATATTTCAAATCAAAGAATAACGGATTCATTACTTCAATCATTTGTTGAGCCCATTCTTTATCTGTGGCTAAACCTTGAAAGATCTTTTCTTGAAAACTTTTTCCATATTGACTAAAATTAGTAGTACTGCCAGTTGGTGGCTGGATTCTTAAAGCAGCTGACATTTTGACTCCGTTTTTATTTTGCTATTGAAGAATTTAGGTTCATAAAAAATACATCGGCATTGAAAGCCCGGGGCATGTCGACACCCTCTGCAACTAAGGCTTTTACTAATCCAAATTTATCTCTTTTTGTATCTGCGGTATCTATAGAATACTCGAGTCTTTGAATGTGATCTGCGGATAAATTACTAATATCTAATTGCATAATTTTCCAATTTCTTCTGGCAACATCTGAATTCTCTAACATATTCTTGTACATCTTTAACTGTTTTTGCTTATAACGCTCTTTACATAAACTAAGTATGTCATCCACACTTACAAATTCTTCAGAGCCTAATTCCGGAAATCGTTTAACTAATGATTTAAAACCACATCCTTTTATACCAGGTATGCCATCAGATGTATCACCAATAAATGTCCGAGCGGTAATAAAATTTTGAACACTTACTCCATATCTTTCTAGGACATAATTCGAGTCCAATATTTTTTTGCTAGCAGGACTATATTGAACACAATTTTCTGATAAACATTGGTGCAAATCTTGGTCCATTGAGCAAATAATTTTTTTGTGATTTGGATATTTGTATCTTGCTATATATGCAATGATATCATCAGCTTCACATTGTTCTACGTACATCTGTTCAACCGGGATGTGCTTTAATAGATTCGTTGTTAAAGCCACCTGGTATAGGAAATTTTCTTCCGTATCAGGGATATCCTCATAGATATCGGATCTATTTAGTTTAATTGGTTTTCTATTTAGTTTATACTCAGGAAGGATTGCGCGGCGGCGGGCGGAACCTCCGCCTTCCCAACAAACAATAATTTTTGATGGCCTGAATTTTTTTGTAAGCATTCCTAAAGATTTCATGAACCCAACAGCGCCTCCAAGCTGATGACCATGAGATGACATAATTGGAACAACGCAATATGCTCTGGCAAAAATATTATATGCGTCGATAAGTAAAATAGGTTTTTCTTCTGTTAGCATGGTACTCCTTTATGCTTCTGGATCAAAATAATCATCATCTAAATTCATTGCGACTTGTCTTACTTCTTCGTAGCTTTCCGGATTTATATCAACCTGATCTGTTTTTCCCATCAAATTTGCAAAAGCAGCATTAAAAACTACCTCAACATATGGCCCATATTGAGGGCTGTTCCAAACTTCTCCAAAATCAGCTTTATAGAATTTTTTTTCTTCAATTAATTCCCCTGTTTTGCTATTACAGACATTAAGTGTTTTCCAGGCGCCGGTGCCCTCAATGGAAATTGCATTATCTTCCCAAATTGTTGGACCGTTATCTTTTGAATATCTTCGAAGAACATCGAATGCTTGCTCGTGTTCAATAATTCCTTTTCCAAAATGAATTTCAAAAAGACAAGTTCTAAACGGAGGAGCAACTTTGTTTTTTATTGTTTTCGCCGAAACATTAATCCCGATAATATTCCCTTTCTTGTCTTTGATTTGTTGTCCTGCACCCAATTTGATTCGTACAGATGAGTGAAAAGGGATTGCCTTACCCCCGGGTGTAGTAGTAGGATCTCCATACAGAACTCCAACTTTAGTTCTTATTTGGTTTAGGCATACTAGCAAAACATTTTCATTTGCAATAACACCAGTGATTTTTCTCATTCCTTTAGATATTACCCGGGCATTTAAACCTATAGTTTCTTTATCATAATCTCCGATTAATTCTGCTTTAGGAGATGTAGCTGCTACAGAGTCCCAAATAATTGTAATAGGAACATCTTTTTTAAGGGCTTTTGCTTTCAAAATAGTTTTTTCAGCAATTGAAAGAACTTCTTCTGTGCAATGTGTATCGACATAGACGAAACGATGTTCAATATCAACCCCTAGAGCGTCTAGGTTCTCTACAGAGGTAGCATTTTCAGTATCGATATATACAACTATGCCTCCAGCTTCTTGCGTGCTCTTCGCGATCTGGATGGCTATATGAGACTTTCCTATCGAAGGTGGACCAAATATTTCAACAATTCTTCCTTCAGGTAAACCGCCTTTTGTTTTTCCCGATACTATATAATCTAACTGTCTTGAACCAGTTCGAATCCATCTTTTTACATGAGTTGGGGAATCATCAACAGATAGGTTGTATGCAACACGAGCACCATGATCTTTGTTGAGAGATTTAATTAGGTCCGCGGTGAAATCATCATCTTTTTTCTTTTTAGCCATTTAAACTTACCTCTTAGTTTATCTTCATAGTAAAATTACGCAATTTTTTTCATTTTTACAATAAAAAATGGGGGGGGATTTTCGTCCCCCCCCTGCGCATGCTAAGTTCTACATAGGCCTAAAATCCAATGTCGCCCTCGAGATCTGCAAACGCATCATCAATATCATCGAAAGACTTTTTAGTATCACCTGATTTTTTTGTTTGAGTCTTTTTCGGAACCTCTGTATTTCGAGTGGTGTATGAGGAATTTGTTTCTGATGTATCATTTTCCTCTCCGTCGTCTCCTGTTAGCCAATTATTAACAATTGTCTCAAGCTGCTCATAACTCTTCATTGTATAAAGATCATCCAAATTAGGAATATTGTTTGTCCATTCTTTGATTTGAGTTTTTGTACCAAGTTCAGTTGTTTTTGGGCGAGGCATTACCTCGGTCATCGCAAACATTTTGCCTGGAGGCTTTGAACATGTAACTTTTACATCGTGCCCTTCATATACATCGGTGATATCACCATAGTCCGGATCTAGCATAATATTAAGCAGAGACTGATAAACAGTTTTGCCAAAAGCCCAAAGTTTTACACCTTCCGACTCTTCACCGCGGACGACTACAGCAGCATATGTTCTCATCTTTGGATAAAGCTTTTTAGCCATTTCATAAGATTCTTTGGTTCCTTCATCTTTTAGTTTTTGAATCAGTTCATTAATAGGATCTGGTTTTCCAAATTGATAAGGAGCCAAAAGACCCGGGTTATTTCCAATGTTATAATAAAACCAACGTTCCTTAAATGGATTTCCATCGTTGTCAGTAAAACCCAGAATTCTTACTGTTGCAGTTTCTCCTTCTGGTGGGCGCCACATAGTTCTACGTTTTGAATTTGCTCCTGAAAGCTGGTTTAGTTTTTTGCGAATTGCATCAAAATCAATAGCCATTTTTTTCTCCTAAATGTTTAAATTTTTAATTGTTTTAATGATGTTTGTTACCGAAGTAACATTAATAATATACTGGTTTTTATTTAAATTTATAAATTTATTTTTTTGATTTTTTCTTTTTCTTTGATGATTTTTTATATGATGGTCTTTCCGGATCATAAGGATTAGGCGAACCTTTTCCGCCATCTGAACCAGTACCAAGAGGTGTCATTGGACCAGAAACTCCGCCGGCTGCTAAGGCATTCATTTCGTCTAATTCTTTACATGCATTCTTGGGTTTTGGTGGAGGCGGTTTTGGAGCAAATGATAGAAATTCATCTTGAGATCTACTTTTTTCATTAGTTTGATCAGGCTCTCCTAAGAGATCATCGTTGTCATCTTTCTTTTTTCCTTCACAGCCTTCTACTTCTAATATTAAGTTGCTAATATATTTTCTCAACATTGCTTCATATAAAGCTTTTGACATTATAATCTCCTCTTTTAAGTCTTAGTATAACTATTAATTATCTTCAAAGTAGGGGATTTTCATATCTAATTTGACAAAAGTCTAGAAGCTAACAAAAGTTTTCCCATATGGTTTAACGGCTTATTTAAATAAACACTTTGAATTGCGTTGTATTCTTCCTCTGTTAATTTAACTCCAAATGCTGTTAACAATTGAAATGTAAATTGAATTGAGTTAAATTCATATAAGCTTTGATTTTTTTTGTAATGCATTCCTAATTTTTCATAGTGCCAATCGCTGTCTTGGGGTAAGCATAAATCTTCTGATAGTGTACCAACTCTTCCAATGTCATGCAATAAAGCAACCTTAAACAAACTTTTTGGTTCGCACTGTTTTCCTGTTGCTGCATTAAGTTTTCTCATCATCGTAAGAGTGTTCAAGATAGATACCAATAATCCACCATCCTCGCATCCATACTCATCCTTCTGCGGGTTTGCGGGAGCTATGGCTAGTCTCTCACCAATTCCCTCGAGGAGATCCTTTAGATTGTCATCTTCAAACCTTTCAATAATCTCCGTATATTGTTCGAAGTTCTGTTTTATATTTTCAAACTCAGCCATTTGCTTCTCCACTAGTAGTATTGTTTAATAATCTTATAATATTCTACTAGGGAAAAGATTGGTTTATAAATGTTTATAAATTCCAAGTACCTGATCTACCATTCTTTGAGAAATATACTAATATACTATCTCCGGAGACTTCTACCTCTAAAGCTGAATTAATATCTGATTTTGTTACTTGGGCTGCTTGTCCAGAAATAACAGCTGCTATACATAAATTTTTTATCCAAAAACAACATATTCGCTTTGATTGTTGTGGTAAAGGTTGACCTTTTTTGTTGAGTACCCCTTGCTGCCAAAGAGGAGTACATTGTATTAAAACCCCTTTATTGCTTCCAGCATTGTTTGATACTAAAGTTGCTGAGTCAAATACTTTTGATGGATTATCTGAACCTATGAATTGCTGGCAAATTTTACTTAAATCGGTGATGCAATTATCTTTTCCTTTTCCCGATGGAGTGCCGGCTATTCCAAATGAGGCCATAATTTTTTGGGCACCGTCTACTGTTACGGCTAAAGATTTGTATTCTTTTTGTTCGTCAGAATATCTAATTCCTCTAAATATTGATTGGGTTTCTAAATCAATACGAGGCAAGTCTTTAGATTCAGATAGTAAGATATGTTCCCATAAAGATTTCATTTATAACTCCGATACCGTAACTGGTAATTCAATTCCTTCAATTATTTGCAGCTTGTCTGGAATTTTGCCGCTACCACTAATTATGAGGCCATCATGAATAACCCAGTGAGGAATTATATCATTTGATGATTCAACAAGATTTGCGAACCCTAAAAGAGAGGCGTCGACGGCTGTACTTTGTAGCCACAAAGCTAATAATTTCCGACCTATAGTTTTTTTTACCTCAATTGGTCTCCCAAAATAATTTTCTATCCAACCATCACTTACTTCAGATTCAAGTTGCGAAACCCATTCATCTAAAGCAAAAAGCCTAGAAATTTCCGGAACAACTCTACTTCCATACATACTAGAAATTATTGAAACTTTTATATATGACCTGTCACCATTAATGTTTAATTCTTTAGCAGCCCAATCATAGAGATCACCATCAACCGTTTTTCCTATAAGGGCTAATAGCAATCTAGGTTCCATCGAAGAAAAATCTATAGACTTTCCTTTAATTACATTTCTGTGTTCTGATTTCATTGTTAAACAATTTGGGCCTGAGGCTACAGTTAATCTTCCGGTTTTTGTATGTGCACGATTATATTTTACTTTAGGGAATTTTCCATTTTTTAAAATAAAACCTGGATAATTTATATTCATTGCCTCTAGAGATCGAAACCTTGTAATGTTTGCTATTGCTGGCTGCAGGGAGTATAAAAAGTCTTGAGTTTTTTTATAGGTAGGAATATATTTGTGGTTTTCTATTTTTTTATAAAAGTCAAATATGTTTGGGATTATTTCTTTTAGCCTTTTTTTATATGGTAATCCTATTAAGCCAAAATAATATGGATTGTTCAAGCCTAAAACATTGGCCATTTTTTGATATTTTTCTTCGACAAGAAAAGGAGGTTGTTCTCCAAACATTTTCATTAATGGATCGATAGAATATTTATGATCACCAAAAACTAAATCATCTTCTTGTATTTCTTTCCAAGAAAATGTTCCATCATACCCTAGATGGTTTTCGGAACCAAGATATTTTCCATTTACAACTAACATAAATAAATTATAGGTTTAAAATTGTAATTTTACATTAAAATTGTTTACCTAATTTTGTAGAGAGATCGGAAGATGCTTGGATACCTTTTGTAAGGTTTTCAACCAGAGAATTAAATTGACCTGACTTATTAAGCGGAACTAATTCAAAGCTTGTTTTGAATTCTCCCGGACTTAATTTATGACTAACAGATGACACTAAATAAACATCATCGATTGTGGTACCTGTTTGAAAATCAACAAAAAACTGTTGACCAAAATTTAACATAGGACACCCGAAGGAATCCATTGAAAGTTTCACAGGGAAAACTCTGAGTGGTAAACCATCATCATGATCGTTTACTGGTGCTTCTGATGATCTGTTTTTTTGGCGCTTCATATGAATGACTTGCATTTGAGGATTTGAATTGGTTGCTAATGAAGCGTTTAAGATTGCCGAGTATTCTGTACCAAATTTAATTGTTGGCATGTATTTTGTAAACATATACCGCAGACCGTTTGGGCCGCCTTTTATCCGAAAATATTTCTTTTGAAGATTTGTGTTAATTTCTTCGTTTGTACTAACAGAAGGTTTTGATTCAACCATTTCTACAATATTTAAGGCCTCTAGTACCTCTAGTTGTTTTGAAAATAATTCTGCATATTGAGAATCAGAGTCTCTTTGGGGATCTGTGTTTGTTTTATCTTTGGTAGAAGAAGAACCCATAATTTCTTTATTTATTAATCCAAATGAATCATTTTTAATAGAATTCCACATTTCTGCAAATCCTGGATATGCCGTTGCTGATTTATCGAAAAAATGGACTCTGCAAATTGTTTTTGCAGGATCTTTGGTTGCTGGTACACACTCAATATAAATTGAAATAGATGGTTTTTTAAATCTATATTCTGCATTAGGGTTTTTATATGCTTTTTTGAGAACACCCTCTTTTACAGATGGCAATGTTAGTTTAAAAGCGGCATCCTTTTTTTCATTTTTGTGTTTAATTAATGTTGCTTTCCCTGTCTTTTCATCCCGGGAATATATGGATCCAAAGCCGTATGCATGCGCCGCCGTATTACTAAAAAATTCTCTGTTCATAAACCCTATAAATTGTCCAATAGTAAACGTTTTGGAAGATTTCATTTTTTTCAAAATAGCGGATTTAAAATACTTTAATTCTATTGGAAAGGATCCAACATCGTCGTCACGAGCAAATGATGCAAACTCATTCATTGGATAGAAAATCATTTGTACTTCATCAAAATTATGGGTTGCTGCTAATGGGGAGCCAATAAAATTACACGCTATTTTCGCAAATGACGCATATTTTGCAGGACTGTCATCTGGATCAATTTTCTGTTCGGAATTTTTTTTGAGGAAAGGATCATTTCCATCTGTACATCTTTTGATTTTTTCTCGTGATATTTTTTCTATTCTTGCACGGTAACTTTTTAATCCACCATTTGCAGTTGATGACCCAGAACCTTTTGACCCATTAACAGCCGAAAGTAATGCATCTGATAATTCAGACATTGCATCGCCGTCAGCTTTTGAGGCTTTATGGATTTTTTTCTGAATTTCCATTAATTTTTTAATATCTTCATCCGACATTGACAACATAGAAGATACACTATTAACTTTTCCTAAAACTTCTCCACCAGAAACAATGTCAGAAAGACTTTTAAATCCAAGTGATTTTAGTTTTTTTCGAACAGAATTAATGGTTTTTACACATTCTTGAATATGGTCTAGAGCATTTCCAGCATCGTCATCCGTAATTAATTTATATGCTGTTTCTCTAGATCCTTTTGAATATAGTTTTAGATTAACTTTTACTTCCCCATTTGGATCAAAAGAATAAGAACTGTTCATTACACCGAATTTTTCCTTGCTTCTCATTGAGTTTAATAACATTCCATACGGAGATTCTTTGTTTGGGTGAGACCATCCAAATTCTACTAATATTTCAATATCCCCTAAGCCTCCCGGGGTAACAAGCTGTGTAATTTCATGTAATCTGCTTCTGTCGTGTAGTATAAAAGACATTTCAGCTGTCTTAGTTGACAAGGTACCGACTGAAGGCAAAACTTTTATATTAAATGATTGCAGTGTCATAAACGGTCTAAATTTATCAATGACTGATGTTCCGCGATTAGGGATTATTGTTCCTGCCGTTGTTGAAATTGGGGGGCCAATATCTTGATATGGCTCATTTCCATTAACTAGCGTTTGGGGTGCTGTAAAGACTTCCATTCCAGCAAGCGTTTTTTCACTTTCGTCGTCTTGGGTTGCTAATAAGCTAGCCGATTCTTTTTTTACTGGCTTTCCGGAAAGAAAATCAGCTATATTTTTATCTACTTTAGAATTTCCATCTAAAAACCTAAATAAAGAAATTCCTTGGCCAATTATATCATCATCTAAAACCGGGGTATTTGTAATTAATTGTACATCCAAATATGGAACACATTGGCTGATTTCTATAGATGGGAGAGCACTCATAAATATTGATACAGCGCCTGTATATCTGTTTGCAAAATTTAATGCAGCTGAATGGAATTGAACTATAGCCAAAGATGGTAATTCTTTAGACGGATCTGCCGTATGACTATTGAGTGTGGATTCTGGTGAAATTAAATCTGTAATACTTATGTCTTTACAAACGTGTGGGGCTGTTATTGGATTATAGGCGGACTTGTCCGCTGTTACTGTGAATAACCGATTATTCCCTGTTGTCTTGCTGCCTGCGATCGCAGTTGCAACGGCAGTACCTTGGGCTTTCGTCATAAAAGAAGAAACTCGATTATTAAATTCTGAAATGAACAATCCTCCATCTGTTAATCCTAATATTCCGCTAGTAAGAAAGTTAATAGGATCTTCAGCATCTGTTGAGGCTTTTTTTACAATATCCGCTGAAGGATTTGCTTTAATCGTAGATTTTCCATTAAGCATGTCTGCTTCAACTTGCTGTGTTGTAGCGGCAAACCCTAAAAGTTTTGCCATAAACTCACTTGAGCTTGTAATACCATACATTCTCCCTAATTGGGCTATAGCCTCTTCGAGCTCTGTTGCTGTTGGAGCATTTGAATCTGTTGATATCATCCGACATAACCTTTAATTTGTTGCATATCTAACGGTATAATTAATCTTGTTCCGGGTGGAACCTGTAAACTCCAGCCTATTCCAGACAATGCAGCGATCACCCACCACTTAGAAGCGTCACCATAATATCTTCCGGCTAAAATATCTAAACGGTCACCATCTCTTGAAACTTCAGTTCGGGTTTTAATTTTTCCTTGTTCGTAAGCTAGCCTTAATTGCGGAAGGGTTTTAGAAGTAGATAAACCTTTCCCACCTGCGATTAAAAAATTTCTCCCATATCTTCTAGCCATCTGTTTTTTCCTTTAGTCTTTGCCTGGAATACCGGCTTTCGTTGTAGGTGTTACATCACCTTTTGCCTTTTCGCCATTGATTGTTTTTAGATGCTCATTATAATCTTTGGTTGCCATCCAAAAATCACCTTGTAATTGCCGGTTTATATCACCAATTCCGTATACTGGGGCCCTGTTAAATCCGTCTGCGTCAAGGCCTGGAGTGATATCGTGGATTGGAACACAACTAATGGATATTTCACACCCTGTAGGCCCGCGTTTTCCCGGGGTGGTTTCCCATAATGTGCTATTAAGCTTCCAATCAATTCCTAATCCAGAGATTGCACATGCTAAACCTCTACCTCCGGAAGATCTAAAACTTCTGATTATTGGATTTCCTTTATCAGTTCCGTCAAAAAGAAATGATCTCCCGGGCGAGCCAAAACTTGGGAGGAAAACATCAGCAAACGCTGTAATTGACCCGGCTGGATCTATGTTTGTAATATTTTTCTGTTTAATTTTTACTAATGATGGTTCTCCAGCTTCGGTATTTGCATCATTTATAAACATCCAGTATTGGCCGTCCTGCAGGTCGCTTGGTTTTAGACCTTTATATCTACTAGCTAAATCTCCTGCTTCTGCAAAACCGTTTTTAGTAATAAAAACATAGCCAGTTAACTTCATTCTTCTTTTCATTTTTCCACCTTTGATACCAAAGAATGCGTCAGAACCCCGGGGTGCTACAAAATCTGCTTTACCAAAAAACGGAAGAATTCCTTTGTTTTTTGCAAGCTCTTTGTTCCATGCATTTACTGCTTCAACAGTAGCTTCTGTTACTAGGTTATCCAATAAATCTCCCCCGCCTTTTCCATCATAAACGAATTCAGGATCTCCAGCTCCCATCATTCTTCCTAAAGTTTGGTCTGAATAATTACTTCTGAATAAATCTCCTATTCTGATTCTTACCAAAGGAGATGCTGTAGGAACCTGAGAAAAAGGAATAACAAATTTATTCGAATCTGTTTCCATCATGGTCCCTCGAGAATATTGAGGATATACTAATGTTGTTAATTTGTTAATTTTATAATACATCTCATCCATATCAGCTGGAGACATTGCTTGAAGAATAAAATTAAACGAAATTGATCTTGAGGCGCCGCCATATATTTGGGCAGCTTCTATTCTTCCGAACCCTTTTTGCGCGCTCCATTCTGCACTGAAACCATCCGAAAGGGAAGAAAGAAAAGCATTAAAAGAAATAATTTCATTTGTTCTTAAATCATGGAAGTAGAATGGCATATATTCTGCCTCTAGCATATCTTCCATTGCTTTTACTTCTTCTTCTGAAAATCTATTATTTGTAGCCTCGTTTGGGTGGCCGAGCTTGGAGCGTATTGCACCGTTTAATTTTTTTGCTACTGGATCATTTTTTAAGAAATTCTCTACAAATTCATTGTTTGCGGTATTTGGAGTTAAACCTATTTTGTGGAGACCATTATCTAGCCCTAAATTTTCCATTGTAATTGCGGCGCGCTGCAGAGATCTAGGAAGTAGCATCATCGATGGAGTTGATGAAACACTAACTATAGATTTTCCGGAAAAGTCTCTATGTTTTGCAACTCTGTTAACACCGGTATCAGGAAGTAAATCGATTGGTACATCGTTTTCTGAATATAGATATTTTCCAAAAAACCCTGCTGCTACAGATATCTCACCAAGGGTTGAAAGGATTTGGACAAATCTCATGAGTTTGTTTTCTTTCATTTTGCGAAAATACGCAATTAGATCGACTTGGTCTCCGCTAGAAGAGTATGTGTCTAGATAAACCCTATTCCTTTGAAGGCTTCTCAAAATGCTAGCATAGTATCCTGAACTTGCTCCTAAATCTGCTAGCTGGCCTACAACTAGAGTAATCCACCCATAAGCTATAGACTGTGTGAACGGGATTATGAGAGCGCGAGCAACTGATTTATCTTCTGCTAAAGCCTGCATAACAAAAGCCGGCTTTCTAACCTCCAAGAAATCTAAGAAATCTTCTAGAAGATTAACAACTCTTGCTCCAACCTGACCGGTAATTCCCGGGGCGCCTCCAATTGCGAATTCTGGCAATTGGTATTTTTGTCTAGTTCGGGATTGTCCTTTGTTTAGCCTTACTGTACTAGCTGCTGGGCCAGCAAAAATAGCATCGTTTGGAGTTTTCTTTCCGGTGAGAGAAACTAACATATTTACGCCGTTGGTTGCCAACAAGAGAGCTTCGGCAATTAACCAATATTGAATAGCCATCCCCAAAGATGAAAACATACCTGCGATAGCTTGGTCAAACATTGCTCGACTGGAGAAATCTTCCATATAGGAATTTAATTGCCCATAAGATTCTGAAGTATAATCTGAAAATTTTATATCATCATCTGAAAAATCTTCATCGGTTTTATCTTGATTAAAAGAGTGGAGATCTTCAACAGGGATTCTTTTTGTTCCCAAAGGCACAGCGCCTAATCCATCTCCAAACGTTACGGAGCCCAATGCTGCTTTGGCTACAATTCCATTGAATCCTCCAAACCCTTGGTTTGATGACACTGTATCTTCAGCGTCTTCTACTTTTGTACCGGGTTTTCGGTCTCCAGTAGCTGATAGCATTAATGATCTTCCAATTCTGGCTAATCTTTTAAATTCATCTGGGGACGTTGTGTTATATGAACCATCAGGTCTAGCACTGATATCTTGGAAATCTCCAAATTGACTTTGAGAAAATCTAGTGCGCACTGTTCCAGAATCATCTTTTGTAAACCTGTTGTGTTTTAAGATACTAGAGATTGGATTTTCTTCTTTTAAATTTCTTAATAAATGATGACCACTAACTTGATCATTTTTGTTAATAATGCTGTCAACATCTTCGAATGTCCCTGAAATATTTTCTGGACCTGGAGTACCACCATTGGATAAATTATTAAAAATATTAACAGCTTCTGATTCTAGGTTTTGAACTTCTTTTAAATAATGGTTCTGTGAACTATTAGGGGTTGTTAATTCAGAAGGGAGCCCTGAAATCCTGTCATATAATTCGATTTCTTGCGATCCTGCAACATACGATACAGGGTAAGGATTATTTGAAGCCTCTATGCCCTGCTCATTTCTTCCATAGTCATAATTTGTAGCATTTCCTCGAGTAAGTTCAGATAAATAACCTCCCAAAGTTTCTTTTCTCTCTTGCGAAAGATCGGCATTATCTATGATTATAGGGTGCGGTACCGGAGATACGTTTTCGTTAGGATCGTTTGCCATTTTCAACTAATTCCTTAATGATATTTTGGGCTTTTTCTTGTGTAAGATTCTTTTTAAAGTTATTTACATCTTTTTGTAGCTCGTTAGAAAGCCCCAAAATATAAGAAAGCATTTCTTCTCTTTTGTTTTCCTCTAGTTTCGAAAGTGCTAAATGAGTCTCTGGTAAAGACATAATAATATTATAAATACTGAAGTGCTCTTTTTCTTCTGGGATATTTTTTACTGTTTTTTCAGCCATTTATTTACTCCTAGTGATTTTCCATATAAGACCATACTCTTTCGTCTGGATTCATTTCGAAATATGAATCTCCATTGAAGCCTTTGGAGAGAATGGATGCAACATCTCGTGAGTCCATACTAACATTTAGGCTTAGTTTAACATTAACTCCTTTGGCAGTTACTGTAACCTCATTTCCATCTTTGTTATTGACCCCTAAAATATTTCCGTATTTTTTAATTAAGTGCGTGCTCGTTTCTCCCAGGTCAACGTCACCCATTAATCTAGCAACCTCAGATGCCTCGTAAAGAATCTCTTCCGCGATATAAGAAGGAGTGGAAAAGGTATCCCATGCTTTATTATACTGTTTTACAAAGGCTGCTGTACCTTCAAAAAGAGCATTAATTTTACCAACTTTAAAGATTTTAGTAAATGTTTCAGTTGCTTTGTCGATGAATTCTAATCCTCTCATACCGCCTTCAAATAATGTTTGGTTTGTTTGAACATCTTGAAATACTTTTGCCATTTCGCAGATATATGCTGATACTACCATAAAGGCATAGCGTATTTTAGTTAAGCTTGGGAGTTCTGCTTTTGCTACACCTTGAATACCTGCCGTGATTCCAGGAATCATTCCGACGGCATCAAGAGCGGCGCCGACACCTTCTTTTTTAACAGTAATAGAATTTGCAATTGTTTCCATTCCTTTAAAAATTGTTTTCATTTGGCGGAGAAATGATCCTTGGAAAAGAGTAGACATTAATGCCAAAGCGTCTTTAAGTTTTTGCCCACCTTTGTCAAACGTTTCTACTTCGACCTGTTCATATGTGTATGCATCATTGATCATTCCTTCTTCGTATCCGGAAATCCTAGATTCTAATTTCTTACCAGTCATCATTGCCATCACTTGCCCAATTCCGCTAAATAGCTGAGCTAGTGCACTCATTGCAGCGACAACCATATCCATTTTTGGCTTTAATTCTTTTGGATTTTTAATTCCTTTAGCAATATTAATAACTTTGTTAATAATATCTTTCATATTATCGCCAACAGAGTCTAGTATCATTTTAACTGCATCACCCATGGCTCGAGCAATTTCAGCAACATCTGCTCCTCCTTCAAAAGCTTCTTTTGGTAGCTTAGAGATAGATGCCATTGGTCCAATCATCCCTGCAGCTAATTTAGAAACGGCACCGAGAATATCAGCAACAACAGACATTTTTTCCATTTGTTCAGGGGTCATTCCAGCGAATACAGTGATTAAATCTTTAATAGAGTCAATAACCCCTTTTACAGATTTTAGTACTCCTGTTGTAAAGTCCTGAATTTTATCCATGATTTTACCCATCTTTTTAGTATCGGTTTTTTTCCATGGACCCCACCCAGTAGATGCGTTTCTTTCTGCAAACTCTGCTGCTCTCATTCCAACATCGACCATTGGCATCATTGCTTTCATAATTTTTTCTAGAACAGTGACTTTTGTTTCAAGCGATTTTGGATCTGCTACTTTAATATCATTTATTTTCTTTAAAACGTCTAATAACATAGGAAATGCTTTCTTGAAGAAAAGATGAAGCATTGCATATCCTGCGATTGCGGTAGCGCCAAATGCAACTGCAGATAATGGATTAGTAAAAAATGCGCCAACTTTTACAGAAGCCCATAACATCCCAACCATTACTAATAAAACCTGACCTACAAGGGGCAACAGTTTTTCAAGCAGATCAAAATTTAAGTCTGCTTTTTCTGCTGCTTTCTGTACAACCCATAAACCGCCCACCATTACTGGCATTCCGAGAACTAATGCAGCAGCAAGAGCAACAAAGCCGGCGCCTATAACTGCTAATTGAGGGCCCATTACCAAAGCACCTACGCCAAGTGATGCAAGAATTAATCCACCAGCTGCCGTAACAGCGACTCCCAATCCAGCCATGGCTTCACCTATTTGGGCCCAATCTAGATTCATTTTTGATACTGCTATTCCAAATAACTTGAGGGCTAACACTAGTGCCGAAGCGCCGATTGCTATTGCAACTGCAAGGCCGGCAAGGCCGGCAAGAATGATTGCCAGTTGAGGACCTGAAACTAATGGCCCTACTAAAGCTGCGGCCCCGATCATTAAGCCGCCGGCGATAACCGCAATGATTAGTCCAGCCATGGCTTCACCTATTTGGAGCCAATCAAGGTTTAATTTTGAGACGGCATAACCAAATACAGCTAATGCAGCAACAAATACAGGGGCTGCTAAGGCAATCACACCCGCCGCGGCGGCAAGGCCAATTGCCGCTTGGCCATAAGCAGATTTAGGGATCTCTCCAATCTTTTCACCACCTTTGATCATTGCATAAGCGCCCACCATTGCTGCAGCGATTTGAATCATTACTAACCCCATTAGCAACCATTCTGCTGGACCTAAGCCGGTTGCTGCGATTGCACCGAAGAAAACCGTACCCATAACTAGTACAACTGCGGCGGCGGCAGTAACAAAACCAGCCCCCATTAATGCTAAGTTAACAGTTGCTTTCATAATATCTTTAGGGTTAATGTCTGCAAGGGCCGTAATAAAACTTCCTTGTCCTTCTGCTGCTGCGCCCAGGTTTCCAGTACCGGCAGGGGGTTTTGGAGGTGCTCCTACTTGAGCAACTTGACCAGAAAATTTCTTAGCTAGCAATTCAATACCAGCCTTGACACCAGCAGAAGCCAGTGATGCAGCCATTGCTGTTACCATACCTTTAGTAATCATGAATAGGAACATTTTTGTAACAATAGGCATTACAATCGGTTTTGCTAAGTCCCATAATACTCCAAAAAGTGAACCAATTGCAGGAAGGAGCTGCTCAACAACTACTGGCTTGATTTTATTGAAAGCTTCAACTAGGGCACCGCCGATTCCTTCTCCGGCTGCATTAACAGCACCGCCTTCCTGGAAGGCTCCTCCTAAAGCATCGGCAAATTGCTGGATATATTTTGCGGCGCCGGAGAGAATTTTTGGTGCCAAGTCGCCAACAATTTTAATTGCAGCAATTAGACCATTTTTTAATCCTTCCACTAATTCTCCACCGGGGCCTCCCATTCCTCCCATCCATTCTGTAAATGCTTCTTTAATTTTGTTAAGAAAATTTTCTACTGCCTTTCCAGGATCGGTTTTTAATTCTTCGACCAGCGTACTAAATGCTCCCTCGACTTTTGATAGAAATGCACCTATCTTTTCTAGGGAAAGCAATTCTTTAAAGGCTTTAACCATGTTTCCAAAAGGGCCTGACTCTTCAAATAATTTCCCTAATATCTTTCCAACTCTTCGACCTGATTTGTAAAAAGCCTTCATGGCCTTTCCAACAGTTTTTAGAATATCTCTAAACCCTTTTGATTTCGAAAGACCATCTCCTACACCTTTTTTCCAATTAGCCCAGAAGCCGCCGTCAGATAACTGAGACATGGCCTTGGTTAACTTTTTAATATTATCACCAAGAGACTTCATGGCTTCTTCTGGTGAAATCTGTTCTTGAGCCGCTTCAGCTTCAGCAGCAATTTCATCAAAGTTCATATCGTCTGTTGGCATTGCCAATGCGTTTTTAAGTTGATCTACTGGCATGCCGCCTAGAGAATCCGACATAGCTTTTAATTCATGACGATTTAAATCTCCAACTGATTTTCCTGTTTCTTCAAATGCTTTCCGGATCATATCCATTCTTTCGGCTGGATTGTCGGCATGCATCATTTCCATGGTATCGATATTCATGCCTAACATTTCGTTTAATTTTCCAGCGGCTTCAGCGGCACCTTCAAACGTGTCAAATTTATCCATCAATCCAGTTAACGCTTTGACTTCGACACCTAATTTGGCTGCATAAGTCGAAACAGAAAGAAGAGTTTTAGGAGCAAGATGGCCAAAATTCTCTGTATCTTTAGTCATCTCATCGAAGCCTTTGCCAATTGTTTTTGCTGAAACGTCAAACTTCTTTGAGAGACCAACGGTTACTGAGGCAACAGTACCTAATTCTTTACCCATGTCTTTACCGGTTCTTTTTGCTTCGGCTGCCATTTTTGTCATTGCTTCTGCTGAAATGCCTGTAGCTTTTTGCATATAAGCCATTTCCATTCCGTTCTCAGCAATTATGTCTTTTAGTAACGTAAATTCGTGTCCAGCACCTTTCGCTATTTCGGCGGCGGCTTTTAATCTATCTGCTAAATTGCCAAAAGTACCGTAGACACTTCTCCCGGATTTGGCTAATAACCCTCCAGATTTTGCCATTCCTTTTTGGATATCGAGAACAGCTTTACCTTCGTTGCTAGCCAAAGAACCAAATTCTTCTCTAATTCCTTCATATGCTTCTCTTATTTGGGAGCTGCCTTGGTATAATTTATTTGCTGCTTTTGTTAGACCACCCCAAATACCCAAAACAGCACCGACAGCCGCTTTCGAAATATCCCATACAGATGTGATTGCGGATGAAACCATATTAAACGATGATTTCATTCCTGCCAAAGCTCCGTTAAGCCCTGCATAGGCCGCTGAAGCAGCAGCGGCCGCGCCGGCAGACTTCTTAAGCCCTTTGTTCATTGAATTTGTAGATTTACCGGCTGCGGTTGCATTTCCCTGTAAGGCTTTTATTGCATCATTTAATTCTTGAGTTTTGTCTTTTGATTTACCGGCTTGGTCAGCGGCTTCTTCTAAAGATCCGGCGAAATTCTTAGCACTACCGGTACTGGATTCAAACAAGCCTGCTAAGGCTTGGTTTAAAGCATTTGCATTTTGAGATTGACGGCCCATGGCATCCGCGGCGCGGTTACCACTACTGGCAGAACTTTCCAACAATTTATTAATTGCTGCTAGAAGCTCTGCTTGTTTACCTAGTTCTTCACTATTTTGATTATTAGCCACTTAACGATCCCAAATACAAAAAAGACTCACTAGATAAATATCTGTGAGCAGAAAATTCCTTAATATTAGTTAATATTATAGCGGCCAGGTTTTACCTGTTTCTTCCTTGTATTTTTTTGCGGAGAAGTTTTTTGCTTCTACTAATCTTTCGATTTCAACTAGTTTTATTTTTGGATCGTTTAGTCCTTCGTAAAGTTTTTTGCTTGCTACTAGTACCTTTACGAATGATTCTGCTAGTTTTTTTGGACCGTTGAGAGTTAGTTTTTCTCTTCTTCCTGTGATGAACATCACACTTTCTTTCATCAGGCTTTTTTTCATTTGGATCCTCCGGAATATCTCGATGATAATTATGCGGTTTCTCCCATTTTTGCCCTTTTAATTCTTTTTCTTCCCAAGCAGCGTTGTTTTCCCAGACAATATAAAATTTTGAATCAGCTGATTCCATTACTTGAACCGCTGATTCTCTAGGGTGGACTGCAGTAATTGTGCCATATTTTGGCTTAGATTCTCCACGGAGAAGAAAATAACAACAATCTCCAATATCTGCTTCTAAACTATTAATCATGTATATATTATACTAGCACTTATTTGAATGTTCATGCTGATTTTTTATTAGAACAATTTGAGTCTGTAATAACTTCATGGTTTCTTCTGAAATCAGATTGTTTATATGTTCTTTCCGTGCCATCATCATGCCAACATACACGAATAGCTGTGGCAGCAGTAGCATAATCTCCACCACCATATCTCATTGCTTCCCAGTCTGAAGCATCTCTGAACAACTTTGTAAAGATGTTCATGATTGTTCCGGTTTTTCCGGAATGTTTATGTTTTACTAAATCACCGATTTTCATTTTTTACTCCTAAATTATTTTGTAGTTGATGAGTCTTCTAGTTTTCCAAAGAACCAATAGAAAAAGACAAAGAGAAGAAACCAAAGTATCATTTTCTATTCCTGGTTGCAAGTTTTTTCTTATCTTGGTATGTTTCGTAAATACAGAATATCCCTAGCATAAGAAAAGCCGGCCAAAAATTATAGGCTATTAAAGCCAAAGCCTTAAGAACAATTATAAGATTTTCTATTGTCATATTTTCCATTAAGATACCCTCATTGTGTTGGTCCAGATGCATTCTCTTCGGCCATATCTGTCAGGCTCTCCAAGAGTATAAGCAACTCCATGCCAAAGACCATCTCGGCAGTATCCGGGCCAGCCAGAGCCATCTGGAGCCATCATAAAATCTGAGTTAGCTTCCATAATACCATATCCATGCCGGTTTCCACAGCGAACTCTGGTACCATCGGGATTAGTATAATCCAGAAACTCAAAGTCAATATAAACATCACCTCGGCCTTCATGATCATAACTGGCATTCAAGGTTGTCTCCTTCACAGAAAGAAGCCGAACTCTTGCGCCTGCAGGAATAGTCATCTCTTCATAGCCGCAATATCCATAACGATTAGCTATAACCTCTCTGGCGGTATGGACAATATCCCCCACCTTAAATCCGTACTTATTATCGTCGTTGACGCCGTGATTGTAGAGGGAAAGATATTTTTTTGTATTAAACACATATGCTCCGTGGTTGGTAGTTACATATATAATGTATCCCATTAATGGGTTGACTACACAGGTTTTAAGATTTTATTATTCAATAATTTCGTACTGCTGGAGTAACGCTTTTCCTTTTCCTGTAATATAAATTCGATTATCTTTTTCTTCATCAACTAAAAATTCTGCCAATTTAATATCGATGAGATATTCAACAATTTCAATAGAATATTTTTCTTCGATATCTTCAATGTAAGGTAGTTCTTCAATATAAATTTCCTCTAGAGCGTTGAGAGCTTGTTTCATTTTTTTCCTTTCGTTTAATAGTTTCTATGAGGTTTGATTGAATTGTTGAAATTTTATTTTCTGGATACCACATCACTTCAGAGCATGTGTATTTTTTATCGAATGTTCTGTATCCAATAAACATTCCATATTTTTGGGTTGTTTTGTTTTTAATTAGATCACCTGGCTTCATTAATTATCTCTAAGCTTCTTGCCATTTTAGTTCTTATCTTGCCATCGCTGAAAAGTATTCTAAATGCTTTCCCTTTATTATGTGTTGTTCTCGAGAAGTCTTCTAGCACAACTCCAATCATTCCTGGGTGAGAATGATGCTCATTTTTAACTTTTACAATATCACCGACTTTCATCTTTTCTTTCCAAATTGATTATTAGGTGTCTATTTTTTTTAGTAATCCGGATGGCATTTTTGTTTATTGACTCTTGGATATCCCAAAGAATCATCAATTTTTCAAATTTACTCATTATTCTAAAAGTCCTTCTTTGCGGGCCCATTTTACAAAGCGTTTCTTGCCAGCTGTTGTTATTATAAGGCCCCTGTTTTTATTTTCGTTATTTGTCCTCTTGATAGCTCCAACTTGCGTCAAGGCAACCAAATCAAAAGGGTCCATTTCTCTCTTGAGGAGTTTTTCGTTGTTAATTAACTTGACAAGGATGATTGCATGTTGGTGAGTCATTGGGAATCGCATAATAGTTCCTTTGTTTTTTCTTACATATATAATGTAACCCTCTAGAGTGTTTTCTACACATATTTTTAGAATTAAAAAACGCGGGCAGAGCCCGCGTTTTAAAATAGAACTATCTTATTTTTTTAAGAATTAAGAGTTTTTCCTAGGAAGGCATAAAGAGCTTTGGCTTCCTTTACAGTCATAGTAACTGTTCCTGGAACTTCATTTGCTTGAAAGCTATAGCCACGACCAGATGTGTCATAATCCTTAGATCGGATTGTTACAGTATTGGCGGCAGCTTGATGTGAACGAGGGTTACGGTTAACGTGGAAATCGAAACGCTTAGTGGACTTCTTACGATTGATAGTTTTTGCTGGTGTACTCATTTGTTCTCCTAAATAAACATGAATAGTCCGTCGTTGGACATTAATATATTACATAGATTAGCTGGTGTTTACAAATGTTTTTTAAAATATTTTTAATTATTATCTATTATTTTTTCTAGCTTGTCTAGAGCGCGCTGAACGCTTTGTAGCGAGAGACATATATCATTGTGTATGGATTCTCCTAAAGTGTTGAGGCGTTGGCGGAGGAGTGTTCTTTCAACGCCTTTTAATGCTAAGAAGGACTTACTTGCTTCTTCTTTGGTCATATGCCACCTTATCTCTAATATAACGCCAGACAATCCATTTTCTATTTTTCATTTGAATTGGAGATGGGTTTGCGTTTTTGGCGCCATAAAGATTGTTAAAGTTCTTTTTTGGTATATGGGAACAATATTTTTTTGATGCCTTTCGCCATTGTTTACGAAACTTTCTCTTTGTATTTCGATCTTCTTTGTGAATCACTTCATTTAAAGGTTGGGTTTTTTTATTAGGAAAAAAAGGAACCAATCCTAGTCTAAGGTATTCTAGAACAACTAATCCGTCTAATGTTCTTTGATCCATGATTCCGCCGGGAAAGTTACTTAATTGGCCCTTCGAACCCAGCCAATTGTTCACCTATGTAGTTTTATTAATAATAATGTTATCTATTTATTTTTTTAACTGATGTTAAAAAGAAATATTCGAAGTAATTTAAATTTATCCTTTTAAATAAATATGTACAAATTATTACGTAAACCTTCTCAATTTAGCCGGTACTTGCGACCTATGTCTCCCCATCATTTCTCTAGCGGATGATTGATTGTGATGAGCTGCCCTTGATGGTGCTTCATGACCTTTATCTTGCGATCTTTTAATTTCGTCATTTAAACGTGTAATAAACCATTTTCTTTGCCAGATAGGAATATTATATGCTTCTTTATAGGTAAAGCCCATATAGTACATCATTAAGAAAATATGCTCTAGATAAATTTCTTTATCAGTCGGCCTCAGGCCAAAAAAACGATGCCCCTAGCGGCATGCCCACCTCCGATTCCTCGAAACAGTGAGGGCATTGCATGCGGGCTTTCATCTCAATACCTGGTTCATTATCGTCCATATGTTTTCTAAGTGCTCTAGAGATTCTAGTTGGCATTTTTTGTACAAACATAGAGATTTTTGTTCGATCTGTGATATCATTAACAGCTACTACTTGGTTTAAATACCTTGTAGTAATTAAATTATCTGACTGAAAACCTTGTTTCTTTTTTCTTTCAGTTGCTTGCGTAATTGCGGCCTCGTCAGCACCGGTTAGATATCGATATCGAATAGTAATTTTATCATCGATCTTGCATTCGAATACATTTGCTCCATCAGCAATCGGTGGAGATTTTAATCTATTAATTGGTAATTCTGACAGATTAAAATCTTGTTTTGATTTTTCTCCGCAAGAAGGGCAACCTACTTCAACCTGATAAGAAGCACCATAGCCAGTAATTCTCAATGCTGTCATAATTGCATTTCGATCACCAATAAGCAAATCTTGAGGATTTACTCTTTTATCAACAATGCATGACCTTAAAAGTTCAGTAATAACTGTACCTTTTTTAATTAAAGCCTTACTGGTAAGAATATCTTCTTCTCGAGCAGTCATTGCTCTGATTTCAACTGTTTCCTGATTATAAAGAGGATGGTCAGCTTGATAGACTGCTCCTTTACTTGGTAAAGGTACAGACTCTGTAGGTATATCAAGACCGAATTCGTCTTTCATTATATTTCCGACTGGTCCTGCCCAGCCTTGGGCTTGAGATTCCCCCGAGGAACCTTGGAAAACGTCATTTCCTTTTCGTTTCTTGGCCATTATTTCTCCATAACTTTTTTTTAACGAAATTAATTTTTTTAACTAAACTGAACTGATACTAATAAGTATGCATGAATAAAAAATCCCTATAGTCAATCTATAGGGATAATTCATATTTGTATACAAATGATTGGAAAAAATTGAAATATGTACAGCAGTGGTATTAAACCAACTGCTGAACTTGTTTTTTATTATTTCAATTTTATTAGTATTGAAGGACGCAATTATCGAATCTAATAGACAAACTAATTTCCATAGGTGCGCCATCCTCATAGGAAAGATCACCGAAAGAAGCGTTTGTCAAGAAACAACCTTTGATGTCCCAAAGTTCAATTACTGTTCCAATAGGATCAACTAATTTAAGTTGGCAGTCTCTTTTGTAAAAGTCTGCATAACCAGCTCGACCTGATACAGATTCGTAATGAGTACGAACCCACTCCATCACCTGTTGAGCTCCAGATGGAGCAATAGGATCGTGAAGAGTCACACTCAAGGCATCAAAGTTAGCCTTTCCTGCGACATATCGTCTACTGTTCATAAATTGAATTTCTTGTTCTTCAATTGTAATATTAGGACGTGCAGCAGTTTTGATCAAGAAAGAATCCAGACCTTCGATGGCGAAGATCCACCTATTCTTTCTTTTAGGTTCAAATTTGTTGGGTAGCATGTCCTGTACGGATAAAGTTTCAGCCATTTTTTAACTCCTGTCAATATGCTTTATAATAACTATTACGTTCCTTAAATCTCTGTACCGGCATTTGTAACAACAAAGTCGAGTGAGATGAATTCTACCGCGCGAGTCGGTTGTAGAAAGATTTTTCCACGTACTGTATTGTTTTCCACGTCCTGTTGAGAAGTAGTTGTTGTATCGATAACAACTTTAAATCTATCTAATCCTTGCTGAGCTTGGATCGTTGTAAGGATCGGCTGTACAGCTGCAGAAAATCTAGCTAAGGTTGATTCACGATTTGGTTCAAAAAGGATAGTGTTTGCAACCTTTTTAACTTTTCTTCGAATGTCAATAAGAAGTCTTCTTACATTAACCCGATCAAGCGAAGATTGCGCCTGAAGAAGGGTTTTTTGTCCAAACACGACAACACCTTCGGAAGTTGGGAACGATGTAATTGGATTAATGTCAACTTCATAAAGTGCATCCATATTAACTCTGCTTAATTTAACCTGAGATTCAACAGCGTTAGCTAAAGCACCTCGAGAGAAACCTGCAGGAGCGAACCATGGATGTGCCACTGAATCATTTAGTGAAAAGGCGCCTAAAACCGCAACGGAAGGAGGTACCTGAACATTTGAGCCAGTATCCTGATCAGTCATAACGACATCTGGGAAATAAGAGGCGGCGAAAGAAGTATCTAAGTTTCTATCTTGCAATACTCCAACAGTATTTGTAACACTGATTTCTTGAAGGGAACCAGTAAGAATATTTGAAGCTAATTGACCCGCATGTTCACATTCTTCAATGTCCATAATATAGAGGGCATCAAAACGTTCTTCTGTCTTATCGATTGCATAATCAGTAACACCTGGCTCTCTAATTCCTGGGATAGCTAATAATTGGATATCAACATCAGATTTTTCTGCCATGATATCTAAGGCTTTCCTATAAGCGGCAACTGTTGAAGCTGCTGCACCCAATTGGGTTGTTGCATACCTCATTTCTCTGTGGGCTGCTGCGCCATTCATTTCAGATATATCTTTACTAAGAATATTTAATCCATCATAACCACCTTGCATAAAGAAGGTGTATTTATAATATCTTCGAGAAGCTTGTTGAGCAAAGTCTTTTGCAACGTTTAAGAAACGATATCCAGTAGTAGATAATTTCTTAGTTTCTCCATCATTTTCGAGATAGTCTCCATCTTTTGGAGCAGAGCCAGATCTAATATAAACTGCTTCATCCCATTCTCTGGGGTCTACAGCAGATGCTAAATTTGCGTCTTTACATTTAACCAAAACTCTCTCGAGAGAAAATAAGTTTTGATTGTATCTATCAGCATCAAGCACTGAACTGTTAGAATCAGCTGTTCCTGTATTATCTCCGACATAAGCTGGGAAAGATCCAAATGATGGGAAATATTTTGTGAAGTTTGCAATAAGGGAATCATGCTCTGTTGACTTATTTCTTTCTGTAGCATCCGTTTGTTTTTCAAACTGGACTCCCCAGAAATATCTAGAATCTACTTTTGCAGTATTTCCTGATCCTTGTGTTAAATTCTTTCGGAATGGTACCGGTGGTTCATAAATCTTAGAAGCCAAAGTATGTTCCGCAATTCCAGTACCAGTATTGTTATCCAGTGGAGATAGAGGCTTTGTTCCATCTAGAACAAGATGCTTTTTACCTCTAAACCCGAGTGGTAGTGCTGTTGGTTCCATTACTGCATTTTCGATATCATCAACGACTTCGACTCTAACATAAAGGGACCGGTTTGGATACAATCCGTCGATTACTAATTTCTGATTTGCAGTTTGTTTTTCGAAGTCAAAATATACATTTTGTGTTCCAATAATTCTTCCGATATAACGATCCGAAGCTGGGTTTAAATCAATTCCGATATATTTTTCTAAAATCTGCATATCTTCATCTGAGTCTTTAAACTTACGGATATACACATCAAATGTACCGTAATCAGAAACAGGGTCTGTAGATTTTTTAATATTTGCAATAGAAATCTTATACTGAGTATTTCCAGCAACACCAGCATCCAAAGCATGGAAACGGAAAAGATTTTTGACAGCCGTACCCAATGTTTGAGAAATCACATATGGGGAAACAGCGTGAGCAAATCGATCTTGGAAACCTTCAAAGTTTGGAAGATAATCTGTTCCGGAAGTTGTAAAAGTATTTCTTGCTGCAGACCCTGAAAGAAGCAAAAGACGATGGTAGACATCAGACGCTTTATCATCGGCATGATCAGTGATTCCACTATTTGTTTTTTGGGCATCTTCTGGTGCAATTTGTGCAATTTGAGGATGTATATCATAATACGTGTATAGATAATGTCCTTGTTCTTCGATTTTTGTTGGATCGGTGTTAAACACTTTTGGGAAGTAATTCGGGCTTAATGGACTCATCGACGCAGTTAAAATAGCCGAGTAATCTGTAGTATTGGAAAAACCATTTAAAAACATTACAAAGTTTTCATCACCATTAGCTCTTAAGTCAACTGTTCCAACTTGGGATCCAGCATCTAGAGTGGCGCCAAAGTCATCAAAGGCATAATCGGATACGCTTGCAAGCCTAGATCCACCCCAGCCTGATAAGGCAGGAACGACTCCAGAAGGAATCATTAAACAACCTCTTAAGATAGCATTGGCTCCTGGTGTTCCAAGACCAGCATCAAAAAGATAACCAGATTCGTTAGAATCTTCCATAACCGCGGCCAAGAAATATGTTCTTCCTAAAGCTGCAGCGAATGAAGTAGCATCTGCCTCAGACAATGTAAGGGCTGTGGATCCGGCTGTTTGTTGTTCAATGTTAACAACTCCGGCAACCCATTCGGCTGTATAGGTTGAGGCGCCTGAACTCCATGCAGATTGATATGTGGTTCCATTTGCTCGAGCAAGAGCCGCTGTTGAGTATCCTAATCTTAAAGTCGTATTTGCGACGGCCGTTGGGGTACTTTCATTAACGCTGGCATTTGCAAGATGATCTACAACTGCTTTTGCTACATGAGCGACGGTTGTTGCACCAGAAATATCAATCATTCCGGAATCAGTTCCAAAACAATAAAAGTGATCCGTTGTTCCATCTGTGATTTGAAGTGTATCTCCCTCTAGAGGAACTGAAGTAAATGTCCACTTAGATTTTCTTTTTATAGCATCAGCGCCACCTTCTAAAGGATAATTTTGTGCAGCAGTAGGATTAGAGTGGGAACCTCCATCATTAAGTGATAACCAGGTATTATTGTTTACTTGGACCTTATGAGTACTGTTTGCTGCGACTCCAGCGGTTGTAGCTTTAATATCGACATCAGGGGTTGAGGCGGTTACAGTAAACGCTCCGTGGTCATTTAAAGAGGCGGCAATGTTTGCAGCATTAGTCGCTATACTACCAACAATCCAGCCTTTGTTAGCAACTGTGTCATTTGCTTTATATGTTGTTGTTGTAGAGCCATCCGTAATCGTGATTGATGTAGCATCAGTAGTTGTACCGGCTGTATGAGCGTCTGCAGTTGCCGTAGTATGGCAAGCAGTATTTGCTGAACCGTCTGTAGCGATGGACATAATACTGTCAGCGACTGCAGTACATCGAGGACCACCATAAATCCCATGGTTTTGGAGATAATTTGCAGTATCATCTCCTTGAGATCCACGGAAAGTTAATTTAACACCTTGGTTATCGCCTCCAGCTCCGTCAGTTGCAATAAATACACTGGCTATATCACCGCTGGCGGTGGAAGAGGATAATTGCCAACCGCTACCCCATTTGATAGATTGGTTTTCGGCTCTTCCAGAATATGAAGTACCAAAAGTATAATCAAAGCCAGAATCTCGTTTAAAAGCCTGGATTATTGTTTGGGCAATATGAACAGCTGTCATATTGCCACCAGTATGGTTTGCGGAGTTGATAATACACTCTGTGGCCCCTGGGGTACGGCCGGCATCTCTGAAGGTTCCACCAGTTTGACTCGAGAATGTAATTGTATGGTTTGCTAAAGGAGTAACTCCATCAGACGCCAGAAATCCCGTAGCGGCAAGCGCTAATGTAATTGTTACTTTCGTGGTGGCTCCTGATGCATAATCTCCGTGAGAAGCCGTTTTCATATAAAGACCACCTGGAGCGTCATTCACTCCATTTGAAACAACTCCACCAGCACCAGTTTTAAGGTTTGTCCCTGTGACACCTGATTCTAAAACCCTTAATTCTAGATCGGCTGTTACAGCGGCGGAATACGTAGCAAGTTCTGCAGCTGCAATATCACTAGCGGAGCCAGCTTTTGTTGCGGTTGCATTAGGATTGTGCCCTAAGTCACCATCAGCCTGTACTAACTGTTGACCAACTGCAAAACCAGCGTTTGTAACTGATGAATTTGTTGTATTTCTTCTTTTTCCATCACCAATACCAAGAACCCTTAAGTAGGTTCCGGCCCTTGCGTTGGACATCCACTCCGAAACAGCCATTGGACCGAACAGCTTACCGTCCGTTCCTCCGAATTTTGTTACGAAGTCCTTGTATGTCGCAAATGTCACTGGGACAAAGGCAGGGCCCTTTTGGGCCGTTCCAATAACACCTGCAGGGATTCCCTGAGGTGATACTGTGCCAGGCCCTGTGAGGTCAATTTCTCTGGTAGTAACACCTGGACTTTTAAAAACTTGTTCAGCCATAATTTAAGCTCCTATATCTGTTTCATAAGTATTATTCAAAAGCAACACCCGCATTAGTAATGATGAAATCTATTGAAATAAATTCAATTGCTCTTGTCGGGACAACAACGATTTTACCATTTAAACGGTTTTCTTCTCTATCTTGTTCTGTATTATTTGTATCATCCATGATTACCTTGAATGATTCTATTCCAGCCTGAGCTTGAATAAGCGCAAGTCTTGGGGCGGCGAGATTAATAAATCTTTGCCTTGTTTCGGGGGTGTTTTGCTCAAAAAGCACGAGATTAGCAATCTCAATAATTTGTCTTTTAACTTCAAGCAATAATCTTCTCACATTTACACGATCGAGCGCGGATTTTGTCATTTGAAGTGTTTTTTGTCCAAAGATTACAAATCCACCATCTGGGAATGTAGCAATTGGATTAATTCTAGATTCATAAAGTGTATCTCTATCAGCCGATGACAATCTTACCTTGACATTTTCAACAAACTCAAGTCCGCCGCGGTTGAATCCTGCAGGAGCAAACCATGGATATGACACAGAGTCGTTGTATCCTAAGGCTCCTAATGCAGCAATCGATGGAGGCACTAGGACGCGACGATTGTTGACTGGATCAGTAATATAGACATCAGGGAAATAAGTCGCTGTATAATTGTTGTCAAAGACTCTTCCTTCCAGAGATTCTGCAGTTTGATCAACATCAGGGACAGCAGAGGAAGCATCAATAAATAATCGATTACCATCTTCATCATAAGATGGAACATCCATAAGATACATTGCCATAGAATAATCTCTTGTTCTATTCGAAGCATGGTTCGTAATATAAGGATCTCTAATATTTGGAACCGCTAATAGATTTGTATTCACTGTCATAGGATCTGTCATGATTTCGATTGCTTTTCGATATGATGCAACGATGTTATTATGTTTTCCAGCGCCGCTTAAGAGAGCGTCATGAGAACCAGAAACTCCTAATCCGCCAGTTATATCATTTCCAGCTTTTCCACCGGATGCATTTTCTGTTGATGCAGATTGGTCATTTAATCTCGAGATGTCTCCATCAAGAATATTAAGACCATCAAAGCCACCATGGAAAATATTATTAAACTTTGCAAACTGTGTAAATCTATTAAACACAACTGAAGAAGAGTTTAACAATGTCGCCAAAGTAATTCTATCAGCATCCGATACTGGATCTTTAACCGTATACGTTTTTGCGTCAACAACACCGTTTCTCAAATAGGCGGATTCTAACATATGCTCAGCAGCTGAACCGGTAATCTGAGTTATATGACCGGTTGTTGTTAACTCGTTATATAAAGCAACTTTTGCTAACGAGAACTTATTGTTGTTGAATGTGTCTGCTTCTGCTTCATCATGAAGAGTGTCTAGCTTTGCAATTCCATGGAATTTTGTATATGCTTTTACTAAAGGATTAGGTTTTTGAGTTACATTTGCGTTAAGAACATCTGTTCCAACTTTTTCAAACATTACTCCCCAATAAAGCCGTGAATCAATTCTTTCCTTGGATCCTTTAGCACCAACGTATGTTGGTGTTGAAGAAATAGCACTCTTAGATGTTTTAAACCTCATTGGAAGAGGAGGAAGGATTGCACCTTTATGTTCGTCTGTAATGCTAGCTCCAGCTAATCTCTCGCTTGATATTCCGGAAGAAGCATAGATTCCTGTAGGGTTAGTTTTGAGTACCGGAACACCTTTGAACCCAAAAGGCAGAGCTTCATGGGGGACTTCATCGCGATAAACAGCATCGTTGATTACAACCCTTATTCTTAAAGACCGGTTGGGATATTTCCCAGAGATGACTAATCTCCTTTCATCTTCATCGGCAGCATCAAAATTGTATCGTACTTTCTTATCTCCAATTACTCTTCCAATAAATCTATCATCGTTTGGATCAAGGGTTAAAAGAGGGTATCTTTCTAAGATTTCTGGATTTTGGTCGGTATCTGACCAGTTTCTCAATTGTACCTCGAAAGAACCATACTTGTTATTTGGATCAGTTGACGCTCTAAGGTTTGCAATAGAGATTTTGAATTTTGAATTTGCGTATTCACCATCACTTAAACATTCAAAATGGAACAAATTAAATTCAGTTTTACCAAAAGGTTGTGAAATGAATTTTGAAGTTTTTGGTGCTTGATATCTTGTATCAAATCTTCCAAAAAGTTCTCTAAAATTATCTCCATTTGCTCCGTTGTTTAATGATCCGGATACAATAGCAACTTTGTCTACAGTTGTTTTGACTGTAGCTACGCTATCTTCAACAGGAAGATCTAAATAAAGTAAATGTTGCTCTCTTTGAAACAATTTAGGATCTGTATTTAATACTTTTCCAATATAGTGTACGTCTTCAGGGTCCAAACTAGCTGAAAAGACTTTTGATTTAGCTAGTTCTTCAGAGCTTCCACCAAACCCAGTATCTTTTGAGCATAGGATTAATTTAAATGCCTTTGACATATGACCAGTGGCTGTATCTAAATTATAACGTGCTGTGCAATTTGCTGGATGGTTTGCAGTTCCGGAAAGATCTACATTATAATCTTCAGCGTAGAAGACGCTTCCGGTAGTTGTAAAAAGTACAGCTCTAATAAGGCCGATATCGTCTGTTGTGGGGGTGCTACTATTTTCTCTTACATCTGGAAAAGAATCATTATCAGTAAAGATTGGGAACCCGGCGTCAGCGTTAGCCGGAACTGTATGGATTGCTGTAATAAATTGTACATTTCCACCGCACTCTTTGTTTGTAACACCTAATAAGTGACCTACGTTAATATTGTTGTTGGCGCCATTTGTTCCAGTGCTCATTCCAATCTTGAAACCAGCATTTTTTACAAACCCATATTCAATTGTATTTGTAATATCTGATTCTGTGGCATTAGCTCCTGCGCCGAGGACGCGCATAAAAGTTACTGCATCTTTGTTTTTCAAAAACTCTCTTACCGCGTAAGGACCAAATAAATCTGGATCTAATGTCCCAAAACGGTTTTCGAAATCCCTAAAGGATCCGATTGTAACCGGGACAAAGGCAGGGCCATATTGTGACGATCCTACAATTCCAGCAGGGGTGCCAGTTGGCGATTGCTGTTGTACAGCTAGATCGATTTCCTGCTCGAAAAATCCCGGTGATTTAAATGTTTGTTCAGCCATAATGCTTCTCCTAATATTCTCATATTAAATATGTTGTTCTTAGCCCAAAGTCCAAAGTCTAGTATAAACGGTTTCGCCTTTTCTTTTGTTTTTGGTCTTCACAGCTACCTTTACTTTCTTGGTTTTGTCTGTAAAGGGGTCTTTAATTGTCCTTATTAAATGTTGATCTCGATCCGTGGATTTACCTCCAATATTACTATCTGCACTATTTCCATTGTTGTGTTGAAAACCACTTGCGCTCCCTGGATATGGATCTTTTTCTGATGATAAATCTTCTAAAACGTATTTGTTTGGATCCGAAGAAGGTATTGGAGTTGTAGGGGGAGTATAAATTTCCTCGAACGGCATTTCGAAACTTACTTTGGGAGCTGAGATATAACGCCTAATTGAAGATTGAGCGCCTGGAAATTGCGGATTAATAATATATCCCGTAACACTTAGCGTGAAAGTTGATTTAACGATACGTTCATTATCTTCGAACCCATCGAAGTTAGCACCGCTAGATAAACTAGACTCAACATGCGCAACAAACCAGTACCCTTTGTCGCTTTCTATTCTAAAAGTTTTTGCAGGGTTTAAATTGTAGCTTGACATTAATGCTTCTTGCATGTTGTTCATCTGTTGTAAATATTGACTCCAAAACGTAACTTCATAAGTTGCCGTAAAAAATCTAGGAGATGGGATTGTAATAATCTCATAAATATTTTTTGTTTGTATTTCCAAATTTATGTCAGAAGTGTTTCCGCGGAAAGATCTTGTGCTTGGACCTTTATGTTTATCAACTGTTCCAACACCTTCTTGATTTTCTAAACCTTCTAAATTATTTAATCTTCTATAGGCGTCGTTGTCTTTTGAAAGTCGCTTTTTAATGACTAATTCCCCAGAACCCGGGCCGACACCTTGGCCATCTTTTGGGTCTTGTTCAATACCGCTTCTTAAAATTGATACCATGGGCAAAATTAAGGCGCCTTGACGATCTCGTAGAGGTTCTTTTCTTCTTAAAATAAATGCTCTTTCACCAGTTGCAAAAATAACTGGGATTCTTTTTGTTTCACCTTCAGATTCATACACTATTGGTAATTCTTCATCAAATAATTTAAATAAAGCCCTGTCGACGTCTTCAATTCCGCAAGACGGTAATTTAAAGTCATCAGGTATGTCCATATTGTCATACGAGGTACCCCAGTTTGCTCCTCTAACGCCTTTTGTGTTGTATCTAGTAGACATTAGCAGTCATCTCCATAAAATGAAGAATCCGGGTTATTCTGGATCTTTCTTGGTTGGGAAATTGGGGCATCTAATTTGCCGTTTTCTTGTAATTCGCGTTTGTCGTTTGTTTCACCTTGCGAATTTTTTGCGAAACCTCTTTGTTGTTCCCATTCTTCTTGAACGGCATCCGGATCTGTATATTGTTTTCCAGTAGGCCCAAGCGGTTTGGAGGTATTGATCTGACCTTTTCTTGCTTGTTTGCCTGTGCATATATATCCGGAAACATGCTCTACTTGACCAAACATAATTTTGTCAAATTTGAGAGATGTGATTTCAAAATAGTGGGTACCAAAAGAAAAATAATCTCCTTCTTGCAATACAATATTTTTATCAATAATATCCCTAAAATGGAAATAAACTTCCATTGTTGATATTCCTTCATATCCGAATCTATCTGTCTTGATTTCTCTTGGATTCCATTGGACCCTTGCATCTATTTCAACCGGAGGGTCAAAGACTTTTTCTAAGGCTTCTTCATAAATTTCGTGTACTTCTGAGACATCTTCCCTAACTTTGTAATAATACACCTTTTGGCCAATTACATCTTTTGTGATTTCTTTTGTGATATCACTGATATAATCCATTTCTCTTGGTGTTATAAATAATCTAGCCACATTATTTCTCCATTCATCCTATTAATATTGCTTTACCTAATGGAATTGGGATTGTCTTTAAAACTCTTTGAACGTTTTCAGACTCGGTGGCTTGAGTCTCTATTAACTTGTCATATGTTAAGGATTCTAACATCTCTTTTAATTCTGTTCTTAACTTGTCTTTTTCATCTTTTCCAGCACTAACTAAATCAGTACCGTTTAATTGTAGATCGCCATTGGGGATAGGAACACTTCCAAATTTTGACCTAATAAGACCTAAAACTTCTTTTGATCCTGCTAACGTATACTGTCTAATCCATTGACGCCCCATGGAATTAATTGTACTATATTCAAGATTGTCATAGGGAATATTATTAAGCCCTGATACACCATAAATAGAATCATCTGCTACTGCAGGGTTCATTGCATCCATTGGGAGGCCATAATTTATCCATAAACTGCCTGAAACTGAGGGTTTAGGATATAGACGGATTTTTGTTCCTTGGATTTGATAAGAATAATTTGATCTTCTTACTCTGTTTGAAATATCCATCTGGCCGGCTCTTAATACATCTTCAAAAACTGGCAATACATAAAAAACAGTTTCTGGAGTAAACGATTCAAATGAAAATTCATTATTTAAATAATTTATAGCCGAAGTTGTATCAAAAAAGCGATATGCGGCTTGTGGAGAAAAATGATATACATCAAAGATTCGAATTTTACCACGAGATCCTTCAGGTAGATTAGCATATGCAATCGTATCAGTTGAGGAGCTCATTTCAGTATAGATATCATAATCTTGGCGGCCGACTTCAAGAGATATAGACCCTGAATGGTTATTCCATAATCCTCCTAATCCAGCATGAGCAGCATAAGGTTCAGCTTTCCTAGTTAGAAATTCTAAAGTTTCTCTTGGAAGTTTTCCTTCAACACCTTTTGGGCCCGTTGTTTCATTTGACCCTGTTTGGGAACCTAAAAGGTTTCCTAATTGGCTTTTTGCTTGATATTCGTTTATAAATTTACTATATTCAAATACACTTTCTTCAAAACAAGCCCAAATTTGTTTTTTCGTTAATTCAACTGAAAGTATATCATCACCGAGCTTGCGCTTAACAAATGTAACCATCCTATCAGCCTCAGCAATAAACTGAGTATCTGAATCGAAAATACTAAAAGGTGTAGGGTTTGTTGTTGTTGAGAAAGTGGCCATCAAAATTCTCCGAGCATCCACTTATAAATATGGAGGAGAAAGGCATAAGTCCTTTACCAGCTTTGGAATAAAAAAACGCCCGGACATATATAATACGGGCGATTAACTATTGTCATAGATAGATTATTTTAATTTTTTTATTTTAATACTCTGGATTATTGCGTGTAACGTTTACACATCATCGAAAGTAGGCCAAGACATTCTTCCGCCAGCATTCGAAGTATTTAACTTACAAATTGTGTTGATTGCACTTTTAATCTCGCGGATGTCGTTGTCATTATTCGAAGAATTTGTAGAATTTGAGTCCCGGAAAAGTTGATCAAGCTTCTGATTGACTGTTGTTAATTGAGTTGTCAGGGTATTCACAGTATTCTGTAATGTAGTAACTGTGTTTTTTAAATTGTTGTGTTCTTCAACTGTTACCGTTGGAGTCGTTGTTGCTTTTTTGGAAGAAGTGCTAGTAGTCTTCTTTGTAGTAGATGTTGTAGCCATAATTATTTCTCCTATATGTTCATCTATTTAATAATAAGTATGCTGCTGATGAAAGTAAAACAAAAAATGTCGCCAGAATAAACTGGCGACATATTAATTAAAAATTAAGAGGCTGAAGGATTTTTTAAGTATTTACTGTAAATCCACCGGTGTGTGCAAACCACCATTTTCCTTCACCAACCCATATAAGGTGGGCAAGGTGAACTGCGGTATTATCTGAGGTGGTTGCGTTTGTTCCTGCTGAGGCGTCTGCTTTATAGAACGTACCGGTTAAGGTAAGAGGAACACTCGCACCTAGCGCTGCTGCTGTAATAAATTTTTCTTGACCAATAGCAGTACCATCAGGGATTGCAATTTGAGAATCTACTGTTGCAACCTTTAGACTCTGCACAATCGTTGTATGGGTTGATCCAGCATTTATTGTACCGCTACCAACACCATCACTGGTTAATACAAACGTACAGTCTGTAATACCACCAGCCGCGGCTTGAACATCTCCGCCTGTTGTATTATCGGTTGTATTGGTTTCAGGGTAATTTGCTAAATACCCAGTTGCAAGAACATAAATATCAACAACACCGGCTGTTGCAATTGCGAAGAATTTTTTCGCTGACTTTGTTCCACTATTGACTGCAAGGGCCAGTGCAGTTGCTATATCTGCTTCACCTTTATCCGCATTGTTGCCCAAAATGACGGGAGAAACTTCTTCTGCGCTCAGATCCGTCACTACAGTGGGAGTTGAATCAGATGTTGCTTTTCTAAACCAGAAAGCATAAACTTTTCCATCTCTATCTTCAATTGTTAAATATTTATTATCGTAGGCTTCAGCTGGTGCGCCGGCGCCGCCGCCGTTATGATCGACGACGAAAGTTGCTTTATATACAGCACTGGCGTGAGTTGAATCTCCATCAGCCGAGGGAATAATGGGAGCATCATTAACCTGGAATGCTTGTCCAGAATCTTGAAACAGCCCTTTTGTTTCATTATAAGTTACTTTTGGCATAATCTACCCTCCTATTATCCTTCTGTCGATTCTAATTTAGCAACGTGACACCATTTGTCGCCATTTGAAATTAAGACAGAAGTTTCGCCAGCTGCATCGAATGTCAAAGTGGCCAAACCAGTCCCATTTAACCTAATACCGCCGCCTGTTAAGGTAATTGCACAGGAGCCGCCACTTCGAGACGCACACGTAATTACTTTTTTTGTTCCAGCAGGCTCTGAAGAAGTTGGTGCGGCAAGTGTCGCAGTGGGTGTTCCGGATGTAAGCGCAAGTGTTGTAACACCGTATGGATTGAGGGCTCCCAAGGCGCCAGTTCCTGAAAGTTCTTGGATTTCCTCTAAGATGGGGACATCATTAACTTGAAAACCCGATCCTGATTCTTGGTAAAGGCCCTTTGCGGCCGAATAGATTACTTTAGGCATAATTTTTCTCCTTAAAATTTATATGTTAGAGTTACTTGTCCACATGATTCCGGTGCGGGCGTGTGGGGTCCGCTATTATGCATGCACCGGGCTTGACTATAAGTATGCAGTATTATATCCAATTTATAAAGATTGTAACGTTTTTTCCGGAAATTAAAATGGGCGGCCACTTGGACCGCCCATGACATCGTAAGGATGAAACCTTTATTAGATGATGTTCAGATCGAGAACTGTAACAGTACCGTAGAAGTCAGAGCGAACCATCTTCTTACCATATCGGGTCATGACACCCTTACGAGGAGTGAAGTCCTCAGGAGCAAAGATAGTAGGAGTAACAATCAGAGGCACATAAGGTGCATACACGTATCCTGTTTCAAGATAGCTTCCGCCCTTGTAACCGATAAGAATCTTGTTACGTGGGAAGTAAGGATCTTTGTAAACCGTGAAACGATTACTAAGAGAACCAACTTTTTCAGCACCGATTGTCATCGGGTTACCAACCTGTCCGTCACCGTCAAGGCTATAAACTGGCTTGTACATTACAGAAGATTCTAAGATCGTAGCAACATCAGGTCCGACAACGACGAAGTTGGCAGAACCACGAAGGGTTTTACGATGGATTGTATTAGCAGCATCGATGATGGTCTCTGCAAGAGTCTCATACCACTCGCGAACTGTACCTGTGAAAGCAGGACCAGGGCGAAGGGAAGAACCACGTGCGATTGCAACACCGGTTTCCTTATTAACAAACTGACCTGGACTACGTGACCAATAAAGATTAGCACCGTTAGCTTGGGTCAAGAGATCATTCAAGATTTCACGATCAAGCTCTAGAGCGATTTGCTCAGAAAGGATTTGAGTAAGCTCAACTTCAGCATCTAAACTGTGATAAGCGTTCAAGTCCTGAGCAAGTTCTGGGGTCCAGCGAGCACGAAGCTTTCTGGTAGCCGCAGTAACACTGATTGACTCAATCTTAATATCAATCTCTGGAATAACAGGCTTGTTGCTAGCGCCAGCCAAAAGATTTGATTCAAACGAAGGAACTACAACAGAATCGCCGGAATCTCCTCCAACACGATCTGGACCAATTGCAAAACTAAGGTCAAGAATTGTGGCGCCAGTTGCGTCATTCATATTAGAAATATCAACGCTAGCGTTACCTCGGCAAACCGTAAGTACATAAGCATTTGTATCACCAATAGCAGCCAAAGGTGCTGCAGTCGGAAGACCAGAACCATCCCAAGTAACCAATTGGTTTAATCGACGAAGATTGAAAATGTTTAATCCACCTTGGAAATCTTCTCCCCAATCGACGAAATCATCATGCTCACCAGCGGCGCCGGTGGATGCATCAGGTGTAATAGCAATATCTTTAATCAGTGTTAAATCAGCGGCTCGAGACTGAGCATCGTTGAAATACGTAGTATTGGCTGGAATCATAGCAAAGAAAAGTTGCTTAAGAACAGCATCTTCAAGCCCTTTCTTAACTTGTGGATCAAATTGCATCCATTTTGCGTTAGAACCAGTAAACTGTGCTACAGCTGTGATGTGCGCATCGTCAGTAGCTTTCCAAGCGTTGGAATCATCCCAACATCCATATGCAATACCAGCTGTTTCGCCAGAAGTCAGTGCATTGAATGAGTGTCTTCTAGAAAATCCAGCACCAGCCAAGTCATATTGACCACCAGTTGCTAAAGAACCAGATCGAACACCAGCACCACTTGGGTTATTATAAATAGATTGTCCACCATCATAAACTGCAGAAGCGGCGCCGGAACCAGCTTCTTGACCACCAACGTCATTGCCATATGTGTAATCAAGGTAGAAAAGCAATCCAGCAGGAAGGCTCATGGGTTGAATAGAAACAAGATCATTTGCAACTAATCCACCGAATACACGACGAACGATTGGAAATGCAATGTTTTGGAAACCTCTGATATCACCGCTGGCTGATGGGCCAGTTCCGGTAGTACCTGAAGCACCTAAAGTATTTGCTTCGCGAAGAAGCTGAGCAGCCTGATTCTCTAAGAGAACAGACATATTTTCACGAGATTGACCTTCAAGACCACGAAGTAAACCAGTTCGGTTCCACTTCTCTGTAAGTCTTTGATGTTGAGCACCCATATTGCGTTGGCGAATGCCCTCGGTCAACTTATCTAAAGTAAATGACATTTTTATGTCTCCTTATAAAGTTTTTTAAGTTAAAAATTCGGGCTTACTTCTTATTAAGACCAGCCAACTTTGCCCATCGATTAAGCTCAACATTAGTTTTGGCAGGAGCACTGCTTCTTGTTGATGTGCTGGATCGACCAGACAAGACTCTGCTTTCGTTAAGCTTTCCGCTGCCCGAAGTGGAGCGGCGCTTACGAAGAGAATCAGTAAGGCTCGTATATAGAAGTTTTGCTTCGCGTAACGTCTTGGCATTATCAAGGGCCTCAACAATGGCACGCTGTTGCTTTGTGTTTAAGTCATGCTGTTGCATCAATTTGTTTACATACAACAATTTAGCATTAAATAAATTTGATTCTTTCAATTCTTTTTGTGCAGAAGCAGCTTTTCTTTCAGCTAACTGAATACGCTTTTGAATAGCGTTTCGTTTTTTAGATTCTGCAAGACGAAGTTGTTTTCTTCGGTTGGCTACATATCTTGCTCGACGGCGTCTTTCTTGGACGGCGCCTTTTTGAACTGAACCACCACCGAAGTTATCGGCAGATTTTAAAGCGTTTCCGCCTTTTTCAGCATTTGCATCAGAGCCAAGTTCTTCAGCCAAAGCGTTGATGAGAGTTTCTTCATCAACTTCAATCACTGATCCGCCATGATTTAAAGATGGATCAGCAGCTTTTGCTTCACTTTCAAACATTCTGCGTCTTCTAGAAGTAGGTCGACGGCTTCTGCGTCTTTTCGATTCACGGACTGGGCGTCGACGGTTACGACGCATTTTCATTAACTCTCTACGTAACGCAGCTTCGTTAATTTCAACAACTTCACCTTCATCAGCGTCGTCGGCTTCATCAGCATCGCCTTCGTACATTTCATCGAGTTCAAGAGCTAATTCATCATCAGCTTCTTCATCTTCAAGTCCTTCTTCATCTTCAAGCCCTTCAAGATCTTCTTCTCCTTCTTCTTCTTCACCGCCAACTTGAACATCTAATCCAAGGGCAGCTCCCAAATCTTCAAGAGCAGAAGAAGCAGCGTCAACATCGACGTCGCCTTCTTCTTCTAGGCCTTCTTCTTCTTCACCTTCAAGACCTTCGTCTTCTAGGCCAAGATCATCGTCGCCGGCTTCCTCTTCGCCTTCGAAGAGCCACCAGGCATTTTCATTTAGCCGGCGGGTGGACCGGCGCGTTCTTCTTGACATATTATTCTCCTTAAGTACGCTTAAAATTTTGCGGCCTAATTTAACTTCGGCCTTATTATTACTAGTTATGCATTCTTTTTGTAATTTTACCATTTCAGATAAAATTTTCTTTCGCTTTGCAACAGAGCGACATTCTCTTAATTGAGAAATCAATTGAGCAAAGCGGTTTTTCTTTTGGGTAAAACGTCTTGCGTTTAATCTTTTATGAGCTGTTTTGGTAGCAGACTCAACAGTAACGTTAATTGTAACATTTTTATCGTCATCTTCTGAATCTTCATCATCTGGTACGACTAACTCATCTTCAACAGGTAGAGCATCAACAGATGGCGGAGGTAATGGAGATGGAATTTCTTCAGAATCTGGAAGTCCTTCTAATTCATCTTCAAGTGGGATAATTTCTTCACCTGAATCTCCTGGCTCATCCAGCATAGCGGCTTCCAATTCATCGTCGCCTGCTAATTCTGCTTCAATTAACCTTCGAATCCGAGGGGTAACTGCCTCAATGATTTTGTTTTTGGCGTTTTGCTCTGCAACTTCACGAAGTTTTTTTGCTTCAGCAATAGCCTCTTGATAAATATTTGAACCCATATTTTAAACTCCTAAATCAACACTGATAAGTATTCACCATCTTAGCAAAAATCCTTTATGATCTCTTTCTTTGGGCGCGCCGTTTTCCTAAATGGCGTTTTTTTCTTTCTTTCATCCCTTTTGTTCTGGGATATTCTTTTTCTTTTAATTCTTTTAGAATACCACTTTTTTTCCATTTTCGCATGAATTTTTTTACAAGAATATTGTTATTTTCTTCAATTGATCTTTTATTCTGTTGTTTTGGATTTAATTTAACTCCAAAATTGTACTTGCCGGAACTCATAGTATCCTCTTAAGTGTTAGTCTGATCCATTCTCGCAAATCTTCCTCGGATTGCTTTTTTGCAAGATCGCTTAAATTAAATATGCGGCTTTCGTCTTCTTCTCCAGTTTCTGGTAAATAAGACCAACCTTTTTTATCTCCTGGGCTAAAACGTTTCCACCCATGGTGGTTTCGGGTTGTTCTGGCGCCTGTGGGAGGCTTATCTAATTCCCCTGAAGATATTTTGTGTAAACCCGGGATAGCTCCAATGCTTTTCGAAACACGTTCAGATAATTTTGTATTACCGGCGACATAATAAAAAGGATCATAATGATCTCCTTTATCGTAATCAAACATTTGAGGAGTTTTTTTCATTACAGCTTCGACAGACTCATCTGAGACTTCAACATCCGATATATCCTCATCCTCTTCTTCATATGGATATGTAGAAGCACCTAAAGTTTTATGTACATGGAATTTAGGATCGGAACGACCATATCCCAGGTCGTTCCGTCCATCTAAGTGAGACTTAGGAAAATTACCACCGGCAAATTTGCTTGGCATTATTAACTAGTAGTCCCGGGACCCTTACCAAGAGCGTAATCTCCGGCTTTCATCGTAGAATGGACTGCCGAAGCTTGTTTTGGTTGTAATTTACTTCCTACTCCAGTTCCCCAATTATCTGCTCTGTTTTGACCAAATCCATCGGGTGGAGCGGGAACATCAGCTGGATTGAGGGATCCGGCGCCGGGAGATGAAGGATTAGGAACATACCCTGAAGGTAAATTGTGTTTGCCAGTATCGACAGCATCGATATCTGGTGCGTTAGAATAATCCCGATCGACGGAATCGAAACAAAATCCATTCTTCACAGTCCCATCCATTACTTTTTCCTGAAATAATTTTACTAAATCAGCATCTGTAATTTTGGGAGTACCCGGATAAGCAGCCGAAATTCTTGCAGAGTCACTGGAACCTAAAGCATAGGTTGTAGTAGAATCTGCTCTATTAATAGTACCGTATTTATGAGTTGGCATATTATATTCTCCAATTAAATGTTTTTAATGATTCTTTTACGTAACTTAGCTTTTCTTTCCTGTAACTTTTTCATTTTTTTAACTAAATTCTTGTGTTGTTTGGTTAATTTATTCTCTTGAATTTTTAACGCTTTAATAAAATCTATATCTTGCTCTAGAGCGTCTCCGTTAGCCCATCCTTCTTCTTTTGCTTTTACATCTTCAACAGAAGCGATTTTTCCAGATAAACTTTCTTTTTGCAGTTTTTTGGCTTCCGCCAAAACTAAAGCACGAAGCGCTGAGCTACTAATTTTTCTTGTAGATCTACGTCTAGTATTTGCTCTTTTTTTCATAACTGAAATCTCCTTAATTTGCACTACATTATTAAGTATGCAGTACCTCATTAGTAATTATTCAGTTGTTTGGCTTTCCGGAAGAAAATGCTAATTGAGCCCAATTATTTGACCCTTCAAATAAGTCGGTTAGTTCCGAATCTTGAACTAAACGAGCAGCGGAATCTGCTGGAACATATGCACCTCGAGCATCATTTTTCATTCCTTGATTAGCCAGTGTCGTAGCAGCTGTATCAGCAAATATATCTGACATAATCGAATCTCCTCCAGAAACTTCATGAATTGCTGCTTCAGATACTATTTTGCGAGGAGGAGATTTGGATAAAGTCTTTTTTGTTTTTGGTTTTGGGGCGATGCTTTCAAATAAGTGATCTTCATCTTCTTCGGAATTAAGCCCTTCTACAAGAATCTCGACAAGACATTCTTTAACAATTTCTTTTAATAATGAACGTGTAACTTTTTTTGGCATGATTTATCCTACGTCTGAGCCGGACAATACAGGCATGGCATTGCGATGAATATTTGTTAATCCAACCATTAACGTACAGCCGGCTCTGTTGTTGTTGTCAATATATATTTCTGAACACTTTATTGGAATTGCTTGAGTATAGGCGCCATTTTTAATATTCATTCTACTAGTCATGGTCGTAAGTCGGGTGGGAGTATGTATCCCGGGATCGCCGTCGGTGAAATTCGAAGAGATAGATGCCAAGGAAAAATCTGTGGCGGCGGTTTGCTTAGGTTTTGAAGCTGCTCCACTCGGAGTGAAAGAAATAAAGACATCCTGGGAGTGGGTACAGGCGTTGGTTATCATAATCCATTGAGTTACATATGGAAACTGAATCCTTACTGGGTTAGAAGATGCTGGTATTTCATAAACAGCGGGATAACCTGCTACTTGATACTCTGGTGCAAAATTTATATGAGGGGCAGGGTGGTTCATTGCTGCAGCGGTGGACGCGTTTGAGGTCGCCTGGTTCTTTTTGTCATAGTCTCTATAATAATTATTACCCATTATTCATTACTCCAATCTAGTATGTCATTAAATATTCTATCAACTCTATCTGATTTATTAAACACTTCTTTTAATTCTTTTTCAGAAATTTCTCTTCCTTCTTTCATCATAAATGCGCCTGGTGTTGAAGGTTCAGATACAAAGTCCCAACAAATTAGCTGAAAATCATCCTGCACTACTTGATGATCACCTTCTCGTCTAGTTGAACCAACACCTCTAGAAGAAATGCCTAAAGTAACGCCAGAATCAACGAGAGACTTAAGTATTTTACCGCTAGGGGTATCTAAAATCTCAACTGTACCGTAACATATATCTCCATCCATATAGGCCTCACGGACAATATGGGATGAATTTTTAAGTTCTACTACAGATGAATCCGGATGATCTAATTCTCCAAGTGCCCTATTTTCGGCAATAAATTTTTGATAGTTTCGGACTTCTCTTTCTAAAATTTCTATAGGATATATTCTTCCATTCTGATTTAAAGTATTTGCTTTTTGGAGAATACCTTTCATTGTATATCTCCCTCCGGAAGAATCTCTTTCCTGAAGCATTTTTTCTCTATCAAATTCCCATGCGCTGAATTCAGTTAATAATTTCATAGTCTTTTTCATCGGTCGTCTCCCATAAGTTCGCGCTGAAGCTGGCAGACAGTTAAAAACTTTGATATGGTTTCATCGTTAATTTCAGTAATGTTTAGGTCTGAAACTTCTTTTAGAACCGGTTCTATTTTACTTTTTACAAAATCATTATCACATGCTGCTTGAAATCTTGTTAATTCATTGATGGTTTTGTCTTTAATAGATTTTAACGTTGATTCAAATCTGCTGGGGTTTTTATCCATGGAAAAAATATATTCTTTAATTAAAGTCTGTTGTTGATCATTAAACCTAGTACCATATTTTTTATTGAACTTTTCTGTCATAATTTTAAGTACTAGTTTATCAATGGTTCCATCATGTTGTTCTTCTAAATTAATTAAGTTCTCTTCTCTCAAAAGCATTTCATGGACCTTGGTTTCGTATTCTACTATTCTACCAAAATCCCCTCGTTGGCGCCAGTCGTTTAACAAAGTTTGGACAGTGGCGAAATCTTTATATTCTGAAATGTGTCTTTTATAAAAATTTGGATCCTTAAGTTTATAATTTATTTCTTTGATAAGTTTAGATTTTTCTCTTTCCAAACGGCGAGTATTGTGACTTCTCGCACCATATTTTGCCTCTTCGATTATCTTTGTTGCTAAAGATCCATCTTTGATTCTTGTTGTTACTAGTGCGTTGAAAAGTCTGTGCTCTTTATAAAGCTCTGTTCCTTGTTGGAAATATTTTTTTATTATCATTTTTGCAGTTGCAGCAGTTTGTTCATCATTGTTAACTAACGATTCCGAAATAACTCTTAACAATTGCTCATAGATAATCCCGACATTTCGTTTTTTATTGTGGGATCTTTTAGTCATTGTCATCCTCCAAATCTAGATCAAATTCCTCGTCTAAATCATAGTTTTCATTAATTATCTTTTTAATACCTAATTTTCCTTGCATTTTCTCTAACATGCCTTTCATTTCAAAGGACATAGCGGGGCGATACCCAGAATATTCCTGTGTTTCTTCTTCTAGTCCTATAATATAATCAGCCAAAGATTGTTTTTTACCTTCTCCGAAAGAATTTCCGAATGGGTTTGATAAGAAATCTTCATCATAAGGTTTTCGTAAAGTATCTTGAGAACGTCCAGCTTTTCCAGTTAATACCATTTTCTTAAGGTCTGGCATATGAGTAGAACCAGGTCCTGATCTCACTTTTCTATCACGCTTCTTACGAAGCGGGGTACCCCAAACATTCTTTTTAGATGGGGATGATGAAGGTTTTATACCATCTCCAAGTTCTCCTTGGATTTTTTCTAAATCTATTTCATCCAAATCTTCTTCATCAAAAGATTGTTCTTCATCTAATTCTAATAGTCCATCTGATTCTGTGGCCTGTATGGGATTTCCATCTAGAATTTGATCGTTTGAAGGAAGATCACCTGCGAATAATCCTCCGCCTTCATCTCCTCCAGCCTCATCCCCGCCACCTTCTTCTTCAGCTCCGGCAGCTTCTAGTTCTGTATCATTAAGTTTATCTTCTATTTTTTCTCTTTGCAATCTAAGAATTTCGTCTCTACTGAACCCAAAAATATTTTTATAAATCCAATTTCTACTAACCATTCCTTCGGGGGCGCCTCCTGCAATCTCAAATCTAGTCCGAATTAGTTCTAGTTTTTGTTGTTGCGCTAAACTAGAAGGGTTTGAAAGCTGTAATCCAAAATCTAGTAAATCTTCACTTTCAAATCCATGGGCAAAAAGGTGGATCATTGCAATCTTGTTTAATTCTGCTACAATTGTTTTTTGGATCCTAGATATTGTTCTAGAAAACCTAATATCTTCTTGTGCAAGAGTCGCTTTTGCACCGATATCTTCATCGTATCCTAAATACGCTTTTGGAATTTTGAGAGCAGCAAATAATTTTTTCTGGACATATTCAACATCTTCAATAGCTGATGTGTTTTGTCCACCCGCTAGATTTTCTATTCTTGTCCCAGAATCTCCACCTCTAACCGGTATAAAATAATCTTCGTCGACCGATAAGGGATTATACCTTAAATCGACGTTTCCGGTACCCTTTTGTACGACCATGTTTTTCTTGAGGCTAGTTTTTGCTTGTTCTAAATAGTTTGCTACATCTTCCGGGGGCACGTTCCCCACATCAATATAGAATACACGCCGCTCAGGACTACGAATGACACGATATACAAGCATTGCATCTTCAATAAGAATAAGTTGCCGCCAAATGCGTCGTGCAGACTCAAGTACAGAAGAACCGTAAGGAAGGAAAGCATCATTGCCAAGCAAACGAAAATGAGTAATTTGCCAATTTTCGAGAACTTGGTTTCCTTGGGTGATCCACCTAAAACGAACTGCAGAAGGGTCACTAGAATCATATCCTTCTTCTCTTTCCATTTCTGTAATTGGGATGGGGTAGGCATTAATTACTCCAAATTCAGGGTGAACATCGTTAAATAAGAAGAAATCACCGTATTTACACAAATTTCTTATCCACATTACTAAATTAAAATTAATATTTAATGTATCATAAAAAAGAGTTTCTAAAAGTTCTCTTATTTTTCGATTATCGGAAGTTATATGAAGGCACCTACCTTCTACATCGGGGCTAACACACTCTTCGGCATATATGTCTAATGCAGAAGCAATTTCAGGAGTTGATTCCATTTCGCTAAAATCAGAATATCTAGCCATCCTATCAAAAGTTCCGTACGCAGACAAGGTCGAATTATATACATCACTATGGTGCTTCTTAAACAGTTCAACTGCAGAAGATGCATTTTTATCTGATTTTGTGTAATTTCTGACCTTCCTTTTTATAGTTGGGCCGGACCTAAACAATTTTGTTAAGCGCCTAAATAGTGACTCATCAGCCATAGATTTTCACCTCGTAAACATATATTAAGTATGTTGAAACTATTTTACTAACCAAGTAAAATCTGTATATGGGTTATTGCTGCCTGGCCAAGATTTTTTCTTGCCTTTAGTTGGTTCATTTGTTTGAATCGTTGCATCGGGGATTACGGTATCCTCTATTTTTGTTGAATTTACTGCAAATGCTGCAAGCATTGCCGCATTTAAATCAGTAGAGTGCTTATTAAGTTGGGGGGATGTGTCGTATAACCAAACCCCGATAGCTAAAGCCATAATTAGATCATCATTTTGACCTTTTTGGGCTTGGGCTTTACCGTTTTTCCATACAAACGTCTTTAATTCTTCGTATAAACGACTAGATTTTACCATCACTTGTTTTGTTCGTAAAACTTCTTCTAATTTTGTTAAAATCTGGTTTCTTGTTTTTGCATTAGTTTGAAAACCTATCTTCCCTATGTCACCATTCCCATATAAGAAAGCAAATCGGTCTTTTTCTGATTGAAAATAGAGGTTTCTATAATCCATTTCATTTAATTTCATAACAACTGCATATCCATAAGAATTATTTTCAGGACAAATCAGAGCGTCATTATACCTTCGCCCAGCTTCAGCCAAAATTTGGGCAAATTTATCCGGGGGGAGTTTTCCTCTATATTCTGCTACAACTGCTGATGCGTCTGTGTCAATAATATGAAAAGTTGAATAATCTGAAGCATCTCCTCGTGAAACATCGGCTGAAATTATATATTTCTTGCCAGAATGCGGATAATCCCAAACCCAAACGCCCATATCTGGGCCCCATTTATCAATAGGGTTGCGAATCCAGCCTCTTAAATATTCAATGTCTTCAACCTGCAGGAAAGTGTCGCCAGAAGCCGCAAAATCGCAGAGTAATTCTTGGGCAATCTGTTTTTGAGACATATTTTTAGTTTCTTCTTTAAACCACTGATCGTCCCTTTCTGGGTGGACATCCCATGGGAGCTTAATAGCATTAAAGATGTTTTCTCCATCTTCAGCTTGTTTCCAGATATCGTAATATTGACCACCAACACCATTTGGAGTAGATAATACAATCGCTCTTCCCCCAGTTGATAGAGTGGGATACAAACCAGTCCATAAAGTATCAAAATTTCTTACAAACGCTGCTTCGTCTACAATTAACAATGTTAATGCTTCGGATCGACCAGCATCTTCAGAAGTTGGGATAGCCTTTATTGTTGACCCATTAGAAAATTCAAGAGCTTGCTTATTATTGTTGATAATTGCCGGCAATAATAGCCATTTTGGCATAGATTGAATAACAAATTTTACTTTTCTAATAAAATTTTGTGCTACTGATAATTTTGTAGCAATAACTAGAATATTTTTATCTTTGTGGAATATACCAAGCCAGGCAGCGTATGCAGCTGTAATTGTCGATAAACCTAATTGTCTAGATTTTAATATTACATTAAACCTGTGTTCTACGAAAGCATCAACACAATCATTTTGAAACCCATATGTCTTAAATGGAATGGCGCCTTTAATTGGATGTTGGATTTTAACATATCGATTAAAGAAATATTGTGGATTTTTACCACATTTTACTATTTCTTTTACTTGGCGCTGCTTTTGAGTTACTGACATTATACATAGAACTCATAATTGATTATACGTGAGTATCTAGCACGGACAAGAGAAACATTGTGGCTTATATGGTCTACAGTGGGCTCAGCTGCCGGCAGTTCTTTACACTTTAAAGACTGGCCTGATAAGATTTTAAACTCTTTTTTTATTTCGTTAATTTTATCCCCAATCATTTTTATACTTGTTTTATCAAGGTCTTTTCTTTGGTCTTTCATTCCATGGCGTGGGTTGAAATTAACAATAGTTTCAAATTTAATTTCTAATACGGGATTTAATTCTTCTTCTGACCCAGTTGTTCCAGCTAAAAAGGCTTTGACTCCGTATCCGGAATCCCTAATTGAAGAACGACCGAAAGTTGAATCAATTAATGATCCTAAAATATTTATATGCTCTGAATTAATCATTATTACTCTCCTGAGATTTAATATAATTATGTTGTTTAGAGGTGTTTTTCTCTGAATTATCGGGGCGCCATCCAGTGGCCCACTTTTCTTTGTTTGGTATTCGATACGTATCGTTACAGTCTAGACAACATCCAAAAGATTTAAAATTTGATATATCAGACATATCTCTAAAAGAAAACCCGCAAATTGGGCAATCTAACGGAGTTGGTGACCAATCTTTTGGGATAATTATATTAATATTGTCTATAGATTTGTATGTTTTTAGATCATCCATATACCACCAAGCTGTCTGGGCCTTTTTTAGTTATTTCTATAACTTCATCGACAACATCTTTTACTACATCTACATGAGAAATAATTAGAATTTGTTTATAGAATTTCTTTAATCGGTGAAGGAGGCTAGTTACTGCTTCAACATTTTGAGGATCTAAAGTTCCAAATCCTTCATCGACTATAAACATGTCTGATTTATTAAGATGAGAAACATTGCTTAAAGCTACTCTCAAAGCTAATGATGAAACCATTTTTTCCATACCGCTAGCACACTCTATTGGGCGTCGAGAGTCTCCATAATTTAAAAATACATCCGTGTTTCTTTCATCTACTTCCAATTCTATAGTAAATCCTGTAGTGTCTTGTAGAATAGTAGATAATTCAGCGTTAATAACCGGGATTTGTTTACTCATAATGTATGTTGGAATCCCACGCCAGGAAGTTGCCTTAATTAAGAAATCATAAACCTTCCATTCAACTTGCAGTCTATCATATTCTGTTTGTTCCCGCCTTAATTGGGATATCATACTTCTAGAACGACCGGTTTGCTCGGCATTCGAGACAATTTCAGTGTTTATTTCGTTAATTTTCTCTGTAATTAACTTCATTTGTCGGCGGATGTTCAACAATTCTTCATTTTCGTTGTTAGAGGCTCTTAATTTAAGTTCACTTAGTTCTTTTTTGTTGGATGCAATTTCTTGCTCCAATATAGTCATCCTAGTATTTTTATCTGTAAGATCAGATTCAAGTCTAACCAAAGATAATCGATCTGAAGATTCTTTATTGAGCATAGAAGCATATTTGTCTATTTTGTTTCTTAATCCTTCTGATTCTAATTCTTCTACATTAGATTCAGATGATAAGACTGACTCATTTAGGTCGTTAACTAGGTTTCTTTGATCCTCAATTAGTGATTTGTTTTTATGAGAATCTTTAATAAATTTGCATGTTGGGAAATTATCTCCGCAGGGTACCTCAGCTAACAAGCGAACAGATTTTGTTTGCGATGAGAGCAACCTTTTTTCTGAATTTAATCTTGCTTTCATTGTAGAGAGACTTAATTTTAACTCATCTAGATTTTTTAGCCTTCTTTTTAGTCCCTCAATTGGAAATTGTTGCTTTATGATTTCATATTTTTCGATCCTTTCTTCAATTAATTCTATAGATTCTTCAATTGTTAATACAGAATCACCTAAATCAGAATATTGACGTTGTTTAGTAATCAACGTTCTTTCTTTTGAGGAAATTAATCTAGGATCAACAAAAGAATCTGTATAATCTCTTTCAGCAATATCTTTTAACTCATTATAATTGGATTTTTGTTGCTCGAGTTCAGCTTGGAGTTCTTCTCGGCGGTCAGCTTGGGATTTTATCTCTATTCTTTTATTCCTAATTTCTTGTACCCAGTCTTTAACCTGTAGTCTCTTAAGCATTACCTTAATTCCGGTCGCTTCTTCCTTTACTAAGGAATGAAGACTGTCGAAAACATCTAATCCTAAAAAATTACTTAATATTCTTTTTCTTTCAGTTGATCCCTTTGAAATAAAAGCGTTCATATTTCCTTGGGCTGCAAACGACGTCATCATAAATTCATCTGAAGTACCTATTAATTTTCGGATCGATTCTTCTGTTTCTCGGCGTTGTTCACCAGAAAGATCTTTTAAAATAGAGCCATCTTCATCGACTTCATAAAGGTTTAAATGTGTTACAGTAGTTTCTGCTCTTTTTTTTGCTTTATGGCGGACAGTTTGCCTTTCTAATCTGTATAGTTTTCCATTGACTGAAAAGGTAACCTCGGCGGCGCAAAAAGGTTTTCTTGTATTAACTACATGAAGAAGAGAAGAAATACCTCTATCATTTGTGTTATATAGGCCATACATTAAAGTACCCGGAATACTTGATTTTCCGCAGCGGTTTTTACCAAATATTCCAATAATTCCGTTTAATTTTGTAAAATCGACAGAATTATCTGATCCATAACCAAATGTATTGTCAAAAGTCATACGCTGAACGGACCATGAATTTCCTTTTATTTCTGTACCGGAAGCTTTTGGCACAATATCATCCAATATTTTATCAACTTCTTCCCAAAATTCGTTAGATTCTGTTTCTTCGCCGTAATATTCTCGCAAAAGATTCTTATGGGTTTCAGATTTAGATAAATTTTCTATTCTTACCTTGTTTGCAGTGGCTTCGTCTATTCCAAGGTCATTAGAAGATTTTGGATCGATTTTAAAAACTACTTCATCTGCAGATTTTACTCTTCTTAATACTGTCGACAATTTTCTTTGTGTTTTTGGATCCAGTTGTTTATAAGACCGGATCCGGAAACGGGATCCATCCGGCCATTTGTCACATTCCTTTACTGTCGCTTGGATATTTTCTAGAAAGTCAACAGTAACAAAGGGATTATGATGTGTAACAGGGTAAAAATCAACAGACCAATCATTAACCCCACTAATATCCCAAAGTAAAAAGCCTTTTTCTCCAGATTCGCCATAATTTTGCTGAATCGTCGATCCACAATACCAAATCCTCCCATCTGCATCAATCTGCTGTCTTTTGTGGATATCACCTAACATTGTAAAGTCAAATGTTTTAAATAAATCCATCTTACAATCACCGTCGAGCATCCAGTCAGTATCAGTATGAGAACCCCAGACAGCTCCGTGATAAAGGGCAATATTAATTTTTCCGGGAGTGGGCTTAATTGATGACCACCCATCTAGATCAAACGGGCTGAAAACACACCAATTAATATTTTCTCCTTCTGGATCCGGATAAACGGCGGATTTTCTATAGAGGTGTACATTTCTTAAATTTAATGCGCGCAAAATCGGTGAAATTGCGTCCTGGCGATCTGTATTAAGCACTAATCCATCATGATTTCCTAACATAACATGGACCGGTGCTATGGAAGACATTTCAGTAAACCACCAATTAAGACAGTCAATAAGTTCTGGGGATATCCCTTGAGTTTTTGAATGTACAATATCACCTGCGATGACGAAACAATCTGGGTTTATATCTCGACACTGTTCGAACATGTCGGTAAATGAGCGTCTGTATTCTGCATGTCGAGTTAATCCTCTCCAATGCACGTCCGCAATGTGTACTATTTTCATAGTTCTTGTATCCTGTTTAATAGGTTGGAATTCTCATTCCATTTTACTGGCTTTGAGACCAAATGTACAACTTCTTTTGGGCTTAGGTCACCAACGTCACCTTCCGTTAAATTTAAATAAGAAACTTCTAGATTATAACTAGCCAAAAGATCAGCAATATTGTCTTGTTTTTTCTTGGCGTCCGGATCTAAACATAAAATAACCGGAGTATTATTGGCGGCTAATTCATAAAACAATAAAGAGTTTTCAGACAAAGAAGATCCAAGTAAACATGTTGAATTAAGATTGATACACTTGACTAAATCTAGGGGACCTTCAACAAGATATACCGGTTGAGTAAAATCTAGATCGATTTCGTTAAATATGATAGCGACCTTAGGGGCCTTTGCGTTAACGTATTTAATATAAGCGTCGGAATCGATAGCCCGGGCGACCCAATAATTAATATCTCCGGAAGAGTCAAAAGAAGGAATGATTAATCGGCGCCGGAGTTTCCAATCATCAGAATATCCGATACGGTATCTCCAAAGCATTTGATCTGTAATTCCCCGAGAGTGGGCGTATTTGCGGATCGCAATTGCGTCTGGATCATGGAGAGATTCCATGATAAGATTAAATCCTTCAGGTAATACGATAGGATCGAATTCGGGTATAGAAAGGGAATTGTTGTAGGTGAAGCCGGCTGGTTTGAAACGCTGCATGTATTCAGAAACCAAATTTGGTTTCTTCATCTGAATTAGCTTTGCGACATTTCTTCCTCTGATGTTGCATACCCAGCAGTGGTAGAGATCTGAGTCTAAACGGATACAGAGTTTTTTCTTACCGGGTTTGCCACATTTTGGACAGCGAACTGTTAATTCAACTTCATCGTTTTGGAGTTTTGATTCTCCAAATACATTTGTTAAAAATTTAATTTTATCTGCATACTTCATGCATATATTATACAGCTGAATTACTGTTTTTTACAAAACCTGCTTTCGTAACAACCCAAGCATCTGCCATATCTCGAGATTCCGGAATTATAATTGTTTTCCCTTTTCTTGGCCCTGATTGTAAAATTTTTGTGGGCCAATTATAATTTAAATGATTGTTGACCCAATCAAACACTTGTTCTTTGACATCTTTTCCGGCTTTCTTTTTCGAGATGGTTTTGATGCCGCATAATTTTCTAGCTTCGCTAACAGAGATTAGTTCAGGCTTAACAGATATCTCATCGAAACAGATATATTGAACTATCCCATTGAACGAAGCTAAACGTGTTATGGTTCGCGCAGAGGACATGCCAGACGCATATCTCTGGAGTGGCTCTTCAATATAGACTTCGGAGATATTGTATTCATGTTTTTTGTCTTGCAGCCAAATTCTAAATTGAGACCCTTTCGAAACTAAATCTTTTGTTTTCGAAAGAGAGATATAGCCTAAATCCAGAAGATTTCCTTCTAAATCTAGAATACAAAAACCGGTTGCAGATGTTGAAACATCTAATCCTAATATAGTCGACATTAATAATCCATTTTTATTCTTAGCAAATAAGAATCGTTATTTCTCTTGAGGAGGGGTTGAGAAAATTTGGCTTTTCCGACAACGTTTAAATTTTCATCATGTAAATATACTTCGGAAATATATATAAATTCTTCCTCTAGAGATTCATGGTCGGCCCCTGAAGCTTTGATTGTATCAATATGAGATGGGTTACTTGAAGAATTAAAAAGACCAGTTCGTAAAGGTACATTGATTTCTTGCACATACATGTTTTTGTGGGCTTTAAAATTTATATCTAAATCAAAAAGACCAACATAATATATGTGTGGTGATTGTAGCAATATTGTTCCGTGCTCATAAAATACTTGACCAATTTTGTTCCATTTAGCAATTGATCCTGAAGAATTACTTCTATATAAATTTCCTATGCCATCATCTTTTATGTTTATATAAACATCCGGATTTTCGCTAATTTTGGCTTTTATTTCTATTGATTCTGGTGATATTTGATCTCCATAAAATATCGTTGGAATATCTATGATTGTTTGTAATGGAGAAATTTGATCAAAATCATCAATATATGTATTATAATCATCCGGAGAATCAGGGATCATTGTATCATTAATTGCAAGATCTAGTGCATTTCCTTCTTCATCTTTAAAGTCACTAAAATTTGCAAATTCATCGGCAAATTGAAACTTCGTTTGGCGGCCATCTGTTTTGTCACCGAGCCCTAATAGGCTAATCATGGATTTATTATTAAAATATTTTCCTTGAGAACTTGATATAATTTCATACGAAGGAACAAAATTCCCATTATCACATGGAAAGATTAGATTATTTCTTCTAGTTGTTGAAGGGTAATTTTTCCAGGAGCCAGTAAGATCCATAATCGAAGGGGAAGACCGGTCTTTCCCAGCAACCAAGTTGCTCCAGAGTACCAGGCCGTTTGTAGTTACCCATGGGTTTGGCGCGGTGAGCTGGTGAGCATTCCCGGGAATATCTGCAGAAATTTTAAGCGAACGACCAGTGCCCATATCTTCGACAGTAAAACCCTCAAGTGATGTTAATAAAGTAGTTAATCTTGAAAATCTTGTTGAATGATTCGTTTGAACGTCCGATGTGCCAATTGTTGCTGAGTATTGATTTGTGCCAGTTTCGGTGAAATACTCATCAACCGTTGCTGTGGCATGGTTGAAGACTACCTTGTATGTAATCCAATTGGAATAATCCATCTTGAGTTGAAAGGTGAATTCCTTTGTTGTTGCAAAAATGGAGTCAGTATTGCTTAGTGCTATTTCTATTGAAGCTGTTTCTTCAATATCAGATGTATTTGCTCCTTGACTATAATGTGTAGGCACCAAATCTGCAAAGAATCCCATATTATACAAATAGGGATACTCACTATTCGCATAATCTTTACAGAAAGCTTGAACATTTATATTTGGTATTGACCCCATAAAAGCATGATTATTATTAAACGGAGCATTCATAATATTAGAAACTAAACTAGAAGTAACAAAAGGGGGAAAATCTGTAGGCGAAAGTAAACCAGGAGCTGAAGTAGCATTAGTGTCATTTTCGTTAAATCCCAATGTAGAATCCGGAGACTGAAACAGTACTGGCAGAATAGTACTCGGATATGAAACTCCATCTGCTGCTCTGTCTTCACTATATTCTAATACGTGATAAAAACTTACCGGTGAAGGTTGGTCATATATTACCGGAAGATAAAATAATAATCCATCTGAACCTGTTAGGCTGCATGTATGAAAAGTTTTAATTAGTGTAGATGTTCTAGGATAATCCCAAATGCGTAATTCAGAAATTTCACATTGAAGCCCAAATTTTAAATTACCCTGCCCTTCTATTGTAGCAAGCCCTGTAGTTTGTGAAGAAGAAGGTATAATTCCATCTCTTCTAATGGAATCTTTAGCTAGTTTACCAAAACTTAAAAGACTGCTACTGCTATTAGTATCCCAAGCGCCTATTTGGAGATGCCACCCCTCGCTGGTTCCAAATGTTGATGTCCAGGCCGGGTTGAGCTGAGAGTAATACACTAAGGATTTATTTGATGATAATATATCTTTTTGATTATTAATTAAAATCTCTAAATTTTTTCCATTAAAATTAGGTCCCCATCTGATTGCAACATGTGACCAAGTATCAACGGCAACAGTTAAGCTACTAGACCATTGAAAACTGGATTGGTAGCTGTGTGGAATGGTGTGGTATTGTGAAGCAGGTCCATGATAATATTTTATAAAAAACTGTGTTGGTTTACCATTTAAGTCTAATGAATTATTGTCAGGACTAATAGTAATTCCATAACGGTTTTTCAAATGTATGATAGCCGATTCGCTCGTTTGCCTCTTTGAAGGTTTAATCCAAAATTCAAACGTAAATCCTTTGTTTATATCTGGAGAATATTGTCCTTTTGGTTTTGTTGTGGTAATCGAATCCGGATCTGTTCTGTTTACGTATACCAAAGCAGAGTGTCGGCTTCCGAAGCTATTATCTCCTTCTTGGATAAAGTTTAAGCAATTATAATTTGAATAATAATTTCCGCTTTTATAATTCCCGAGTTGTCTAGCCGGCTCAATTTGATTTCTTGCTATTTGTTGTAAAATATTGGACCCTGAGGAAAAAGTATCATGACCGGCCTTTAATACTCTTATATCTTTTTTTGTGTTATTCCTTGGATGCATTGGCAAATCGGAATAACCCATATGAGCTTTATGGAGATTTAATTGAGTAATTCCAGGTTTTGAAATTTCGGGTGGCCAATTCTCTTGTGATTCATATGGATTAGCGCCATCGAGAAGGAGGGCTAAAGCAGCTTCGTAGTTCCCATCGTGAAAACCCCCAGTATTTGATTTAGCATCAATCAATTTTATTTTGTATCCGGAATCTCCGCTTTCATAAACTGCAAATGAGCCTAATTGGGGATAGGTCGATAATATATTAACTGTAGCTAATGAATTAGTAGATTCAGGATCTTTAGATGGAGTTAAGCTGGTAAGTCGGATTATATGGTCCAGATAAATAGCTGGATTATTTGGATCCGTAAATTCTCTCCAGGTATGAGTCCCGGTTTTGGTGTTGTTGGTCCATGTTTCTGCATCTGAAGTGCCATCATCAGCTTTACCAGCAATTCCTTTATTGATTGCTGAAATAACAGCATCGGCTATTAACCCCGCGTTGGCGTGAACGCTGGTATTGATAACATGGTTATAATCAGAGACAGTAGGCGTCCCTGAAGAATGAAAAGCGATTATTTTCTTTTGGTATGATAAATCACCATTTTTTACTGCTGCTTGGACTGTAATCGTTGCATTATCTGCTGGAACTCCTGAGAAAATAAACCCTGCTGAATATGAATTTGCATTATCAACAAACCCTTGGCCTGAACCGAATGCCGGCTCATCACCAGCAAAAATTTCAATTCTTCTTTGTTCAAAAGATTGAGCGCTATAAGGGGTAGTTTGAGACAAAAGCAATCTTGAATCAACATTATCTTTTTGTAGTTCTGATCTATTGGGGAAGATATAAACAGACCCTGTTAATCCGGAGCTTGATGAAGCCCAGTGACGGGATGTATTTAATTGGACCTTTGAATTAACAATCCTCCCTGAGGAAACTTTAAAGATCGACATAAGCGAGTCTCCTTAAAAGTCTAGGCGAACCCTTATTGTAAGATCGGTCTCATCATTTTTTTCAATTGGCCTATTGAGTTTTGCAACAGCACATAAGTTTTCGCTGCTGTCGTATAATCCGATTGTTGTTATGAACGTAAAAGTTCTCTGAGTAGCGGAGGTTGGATCAGTGATTGTACTGAATTGTCCTGTACTTGGTATCGTAAATGTTGGATTATTGCTATAGTTAAATTGAGCAGCTGGAGCACGACAAAAATAAATATTACTAGATATTTCGGTTTGATTCTGCCAGGCCATTGCAGTTAATGAACTCGACCCTAATCTAACGGTAGAAATATGGTCAATAATATTATCAATACTGGCACTAACCACAAAATCTGGAATAAATTTAGCATATGGGTTTGAAAATTGACTACTTGTTCCAGCAGTTCCTTTTGTAGAACCCATAATAGTCCTACCTTTTGAAACAACTTTTCCATGAGGGAGTGCATGTCTTTGGGGTGGGGTGTTTGCAACTGTTTCTGTCACATCGGTCATTGCATCAATTTGCCCTAGCATATGCTGATCAGACCAAAAAGCTTTTCTCATGTCAATAACAGCCATTCCAGCATTATAAAAAATTAATCCTATTGTTTTTGTAGTATCGGCTGCTCGAACTAACCTAGCAACTTCTCCACAGGATGCTAGTCTCGTATTAGTACTTGCTCCTAAGTCTGCAACAATGAACGGAGGATGGGTTGCCGCGGCGGAATGTCCAAGTAAACTTACATTAGAACCGGTAAGATTTGGTAACCATTGTGTCATTAACGCTCTACTTCCCAAGGTTGTAAGTGTTGTTGTTAGGGCTGTACTTGCTTTTCCGTCATAATAGGTTACATGAGAAGCGGCATCATATGCAGTTCCGTAAGAATCAACAGGGTTAGTTCCATCGAATCCGGAAAAACTGGCCGTTGGATAAAGCCTCATTGCGAATGTTTCTTTCCTAATACCATCTCTAACAAACAGTCTGCGAAGATTAATAAACAGAGCTTCGTGAATAACACCGTAAGTTGAATTTGGTGGTGTGGAATTAACATCTGCAGCATAAGTTGCTGCTGGGATTCCATTATATGGCCAATTGGCATCTGACAACATGAAAGGTGCGTCTGGGTCACCTAAGCAATGAGCAGCCATCTGTCTGTAATTTGAAACTTTTTCTCTCATCATTAAAGTATTTTGAGCAAACCCTAATTTCCCTGTATTAGCATCACGGGTAAAACCGGGAGCTTGAGAAACAATGTTATCATAGCCAGAAGACGAATCTCCGAATAAACTGTTATAAAATAACCCAACAGTCATTTCACATATAGGGTTTGCAGTCTGTAAAGTAAAATCTTGATCATAAATTGTTTGATACAGGGAAGAAGTTACTCCCGGACCGATTCCACCGGTAACAAATACCTGGTATTGTCTTCTGGATACAGACGATGAAATATCTTCTTGGACTACATCAATTAATTGATTTAAATGACTTTCCGCGGCTTTGTATTCAGTCCCAAGATCAAAAGGTTTTGTTGAAATTGTATAAAGGCTCATATTTTAGTTCCGATTAAATTATTGTGTATACTGTACAGTGATATATGTTGTCTTCTGTGGGCCGAACTGGCTGCGAACAGTAACAGGTACTGTAACTTGGTTATTTTGTAAATATTGCGTTTTTGAAGCCCCGTTGGCATTAATCTCAAATATCCAATCAGAAACCGGGCTAGAATTATTCCAGGTTGCTGTTGATTCAATTGATCCACCTACTAAGCTTAAAAAATCTGAATTATACTGTATAACCACATCTCCCGGTGATGCAATAGATCCGTTCTGATATTTTTGCCGGTCTGTTGGAGATGTCGATAAAGTTATTGTCGTTTGATTTGTTGAGGCTTGATTAATTGTAGACTCAGTTACAGAAATTGTAAACGGAATAAACCCAGTATGAGAGGTAGAAACGTTGTTGCCAGTATACAGCGAGTGTTTTGCTGAATAAACACTGTTTGTTGACGCTTCAAAAATTGGTGTATTTTTTTCAATTTTTTCTTTGCCAATTACTCTACCATATTTTTGAATCAGGGTATAATCTACTTCATCATCGAAAAAAGCGAAAGAAGCTATATTTAAATTTCCTTCCGATATTAATTCACGTCCTTTATCTGTTAAAACAGCATCAACTACTATATTGTTAGTACTGTGATCTAAAAATCCCATTTTTTGTTCTCCTTAACTTAAAATAAATATATCCTTCTTGAATAAATAAATAAAATTTCTTTATCATCGCCTACGAAATTTAATCCTTTATTTTTTAATAACTATAATATTTTGGATTGTACCTCTTGTTCGGACAGTATATTAATAGATATTTTTACAGAATCTTGAGCCGCAACATCGATTAATTGGACTACGTAATCTTCTGTTAGGCCTACCTTCTCCACAGAGGGAGAATCCGGATGATAATATATATCAATATTTTCAAAAGTACTAGATGTCATTGAATCTTTATATAAATTGTTTATCATATATAAATTTGGATATTGTTTTGGTGCTCCCTGAGGCGAAACTTGTCGATTAACCAGCCTTCCTTTTACATTGTCAAACATTACTTCAATTTGTTCCGAGTAATTACTGGAATTTCCATGGGCATCTATAGCTATTAAGGCAAAATAATATAATCTATTAGGGCGGATGATTAAATCATACTGGTATTGTTTTTTATCATATTCTGATATGTATTCAATTGCAATGTTTTCTGGAGGTAAATCAGCTTCTGGAATAAATTTTAAATGTTTTACCAAAGTATACGGGTCATCAAGGCTTTCGCGAACAAATATCTGAACTCCTCCTAAATCATCTTGAATTAACGCATTTCCTGCTGGTCCGGTTACTTCTCCAAAATTATATTTCCAGGTTAAAGAAATAAAGTTTTTATTTAGTTTAGCTTTTAGGTTTGACGGAGGTTGTGGAACAACCAATTCAGTAGTTGGGAGAGTGATTCTTTGGTATTTTTCAGAATATAATATTGAAGCTCCTTTTACTTCGTTGTACCCGTATGTTAGGCCTAAATCACCTGCGCTCATAGCGGGAACCAAGCTGTAAATAACAAGAGCAGCTGAATGGATAAAAAATTGATATTCTGTTCCGTAAAGTATTTTGTTATCTTCAATAGTAGAAATATCTGTAAGACCTGATGGAGTAATGTAAGCCGACACAAATCTTAAATCTGTTTCATTTAATTTTTCATATTTTAATATAAGATATCCTAAGAAATAAGTTCCAGTATCGTGTGTTTCAGGCCAAACACCTGGTTGCAAAGTATATGTATTGAGAGCCCCTTTAGGAACATATAGGCTGCTCCAATTATTTATATTTTGGGGATCAGTCCATTTTGATAGTAGCTCAAACTCATCAGCATCTATTGTCCCCGGGGCATGCGTTGCCCTAGATTCTATTTGGGTGTTTTCGAAATCTTCCTGTATTTTTTTTAATTGATCATGATACGGACTGCTACCATTACTAATACTCGCGCGAACTATTGAAGAACAAAAATCTGTAGCTAATGTATTCGTCATTGAAAGATCTGGTACTTCGTTAATACTTGATTTTATCGGCTGACCTGTACTGGGCTCAACAAGAGGCACCATATCTGGAGATGTCGATGCAGCTTCAACTATTGTTTCTGCCAAAGAATCTGTTGTTTCTGAAGAAATAACGTTTGAAATCTGAGCTTGAAAAATATCTATTTTTTCGGCAGCATATGAATTACTTTGGTGTAAAATTTGAAGTTCCTGATCAGAAGGATCAAAATCAAGTCTAATATAACCGTTTTTTTGTATGTCATATTCAGATAATATATTAGATCCTATAACTATTTTTTGTTCTAATACATTATCCATCCAGTTTGTAAATTCAGTAAAATCGATTTGTCCATCAAAATGATGGGCTTTGGGCGGCTGTATAGTAAATCTAATTGACCTTGCTCCGCCTATTAAATTGATTTCTCTTTCAGATTGATTACCTAAATATGCAGCTGATTCATCCCACTTTTCTGTTGGTTCGAAATATCTATAAATAAACCGGCCTTCTGTCTCTCCCGGGATCGGTAATTCACATATAAAATATGCTTTAGAGGGAAACAAATCAGAAACTTCATATGCTAGTGGCATTTTTTATACTCCAAAAATAAAATATTGTACATTATATTTACGCAGGCGTTGACGACTGGCCACCTGCTGTTAATATATTATATGTAATTACACCTATTAGGTTTCCGTCATATTTTGGTTTTAACATAAGAATTGCAGAACGACTGTGAGACCTTGAAATTGGGATGCTAGTATCTTCTAAACCAGGATGCTGAGAGGAACCGAAAGGGTTTCCTATTCTAATTGTTGGGTATCCTACCCATAATTTGTAACCTGTGTCCCATGGGATAAATTTTGTTGTAAAAACTTCTGAGTTATCACTATCAAAATCCTGGTATCTAAAAGACGAGCTGGATTCTGAAACGATATATATCTCCCAATCTTCCGAATCTTTAAAATGTTCATATATATCGATAGCTTTGTATGTAGTACTGACACCGGTAGCCCCATTTAGATTGGGGAAAAAATAGAAAACCCAATTATGGGTCCCTTCTAGAAAATGGAAAACCCTGTCAAAAACTTTTGGTGATGCAACTTTTCCTATAGCGGTATCTGGAATTATCATTGATGATAATGAATAATCTGAATCAACTTCTATGATTGGTTTTCTTTCGTTAAAATCACCTTTAACCCACGGAAAGGTTGAATCATCATTTTCAACAGCCTCCGGAGAATACACGTGGTTTTGTATTTCGTCATCTACTAAAAACGTTTCTTCCTCAAGTGTTAGTCCTCCATAATACTCATGATATGCTTTGCAAAGAAAATCCTGGATATGATTATAGGCTATAAATTTTGCTAATTCTTCTGGAGTGCAGTCGTCTGCTGTTCCATCTAGCCACCCTATAAAAGCTTCATCTAAATATCCAAGGCCGGATCCTCCTGGGGCATTACCGCTTGGGATTTGCGCAAATAATCCGGTATCAATATCATTTCGAACTAGTTCTATTAGTGAATCTGTTCCATCTATAGATCCATCATAACTAAGTTTTTTAATTTCGTTATCATCAATTAAAGTAAATTTAATTTTTGGAATTAGTAATTTTTCCAAAACAGCATTAGAACTTGAAATTGCTTGGTCCCAAGCGTAGCTACCAGCGGTTGTTTGATCAGAAAATAAAGTGTCTGTTTTTTCTGTTAATTCGTTAGCAATTAGCGGGTTCCATAGTTGGTCTGGTAAATCATCTGGCATAATAAATAGACGAGTGTTGTATATTCTAGGAGATTTAATTAAATTTATAGGTTGTGGTGCTGTAATTTCATCAGTTATATCCCCATAAGTAATTACATAAGGATTTGCTTGTCCTATCATTTTTGTTGGAATTCCAAGAGTGACGATCTTCCATGGGGAGCCGGTTCTACCTTGCCCTAAGGCAACATCCTTTGGGTTAACTAATTTATCTGCCCAGGTTCTTAAAATTAATGACCAATCAGAAGAAGTTATCTTAAAGTATTTTGAAGGAATATATGAAGGATAAACTCCGACTTCGTTCATTAGGGCTTTTTTGGTTAATGTTATTTGATGGCGATCTAAATAAGAAGCATGCTGGACTGCATCTAACCCTTTAATTTCGAATATTTTGTTCAAAGATTGAGCTAGGGCACCAATTACTGGGACATCCACTTTGAATTTTTCAAATTGGGTTCGAATATTTTCTAAATAAGACCTTAGCTGAAGCCCATTAGAAACTTGGCCACTCATAAAATTTGAACAGTAAGAACTACCAATAAGTTTCGGTTCGGCGGTTGAAAATTGAACGTCCGGATGAAATGAAATAATCCTTCTATAAGAATTGATTTCTTGAGCTTCTTGTGCAAAATCAATATCACCAACGGAAAGCAAATATGATGCTTGAGAAAGCCCGTAATTAAAATAACTTGTAGATTGGGCGTTTTCTGCCCCTTTGTATTTGCTTAATAATTCACCTGATTTGTTAAATACATCGGAAAAATAATCCTGAATGTCAAACCCGGCAGAAGAATCAGAAACTTCATATAGTAAAAAAGAATCGGATTTTTCTACAGACTTATTTACATTCATCCATGTTCTGCTTATTCTTTTAAAACACCACGGTGTTAGAGAGGTTTGGCAATATTCAGGAAGAGATTCTCCATTTGAGAAATATAATCCGCATCGTTGATGAACTGGTGCCCAAAGTGCCGAACATTCTCTTTTGTGTATTTCTACCCATGTATTGTAATTTGCGTATTGATTAATAGAGCGCCAACTATGTTGCCCTAAACAATTCGTGGATTTATTGAAGTCGTTAGGTGTAACTCGAGGTTTGGTTCTATCCAAAGAAAAAGAACCATTTCCAGATAGGTTGATTTCAAATGCGGAATAGTCACCTTGGCTGTTAAACTCTTCTTTTGCAATTCTACATAAATAAGAAAGTACTTCACCATACCATGCATATCGTTGATCGCCTAACAAGGCTTCAAAATCGGCAATATTATCGCAGTTTTCGGTTAAGATTCCGTATTTTGAAGAGACGTCTTTGAATGTTTTAACAACATTTAAAGTAAATTCCTGTGCTAGTTTTCTAAGCAAGCTAACCGTTGTATAATATATTCTTGCCGGTGCAAAATTAGTTTGAATATTCCATTCATTAAACCCACATGCATGTCGGTCGTCAGAGTTTAAATTAGAATAATTCCAAAAATTTTGATACTCATCGTAGCTCTCCCCCGCGTCGGCATAGGATGGAAGTTTTTCATAATTGTCATAATCATAAACAATATAAAGAGGGTCGTTTTGGTTACTAGCGGGGCCTCCCAACTTCCAAGCCGCATTCCGTCCCTGCCAAAGATACTGGTTGCAATCTTCTTCTTTATTATAAACCTCGCAGCTTAGATATGCAAGGTGATATGGTGAATAGAAAAACGCTAATTGGTGGGGATAATCAAAGTCAGTCTCCGTATAGGCTCGCTGGTACTTGTCGTTGGAGGTAAAGATAGTATCAGCTGATAATCGGGATGAATTAACTGCTGCACCATAAAAATAATGGGTTTGATTAGGAGCATACATGGCCTGTTTCGATTGGTTAGCCCATGGGGCAACTAAATTTTTCCACGGGGAGCCAGTAGTCATTATCTTGGTTCCAAATTGGGTATTCATATCAATAAATTGGGATAATTGTGGATTAACATTATCATATCTCATTCCAGTCTTATCGTTATCTTGAAAATATAAATCCGGACCAGCTAAATAATCTAGGAAAAAAGTTGTATTTGATTCTTCTTCAAATTCGCCTACAGCTCTTTGTGATGCATATGATATTCCCTGTGTAACACCGAAGATGTTACTCTCTGATGGCATATAATACCCTCCAGGAGAAGGAATATGGCTTTTCCACTTATTGGTTGGTCTTGTAAAATCTAACTCACTAGCAAAAAATAATAATTTACTATTAATACAAAGCCCAGTTGTAATAAAGGCGTTTAAATTTCCAGTTTGGCCATACTCACCATGATGTGACGAGATACTCTGCTGCATCTGGTCAGTATAGTTTGAGTCAGCCCAGTAATCTCCAAAATGGGTGACTCCTAGATGGGCGCATAGTGATGCTTCAGGTCCAGAAAGTCTCGAAAGGTTTCTCATGTTTCCTTTAGAAGGGCTCAAATCAATGTCGACATAGCCCCATGAATTTGATTGTTCACTTTCGCTCATTTGGTAAACATCGATGCTGTGATCAGAAGAAACTCCTATATAATAGGGGATATCGCCTTCGATCCAGTTGAAGCCCTGTCTGAATCTTTGGTTAAACCATTCGGTCCAAAGCTTGGAATTGTTATTGGGAAACACATATCGGTTGTAGGCCCAGTACCAACTATCATGCCCAATTCCGTCTTCTATCATTTGTGCGTACGAATATCCCAGAGTAGCCGGTGTCAGCCACTTTGACTTTGGGCTGTTCATGTGTTCATAACTCTGATAATAATAATCTAACCAACCATTCCCTAGTGGTGTGTTAATCGACATTGGCGATATTGCTATATTATTGTCATAGTTCTCTGTTTCGGATGTTAAGTATTTGATATACTGAGCGATATTATGCAGACATGGATAATATCCTCCAGCTACTTGTAATTGCATCCACTGCCTAACATAATCTAGCTTTCCAGTTTCTGTTGCAGATGAAGAAATATGATCATCTCCAAAAATTCTATTATGTTGCCCTAAAAATTTAATAAGAAACATAAAATCAACAGCTTTCCATTCACTGGATTTGATTGGCTCGTAAGCACTTGAAATATTTTCGTTACCAGTATCTAAACCGTTATCCCGGAATTCCTTATTGTATGCTCTAGAAGTTGGAATAAGCCCCGGGGCGGAGGCCTGGTAGCTTGATTGATGCCTTATTTCTTGACGGTGTTGAAAGATCCTTCGGTCATTGGTCCATGCGTCCTCGTTAACACCAAAACCATCTTCATCAAAATCACTTAGAATGGTGGGATCTTCACCAACCATCCAATAGTATGAATCTTCCACCCAATTACCAAAATCGCCGGACCACATTTCTAAAATGTTGGATTGGTAGGTCATACTTTCGGCTTTGGTCGGCATGGTTGTGTCTTGAATATAACCTGTGTATTGTGAGGTACCTTTTACCGTATCGATGCAGGAATTTAAATTAGATTTATATGTATTAAGCCCTACGTTTGCTATATACATATCGTTTTCAACCAAATTAACAAAGGTCTTCAATGCGTCGTTTAATACCGAAACTGAATTTGCTTCTAGAATTTTTGCATTAGCCCTGTTTACATTCAGAGAAACAACTTCATCCCATAATGATAAAAAATCATCTAATGGGGCAAAGTCCGCATCGTTCCCTTCTAAGATCATGCCAACATTTTTAGCAAAAAATTGAGTAAATCCAGTTACTGTAGCCCCTGCTGTTTTTGACCCAAGAGTATTTACATAAAGCCCACCTGTTTTGTATCTTAATATATCCCCTATTTTTGACTCAACAAAATTATCTAAGCTTGCTCCTGTTGCTAAGTCGCCTAAATCCTCCGTAATATTTGAAGTATCGCTTCTCTGTAAGGACAGCACTATAGTTGTCCATAATTTTTGACCAAGAGCGGCTGTAGAAATCTCTTCATCTCGTGAATTTATGGTTGGCATACCCTGAATATAGTCTTGCTGAACCGTGTGATGTGCAACCCAATTGGTAAGATTGGTCCATGCGGCTTGCGAATTGAATCTAGCAGGATCTATCGATGAAAGTGCCGGATATGAGGGAAGCCAACTACCAGCAGAGGATGAATCAAGCGTTCCTAATTCAAAGCTCGAGTTGGTAGGTTGAGAAACCGGTAACATCCCTACCCCTAGATCAATCAAGGCTTGGAGTGTTATAATTGCCGGATCTGTAATATTGTACGGATTTGGAGCAGCAATAGCGCTGATAAAAGCATCCTTTTTTTCTAAAAGCTTTTCTGAATAATCTATAAAATCATTGATTAATTCTGTGTACTCTTGAATTGTTTTTGAATATTTTTTTATTGTTTTTGCAGGAAAATTAGATATTTTTTCTATAGAACTATATAATTTGTTTAGTTTTATGGTCATGTTTATATCTAAAAGATCTTGGTCATATAACAGTTTTGATCGAGATATCATAACACAGCGGTTACCTGGTATACCGTTCTCTAAAAGCACTTCATCTGTAAAGTCGTTAACTGAAACTGGACGAAGAGCTGATGATGTTTTTATGTTTGATATAATTCCGGAAAAATCAATCTGATCAGGCTTGACGCCAGATGGGATTGAGCCTTCCGGGACAGCCCCTGTTCCAAAAACGGCGTCTTCAGCCAATATATCCCTTTTAAAAATGATGGAAGCTGTTTCGTTATTAAATTCAACCATAGCTTCATGGCTCATGTGAACTTTAAAATAAAGAAGCGGTTCTTCCCAATGCCATTGAGGCACATCGAAATTTAAATCTAAATCTAAGTCAATTAATAATTGGTTATATTCCGATGGAGAACTTAATAAATTTCTGACCAATATTTCAAATTGAGATGTATTGGTAATCAATTTAGAATTTGACGGGATATCATATGTTAAATTAACTATTGCCATTTTAGTTTCCTGTTTTTAATATCGAAATTACCATGAAACCGATTGGTTGTCATCTTCTTCGCTCTCTTCATCGTCATCATCATTCTCATTATTTGTGCTAGAATTATTATCGTCATTATCGTCATTGTCTTCGTCGTTATCACTGTATTGATCCGTTGAAGCCCCAACTAGATTTGCTGTTTCTGCTAATTTACTAGTAAGTTGTTGATACCATTGTGAATTATTTAAAGCATCTACCATATCCTGATATTCTTCAGCTTCTTTTTGAGCTATTTCTTCATCGGACATCCAGCCCTCCGGAGTAGTATTTGGCATTGAATCTACATCATAAACCAACTCAGTAGGAATACCTACATGGAATTCTTTTGCTGCTATTACATAGTTTGTTGGCATATACCAATTGTCGACACTGGGATTACCTTCTGATTCTTTCCAACCAAAGATTTTTATTACATATTCTATTCTTGTGTCTGGCCAATATTCCGGGAGACCATAAGAATTTGTGACATCTTCTTGGGATTCAAGCAAGTGTAAATAATGGTGCCAACGAAAGATGGTTGGTGAAAGCCAGTCTGCAATATATATGTCCTTTTCTGTAATTGCAAATTTTCCTATTAAAATTTCATTAGCTGGGATTTGCTGACCAAGTGAATGATGAAAACCACCGGAAGAAGAATTGTTAGGAGGGCATCTCACAGTTACAATCCCATATGATCCTGTTTGTTTTAAATAATCTGAAAGATGGATATTCATTGTTACATACTTCATTAGAAACAATTTGTCGATTGTAACTAACTCATATTCTCTTCTTTTAAATCCATCATCGTGTATTGCAACTCGAGGATTTACTGCGTCTCTCCCTGAACTTTTTCTTTGTTTTGGTTTCCATTTAATATCTAATCTACCATCAGTAATCCCGGAAACCATATAGAAATCTTTTACATTTTCAGTGACAATAATTTCGTCATCGTATGTTAAAGCTGGCGTATCTTCAAATTCTCTTATTAGATCAAAAGTATCTGAGCTCATAGCATAACGGTTTATATTCTGGAGGGCTGATTGTTGGTCTATTAAATCGGGTGCTTCCTCTCCGGCCATTACAGCTGGGTGATGTTCATACCATGGATATCTAATTCTTTTTACTTTACGGGGTATTAAACCTAGATGATCTACATGGAGTGGTAGAAAATTAGGGTTTTCAACCCATGCTCCGTCGACGCCATACCGGTAACCAAATTCGGCCGCAAGTGAAACTTTTGAAAGCCGAAAATTAATTCTGCTCATTCCTGAGCCTCTAGTTGATACTCTTCGGTATTTTGTTCCTGCTAAAGTGTTTGTTGAAGAATTCCATGTTCCTTTTGCGCCATCAGGACCAAATTGTTCATATCCACCGGTCAATTCTAGAAGTTGATATCCTCCAGAGGTATCAAGATATCCATTCAATAAAATTCTTTGATTGCTAATTAAAATTTCATCATGAAATTCTTTTACATGCAAAAAATATAGTAACGTTGAATTATTAGCCCAAGTTGATTTTGTATCTTCCCAAAAGGGATATCCTTCTTCGTTTATTGCTGTTAAATCTAGCTGATGAGGGCTTTTGGACGCAATAAAAAAATCATCTAGATTATTAAAGTCAATAGTAATAAATTGATCATCATCATTAACTATATTCATTTTTTGCATTAAAGGAGGGCCATAAATTCTTCTATCTAAGTGAGTTGTTTGAGAAAATGACTGTCTTTCATGTTCTTTACCAAACTTTAATTGGGTATTAATAAAATTTAATTGGTACCAACTGTAATCTGTCTGTATTGTTTCTTGATAATACTTTTGCCCTGGTATTGTTGATATTTTTTTAATTACTTGAAGGCCATTGGGTTCACAAATTTCAATTTTATCTGGGATTGTATCTGTATCAAAATAAATATAAAAATTATGATATCCAGGAATCTGTGTAGATTTTGAATCTTTATACAGTTGCATATTGCTGTTAAACTCTGTCTCTACTCTCCAGTTATACGAATAAGGACTATCTTTATAGATAAACTGTTTTTGATGATCAAAATATCCGATTTCTTTATTGTGTTTATGGTTCGATAGAATATAAACTTGACCGCCCATGGGTTCAGTCCGGGCTGGAGAATATCTGTCGTTGAGAGAAACTGTAAATCTATTTCCGATATCATCTATGTTATAATAATTTCTGCAATACAAATTTGGTATTACGTCTGGTGAGTCATCAACATAATTTATGTGATGAAATGGATTTTCTACACTTACTGATAATAATATATTTTGATCATCTCCATCCTTTGAATTCATATATGGAATATCTTTAAAATAATCTTCATCAAAAATATATAATTCTAAAAAATCATCGGTTTCAGCTACTCCACCAATACCTGTAGTGCCATCAACAATATTAAATGGGCCTAGGCCTTGCTCATCAATCCAAGTTTCGTACCACGGAGAAGGAATCCAGTATGTTTCGAAATTATATTGAGCTCTATTAAAATAATACTTGTCTAATTCAGATAATTCATCATAATGCTGATAAGACTGAGGTAATTGGTCATCAACGAATTCGGATGGCTGTTGCAATCCAGGGGCACTATTCCACGGTACCCTTTCTAGCAACCCGATATTTGAAGCATCGAAAACCTCTAATAAACCCATGGATTGTTCCGCGGAAAAGCTTAGGGCCTGAATCTCTCCGTTGTTTCTTACGGAATTTAAAAAATCCCTAGCATTGGATCCATCAACCGCATGGGGTTCTTCTATTACAATTGTAGTATCTTTTTTTCCCGTTATTGCCAGAGACTTATTGTTTGGCAATTTTAATATTACTGATTTTCCAGCTGGAGTTGGCATTATTGTTCCTTCCTTTTGAAAACTATAGAAAATAATCTTAAAAATTTTGGTATATCACTCGAATCTCGAAGGATATGACCAGCATAAAAAACTCTTGCAAGAGGGTTCCCAGTAGAGTCAAAAAAATCTCCGGCATCGACGATTACAAGTTTTCGGATTTTTGATGACTCTATTTCGAAAACTTGACCTAATAGATTTACCGTTAACGAACTTTTGTTAATTGTTATATTTTGATGTTGGGCTTCTGATATTAATTCGGCTTCAAGTTCTTCAAAAGTTTGAGGAGGTTTAGATATATATTTAGCGTATACACCAATTGAGTTTCCTAATTGATCGACTGGGGGCAAATAAGACATTGCTCTAGTATTTCGAAACCGTGAATCAATAATAACTGGATTAAGAATATTTTCATTTGTGATCGTACTTTCATCTGTATATACTCTATTAAATTCTATAGCTTTAGGCCATACTTTCATTTCTGAATTGTTGAAAAATTCATCTTTTGTTTTAACAATTTTTAGATTTTTAAAATTATTAATAGATGTATCTAATGATGAAAAAGTTCCGGAATAAATATCTTGAGACCCAGTAGCAATAGCAAAAGTTTCATTGGGAAGAGCATTCATAATCGTGCCTTCCCTAATTAAGATTTTAGGTTCAATTACTACCCCAGATTCATCTGTTGCAAATACAGAACTTCTGGCAAACATCCCAATTTGGCCAAATTCTTCAATTTCCGGAATGATTGTATCTTGAGGGCCACCAAAAGCTTCTAGTTGAATTTCATTAGAAATATCTAAAAGTTGGACTCCATCTGTTTGATAATACGCTGTTTTGTCCGTAATGCTAGCATATTTTATCTCGAACGTTCTGTTTCGAATTTGTCTTCTACCATTTGGGGTAAGAATAACATCTAAAATACGCTGCTTTGGATCTAATATACCTGCCATAACTTAAAACTCCTTTATTTAATTATGCAATTAGTAGATTTACCATAATATTTCAAGTAGGAGTTCCTTCTTCGGAGTTCCATTTATTCGATCTTTTTAAAATCTCTCTTTGTTTTCTTATATTGATAGGTCGTTCACCAACTTTTTTTCTTGTTTTGTAGGTTTTCTTTGAAGAATTTTTATTTAATACAGCGATTTCAATCGCTTTTTTTTTCCTCATCCTCGAGGATTTTGATTTTCTCTAGGACTTCTTCTAAAGTTTTAATCTGTATTCGATAATCTCCAACATCTTTTATTGTCCCTTGCGCTGTGTCTTCTATTAAATTTATAACAGCTTGCAGGCCTTGAACTAAAAACGCAATTCTTTCATCAACAGAGCCAGTGGCGTTTGCTTTTTCCACCATCGATTGAGCAAGTTTTGCGCAGTCTATAGCTAATTTTTCAACAACGACACATGCATCATTAGATTCTATTAAGCTGCTGTTTAAATCATTGATTTCTTTTAACACCCCTTCTTGAATTATAGACATAAATCCTCCTAAATATATTTTCTTAATTATGATACAAAAAAAGTCGTCCGTGTAAAAACACGGACGACATAAATATGTTTTTCAGCTAAAAAATCTTACGATTTTCTATAGATTATAGAAACATTATCATCCAAATCGATATCAAAGTTGAAAACAACATGCTCAGCACTAGAAGCACCTTGACCATAGTCATAATCTAAATCTTGACCATCATGACCACCAGTAGATGAAGCAAAAGATACATCTGCAAGAGAGGAATTTCCAGCAGACCCATTTGCAGTTCTTAACGAGAGAGGACGATCATGTCCAGTATTTGAACTTCTAGCAGCACCCCAGTCATTGAACATGCTATCAAAAGCACCTCCACCACCGGTTGCCCAACATCCTTTTGCTTGAATTGTCATTCTTACTGCAGCACCGCCTTCGTTTGCTACTGAAGCTTTATAATCTGCATCCGGATCTCCCAAAAATGGGTCGATTTCTGCTGCAAGATTTTCTAAAGCAGCAAACTGTGTTGCTCCAATATCAACTGGATATCCATTAATAATGTCATCACATTTAATATTTAATCTGTCACCGTTTGTGTTTGATGCATCAACACCGTATTGGCCGGATTTGACAAGAAACCTTCCAGCACGAGACGTACGAGTTGCTGTCTGGTCAGTTCTGACCCATGTGGTATCAGCACCAGATGAATCAACACCAGCAAGACAGTCGCCATCAGCAATCTTTTGGGCGCCATCAGCGCGGAGTGCACACCATTCAATTCGCGTATCATTTGCGTCTGGCTGATTAGCTCCAAATTCTAATGTTTGTGCAACAGCAGCAGTTTGGTTAAAGTTACATAAGTGAAGATATCCATCATTACTTCCTTGGATCACGCTTCGAAAAGCTCTGTAAAGCCGTAACTCTACTAAGCCTACATCACTACCTCCGGTACCAAAGTTGCTTGCTGAACCTCCAACAAATTCTATAATATCGTTATCTTTGATTTTGTCAAAAATATTTTTATGATCGCCGTTGGCATATTCAATAACACCGCAGAGGGACTCGACATCAAACAAAAGGTTACCGCCACCGGCGTTGTTTCCAATCGCTGAATTTGGAACAGTAATAGTTTCATTAACTACAAATCCTTTACCAGGCTGAATAACTGTTACAGTTGCAGACATTCCGTTGGCGGCTGTAACGATTTGATATTTGGCGCCGACACCAGAAGATTGAGTTGTTACACCGTTTTGACCAGCTTCGACGTTGTAAGTTTGAGACGCCGGCCAGGCATTACCGCCATTTGCTTGAATACTATCAACTGATTTACAGCCAGAGTTAGAAAACTTGGAACCAGCAACATTAAGAGCTGATCTTTTATTTGTTGCATCAGCTTTTGCAATTGAATTTGGTCGATCTACATATACAAAAGTTGCACTGTCAGTTGTTTTATCAACACCCTTAGCCGATATCTTAATGTGAGATCCAGGAGTGATCAAATAACCGCTAGCGGAGCCCCCGGTAAGTAATACTTGATGATCTGCTGTAGCAGCAGCAGCAGTTCTGAAAGGGAAATCTAAAGTGCCTTTTGCTGGAAGGCCAGTTGATGAAGGTCTTAATAAAATACCATTGTGGTATATATCCATATATTGACTGTTTGTTCCAGTGGTTTTGAAAGTGTCAGTACCAAGATTGCTTAATGCTGATAAATTCCATTCATCCTGCATATTTCCTTGAATTCTTACTTCTCGTCCAGCTGTAATTTTATCATTAGCAGCAATTTGAATAAAACGTTTTTGACGCGTTTCTTTAACATCTAACCACTGAAGCTGTAATTCGCGATTTGAACCATCGATAGTATTATTTGCTTGGATTGCTAATACCATGCCGGCAGCAGCTGTAGTGGAATTAGCAGGCAATTTATATCGACAGTTTCTGTTTTCTGCGTCTGCTGTACCAAAGGAAAAAGCGGCATAGTTGTCTCCGTCAGCATCTTCAAACCTAAGATTAGTATCAGATTTTATCGCAATATCATTAGCACCTAATTTTTGTAATTTATCGACTTGTAAAATACCGTCTCCGCGCAGAACCAATTTATCAGCTGCAGCAGCAGCAGAAGCTAATTTTACTGTAAAAGTTGCAACAGCATCTGCGACTTCGGTGATTTCATTTAAGGATTCTACTTTTATTTGTGCAAAGTTGCCGGCGGCTGCAGCTTCGGAATCTTCTGTTTTAAATTTAATTGTTCCAATATCGTCACCAGCCCCTATTGAAGTATCTAGATTCGAAAACTGTAGAGTAGCGCCTCCATCGACATTTATTTGAGTGTTTGCTTGGTCCATTTGTCCAGCATTCTGATTAAACCAGTCTGATTTACCGTTAATTCTAGAAAGAGCGCGACCATATTCTTGTAAAAGGTCATTTACGTCTTGGACGTCTATGGCTGCAACTGATGTTGAATTTTGTAAAGCATTATCCACTTTTAGAGCTAATGGGTCTGTGGAATTATGTGCCCCAAGAGTTCCAGACAAGTGCTGTAGCCTAAATTGAGTTTTATACATATTTTTTCTCCAAAATATTTTATAAGATTAAGATTATAACTTTCTCAAACATCCTTAGGAAAGGCCCGTACTTTGTACGGGCACAAAACCTAAAGACGACTACGGTTTATTGTCTATAAACCACGCATAAGGTATCATCGATTTCAAGGTCAAAAGCAAAAACAATGTAAGAATTGCCTGATCCTCCAACACCATAATCACCATTCAGTGCAACGCCGCCAGCAACTACTGGGCCGAATGTACCACCAGTAAGTGCTACATCTGAGTTTGCATTTGCATCTCTTAATGATATAGGATTTGCGAAAGAAGTAATAGCGCCATTATCCGGAGCAACACCTTGAAGATTTCTTTGTGAAGTGAATGTAAGATCGCTAGCAGTAGCAACTTTATATCTTCCAGCAGTAATTGTACAATCAGCGCGATTTCCATCGATTGCAGTTGCTGCAGAATGGAAAGTTTTGTCTGCGGTACCTGCCCAAAGGCCTGTTTTACCAAGAGCAACTGCCAAGGCATCCCAAGCATTCTTTTGTGTAATAGTATTTGAAGCCAACGTGATGTCTTGAGCATTACAGACATCAACAGCAATTGCGCCGATGATATCGTTGTGTACAACAGATAATTTCTTTGCATCATGAGATGAAACGTCGGTAGCTCCGGAGATAAGTTTATATCTCTCTGCGCCATCATTAGCAGAACGCTGATTCGCAAGGGTTTGTGGATTAGCACTGGTACCGTAAGCTCCAGCAATACAATCACCGACCGCAAGTACATCACCTGTATGAATAGCATAGGAAGTTAACTTGAAAGTGTGTCCACCTGTTCCTGCAGAAAGAGTGATAACAGCTTCGTCTTGGTCATCAATTTCACAAAGCTGGATTCGATCTGTAGCCGGCTTCGAGCGAATTCTGTATAGAGTGCCATTGACCAGCCCACCAGGCATGCCACTTGCAACCTGTTCAGCTAACAGAGTATCACCAACTCTTACTGCTGCCCAAAAGGTATTTGGAACGATGACTCGATCTTGGGCTGCGTCGATACCTGACGCCGCGTCAAGGTTTCCTGTTGTTCCTTCAGCGTCTGTAAATCCGGCGCCTGTTCTTCCAGCAGCTCCTGCCAAGATAGAAGAGTATCTATCAACAAAACAGAAAGTTTTATTTTCGTCATAAAGGGTTACCTTGATGTGAGAACCAGGCACGACTGGATATACATCGCCGTCTCTGTTTTGAGCTGTTCCACCAATAGCTACTGTAGCATCTTGATCGGGGCAACGGATATCTAAAGTTCCTCGAGCGTGACTGGTGTTTGAAGGCTGAAGATATTGACCGTTAACATAAATATCTAATCTTTGTTGTTCACTATTGCCGGAGACCATAGAACCTGCAGCAATATCTGGAGTTAAAGCAAGGTTATAACCGGTGGCTCCATCTAAATCAAATTCAACACCAGCTCTGACGTCGTTTGAGGCGCTAATTGTTAGGAATTTTTTCTGTACTGGATCGGCTGCTGTAATCCAGTCTAATTGGACTGTTGTTAAAGGGTCACCAGAGTCAGTTGAACTAATACCTAAAAGCTGGTTTGCTGATGCTGTTGAACTGTCGGCTGGTAATTTTAAGATAACACTTTTTGTTGTGTTAGCAGAGTAATCCCAAGCAGCATAGTGAGAATCATCACTGTCATACATCCGAAGTAAAGTGTCTCCTTTTACAGATATATCACCAGTACTAGTTAATTCTTGTAATTTATCAATTTTTAATGTACCATCGTGGGTTAAGCGCAACTTTTCTGCGGCTGCTGCACCACTGGCCAATTTAATGCTCATTTCTGCTTTTGCATCCCCAACGGAGCCGATGGCGTTAGAAACTTGCTCTACATATAATTGAGCGAAATCGGCAGCAGCGCCGGCTTCTGAATCAGCAGTTGTCCATTTAATAAGACCTATATCATCACCAGTATTCACGGAAGTGTCTAAGTTTCTTAAAGTGATTTGTGGAGCTGAAGCATTTCTAATATCTAAATTATGAGTAAATTGTCCTGCAGCTTGGGAGAACCAGTCTCCTTTTCCTGAGATACGAGAAATTGCATTACCATATTGTTGTAATATTCCTGCCAAGTCGCCTACGTCGATTGCTTCAGCGGCAGCGGCAGCGGGGAGGGCACCATCTGTATTAGCTTTAATTGCATAATCGCGAGAGTCGCCACTAGCAGCTAAAGATCCAGTCACGGCCTGTAATCTAATTTGTGTTTTAGCCATTTTTTATTCTCCAAAAAATGTTTAGTTTATTCTTGTTTGAGACGAAAACTCTATACTGTCCAAACGATCTTAATAATTTTAATTAAACCAAAAACATAAATTGGGATTTCAACTTTAAATATGCAGCTCAAGCTGAAAAACTAAAAAAAATAAAACTTTAATTTCTATATAAAATCTTCTTTAAATTTCTAACATGATTATCGTAAACTGCACATTCACTACCAGTAAATTCTATAGCGAACTGAGCACCTTTTCCGTCAGGATCCGCAAACTCAAACATAAATTGGCCATTAGAAGAACGAAACGCATTTAACAACTTTAGGCCTTTCATCATTAGAAAAGCTGCTATCGATAAGTCCGATGTTTTATAAACGTTATTTTTCATATCTTTTATTTACCTCAAGTATAAATATGTAGTTAGTTAAGAACATCTCATTCTATTTGTCGCAATGAGGTTTCAAATTTAATATGGTGACAATTTAAAATACTATAATTAAAATACTGTCACCTTTAGTAATGCTCGTATTAAAATCTATTTCATTATCCGATACAAGTTGATAATCATAAGAAGATCCGGATCTTAAATGCTGTCCGTTTAATAAAACATCTATTCTTGAAGGGTCGTAATTAACTGTTGAGAAATCCAGAGGAGAACAAGAAAAATTATCTCCTGGAGCATAGGATGTAGATGCTTCAAAATAGGTTTTTACTCTATTTGTTTTAAATAGCACCGTGTCAGATCCAGCGTCTGTAGTAATAGAAATTCCAGATCCAGCTGAAAAAGTTAGAGTGTCTGTTGCAGAATCCGCAACTACGCTTGTTTGCCCAGTGACAGACAAAGTTTTAAAAGCTTGGTTAACAGATCCACCACCTCCACCACCCCCGCTTAAGGAAGACAGGCTTTCGTTGAGCATCTTCCCAACATATAAAAACCCTCTTGCATGTGCAGGAATTTTTGTAGAATCATAATCTTGTAAAAATAAAACGCCGTTATAATAATCAATTGACCAATCAATTTCGTCTAACAGTGGTATTTCCGATCCAACCCCACCTGATCCGTCATCTCTGTATATTTTTAAAATATATGGATTAGGAGATTGCCCAGAAAAATTTGGTGGAACAATTTGAGCTGCCCCAATAGTTTCATATAAAACTTTATCATTATCAAAAACGCCGTTTCCTTCATTCGGGTTTGATGATAGAGTTGTATAATTTGATGGCAGTGCTAATTTATAACAATGAGGGCCGGCATCCTGTGGTTTCTGTACTTTAGAATCGGAATCCCAGTCATTAGAATTATAAGTTGATCCGCTTATTTGCAAAACTTGAAATTGAACATATTCTACTGTATTTGGGGTTGACCCGCCGGCGTTCTGAAGAGCCCACAAAGTTCTACTTGGGTTATCCGGTACATCTTCCCCAAAAATAGTTTGTGCACCAATTGTAATATTTGAACCAATTGATTCTTCTGAATCGGATTTTACTATTGATGTGTTTGCTTTTCCAAATAATTTCTTTTGGGCAAATAATGTTGCTGATAAATTACTTTTTCCTGCCATAATAAACCGCCTTAGCTATAAGCCACTGTTATCCCTGAAATATAGCCTGTCCAGTTTTCGTGTGCTATGATACTAATTATGAAGTACTCGGGAGATGAAGCGGTTCCATTAACAGTTTGTCCATTAAAAGTACAAATATTTGAAGCGCCGGAAGGATCGATAGCAGCATCTAAAGACCCATATAAACCGCCGTCGCCGTCGGTGATATTTCCATCGCCCTCAGAATCTTTTGCTACATCCATCCAACCGGTTTTTCCAGGGATTTTTGCCAATAAATGAATATTTTTATTTGCACCTATAGTACCAGCATAGGAGCCTGTTTGACCAACCAGTGTTGCATCTCCAGCAATTGTTATTGTTACACGCGGGGTATCTGTTGTAGTGTTATTTTTAAACCTTCTTATATAGTGTCTTGTTGATCGGCCACCTAGATTGGTATAATTCACATTGCTTAAAGGAGATGTCATATTGGTTGCTCCTGAATTTTCAGATGTATCTCTAAAATCTCCATTAAAAGGCCCTTTTTTAGGAGAGATTAATTTTCCATTATAAATTAACAAACCTGTTGAATATGGAGCGTAGGATGTTGAATTCATTGTTATTTGAGAGTTCCATCCGTTTCCGGAAATAACAGAAGCTTGATTACCGTAGCTACCCGATTGCAATCTCTGGGTTTCTTGTACAAAATTTTCTGTTGTATTAATATTAGAAGAATCACTTCCGGAATATACTAAGAAACTATTTTTCGTTTGAGAGGAAAGAGTTCCATTTGATTTTAGTGGATGTTTTATAGTGGCTGATACTGCAGCATTATGGGCTGTTCCTCCTGCGATGGTTGAATTTGGGAGAGAGCTGGGTTTATTAAATGTTAAAGAAGCAATTACATTTAAAGTTTGGTTCTGAGGATTTGCAACAGTAGTATCTAAAAGAGGTAATGACATAGATGATGCGTTATTAAAACTATTTACTACACCTGATCCTTGAGCATCAACCCGAGTGATATTAAAGTTTGAATCATTTGTAATTGAAATAGCGTTGGTTTTTGAAGAGCAAACATTTTCATAGCAGTTATCAACTGCAAACGCTAAAGTTCCTGTAGGGTTTGCAGAGAAATATTTTACTCCACTTTGGTAATAAGTTTCTGCAGATGAAAATGTAGAGAAAGTTGGAGATGAGGTTGATATATCGTTTGTCTGTCCTAAAGTATCATTAATCCATTCTATATAATTTGTTTCTCTATCTGCTTGCCCAGAGATGGAATGGACAACCCGAGCATAATTCCATCCATTACGCTGATCGTCGGGGTGGATCTTATAAGAAGCGGTTCTGTACCAATATCTAAAATCTGGCAGATTATCACCATCTTTTCCGTTTAACGCTCTTGTGATATTATGAAATCCTGTTCGGTTATTTGAACAAAGACTTTCAGTTTTGGAAATACCTAAAATTACTAAATCATCTAAATCTGCTGTTGCAAGGAGAGATCCATTAACATATAATTTTAAAACGCCTTCATTGCCTTGTCGAAAGGCTAATGCTGGGAAATTATTTCCTGATCCACTTTCGTGAGAATTTACCTCACCATCGATTGTTACATTTCCTTTAAATATTGCCATTCTAAGATTGTTGGCGGAAGTGGCTGTTCCAAAAGTTCCGTTGATATCAACTACCGGAGAGAAACCGGCTGTGGTATCATGTTTTTCATAACCGGTAATTGTTTTAGACGCCCCAAAGGAAAGTCTTCCTTCTTTACCGTTAGTATCGTTGCAGTCAATTCTTTCAACTTTTGGAGCATGTGAAACCGCGGTTACTCCAACAGCCGGGAATGTAACCGTCATATCCTCGAGAAACCCAGTCCAACCAGCAGGTGCTTCAACTGCAATCACTACTGAGTCGTTATGCGCGACTGTGGTTGTTCCAAAACTGAAATGATTAGTAGCACTAAAGTTTGAAGAGAGTGAGCCTATATAGCCACCAGAGCCATAAGAAGACGAATTATAAATAAATGGCTTTGCTAAATCCATCCAGTCCGTTGAACCTGGAATTCTAGCAGCAATTTTAATATTAGTATTTCCCATGGCTGAATCTAAATTAACAAGGGATGTTCCGTTTGCAGTAATTGCTAAATGAAAATCTCGAACCGGGTTTGAGGATTCGTTTTTAAATGCCCGGAAAAAAGTTTTAGTACCAGAATTTAAAGAGCTATAATTTGGATTTCCAGAATAGGCATTTGCTAAAGAACCGCCGTCCGTAGTGTTTCGAAAATCTCCAGAATTTAAAGTATTAATTGCTGAAAATAATTTATCGTTATAAAATATTAGGCCGTCTGCTTGGTTTGCAGATCCGGATAAGTGTAAATTGTTATTCCAACCATTTGATGCTATATCTCCTTGGGCTCCGTATGAAGCGCTAACTAGTCTTTTATTTTCCATCCTAAAAGATTCATACTGATCTGTAGAATTATTTGTTACATTATAGATTAAAAATCCAGTTGCTGAGGTAGAGCCGCCATTTGACAAGTTTTTTGACTCAAATGGGTGTGTAACATTGACAGCTGCGCTACACGTTCCTCCAAACTGGCCAGATAAATTAATATCCATAGCCCGGTTAATATTGATTATTTTTGTGTGGGTTTCGCCAGAAGATAGTGAAGGTTTGGGAGATATTGAAGATATAGAACAATTTGTAGTTGTGAATGTTATATCATCATTATTATAAATGTATTTATAAGCATTTTCAACATTGACTTTATAATTTGCAGTAGCATCAGTTGCATATCTTATACCAGAAATTGCTACATTGCCGGTTAAAGTTATATCTGTTATTTGGTTTGATGTTGCTGCAATCGCCTCTGCGTTCGAATCATTAACCCATTCTATATAATTTGTTTCAATATCGGGCTGACCCGATATTGAATGAACGACCCGAGCATAATTCCAGCCATTACGTTGATCAGATGTCCCGATTTGGTATTTTCCAGTTCTGTGTTGGAATGGTGCAAAAGCTGAGCCATCAGGCTGAGTTCCATCGGCTTTTTGAGATAAAATAAAACCTGAATTATTAGAATTAAAATGATCCTTTCCAGTTGATCCGGGAGCATTCTGGCCTGTTGAGGCTTGGGTGAGGTCGACAGAATGTTTTAGAGCTCCGTTAACGTAAAGTTTTAAAGTTCCTTGTTCAGCGCTTCCAAAAGAATTTGCAACATAATTTGTGACCCCTGTATTATGTTGGTTTTTAATAACATCTTCATTTAAATCACCAGAGATAACTTGGGTACCGTTATATATACCTTTTCTAATATTGTTGCCCGAGGTTGTAGGGGCATAAGAGCTATTAACATTAGCCGCAGGGGAGAAGCCGGCTGTTGTTGAATGAGATATATAGGGATTGCCACTAGATGATTGATCATTTCCGGCACCGAAAGATAATAGTCCCGTAATTCCAGGGCTTGTATCACAGTCGATGTTATCTAATGGCGGAGCAGTACCTGGAGCAAATTGTAAAAGGACTTCATTAATTGCATCTAGGGCGTTGCTAATCGAAGTTCCGGAAGTCCACCCAGAAAATAAACCATCTGCCCAAGAACTGTCAGAAGGGGTACCAATATTGGCATTAACATTACCTGATATTGTTATAGAATCACTGGATGCATTAGTTGTAATAGAAATATTATCGCCAGCAACAAAATTTAAAGTATCTGAAGTTGAATCAGCAACTACATCTGCCTGACCGGAGACAGAGACTGTTTTAAATGCTTCCCCAGAAGTACTAGCTGCCAAAGTAATAGAACCATCGGCATTGTTGGTTACAGTCATATTACTTCCAGCTTGGAGGAAGTTGGTTGAACCGTCCGATAATTTCTGAATTGAACCTTTAATTCCGGAAGCGCCTGGTACAGTAATGTTTCCTGTGAATGTAGCGCCAGAGAGATGAGGAATAATTGAATCATCTACAGTTAATTCGGTACTATCAATTTTTAAGCCCCCAGAGGCTTTAAGATCCAGACTAAATGTAGACCCTGTTAAATCGAGGCCGTCTCCAGGGGAATATGTTCCTTCTGTATTAACTAACGCTTTTAGTTGGGTTAGTGTTATTTTCTTGGTTAAATTACTATCGCTAGCATCTGAGATTGCTATAGAATCTGCTAAGTGTCCAGAGTTCGAATCAACTGGAAGGCTATCAACATTGATTCTAAGGTTGTTGTTGAAAGATTCAATCCCAGTACCGGCTATGTCTTCAGGGTTTATATCCAAAGTTACAGAAGATGTTGCTGACCCTAATGAAAAAGTACCTCCTCCAGACAATCCATCGCCTGCTGTAATTGTCACCTGGTTCGAACCTTGAGCAGCTTGACCTGTAGAAGAACCATAATCTATTTTTAATTTACCTGAATCTATAGTTAAACCTGAATTTGATTTCAAATCTAAAGAAAGAGTTGCAGAAGAAAGGGATATCCCGTCTCCTCCTGTTAAAACTGATTCATTTGTTAGTTGGCTATTTGATGCCAAAACCAAATATTGAGCATTGGCTGGAGCAGATCCGACAGAAAGATCAGTAATTGATGCTTTTTTAAGACCGGTTGCTGAAGCATCATAAACCATCACATAATCATTATTCGCATCAAGGGTTGTAGTAGAAAGACTGTTGATATCAACATTCAAAACACCAGATGTTGAAGATATCCCTGTTGATGACGGTGTTCCCCTGATGGCATCGACAACATTAGATAATCCAATTTTTTTAGCTAATGATGATCCGTCGGATGCATCATCAATGATGATAGTATCATCTGCTGGATTAATTGCCGCGGCGGTACCTAAATCAGAGGGTTTTAGGTATAAATGACCGTTATAGGATTGAATACCATAATTTGATGAATTAGAAAGAGAAGTTTGCCATGCACTTAAATTATTTAAGGTTATTTTTTTTACTGTGTTACTATCGGATATATCTGCGATTGCTAAAATATCAGACTTATCCAGAGAAGATAAATCACTACTTATACTCGCTATGTCAATCCCACCAGCTCCTCTAACATCTGATACAGTTACTTTTTTAAGTGCTGAAGCAGAAGTATCATAAATCAGTATTTCATCATTTGTTGCTATTCCAGCTGATGTTGACGTACCAGTGATGTCAATCTCTAATTCTCCAGTAGAAGATTTTAAACCTCCTCCAGATTTTAAATCTAAACTTATTGTTTGAGCAGCAGAGCCATCAAAGGTGGTACCGCTTGTAAAATCAATCCCGTTTCCTGCTGTAAGGGCGCTGTTTGAAAATCCAGTAGCAGAGATTTTAATAGACCCATCATCATTATATGTTAACCCAATATTGCTTCCAGCTCGCAGATAATCTGTTCCATCGGTTAATTTTGTTAAAGATCCAGTAAATCCAGACAAAGCATAAACTATTGACCCTGTAATATCACCGGTTACTAGTAAATCAGATAAAAAATCTTTATCATCTAATCCTATTTGTACCCTATTGGGAAGAGTTACCGAAAGTATGTTTGCGTTCTTTTTGCTGCGCATTACAACCATATCGGTTTTTTTTAGATCTTCGCGGGGGACTAATTTAGACCGGATCTGAGGATGCACTCTTTGTTTTAAAGTCTTAAATCCTGACATATCTTATCCCTCCATGGCTAATCTTTGAGTTGTCCCATTCCCCATCCGCTCCCGCCTGGTCCGTTGTTGTTTCCGGGCCCAGTTGAAATCGTAATTGATGTATCTTCTGCAATATTAATAGTTCCGTGACCATCATCTTCTTCTTCTGGGTTATTGGTTATTAAAGTGTTTTGATGGTTCTCTTCTTCTATATATGGGATATCTGACTGGTTTTCGCCAGATGTATTAAAACGCATTGAGTCATCTCCAGTAATTTGTGTATCAATTTCAACATTGCTCCAAAACGATGCCTGAACTGGACTATCAACTTCTACTAACTCATCATTTTCATCTATATAAACTAATTTTGTGTCTTTTCTTTGCTCGAGCCGATCACACCAAAAACCAAAATGGTTTCTTCTATATACGGCGGATAACCTTAGCGGTTGAACACTACTAAATCCATATTTAGCCCCCCTGATATGATCGATATAGAAGTGGGTGTTTGTTGCATCATAACCAAATGTCCACCAATAATATGTGACTTTAACTTCCCAAGGGTGTCTTGGCAGGAGCAAAGATCTATGAACTTTCCTGATCCCTGTTCCAAAACCAAAGAGAATTTTAGTAGTATTAATATAGGCTGTATAACTGTCAATTTCGTTTAGTTGGGTATCCGAATGCTCACGAGTGAATGGAGCAGCGTATTTGAGGTCATTAACGCCAAGCGCTGGACTGGTATTGGCAGGAGGAGATGCGTCGTACCTTACTTGGTCATAATATCCATCTAGATAGAAGCCCTCTGTACCTCCGGGGTTGGATGGGACAGTTCTATATAGAACATAATCAACACCCGGCCGTGAATCTACTGAACCAAGAGTTTTTGGTGCCTCTAGATCTCGATACCGCTTAGAGTATGGCCATGTAAAAGGCCATATTTTATTGTGTTTATAATCGCCAGACTCCCAATCACCAATAGTATAATAATCAACCGCTGCTAAGTCATTAATACTGGCGCCATCAGCCGGCCAGACTTTGAATAAATCATAATATATTGAATCTTCGTGGAAATATTTGTTATCAGATAATTTTAAATTTCTTTTAAGAGCACCATATTTTCCAGAGCCATCAGAAGAAGCCTTTCCAACAGTTTTTCGGTTAAAATTAATTCCCTCACTGTTATATAAAGTTCCAGTCTGGTTATCAGAGAAAAAATCTGGTTGATGAGAGCCAGACATTAACTTATCATGGAAAGATCCACTAAAAGCCGTTCTATATTGAATATCCCATTGATCGTGCCAAAGATCTTTAAACGTGGTATTAATATTTTTAGTAAATTGAGGAGTTTGATTTAAATTATTAGGTTTTGGTTGAGCAGCCTTCATATAAGAGCCAAACATTCTAAATCTTACTTTACTTCCTAGTGGAAGTTCCACTCCGGAGGAAGACATGCTATATGGCATGCCAGAGGAAGGAGAAAGATGTAACGCAAATATTAATTTATCAGTTGGCAAAATTACCATCGGCATATTCTCTCTCTGGGGAGATTTTGAGAAAGATAAATTTTGAGGTGCTTGGCTGAATATTGGATTAGGATAAGAAATTGTTTTTTTACCTAAGTCTGTAGCAATAGGAGTACCCCAGGTAGCATTAGCTGGGTCATCCCGGCCTGAGACTGCACCAAAATCCCAGCTTAGACTTGTCTGCTTACGGCCGCCTGAGGTACCAACATAATCCATCCCAACATTTTTTAATTTATCATATTTACACGGCTCGAACCTAATACTAAAACTTTGATTTGAACAAACTATTGGGAAAGAAGTGTTATCAGGTTGAGCCTTAAACGAATTTGAATAATTGGCTTTTGTTATCTTTGGGAGAATGGTATTTTCCCACACATTTCTTTGGTTAGTTTGCGCAGTTGTCGGAGGACTTGAAATAGTTGTCCATACTATTGCTTTTCCAATGGCTAAGATATCTCTATTTTTTGCCGGATCCGTAGTGGATGTTGTTGTTGTTGTAGAAACTTTAAGATTTGCGGCGGCAGCAGAAACTGATCCGTCCATATCATAAAGGGGGATTTCAGAGGTAAACCCTAATGACTCTGGGTATTCTTTCATTAAAATTGCGGAGATATCCCATGTCATTATATCGGTGGAGAGTTGGTAGGAAGGGCTAGAATGAGATTGATCCCATGATTTGATAAAATTGTCGTGCCCATAAAGGTTTACACCTTCGAATTCTACAATTAGTTTTTCCAACAAAAAAGGCTCATGAATTAAATCAGATGCACTTATTGATTGTCCAGATGTTGAATTATATTTTTTATCCGAAGGAAAACCAAAAGAAGATACAATACCGCCTGGTGAATTATAGAATTCGTCACCAAATGCTTGTTGGGCTGTTCCGTCCGGAGATATCATTACTGTAGTTCCGTTAGAGCCTGGACCAATTGAATGAAGAGTATCTAGATAAGACTTGGCCGCGGCTGTATTTTGACCTGGCCAGGAATAATTTGTTTTATTGTTAAATTGGTTTCCAGTAAAACTATAATAAGCCATAAAACTCATATTTTGGTTGGTATAATTAGATGTCCTATCATTAAACCCAAGAAGAGTCGCTTTTGAATTATTTAATTCTAAATATATTTGCTGTTTATCATCTAAAGACTGACTAGCAAATGGGAGAGCCGTTGAGATATAACTTGTTCCGGAAACGTAGAAAATGCTATCATTTTCTAGTACTCTGTTATCGTTAAATGGAGGGAGAGTTGGACGATCGACTCTATCATAAAATTCATCATATATAGAATATTCTTCTGGCAAATGTATTGATCCAGTTTGGTGGCTTCCGGACATTTTGTATGTGTTGACAGTAATACTTCCGTCAGGATTGGTAAACTCTTTTACAACATCAAACGGTGCCTGATATTGAGGATGGGTAGGGTTTTTTCCTATAGGATCTTCTATAGGAACATCTAGATTTCCGTCTAGATAGAAATCATACAAGAAATTTGATAATAATGGGTCTTCTGAATTCAGTTTTGAAGGATAATTAACAGTTCCTTTAGTTGAATCGACATGCATTCGAGAGTCGTCCCAGAAAATTTTATGGTCGCCTTTTCTAGTGTGGTCGATTCCTCTGTGAAGTGTTGGAAAAAATCCTCTATCATCCATTTCCCTATATTTAGCTCGAGCAGGAATATTTAAATATCCAGATTTTATTCCATGTGCTCCTCTTATTGACGCCTTATAAAGAAAAGCAATTTGTTCATCAGATAAATTTACAATCTGGGACCCTGCGAAAATAGCTAATTCAGAAAACTCCCCGTGGAAGAAAGCAGGTTCTCTTGCTCCGGAACTTATGTTTGCCTCACCATAGCCGTTGGCAAAAATAATGGCTGAATTTTCATTAGGGTTTCCAGTTCTTGTTCTGTAAGATGCAGGACTATATTCTGAAATAGCCTCTGTTTGCTGTGGTATACCATTTACAAATATTTTTGGATTGGCTGCAGAAAACTGGGCTGAAGTAAAGGTGTGGTTTGTAGAATCTAAAACAGAAGCTTGTACGGGGAGGTGGAAAATTATATGCTGCCATCCAAGAGAAAGCTTGTTTGCTAATGTAAAATTAAAAAACGAGGTAGTTCTTCCTAAGTATCGAAAACCTATTTGACCGGCGGAATCTCCACCTCCGTTTCCAAATATCTCCCAATAAGGTTCTTTGAATCCAGATGTTGGATCATATGCCATGCATGTCATATAACTATTTCCAGCATTCGAAGCTGCGGGGTGGGACCCAGATTTAATATTTACCCAAAATGAGATTAATAAGCCGTTTCCTGGGGTTAAATCATGTTCGAGGAAACCTTTGCACAAATTCGTACTCATGTCTATTGTAGTGGTTGGATAACTCCAGCCCTTGAGGGGAAATTTATCTGAAATTGGAGTATCTACAGTTATAGAATCACGAGCGGATGATATTAGCGTTCCTTGCTGGATTATGTTGGCAATATGAAAAAGATCATCCTCTTTTTTTGATGCTCGTAACCACAATTTTAAAGAATTTCTATAATCATAAATCCCGGAAGAACGATAATATCGCTGATCCTTAAGAAGATTATATCTTTCTCTCTTTTTTGAATAAGTTGGCATTTTTACCTCAATAAATCCCTATAATAATAATTATCCCATTGTTGACCAGCTTCATCAATCCAGCCGCATGCTTGTTCAACTGCATCATATGGCAAACTTGATAAATCACATCGTTTTATTGCAGCATGCAAATTTACATTATACTGGTTTGATGGTTGTAATCTATATTCAAACCCATCAACAGGGTCGATATAGGGGAAAGCAACATTATTATTTCTGGTGATTTTTTCAAATGTATCCATGGCGTTTACTTTAATTATTTTAAAAGCTAATTGAGCATTAAAATTAGGGAAATAAACAGAATAAATATCTCTTTGTGGGTTTTTTATTGTTATTTTAGCGTCTGCCATAGTTACATTATTTAACCATTTTTGTGTCCATATTGCGGGGGAATATGTTTCCCCATTTGCAGAATAAGTAATCCCTTCATCGGCTGGTCTTGCTAGAATCTGAGTTTTAGAACCATGACCTATTATTAAAGGGTATTTTCGAAAAGCATCAGGTTTATCAAGGGATACATCTGAAAGATCTAGTACTAATTCTTGATCTGATCTTACATTATAAGATCTTGGGTAGCCATCCCATGTATATTTTAAATCGTTTCTTTCTGAGTTGTACCAAGAAGGACCGGCAGGATTATTCCAACTAAAATAATATGTTATTTTTGCAGTTTTCAATGTTGTTAATGCGGAAATCATTTCATTATCTAGTTGAACAATAGCCCCTGTATCACGATCAAGAAATTCTTGATTAGCAAATGTATCAGGCTCAATCCACTCAGCTTCATCAAGATATGCTTCGACTTCCGAGTATCCAGTTCTGATTTGTCTTGTTAGTCTGTGAGGGGTATTTATATAGGTTACAGAAGCCAAATCAAGTGCAGCTCCACCACTTAAGGCGCTTAAAGTTATTCCATTGGAAGATACGGCTTTTACCTTGTAAGAGGTACCATGAACCAACACGGTTGTTCCGGAACCGTTTTTAATAGCGCCGAGCCCTAGATTTTCATATAAAACGATATCACCTATACCAATTTGGTCTTGGAAATCAGTACCAATCGGGTCTATTTCGTCGGTTGTAAAACTGATGTTTGCTCCTGTAAACGTGGAAGTAATAGGCGTAGTATCATGATAATTCCAATTTTGATGAATGCCAAAATCCCCCTCAGATCCCAATACATTAAAAGGAAGGTAAAGTGGGTGATCTAGAAATCTTGGAGAATCTAAATCTCTTTCACTGATTGTAGTATAATTTCTTATAGGCCTTGGGACACCAAGAGGGTTTTTTGTAATTATTCCAGTATATGCTGATAAGGGGTGCTGTTGTTTTGGAGAAAACGTTATGTTTTGAGTAATAATATCCCTTACATAGGACATTGGCCCAGTTATTCCTTGCCAAGCTAAATTGTGATCATATGTTGGTGTATTATATAAATCAAACCATGGCTCATCCGGAATAGACATATAATGTTCTTGGGCTTCCATATATTCAACCGTTGAAAATCCCCCCTGGAATAATACAATGTCAGGTTCTCCAAGAGAGGCGTCTCCGACCCTTGATCTTCTACCTCCTAAGTCTTCGTAGATTTCTTTTTCTTCTTTGTAGACTGTATCCTTTCTATGAAGACTGTGAAACCCATAAGACCATTTTGTTGAATCGTTACGAAATCTTTTCTTAACAAAATTTGTTGCCGGGGCTGCTGACGGTCCATTGATGTCCGGAAAATGGACTTCTTGCTCAATTTGTTGAGGTATTTGCAAAACCCAACCGTCATTGACGGCGGTGGTGATATTCACCCGATGATCGTGGTAGGTACTCCATGCCGAAAGACCAGCCCAGTCTGGGTATATTATTGCGGGATCAATTCCCGCATTTGAGGCTTTCATAATATCAGCAATTGGATTTGTATCTTTATACCACTGCGATTCAAGAAACGGTTGGCAATAAGGGTATGTTCCGGCCATCCTTCCAATAACAAATTTATCGTGAAAATATTCCGGTATATCCGCCAATTCTGCTGAAGAGCGATCAACTATTAAGTTATCATTGTTTTGGGTTTGAAGAGACGGCTCTGATAAAATACTCTTAAGAGGTAGTAACCCAAGGGGTTGGTTTGCTAGGTCAGGGGCTCTGTCGACATAATCCTTCGAAGCAATGAGATAAAAATCTGTAGCTCCTTTTGGGTTATATACTGGGTGAAAGGGGAATTGTCGGTGCTTTGATTCCCAATTATTAATATCTGATTCATTAAAATAAACCATTTTTAATTGACCGCCAGAAGGATTTCCAGAAGATGCACCTCTTTTTACTATTATGCCGACATAGGCTCCAGGATATAATTCATCACCCCATTTTGGAGTTGGGGATGCTGCTTTATCAATTGTGTCGTAATATGCATCAGAATTATAAGATCCACTTAAAATTTTCCTTTCTGATTGAAAATACCTCTGTTGATGAACAACATTTCCGGCTTGAGTTTCATATCGATTAGTCCTCCTAAAAGTATCATACGGTATATTTTTATGATTTTCGCCATTCTCGAAAGCGGCAGTGGGGGCGGAAACATCCGTAATGTTAGAAAGGGAGAATGTAGTGTTTCCTAATTTTCCTCCAACGTCTTGTACTAAATTAACTTTGGAAGAGGCGCTTGTAGCTGATATTTTTATTGGATTTGTAGATGTTATCGCATCTGCGAAACGAGAGGCAATATCAGCGACGGTGCTAGCACCAGATAATCCTATGATTGCAGATTTATTATATCCTTTCGAAAAATTTGTTGATGTTAGACCAGAAACACTTGAAGTATTTAGGGTAGTATTTCCGGAAATTCCATTAGTTCCTTGCGTAAGCTTGATTGTAGTAGTTGTTGGTGATTCTGAGGTTATGTTAATATAACCTTGAGCTTGAGCAGATTGAAGAGCGTTTAAAATTCTTTCTGTAATTGCGGGGTTTCCGGAAGCACCATCTAAACCGATAATAACTTTTGAACCATCCAGTTTTCCATCGACAGTATCAACGGCTGATTTAAATATAAATTCTTTTGATATGTTGTTACTATCAATAATTGTAAATGTTGAGTTATTTGCTGGGGTTCCTCCGCCGATAGTTAGGGTTGCGGTGGCCGGCTGTGTAACCATGGTACCATCTACAGTAGTAGAAGTTTTATCAACATGAAACATCTGAGACGTACGCTCAGAGTCTGTTAAGACAAAATACTCATCTGTTGCTTGTGAGGTGCCGGTAATATTTAAGACTTGACGCCCTGGAATTGATATCGATTTTGATACCGCTGTGACTTCTTCATATTCTATATAAGAATCATGTCTTCCAATTACGTACGGTGTTGCGGTTCGATCCATAAACGGGAGTGATGACTGGGTATATTGATCAATTCCTGGTTGGGTATCATTTAACCTTCCGTATCTCTCCTGTCTTGATGTGTCTTTTGACATTATAATACCTCGTTAGTAATAGTGCCTATAATATCAAGAGGCGGTAATTCTGCCGCTCTTCTATCGTATATATCGACATGTACATCACCTTGTTTGTATTCATATTTGTGACGCTCTAAGAAATGGGATTCAATAACAAAATTTACTCCAAAGAATTGAACCGTGTTTGGCATCATTCTATCAATTAATGGTCCAAAGTTTAAAGAAAACCATTTAAAAAAATCATATAGAGATTTATAATTTATCTTATCAGTTAATCGATTAAAATATTTTTCTCTTAAATGTTCTAATTTAGGATAATTTACCGCATATTCGAGCTCCGGGGCGCCTAAATATTCGTTAAAGAGACCTAGATCGCTTATTATGTTTACCATATCTTCGTTAACTCGCTGTACAGAAGACATTTCAATTGAAAATCTTCGATCATCAACCGCCGAAAGTTCTGATGGATTATATAATGGTGCTTGAGCTAAATTGTTTTTATGGGCTTTAATTGGGTCTAAATAAGAATTAACTCTGATTTTATTAGTTGTAATAAATTGATCAAAATCCGGATTAATGATACTAAAATAAAACGGCTTTGAACTAATTACTTCCTGTCCATGAACACCGGGTGTAGCACCGCCGGCGGTGGCGCTCAATAAATTTTGGGAAATATCATCAATAGTTAGTTTTCCGGAACTAGGATTTGAACCTGTAATTTCTTGATAAAATTCATATTGCCCGCGAAGGCGTTCCCATCCACCCTGAGGGACGGACCCTTCGTATCTTGTCGACAAGTTTGCTATATTAAACTCTTGAGGTGTTATAAAATTATAATTTGTTATTGGATCGTCTGCCCCTACAGAATATGGGTTTATGGCATGTTCTCGTCGTTCTACATCGGTTAGGCTCTTTGTCCAAAACCTTACTGCAGACAATTGTCCATCATATTGCTTTACTGAAGCTGATATTGCAGTTAGGCTATTAAGGTGAGACGTTGTATCAACATCATCTTTTCTTACCAGAAATCCATCATCATAATTTCCTGGTGTTTCTTGCCCAACTATAAAATATGGGCCATTTGGAGTATATAAAGAACTAAAAGCGCCTAAAACATTATCGGTTGAGGTGGCATAATAATAACTTGCAGAATGTGAAGCAAAAATACCATCAACTGTAGGCCTTGAGAGATGTAAATTAATTTTTGAATAATCTTTTCCTAATTCGTGGTCGACATTAACATACCATCTTGAGCCATCCCATATATTAACTCCCGGGATGGTTAATTGGGCTGATACATCCGCTATAGGCACCAGTGAAGCCACATCGAAAGTTAAGGGATCACCGCCGGCGTTACCAATTTGAGAATCAGGTACTGACCAAGATGAGTTAATTTGATAGCCTTTACCTCCATTTGTTACAGAGACCGTAGCAACACCACTAGAATCAATTGTAATACTGCAAACAGCATCTGTTCCATTTGCTGCAGTTACTCCGGAGATGCCATCAGTTACGGTGTATGTACCAGCTGGCCATTTGGTACCGGTATTGGTACTAATTGTATCTACGGTTGCAATAGCTCCGTTTATTGAGACCGAAGACGATAAAAATAATTGGACTTTTTGATCTAGATCAGCAAACTGTTTATCTTTTCTGCATGCTACTAAGTTAACATAGATTTCTTTCTTTCCAACACTGTTTTCCGATTCAATCCTCATTAATGATTGAGACAAAATGTTAGATTCCGGATCTAAATTATAATGACCTTCATAAGACCAGGAACCAGATGTGAATTGTGTGAGAGTTGGCGCATCTGCTGGTTGTACTATAACAATATCTCCAGCTTCAAGCAATATTTTACTAGCACCAGGACCAGATGCGTTATCTGGGGCCCCGGGGCAATGGCGATAGGCTTTTAAATTCGAAGATTTAAAATAGTTAATATTTTTAAAATTTAAAAATTTATAATTTGAAGATTTTTTAACACGGGAATCAGTAAGAGTTAATGTTTTGGATCCACCATATTCCCTCATACGGAAACCAGTTTCTATATCTAGACCAACAGCATTCATCAAACTTTTTATTGATTTAATTGTGCCTTTTGACCTGAGTAGATAAGGAAACTGGATTAATAATTGGGCCCATAACTGGGTAATTGTTTGTTTCAGGGTTGAGGTGGTTCTTCCTTTTTCGAATTTTAAATTTTTCGTGTCGTGATATTGCGCCGGAGAAGCATCAGAAAACGGGTTTGGCAATTCAAATCCGTAAAACCTAGCAAGAAAAGGCATAAATTGCAGTGGTATCGAATCTTCTGAATCATAATTTGCCAATCTTAAAGTTTTAAAAGTGTCTAGATAAATTTTTAATTCATCAAAATAATTTGCCCATATAAGAAGAAACATTGTCAAAACTTGAGCTTGCGGTATTTTTCCGCCGGATGGAAAATTTGTTTTTGTATTGTAAACTTTTGCAATATCCCCATCTTCTGTTTCAAACCCTTCAAAAAACTGAGATTCTAAAAAATAGTGTTTTGGAACTAGTTTCGTAATTAAATTTGGATTATTAATATCATAACGACTAGCTGAAATTAATAAATTTTCGTTTAGTGATATTACATCCGGGTGGGATGGAAACAAAATTGGGCTCATATTTTCGTTTTCGTTGACAACTGGTACCGAATAAGATCCACTTAATCGACATGGGGAATAATTTCCAGATGTTGAATTAATTTGCCCATGCAAACCGTTTCCGCTATAATCTAAAGTAATATTAGCATTTGAATAAGATCCGGTTGCTTCATTAAATTTAAAATATAGATTTAATTCATCCTGGGCTGTTACTCCGTCATCAGCTATTTCTCTTAATTCAATAGGTGTATGGGATTTGCTCCAAATCTTGAAGTCATCCATGGAGCCAGTTAGTGTATCTGCTGGGGACCAGGTTTGGATTGAACCTCCGGAATCGACATAGCGAGCTGGCTTACTAATATCTCCATAACCAATAAGAGCTTTCTTGTTTTTAACAGGTAATTTTTCAAACTCTACTTGATTGCTTGAAGAAACAATATCCGTAGAATTTAAAATAAGATACAATTTTTCTGTATCCGTTCTGTCATACTGTATTGCAATATGGTTAAAAACACCTCGAAGGATTTGTTTTTCTACAACCAGTGACTTAAGATCGCTAGCAGACCCTGAAGATATTATTGCTACCATCTTATAGCTTTTATCTGATGAAGCTGTTGCATCTACCCCAATTGTAACGCCAGAATACCCATCTGTGGAGATATGCTGAAACAATACTTGACGCTGAGTGGTACCTATTCCTGAGTTGGGAAAAGCATAATGGAAATCTATCTGAAAATGTTTTTCACTTACATCTTTTATGATAGATGCTTCGTATTTTGAATTGCGTGACAATGCTGGGAAAAGATAACCTGTTCTGTCGTCAAATGTAATATAATTTTTATCAGCAGAATGAAAAGTGAAATACCCTACTTGTTTTGGGAACTTAGATAAAATATAAGCATCAAACCCAGTTAAATTATCCATATAATCCCAAACTTCTGGGGCTTTGCCATCAAAAGGGAAGCTGTTAATGATTTTATCAAATGCTAAATTTACTTTTGCTTCTGCACTATTAAAAAAGCAGTGATTAGCAAAGTTGCTCCAATCAGTAAATATTTGCTGGGTAGATTTAAGCCCAGTACCTGGTTGATCAGTTCGCCAGCTACTTAGAGATTCAGAAGTCAGAGGCTGTAATTTTTTATCTAGAAAAGAATTTGTAATACCCCTAAATGCTTTTCCGGCATATTGAATATCCTCCCATTCTGATGTTCCAAATAAATAATTCTTTTTTCTTGTCATTTTACTCTAAACCTTGTATGTGTTTCATATAAGGAAGTAGCTCCCCGATCATTTACTAATATGTTAATTGTATAAGCTTTACCGGTAGGAAGAAGATTAATTGGTAAATCAAACCACATTCCATTGGAATCTGAATTGATTCGGGTTGCATTAGTAGTATCTGATTTTATAAAATCTACTAAGGTTTCATTATTATCTGCATCTTTTATTTGGTAGTATGCTTCTTTTAAAGATATAGATTCTAGTTTTATTGGAGTTCTAGAAGGTTCGTCTGCTAAATTTCTATCTCTGACAAAAACCCTTACTCTAGAAGAATTACCTATAGTGTATTCTGATTTTAAATCCAAAATAGAGAATCTAAGATCTCTTCGGCTTTTGGATGTTGATCTTTTCGGTGCAGATATAATAATATCTCTTTCTAAGTATGTATGGGATTTGTGGGTGGCGTCTTTCCATCTTTCAGTCATTGTAATTGACCCGCTAATTGCCAAATGCTGCTTAAGTGTCAAAGAGTGGGAGGTCGTTGTTTGATCAAATTGACTTAAGGCAAAGGATGAAGAATATATTCCGGTTTTGTATATTCCATTAATTAGGGCTTGGCCGGCGTCGAACGACGCTGTAAATGAACCGGTTGCCAATGTTAATTCAAGACATGATGGACCGGTCAAGCTTTCGAGGGCAGATGAATCTGCTGTTTTTGATCCGGATACTAAATTTGTTAATTGGTTATAATCATATGAATAAAAATATAGAGATCCAGAAGCCCCAAATTCCAATATGTTGTGGTAATCGATTATTGAATCGTCCCATTCAGCTCTAATTCTTGGTTTTTTATATGGGTTTCTTGTGTGGCGAGAAGCGAACCGCTTTACAAATCTAGATTTAGAATCCCATTCTTCTGAACCAGAATACGCCAATAGAAACCCTTCGTCTGGAAGGAATCCACACATAGAAGCGCTAGCAAGAGTTGTTATATCTATTTTTAAATTTTCTCTTCCAGTTTTGAAGTATTGTTCTCCCGTAAGGTTAATCATAGCTGCGGAGGGGGAGGTTTGATTGGTTAAACTTCCGGAAGAGATAACATCAATATTTGTTGATCCAAGAGATCCAGAAAGTTTGGCTCCAGGTAGTGTCCATAAAGCATTTGCACCGCTTGAGTAAGAAGAAGTGACCCAATTAACTCTATCCAAATCATTAAAATAAACCACATCTGAACCTAAGCCTTCATCAAAACTTTTTGAAAGTGGATATACACATATAGTAAAATCTTCCGGGGCGACCTGTGTTCCTTGAACATCGAATAATTCTAGATAAATTTTAAGAGATGGATCATTAAATAAAACTTTATCTTTCATCGAAGCTGATAAATCCGAGAGTTCAAATTTAATTAATCCTCTAGATAGCTCAATTGGCTCATCTTCTCCTTCGATAGATGTTTCATTATACAACTTGAATAAATCAATCGTACTAGCTCGCCCAACGTTTGCATCTGTTGCCCGAGTTTTAGAGTCAATAATTTTATTTGTAATATAAGCATCGCTGCTTGCTGTAATTTGTAAAATCATATTTGATGTCCTTTATTGGGCATTGATAATAATATCATGATCTGGAAATCTACACTCAAAAATATCTCCTGGTTCGGCAAAATAAATTCCTTTAGCCTTAATAGAAGCCATATCTACGAATTCTGAAGAATATGATCTATCCAATATTTTCCCGTTAACATTTTCTAAACTTAAACTTACAAGAGAAAGAACTCCAGTAATCCCTATAATCGAATATACTAAATCCGATTCATTAATGGGTTGTCCAATTTGAAAATTCTCTATAGCAACAACTTTCTTTAAATCTGATATTACATTCGAAATAACGTCTAATTTATTAGCATTGGGTGCTGTTACAATATCAGCCCGGATTCTATAATTAAGTACTCTTGCATCTAATATGTCCAAAGCATCTCCTACTAATCTAAACTGGTTTAAATAAACAGAAAGATTGTCTTTTAAAGCATCGGGAGATACTACTAGATTTCCAGAAGAATCTTTAGATACTATATATAAAACGCTGGCAAGGTTATTATTAGGGTTATCAGAAATTCCAGCCCTGAAAATCCTCCCAAATTCATTTGGCAAAGTATATACGCGTGCCATTAAATCTTCTTTTGTTACAATTCTATTTTGCATTGACCTCGAAGAAGGAATGGCTTGCTTGATATCTGTAATTGACTGTGGTGGGGCGCCACCAGAAGCTTCTAAAGGATTACTAACAACTATAGAGTTTTTCACAGCCGTCGCTGATGTTGGGTTTGCAGTATCTTTAAATTTTATATTTAAAGATGAAACAGAATCAATTGATTCTGCTGAGACATTATGGTTAGCTCCTCCGCCATATCGATATGTGATTGTGAGAGTTGTATTAATCGGAGCGATTCCTAAAGTTTTTGTTCTTAAAAGACTTGACGGATCAATGCTGAATTCACTAAATGTTTTTTTACCGTATAGTGGCAAAGCTAAATCTGAGGGGTCTGGGACTAATTCATCTTTAAGTGATTTTGCGTCGCCGGCACCAAATGAAAGTGTTGTAGATCTAGTCCTAATATCTGTTGTAACGGTATACCGGTAAGGTGCAGGAATAACTTCTAATCCAGAAATTTCACCATCCGGATCTTCTATTTTGTTAAAAACAGTGTCTTGACTAAGAGACTCAACTTCATAAAAATCATTGCCTTCGGTATCGATAACCCTAATTATAGTTGAAACATTGGGGTATTTTAATTTAATCCTCCGGAATTTTTTAAAGTTCCCTACTGATATTTTTTCAGTAACAACTTCACCAGAGATACACCTTCCTGGTAGAATCATCGTATAAAGAGAGGGCGCTTCTCCGGGGCGCTGGAAGGGTATAGATGTTGCTAAATAATCACCGGAGGGTTTTTTAGCAGAAAAATCTAGATCTTCTGTTAAAAAGAATTTTACACCTGCAGTTGAAATTAATACGGAATTTTCCATTATTACCGGTAATAAATCCGGATCTGGCTCATAAAGGCCGTCGGCTTTCTGGATGGCTGGGGTTTCTATATAAAAATTAACCATAGAAACGGCTGGAGCTGCACCGACTATTTTTACGCCGGCATTAATTGCATGCATTTCAATATTATCTAGCTCGGTTGCTAATAATGGATTCACCTCATGAAATTGATGATCCATATAAAAACTTAAGTTATCGCCAATCATAGCTGCCATATCCAAAAACAACCCACCTAATGAAGCTTCTGAAAAATCTTGGATTTTTTCTGGAAAATATGTTTGAGCATACCGGTACAATTCAGAGCGAAAACCATCAAAATCTCGTGCTAAATAATTTCTTTGTACTCGGTTTTTTATTTGTTTTTTGATTTCTTCAGACATTTTTAAAAATTATCCTCCCACATACAACATTATTTCTAAAGATCTAAGGGTATTATCTATTCTCGGAACTTTATATGTAATTTTAAGACCAACTTTTCCTACTTCTTTGTTTTCATTGCGATCAATAAACGATTGAAATGTTTCCAGATTGACATATGGCATATATTTTGCTGTAGCACGTTTGATTCTAGAAATTGCTTCTACTTCAAAATCTTCATCTCCAAACTCAAACACTAATTCGCCTAAATTAGCTCCAAAATCATATAGCCCTAAACGTTCTCCATGGTTAGTTTGAATAAGGTTTCTTAAATTATCAGCTATTTGGGGACCGATTTTTGTGTTCATGGAAAATAGTGATGTCAAACCTAATTGCAATGGCGTCTTTATCCCTATAGGCAACTCTACAGGAGCTATTAAATCCTGTTGTTCTTTTATACTTAAAGCTGTTTCACCAACACTTTTAAAACTATATACTTTTCTATTTCTTAAAGACTGCGCTTTAAAGCGCTGTTGAATATAACTCATGTTCCCAACTCCATACTCATAAATATATCGTTGAGAATAATCTTAAGTTAAATTACCTGTTCCAGTTCCCGATACAACGGTTGAAACTGGGCCACCTGAGTTACCACCGGTACCGCTTGCAGTTACTGACGTCATTACTGACGCTGAGGTAACATAAGCTTTGATTGCATCAGCAATTGCTAGAGCCAAAAGTGAATTAATCGAATCTGATGGTAAACCTTTCTTTACCGCGTTGTCTCGTGCATCTGCGAAAGCTTTTTCAATATCCGAAATTAGTTGTGGGTATGCTGCAGCTAATGACATATTATTCTCCAAAAATTCTAGTTGATTTTAATTGAGGTATTTCTGATTTTCTAGAAGCGATTGCAGTTTTTAATGAAGCGGCCGCTTCTAGAATTTGTGGGGATGGGGCGCCGTACCCAGGTGTAATATGGGTATTCAAAGTGGTTGCAAAAGCATCTAAATCAGACAATATCGCTTTAAATAAATCTTCTAATTGTTGATAAAGCACATAAGGTTGGGCTCCATTTTCTCCTGGTCCTCCACCTGCTCCAGAATCCGAGGTTGTTCTTCCTAAATAAATTTGGTTTCCGGCAATACTAATATTTCCCGATGGTTCTAGAAATATTGAAGCAGCATCATCTTTTGCTGATCCTTCTTTTAATATTCGTATACTTCCGTTAATTGATTCTTCATCATCTTTTCGAGAGACTATACGTATATGATCAGACTTTATTACAATTGCTGCTTGATCTTCTATATTATCATATTTCCCTGTGAACGGGGAGGGGAATGATTCATTTAAAGAAAACTCTTTTTCAGGGGAGGATTTAGATGAAATATAAATCCTTGAAGCATCTTTATAGAAATCCGGGTCTCCTTCGTGAGGGTTTTGAGCAATGTTGTTTATCTGTCCATTTTTGTCTGCTTCTTGTTTTCCTAATTCGTTTTCTATTACGGATGGAGCTGTCCTATTAGGAGAAGAACCAGCCATTGCCGCAGTTGTTGCTGACGGTAAATCTCTAGCACGACCGGCTACTAAATCTATAGACCCGGAAAAGTCCAAGGGCTCTTCTTCAGCGTTTGTTGTAGAAAAAGAAGTATCAGATTTTGTCCACCCGCGGGCTTCTCCTAAGATTATTGCAGTGTTGTTTGATCCTTGAAGCACTAGATCACCCGGGCGCTTTGTTAAAGCAGGAACAGGTTCCATTCTAAAATTATTGGATTTACTATTTTCTATTATTGATTGATATGTTTCATCTTCTTTTAATGATTTACCAGAATCTGTTTCACTACTATCATTAAAAGAAGGAATAACAGGGCCAGTCATTCCAAGTTCAGATTTTTCTTTAGCATTTAACTCAGTAGGTGCAAGGAATTTTCTATCAGAATGGGTATAATTCACATCTTCTGAAATAGAATTTCCTGGTATTCGAGCTAACCAATAATAAATGTCTTCGTTTTCTTTAATAAGCCAAACATGTTCTCCAACCTTAATAGGGAGTTGTAAATGCTGAGGAAACAGTGGTGGACAAACAAGCATTTGACTTTTCCCATCTTCTACCAAGGTAACAAACAGAGTATTTCTTGACATATTTTGAAGATGGGATGGGTTTCTTACTTCTTCTCCAAAGGAGCTCGAGTCAAATGTTAATGGATTATATATAACTTCCCGTACAATTCCCCGAGTGAGAACTCCAGAAAGTTGCGAATCTTGGGCACTTTTTGATGCTGCGGCTCTTTGTGCTTGTCCTCGTTGTGACGATGGAATTGCAGATGCATCAATTGAAGACATTTACTTCTCCGATATTTGACTAAATAAGTCATCGGGATCTAATTTGGAATTTTTTTCTTCTTCAGATGCAATAAGATCGGCCAATTTTATTAATTGGTCATTAGCTTTATTCATTCTTTCCAAGTATTTTGCCATAATAGAACCGAGTTGTACATGATCTGAAATACCTGCTGACATAGTTGTATATACATCGGTAAACATCATATATGCATTCATGCGATCAACGACTGCATTTTCATAGATCTCTTTCCACAGGTATTTCTTTTTCCCTTCTAAATTTTCTATAGAATTAAGCAATTCACCAAAGCTGTTAATTTTTTCTTTTAACTCTTCAGGGGACGTTGTTTTATTATTCATAATATATCAAACTCCTTATCTGGGCCGGCTATTTCTCTATATAGCTTTCTAATATTACTCATACAAACTGATAATTGTTTTGAATTTAGCCCACTTAATTCTCTTACATAAACAAATATTGCTCTTTTGTTTAAAAAATCTAAATCTTCAACGGTTTCGAAGATTGTTATAATTGCATCCATGCACCTTATTTCTGAGTCTGATCTTACCCTAGAGCGCATTACTTTTAACATGTTATGAATTGTTTGCAAATTTTGGGCCTCTATAAGGTCTTGTGATGGGGACGGGACTGTATTTCCAGTAGAAGCTAAGACTGCTTCAGCATTCAAATTAGACGAATCATCATCTATGAATACCATTCTATCTTTATGTTTTTTTACTTTTCTACTTTGGATAATTAGCCAATTTTTTGCAACAACATTAAAATAGGAAAATGCATTTTTTCCGCGGGTATGATCGAACTTATGAAGGGTTTCATATAAATTGATTACACAAGAGTGTTTTAAGCCTGGAACATCTGCGTGTTGTTTATGAAAACCATAAATAAATATTAAATTTTCAGCAAGTTTATCTAAAGCTGGTTCAATTTCTGTTTTATATAGTTTGTTTCTTAATTCTTGACAGTCTGATTCACAAAAATCATGGATTGCCTGTTGGGTTGCCTTGGTGAAATATGGAGCACGACCCGAACGTGGTCTTTTTATTTTTTTACGGCCTTTCATCTATTTGGTTCTCCTCGTTTTCTATTTTTGCAATTTCGTTTGCGACTCTGAGAATTGAATCTCTTGAATCCTTAATGTCATTTATAACTTGCCTAATTTGTGGAGAATCATAAAATATTGGGATTTCTAAAATTTTTGATACACTAGAATAGCGATCATCTAGAATATCTAAACTTGTTTCTAATGAATCTGTAATTTTTAATATTATATTTGCAAATTTATAATTATAATATAACGAAACTATTAACGCTATAGAAATTATCGCTAATAACCAATTTATTATCATGTATGATCTCTTAAAAATTTATCGTATAATTCTGATATAGCTTCCTGGGAATATTTTTGCCTTATTACTTTTCCTAATTTACTAGACCAGGTTTCCGGGATGGATGTTCCTTTTTTATAAAATTTATAAATCCTTTCGGATAAATGCCTAAAATCAATCTCTGCCCAAGAGGAACCTTGGATCCAGATATTGTTATCAACTCTTGAATCTGGTATATTTTTTAAATTATATGAAACGGACAACCATTTACCTTTGTTTAAAAACTCGCAATGAGCTGACCAGTTAGTCGCAATAACTGGCAAATTACAAGCTGCGGCTTCTAGCATGGGGAGACCAAACCCTTCTCCTCTTGTACCGGAAAGTAATGCTTTAACTTTTTTGTTTTTATATAATCCCGAGATTTCACTCTCCGATAAGGCACCGTGAATTAAATATACTTTTGGATATTGACCGTCTCTTACTTGGTTAATTAAATTAGATAAATTTCTTCTAGTAATCCTCCTATCAATGGCGCAATTTCTTCCGGAATTTGTTTTTATTATTAAACCAACTTCTTTGTTGTCTTTAAAAGTATTACAGAAAGTTGCTATTGTATTATACGTATTTTTCCTGTCATCTTCCTGAGATCCAGTTAATTGTCCTAAAAGTAAAAAATTAAAATCTGTTTTAATTTCCGGCATAGAAAAATCATTATCGTTTAAGCACTCTGAAATAAAACTTTCCGGAATAACTGAAATATTTTCAGATTCGGCACCTGAATTAACTAATACTTTTTTCGAAAATTCAGATGGAACGATAACATGATCCATGTTTTTGCAATTTTCTATCCATCCTGGATTGCATTTTGTTGCTTCTACTACAGCCGTGACTCCAAAATTCCGCTCTGCAAGATTAGGATCCCACTCATTTGGTAGTTGGATTTGAAAAGAAATATTTGGTTTAATAATTGGAGGAGCTGATCTTTCCATTATTTCTCCAATTAGGCCATTTAGGTCATCCGGGTTGCAATACCACGGAGTAATTCCCCATGGGGTAACTGAAACTGAAATCAAATATTTTTTTTCTAATGCCCATTTAAAAATCTGTCTGGCATGTACACCATAGCCAGACTGAGTTAAAAGCGGGCCTCGGATATGAATATGTTTCATTATATTTCCTCTATTGAGATACGCTTATATTTAGTTTTCCAAGATTCCAAAGTTTCTAACATGGTATTATGCCATGCATCAACTGTGTTTTGGTGGTTAAATTCAGATTCAACATAATTTTTTGCCTTTTGACCTAAGGCTTTTCGGCCTTCGGCGCCCAGTTTATACATATCCCAAATTTTTTCGCTAATGGTTTCAACCGATGTATAATCTTCATAAATGTATGGAACATTTTGAGAACCAACTAAAGTTTTTAGTTCTATTGGAAGAGCAAAACCATTTTCAGTATTATCTCTATGGTCAATAACCTGCCTTGTTTGTCCTCCAGTTTTTGGTGCGATTATGGGAGTTCCTACTTGCATAGCTTCCAATGTGGATAAACCGAACCCTTCTGCGTAACTTATATTAATTGTAAAATCAGCAATATTATGCAATGTATTAACTACATCGAAACCTATTCTTTTATTGGAGAACACAACATTGTCAATTAACCCAAGCATTTCTATCATAGAAAACAAATTTGGGCCTTCTTTATCTAATGGGTCAGTATGCATTAATAAAGTGGCGTTTTTGTGACCTTCTTCTTTTTCTAATCTTTCTAGAAAGATCTTCCAAGCCCACAATAAATCGCCCGGGCGCTTTCTTCTTGCGTTTCTATTGATCCAAAACCCTAAAAAATGATCTTTGCGATCGGGTCCTAGAATATTTAATTTTTCTGTTTTAATTTTATCTTCTGATAATTGGAAAAATGTTTTGCCAGGAAGGCTATGGGGAATAAATTTTGTTTTTTCTGGGTAGTGTTTTACTACTTGTTCGTATGTATGGTAAGAATGACAATTAATTAGGTCTACAGAATCATAGTAACCATTATTAAATTCCGGGTAAGGGGCATTATCCCAAACATGCCAATATACGATTGGACATATTTGATGGATTTCATCTTCCATTTCAAAAATATGAATATAAAATCTTGGATCAGTGAAAAGGAAAATGATATCTGGTTTTTCTGTTGCTAAAACAACACGAATCATTTCTCTTGTTCCAAATCCATCAATTGGCTTTATAATAAAATCATCATTTACTTTTGCGACGGTATAGTCGTCATGCTTCATAGCGGCGCCAAGTTGGCGCACTGTCCAACAGCCTTTTTCAATTAAACCGTTTATTAAATGTCTAGACTGTACTCCAACACCGCTGGTGCTTAGAGCGTGGTCGGAAATCATCACAATCTTCTTTTTACCATCCGTTTCCACTACAATGCTCCGTATTTTTAAATGAACAGAATTTACAACTGTTATAATTTTTTAAAGTAAATCCCTTTTTTACGTTTTTAATCATGCTTTCAACTAATTTGTCGGTTTTTTCAAGAAATTTTGGCCCAGTAGAAACTTTAAAGATTTCACATGTAGAACCTAAAGGAGCTCCGCGTTTTAAGAAAACGAAAGCTGTTTTGATATCTTTTAAGTCAACCTGAGATTTTTCAGACCAATATTTTTTGTAGAGCCCAACCTGAGCCAAGGATGAAAATTCTTTTTTCTTTTGATAATACCATCCATTTTTACCGGTAGTTTTCCAATCTAAAATCCAAAAGTTTACTTTGTTTGAAGTTTTGGATTTTGGCGTCATTATAACGCAATCTATAAATCCTTTAAATTTTAAATCGAAATTATTTATAGGCTGATATAAATCGTCTTCTGCTTTTAAAATTTCCCAACCTGGAAATGTTTCATCCATGAACTTTGGAAAGTCTGATAAAATATTTTTAGAAGATTGGATCCAATCATTTAAATACTCGTGGGTATATTTAGATCCAATTGTAGCTCTTGATTCTGTAATTTTCTTAATATATTCGTGTGAATCGTATTGTTTAAGTTGCCACCTTTGAGTAATTTTTTTTCCTACATTTTCAATTGAAATATCATTTCCGTTTAAATATTTCTCTATTTCTTCATGGATGATTGTTCCAAAATCAGCGTATGGATTATCTTCATATGTTTCTATTTTGTCAACATACATTAGCTTATGCCTATATGAACACTCTTTCCAGGCTTTTAGTTCGGAATAAGATATATGCGGTTTACCGGTTGGAAAATTACTCATTTTTTGTATACCTCTCTAAATAAAGATACTCCTAAGTTTAAAGAAGTTAAATTTCGTTTTTTGTATAGACAGAAGGATCAATATTATGGTATTTTCCTCTGGCAATTTTGGTTTGAATATCTAGATCGCTTTGATACATGTCTTTAACCAAATCTTTAATATCGTATTTTGGATACCATTTTAATTTAGTTTTGGCTTTTTCAGGATTACCTAAAAGCAAAGGGACTTCATGAGGCCTAAATAGTCTTTTATCTTGCTTTACATATTTTTCAATTGATAAGCCAGCGTGTTGGAAAACTAATTCTAAAAATGTTTTCACAGAATAGGTTTTTCCAGTTGCTAAAACATAATCATCCGGGGTATCTTGCTGAAGCATTAACCACATTCCCTGAACATAATCTTGAGCATGACCCCAATCCCGTTTTGCTTCGAGGTTTCCTAGATACAATTCTTTTTGAAGCCCTAGTTTTATTCTTGCTGCTGCAATAGTGATCTTTCTAGTTACAAATGTTTCTCCGCGGCGGGGCGACTCATGATTAAACAAGATTCCGGAACAAGCAAAAAGATTATATGCTTCTCGATAATGCCTAATCATATTATGGCAAAATAGCTTTGCACATGCGTAAGGAGATGCCGGCATAAATTTTGTATTTTCATCTTGTGGGTATACAGGGTTGTCACCATACATTTCTGAGCTTGAAGCTTGATAAAATTTAGCTTTTGGACAACAGATTCTCCAAGCTTCAAGTAATTTTAGTGTTCCCATAGCAATAGAATCTACAGTTTCAACAGGGACTTCAAAACTAACCCTAACATGGCTTTGTGCTGCTAAGTTATATATTTCATCTGGTTTATATTTTAAAAGAAGTCGATGCATCCAAGTAGAATCATGCATAGAACCATAATGTAAAATAAAATTAGAATCCTCAAATAGTCTATCGATTCGATCAGTTGAAATAATGCTTGTTCTTCGCTTTATTCCTATAACTTTGTATCCTTTAGAAATTAGCAAATCTGCTAAATAACTTCCGTCTTGACCAGTGATCCCTGTAATTAATGCTGTTTTCATATTTTATTTGTAGTGAAAGGTTTGTTGAAGTTTTGCCAATTCTAATTTTATCTAGTCTATACCATTTGTACAAGATTATAAAATATCTAAAATTGCTTGACATATGAATTTAATGTCCGAAGGCTTAAGTTTTTGATGACAAGGAAGGTAAAGTCCAAAATCATGAACCTTATCAGCATTAGGCAGGCTACTGAAAGAACCATATTTTTCTATCCAAAATGGATGGCGAGCTATAGATCCGCAAATTAAAGGTCGGCATTCAACATTTAATCGATTTAGTTCTTTGACAATTTGCTCTTTCTTTTTATGTATTAGGCCGAACGCCAAAGGGGATGGATTACAACCGGTTGATTTCTGGGTCCACACGTGGTTATCTAGATAGTCTTGGTATATTTTTAGGTTTTCTCTTCTTTTTTCAATATTTTTCGAAAGGTTATTTAATTGACGGATGCCTAAAAATGCATTTAAATCTGTTGACCTTATATTAAAACCCGGTTTGATAAAGAAGTATAAAGAATTAAAATCATCTATGTTGTATTTCTCCGCATATTGTTTCTGAGAATTTGGGTCTAAATCACGTACCCAGCCATGAGAACGTAATATTAGGCACAAATCTCTAATTTCGGGATCATTTGTACATACCATTCCACCTTCAATAGTTGACATATGATGCCCATAATAATAACTAAAGGAAGACATTAATCCATATGTACCTACTTTTTGATCCTGATAGGTGGCACCATGGGCTTCACAACAGTCCTCTAGCAGTATTACATTGTTATCTTTACAAATCTCGAGAATGGCTGACATATTGTTGGCCCATCCTAAAACATGAACCAATATCACAGCTGCCGGACGATGTTCTTGGACTAGAGAAGAAAAATGGTGAATATTTAATCCCAAATCATTAGGGTCACAATCGCAAAGTATAGGTTCGTATCCAAGCTGAATAAAAGGTGCAACAGTTGTTGCCCAACTTACGGCTGGTACTATTATTTTTTTATTCTTTAACCTCCCGGATTCAAGCAAGGCTGAAGCCATTAATAAATTAGCGCTGGAACCGGAATTAACAAAACAAGAATATAAAACGTTTTGCCATTGCGACCAATTTTTTTCAAATTCTTGAGTAAGATGTCCTTTAGTCAGTTTCGGATCTTGGTATAGCCACTCTATTAATGCCATTCGGTCTTTTGTGCCAATTGTATCATCAACTAGTTTTATCATACTCTCTCCCATCGGTCCGGAATTACATCTTGATCTGGTGTATCGTTTGCAAACCAAATTTTTGGAGCTATAATTTTACTATTAGATTCCTCTCCAAGCCAAGCTGCCCACCAAGAAAAAGACGAATTAGCAATGATTTTGTTTTTAAACGAAGTCATGAAATAAAGATCTAAAACATCACTAATAGAATTCATATATAAGTGGTTATTCCCAAAATGCTCTCGGCACCATTGGACATCATCGCTAAAAAACACAAATTTAGCATTATTGAATTTCCGCATCGCCAAATCGTAATAATTCGAATCTTCAGCTAAATTTTTATGTATGTCAGCCAATTTAATATAGTCGCCTCTTCTAACATGAACAGCAACCATATTTTCTTCGAGTTGAAAATTTCCATAGTAATAATTTAATTGCGATTTTACCCAATTAGTGGGGGCAAATAAATTTTTTATTTTTTCAGCATTATGAGCAAAATGTTTTTCAGATTGAAAGTATCCTTGTAAAAACATATTTTCGGAATATGGAATTTTGTGATAGTTAAAATTGGGTTCAATATATAGTTTTCTTGCCCAACTTAATTCATTCATATATTTTATTTTTGAAAATACAGATGAAGCATATAATGTTCTTTCTTCATGAGAAGGACATGCTCCAATGACATTCAAGGGAAACACTGCTATATCGGCATTGTCGATTGCTAAAGATTCTACAGTAGCAATAATAAACATTTGATTACCTAACCGACCTCTTATTTCCGCAGATATCATAAGATACCCCTTATGTGGGGGTAACTTTCTATAAACCATTCACATGTTTTTTCAAGACCAGAACGTAAATTAGTATAGGATTTATTATATCCTAATTTTTTTAAAGCTTGAGTTGATGAGGGCTTTCGGTGCTGGCCTATAGGTTTTGTTGTATCCCAAAAAATCATACCTGGGGGGAACTCAAATATTTCGCAGATTATACTTGCTACGTGTTTAATTGAATATTCAACACAGTTTCCTATATTGATCGGAAGGGAACCATCATAATTTTCTAAAAGCCAGATTAGTGTTTCAGCAATATCAAGAGAATATGTAAATTCCCTTAAAGATGAACCATCCCCCCATAAATTTACAATAGAATTATTTTGTTTTCCTTCCCATATTTTCCTTATCAAGGCTGGAATAACATGGCCATTTTCTAAGTGAAAATTGTCATTAAACCCATATATGTTATTTGGCACAGCTGTAATATATTTCAACCCGTATTGGCTCCGTAACGCGCGAGAATGAACTTCTAGCATACGTTTAGCATAAGCATACCCATAGTTGCTTTGGTGAGGTTCTCCGTTGTGTATCTGGTCTTCTGTAAGCGGGTATTTTACTTTGTCTGGATATATACATGTTGACAATAAAGAGACGACTTTTTGAATACCTTCTTCTTTTGCGGCATTTAATAAATTTGTATTAATTAAAATATTTTCATGGAAAAAATCAGCTATGTAATCAGAATTTCCTTTAACGCCACCAACTTTAGCAGCTAAATGGATAACAGCATCCGGATTGTGGTCTACAAACATTTTGTGGGCATAATATAGTTTTGTTAAGTCATATTCACTTGATCCAACTAAAACTAAATTGTGGGATGTATTTAAATTTCGAAAAGCAGAACCTACCATCCCAGTTCCACCAGTAATTAATATTTTCATTTTTACCCCTTATTAAAATATATTTCATCACACCCGGTAGTACAAAATAAATTAAAGTTTTTAGATATCATGAAATCTTGTATTTCATTGCCATAATAATTGTTTTCAACGGTTATTACTTTGATAGTGTAATTTTCGAAATTAATACTTTTTAAGATTTCTAATTCGTTGCCTTCAATATCCAGAGAAAGGATATCGATATTTGAGGGACATAAAGAAAATAACTCTTTTACAGTAACTGTTTCTACATCAATCCATTCTGGGATATTTTTAATCAATCCCTGATGTTCTTCGAACAGGATTCTTTCAATGTGATTTGGATGATATTTTGATGGAATTCCTGCTAATCCTTGGCCCCAGGCTCCGGTTGGGAATGGTTGGAATTTAGTTTCGAAACTTAACTCGCTGTTGCTAACTACAGCTTTTTGAATTATTTCCCAATCCCGATTGGTTTTTAGTATGGGGATCTGAGAAGGGTTTGGTTCAATTAATAAGCCATCCCAACCCAAGTCTTCAAAAAATTTAGAATTACTACAATGAATTCCATCCATAGCCCCAATATCTAGGAAAAATCCTTTGGTTTGAGATTTAAAAAATCTTTCAAATATAATTTCATCTTGCTGGTATTGGCTATAATATTTCATGAATAATCCTTGAAACAACTAAAATTTCTTACATCCGGATATTTCCATGAACCTCCACAATCTTCGTTGGTTTCTGGAAGAGAGAGGAAGAGCTTGATACCATATGCAGCTTGTTCCGGAGGCATATACATATTCCACCCAAGCATATCGATATTATCATCATCATATTTTACTGTAATATCTCGACCTTCGTATCTTGCCTTTTTAAACCACTGGTATGCACTATAATCATTTGTTAAAATTATTCCACCTTTACCTATAGGCAATGTTTTCTTTATATGGAAAGATACACACTGATAAGTACCTTCTATATACATCCCTTTTGTAAACCTGGTTGCTCCATCGATAATAGGGTATGGATCTAGACGATATGTACCAGACCATTCGATATTATTAAAATTTGGGTTGCAACCTGCGTGAATAATTGCCTGAGGTACTGAAACATATGTCTTTGCCGGAATTGTTATTTTGCCTGAAGCATTTAAATATTTCATGCACAAAAATAAACCATTGGTGCAATTATCTACCGCTACAGCATATTTGGAACCAGCATATTCGGCTATCATTTTTTCAAATATATCGACGATATCCCATGGGTCATTGATTTCATAGCCTAAAGGTTTAATAATTTTTATAATTTCTTCTATAGAACAATACATTAAATCTCCAACATTCTAGAATAATATTCGCCAATTATGAATTTTTGATTAGTGGTTGCTGTTTGTTTGTCATATAGTGGATTATAACATTTGTTTGGCAGAATTCTAAAATCTAAGCTAACTCGAGTTTTTTCTGTTAAATTAGTTTTGTTAAAATGCCGGCAGCGATTTCCGTTCCAAACCATAAATTGTGATGGTACCATGTTTACTGGTTTGTAATCACCTAAATTAGGAACGCTTTCTATCCATATTGTGCTAGTATCGAACATTTCGGTTAGAGGTATTAGGATATTAATTTCTCCCAGTGGGTGTTTATGGTGTTCATCTGAATCACAATGGATTGTTGTTACAGCTTTTGCTTTGGGGTATTGTATCCGAAACGAAGGTAAGGTTTGATATATTAGACTTTCTTCTTCTAAGAATAATGGGAAAATTTTATTCCTTATAAAGCTATGATAAACATATTCAAAATCTTTCCAGTTATTATTTAGTTTTTTATAAAAAATTTCATGAAAAATACTGTGAGTATCATTTCCTAATCCGGCTATACCATCATCGGCTGAATATAGACTTTGCAAATTTTCGTGTAATAATTCTAATTCGCTAACACCAAACAACTGTTTTAATAAAGCGGAAAAATTATATTGATTTTTATCGAAATAATAATGTTTCATAATTTATTTTTTTACTAATAGAGGATCGAAAGTTTTTTTGATATCTTCTAAAAAGATATTTTTAAAAGCTGATCTTTGAGCAGTGACTAATTCTTTTTTGGTAATTTCCTCTATGTTTAATGCCGCAGGATCATGAGGCGTTAATCTTTTCGTTAATTTTTTATTACAGTGTTTATAAATTTCATCGAATCTTTTAGGGTTCCATGGACGGTTTAAAAATTTTATGCAGCTTTGAAATGTTTGGGCACCATTGTCTCTTATTTCTTCATATTTTATGAAATGCAAATTAGTAATATTTGATTGGTTATTAAGATAAAATTGCAAATGCTTATAATATTCCAACTTATATTTTTCGAAAGCTTCAGCAAGATCTATAGATTTTTGACCATCCCAATTTTCCGGAATATTGCCTTCATATTTCATTATAGAGAAAATTGTATCAGCTGGATTTCTATAAAGATATATTGCGTTTTTTAACCCAAAAACAGGACCTTCAGATGGATGTGGTTTCGCGATATAACGGTGGTGAATATGGAAACCCCATATATTTGATGGCCGGGGATTAAAAAATGACTGTACAATCGAGGGTTCATTTAAATAGGCTTCCATCAAAATCCTAAACCAATGGCTTCCTGTACGAGGATATGATATCAATCTAGGAAAATCTAGGTTATCAAATATTTTTAGTTCTTCTTTTTTGTAGCTTATGTCAAACATTTACCAGATCTCCCTTGTTACTTTTTTTGAAAGCATGTGGCCTTCAATTGTTTTTTCATCTAAACTCGAGAGATCAAGAAATGCATGGAGTGATTCAAATTGAGTATTATAAAACCCTTTTTTCCTTAAGTCTTCTTCTAATGGATATTTAGCTGAATTTAAATTATTTCTGCTTAAGAAATAACCTCCTTCTACAATGTTGTTAGCTGCCCAATTTTGAATATTATACTTTAATTCCGGGGTTAGGGGAAATGAACCGATATCGTTGTGAATGAACGCGATTGGAAAATCAGGTAATTTTAAAATATCTGAACAGTCTTGAACAATAACTCGTGGATGATTTGTAGGGTTAGCAATATCAAAACCAACGCATCTTTCATATCCAAAATGACCACAAAGCAAATCAAAACTAATACATCGATTTGTGCCCATTACAACTATAGAACCAAAATCCGGAATATCTCTAATTTTTGTTATTATATGATCAAAAATTTTATACGCATAATAGTTTTTTCCATAACCATGTACATCTTGATTATGGTTATGTTCATCTGTATTTGAGAACCAGAATTTTTCACTATAGTATTTTTTTTCAGACATTTGGGTTTCTCTTTTTAATTGCCCGATAAATAAATTCATCAAAATCATAATACTGTAAAGCTTTTTGGTAATTAATTTGAAGAGAAGATGAAAACTTTTCGTATAAGTCGTTGTTTAAATTTGGAATAATATTCTCTAATTCCTCTATTGTGTTGAAAATTATTATTGAATCCGGGTCAAAAAATTCTTTAATATTTGGGGCGCCCCAATATACCGGGATTGTTCTACATGCAAAGCAGTCTAATATTTTTTCAGTAAAATAATTTTCAGCTCGGTTATTTTCTATCACTATTGAAAATCTATAATCGTTTAAAGCATCTGATTTATATTCTAGGGGTTTTTTAGTTCCTCTACCATAACAATCAAAACCTTTAAGTTTTGCTGCAATTTCATGACGTAATTTATGACCAGCTATATCTTTTTTATCAGAAAAAATGTGAGAAATATTTTTTGTTTTAACAATAGATTTTTGATATATTGATTTTGTGTCGACAAATAATCCATCGGCTGGAATAAATTCACATTTTTCAGGATAGGTTTCTAACAGGTATTTATCCCAGGTTAAAATTAGATCGAAATTACTAATGTTAGATTCTAAAACCCTATATATTTCTGGATCATATGCTCTGGGCTCCATGGTCCATGCAATTTTATAAAATTTCGAAGGAAACTGATCAGCATAGCCAAAAAGCTTGTCTGAAAATATTATTGTTTCATAATTGTCAATTAATTTTATTGCTTCCGGGTCTAGACAGAGAGAACCATCTTCAACAAAAGTTAATTTGTTGTATTTTATGTGTTTGGTTTTTCTACCTTTTTCCAGAGCATCTGCCCAACATTCCGCGTGGCTGATGTTTATATCACAAAAATTAACAATCATTTAATAGCCCAATTTTCCCAAATAAATGGGAAAAAATAGGTAAGTTCATGGGTTTTCTCCAGATCACCTCTAATTTTTTCATATTTTTGGATTGAATCATCATCAATAGGGTGGAATTGGACTTGTAGATTTTTAACTTTGTTAATATCACCAGATGATATCATTGCAGGAAGCACTTCATATTCTGATCCTTCAATATTCATTTTTAACAAATCGATGGTGTTGAAATTTTCTAGTGCTTTTGTCACAGAAACAAGGCTTATATTTCCATTAGGATCATCGACAACCCGAGTTGCAAGATCATCTTCTATCATTTTTACTTTTCTTGTTGTTCCACCAATGCCCAAATTGTATACTTTAATGTTTGGTTTATCATTAAATTTTTCTTTTAGTAAATTTGAGAACTTTTCAAATGGTTCATAGACATGAATTTCGCAATTATATTTGTCATTAATTTGTTGGGCCCACTCTCCTTTAAATCCACCGACATCTATTACAGTAGAATCTGAATTTAAATCATAGTTGAGCCTAAGTGTATTATCGCCATCCTTTTTTACCCATTCTTTGACAGCTGTTCCTTGAATTTCTTTAAGAAATTGAAGTGGGGTTTTTGGAGGAGGCCCTGGGAACCTTTCGTATTTTTTCCTTTTCCTTACTAGCATTTCAACACGATGCTGATCCTCTTGGCGGATTTGATCATCGCTAATAGGGTTAAATCTGTTATAACAATAAACTATATTTGGAACAAAAAGAGTTCTTTCCCGAGACATTTCTAACATTGGCAGCATAAAAGCTACATCCCAACCTACGGAAAAATATTTTCCATCTTCATCTCTAAGATCTTCATCTTTGATTGCATGCCATAATTTTGACCTAAATGTCCTAAGGTGGCTTGTAACAAATTTGTACTCTCGAAACGCGTTTTTCTGGATAACTTCCGGTGGGAGAGGAAAACAATTTGACATTCCACCAGTGGGGTGGTGAACGTGATTACCATAGGTTAGCATAGGATTATGCTTATCATAAACATCGGCGATTATGGCAAGAGAATAGTCTGTAAACAAGAAGTCATCTCCATCAATAACCATTAACACAGCTTCTGGATCGTCTTTTGTTTTAAGAAAATTAAATCCATCAACAATATTTTTTAATGCTTTTACATTTTTTTCATTATGGATTACCGAAAATCTTGGATCTTTTTCTAGAAACTCAAGAGAATCTAGAATCTCTTTTGTTTTATCGGTGGAGGCATCATTAATTACAACGCACTCAAAATGATTGTAACGCTGTTTATAAATTGTTGATAAACAACGCTCAATCCATGCTTCAGTGTTGTATGTTGGTACTACTATTTTCATTTTAGGAAACGACATTTAAACTCCTTAATTTGTTCGCAATCCTTTTAGCCGAAGCTTGTGGATCTATCCATTTATTATACCAATCTATTGTATAATCTACAATTTTAGAATAGCTTTTTTCGAATGTTTTTATTCTTGAATCAAGAATATTGATTTTGTGCCTTTTTAAAGAGTCAGAATCCGATTCTTTAATGACAGGGCATATAATACTCGGAAGTGTATTGTAATATTCGGTATTAGGTAAAATACCGCGGATAATAATGCACCCAGAGGCGGCAGCTTCGGAGATTCTATAAGTCTCTGGACTAGCTCCACCTGGGCATAATGCAAATTTAGAATGCCCTAAGAGTCTGGCATACTCTTCTCTGTTTAAAAAATTTGGATGATCGTTATTATATACTCCGCCAAAACCCTGGTATGTACATATATGATCAGTGGGGCCCCAAGGTTTTTGAAGCTCAATTGTTTTTAAAAAATCATCTCTAACTTGAGAGTGAATACCTGAAAAACTTCTATCAAGGGTTCTTTTTAACCTATGGGCCGATCTAAAACCATTGCAATACCCTAAAGGGATATTAATTGTTCTTTCATCTTCTGGGAGAGGATCTACTGCTGGGAAAGTATTTGTTGTATTAACTTCATAAATTACCTCTTCAGGATCAGAAGCAACGTTTTTTAGATGCGGATAATTTTTAATAATCGCTACTAATCTTTTGTCTTTTTTATATAGATTATCAAAAGATAAATGATGTTCATTTCCTTTTATTAATAAAATATATTTTTCACTTTTGATTAAATTTAAATCCGGAATGTCAAAAGAGCTAACCCGGTATACATCTGGAAAATCTCGAAACCAATGAGATAGCCACCAAAAAACCCTAGAATCATATTCCCAATCTGTTTCATCAGTGCATTCTCTACGGTCATTGATAATAATCATAATTCTTCCTGGTTTGTCGAAGTGTTCCTCCTGTAACAATAAAGTTTTTCAGCTAATATCGATGTTCTGGAAGTTAAAGCTGTTACTCTGTAATTAAAATCTGAATCTTCTGATAATAATGTTCTTAAGCCGAGATTTGGAGGATGAAACCTAATTCCGTGGATCCATATTGTTTGATAAAACATTGCTGATGTTCCAGCTGTTTCAAAATTACCGGTATAAAAATGGTTTATTCCTGGTAACTGAAAACCTCGAGTTACTGTTTTGGTAACTTCTGGGCATCCGATTAATTTTAATCCATCGTTGACGTCGAGCGTAAGATCTTTATATTTTTTGACATGACTTTCCTCAAAACAGTGATAAAACCCGCATAGATTATTTACCGCTTTTGATTCAACTAATGCTAAATATTGAGCCTGAATTCTCTGTTTGAGAGATACATCATCAGCGTCGTGACTTGTACAGATAGTAGCATCAGTAGTACGAATTGCTTCATTCAGACACCACCATTTCCCTTTGTTCTCGTTGTTTATGTGGTACCTAATTCTTGTATCAGAGAAGCCTTCTAGTATATCTTTAAACTCTTCTAAGTTATCTGACCCATCATCTACCACACAAATATCTAAGTTGTCATAGGATTGATTCTGGATTGATTCTATTGACTCTTTAAGATATTGATTATGATTGTAATTGCATATTGTTACTAAAATCTTGTTTGGTGTTTCCATTCATTACCTCAGGTTGTTTTTTATTAATTTTTAAATGTGGAGTTGGGTTATCAAAATCAACCTTGGAATGGAAAACCCATCCACCCATTTGTTCTGCCAATTGTTTTGATAAAGAAGCAATATCCGAATCTGTTACTTCAGACCATTTTTTATCAAAAAACATATTATTTTCTGCCGTGTCTTCTTGTTTGATATTGTACAAACTTTCCCAATGGTTTTGCCAAAAATCTCGATAGGTTTTGATTTTTCTTTCAATGTTTAACCAACTATAATGGAAAACTGTTGGCATAGCATCAACTACCTGGTTAAACCAGAGCTGATATTGTTCTTGGGCACTTTTATTTCCTTGAAGCGCTACTATTCTGGCATTATGGACTTCTTGGGTATAAAACGAAGCATGAGCTTGAGGTTCTAATGTTTCTTTATGGATATAATCACATCCATCGGTACCCAATTTGGAATAATATGAATCACCATCTTCTACTCTCAGTTTGCCTGGCACACCGTGGGTTAGATCTTTATTGTTTCTACTAAGTCTCCATTTCCATGGATTAATATCCATTCGAACTTTTTCTAAACTTCCCCAATATTCAACTACCGGTAATGATATGATATCAACAAATTTTGGAAATTGTCGGCAGAGTTTAGATACTTTTTCATAATGGTCTTCGTGTACAATTTCATCACTATCCATTTGCCAACAGAAATCTAAAGTACATTTATCTCGAGCTCGAGCTTTTTGAAGGCCGTCTTCGAGCGCGCTTCTGGTTGCTGTCCAATCAACTTTGTGCTGATAAACTTTTATAACTGGGTTGGATTTAGACATTTCCTGAAGTAGTTCATATGTTCCGTCAGTAGATCCACCGTCCATTACCACAACTTCACTACAGAAACCCAACATTGAAGTTATCGATTGGACAAATGGGTAATCTTGAGAAATACAATTATAAGTTGTTGTATATCCAGAAACCCTTGCTTCCCACGACATGTCGTTTAGCGTCTGTTGCCAAAATGTTTCTCTTCTCCCGTAAAGATATATTTCTACATCCTCTAAAATTCCTCCTGTAAACGGAAACTCTTTGTGGTGCTGGACATTACTATTTAATTCTAGTTCACATCCTAATAATTGAGCCTCTAAAACGATTCTGGGACATGTATCAAAGCCACGTGGAAAGAATACAAGGCCTTCTGCAGAAGCTAATTTTTGAAGAGTTTCAGCATGGGATAACCCCTGGACTACTTCATATTCTTTATTATTTTCTTCGCACCATTTGATCGCTTCTTCAGTTCCTTTAATCCAGCTTTCTGAACCAACAACAATCCATTTTTTGGTTTTTGGAATATTTTTTAATAGTTTAATTCCGGCAAAGAATTTATCATCGAAAACTGAACTTAAAACTATTTGGCTGGATCCAGTAGATTGCTCATGAAGAGGATCTAAAAACGGGAAGCGCTCATGGTAAATAGCCATTTGCCCTTCTGACATATAAAAAACCGATTGAGCTCCACAGAAGAAAGCTGAAACCATTTTCCCTGTTAGTTGTTCATGGCAGTCGCAATCTTTTTGTTCTGCTGATTTATGTTTTGCCATGCTGCGATATTTACAAAACTTATAATCATATTCTAAAATTGAATATCTTAAATTAGCAATAATTGAAGGAATTAATTCTGAATTCATAGTAACCGCGTTACCAAAAACCCAGTATTTATTAGCTCCAGATTCTAAAGTTTTCATAGAAATATTTTTTGCATTTATTCTAAAAACTGATACATCTTGAGGTGCTGATTCATAAATAGCTTGGGTTGTTAATTCTGCGCCGCCGATATATTGCTCTACAAACATGTCGGCAACAAAAACAACATCACAGTCTCTTGGGATTAAAATTTCGTTTTCGTTTTCCTCAAATGGGCTTTTCATATTGTATCTCCTATTACAAGAATAAAATAACCTCTATGAGCAGCAGTGTAAAATATTTACCTAAATTATAGTATGGAATATATTTATTTATAAACCATCTCTGGAATTTGAATATGAAGATTGCGATAGTAACTCTCGGTGATGAAAATGTCTATGACTGGAATAAGATATCGTTTCCTAATAAATTAAAGTATTGTAATATTCATGGATATGACTTCATCACTCGAGATAGACTTCTAGATCAGCGGCCGGCTGGGTGGTCGAAAATAGTTTTGATTCTAGAATATTTAAATAAATATGATTATATTTTTTGGTCTGACACTGATAGTCTTGTGGTTGATCCGGAGAGAAAACTGGAAGATCTAATTGATAAAAGTAAAGATATTATTTTCTGCATGACCGGCGTTAAAGGTTCTTACTGGACTTTAAGCAGTGGTCAATTCTTTGTGAAGAATACGGATTGGTCAAGAAAATTTCTGGAAACTGTATATAATCAGACGTTTTTAGTTAATTCTGGAGATGGAAGCGATAATAAAGCAAAAACAGAAGAAGACGAAATGAAAAGACAAAATTGCGGATGTGATGGTTGTAAGTGGTTTAAATATGACCAGAAAGGATTTATCCACGTAACAAACAAGATGGACAAAGAAGAAAAGAAACGCCATATTGGCTTTTATGAACCGAGCGATTCCCGATATTTTAATAGCTACGGGGAAAACCTAAAAGAGCAATGCTTCATACGGCATTTTCCTGGAAGATATAAAAATTTTGATGAATTTCGAAATGTCTCAAAAACCGCACTTCAAAGATTGGAAAATTATGTTAAATATTAATTCAGATTCACATCCGGAACTTTACCTAGATATAAATGAAAGCTTAAAATATTTGAACGCTTTGAATTATGATGATTTTAATTATCCAGAAGAAACTACAATTTTCCATACATATTCCGAAATTAAAAATGTATATGAGCTTCAATGTATAAGATCGTTTTTAGCTACTCAGAATTTAGAAAAAACAAAATTGATTCTATGGTCTGATTATGATATTTCAAACAATTGTTTAATAGATCCCTATAAAGATTATATTGATATGAGGATTTATAATCCTTTTGAGGTTGCACAAGATACAATATTAGAAAATAATCATGATATCCTTGCTGCAAAAGATGAAAGACACTGGCTGCAAAGTGATCTTTTAAGATTGGTCGCTCTTCATAAATTTGGAGGAATATGGATTGATATGGACATTGTTCTCTTAAGAGATTTTAAACCAATCATGGATCAGGAATTTCTTTATTCAAATTTTGCCACAATAGACCACGAAAAAGAGGGGATGTGGGGAACAATAATGGGGCTTAAGCAAAAATCTAATTTATCTTTGCTTTTCTTAGAAGAGTTAATAAAAATCTCACCGGAGGAAAACACAAAATGTTGGGGACTGAATTTATTTAAAAAAGTATATCAGGATAATAAATTTAACGTACTTCCGGCGATGTTTTTTAATCCTGAATATGGAGTTTTAGGATGGCCAAATGTAAGCGTTAAAAACAAAAACTACATATCGGGTATTATAGATGGATGGTTTTTTGATAATGTTGTTATTAATTCCTTATATACCGGTACATTTTCTTGGCATTGGCATAACTCCACTGGAAGAACTAAGAAAAAACCAAAAACGATACAAGAGGGATCAAAATTTTGGCAGATGGACCAAATTATAGAATCAAAACTAATAGAGAGAGGAATATTATGAGATTTTATATGTATGATTTTGGGGATTTAAACGTATACATAAAATGGGATTATGATCGATTTTTCTATAAACGTTGGTGTGAAGAGAGTTTTAATGCCCTGCATAGACACCCGTACAGGGTTGATGATCCAGAGGAAGCTGATTTTTTCATCGTTACACAGACGTTACGTTCTGTTCCGTTTGCTGGATTTAGCTGGAGAGCTTATTTAGATGGTTTCTTAAGAGGTCAAAAGTTCTGGAATCAAGGGAAACCTCATGTTTTTTTTGATATTAAAGATTCACCTAGACCGATCATAGAGGATCCTAGAGCCATTGTTTGCAAAACGGCTTTTCATGAAGATTTTTTTAACCCAAAACTACACATACCAATTCCACAATTTCCCAGAGAAAGGTTTGAAGAAGAGATTATACCGGTTGGCGAAAGAAAGCATTTAGTTGGTTTTAAGGGTCATCCTAGAACAGAATGGACCGATCTAAGATCTAGATTATTTAAACTCAACGATGGGAAAGATATTATAATTGTACCCGGGATATATTCCAAAGATACAATAGAAGAGCATAATAATATCTTACGTAATTCAAAATTTGCTTTGTTGCCTCGAGCTAACGGATATGCTTTATCATATAGAATGATTGAATGCATGAACCTTGGGTGTATACCAGTAATAATTTCCGATGGACATGTTCTTCCATTTCAATCAGAAATTGATTATAATTCTTTTTCTGTTCGAATTAAAGAAAATAAAATTAACAATTTAGAAGAAATGCTTAGAAATCGAGAAGATCTTGAAATTTTACAAAGGAAATCTTACGGAGCTTATTTAAAATATTTTTCTTCTACAGAAACGATTATTAATCATTCGCTAAATTTGATAGAGAAGATGGAATGGGCTTAGAAACAATATATGGCATTATGATAACCGGGAAGACCCCGGAGCGTATTCTAATGGCAAATCTTTCAGCCCAAAGCTTTTTTAAACAAACATATAGCAATAAGCATTTGCTAATAATTGATGATGGTGATTTTGATTTCAATTTCTCTAACAGTGTTGCAACACATCTAAAAGTTTCCAATGGGCTAACACTTGGAGAACTACGAAATATAGCATTGGACTATCTTCCAGTTAATTCTGTCTGGGTTCAATGGGACGATGATGATTGGCATCATCCTAACGTAATCTCGGAGCAATATGAAGAACTTTCTAGGGCAAATGTTCCTTGTTGTTTTATGAAAAGCCAAATCCGTTATTCATTTAACAAAAATTGTGCCTGGATTTTTGGAGAAAATTTAAATTCTGAATACCGGGGCATTTGTGGTACCGGAATGTTTCGAAATAGCGAAATTCGATATCCGGCACTTGAAAAGTCTGAAGACAGTGTTTTTTCTAGGTATTATGAAAATAATGATATATTGTGGGATAATCCTCCGCATTATTATCTAAGATTTATTCACAACAATAATACATGGGATGAGGATCATTTTCTGTGTAGTAGAATGGAAAAAAACACCTGGGATATTAATGGATATTCCCGGGAATATTTAGAAAAAATACTAGATTTATACAAGAGTTCAAAGTGTTAAATATAGTCATTACAGGATATAACTCTGTCAAATGGCTTCAAAAATGCCTTGAGTCAGTATCAAACCAAAAATATAAAGATTTTTCTTGCATTGTTATTAATGATGCTTCAACTGACTTGGGTTTTGAAGAAGTTGCATTATCTTATTGTAATTTGCATGGCTGGAGATATATAAAGAATACTAAAAGATCTGGCCCTTTATTTTCAAGAATAAAAGGGATAGAATTTTTAAACCTTGATGATAATGATATCATCTTTTTAATAGATGGAGATGATTGGCTATTGCATGAAAATGTTTTCCAGTATATACTTGATATATACAACGTTAACGACATATATCTTACGTGGGGATATTGGAAACCGATTGATACCTCTGGGAGACAGGCGAACCGAGAAAGAACTCTTGATGATGTTTATATCCCTAGAATGAAATACATTGATGAAAACAGGGATCAACTTTTTATAGAAAATTCCTATCGAGGAGCTCCTTTTTCATTTGCTCATCCCAGAACGTTTAAGTATATTTTATGGAAAAATATTGATCGATCTGATTTTTTTGACCAAAATGGAACAATGTTCTTGTCCGCTACTGATTATGCCTTCATGTATCCAATGCTGGAAATGTGTGGTGATAAATTTAAAATAATCTATGAAAGATTAATTGCATATAATTTGCATGACGAAAATATAGTCATGATATCAAAAGAAGATAGAAAGCAAAACAGAATATGGTGTAATGAGATCAAAAGAAAAAGAAAATATTTGCCAATTATTTTAGATAGCTAATTAGGAGAGAACAGTAATGGGGAAAGAAAATAAAAAAATTTTTATAATAGGTTTTAATAAATGTGGAACAAGAACGTTATCTAAATATTTTGAAAGCCAAGGTTTAGGCACTTATCATATAGGAAGAGATTGGTATCCGTTTAGTTGTCAACTAACAGATAATATGGCAAATAGAAAAAAAATATTAGATTCATATGAACATGATGTTTATGCAGATCATGCTTTTTTAGTAAGATACTATAAAAGACTGGACAAAGATTATCCTGGAAGTTTATTTATTCTTAACACTAGAGATGTTGATGATTGGCTTATCAGCAGATTAAATCACCATTGGTGCACAATGGTTCCCGCATATAATGTACGTACTGGTCACAGAAACCTGAATTGGAAACAGTGGGTTGCTGATTGGCGAGTACAGTGGGCAGAGCACCATAAAGATGTTAAAAAGTTTTTTTCGAATAGGCCGAGTGACTTATTAATTTTTAATATCAATAATGATGACGTACAAAAGATTATTGATTTCTGTTTACCGGATTATAATTTTAATGAATCGGGGTGGGGCCACTCCGGAGAAACGCTGAAGCGACAGGAGCTTTATTTTTCAAAAATAAATGGGGAAATAGTTAATATCAAGAAACCACCTGAGCGAGCTCGTCCGTTTGATCCATGGCATATTGAGCTAAAGATGGTAACAACCAGTATTTCTACTAAACATATGATAACTGATCCAAAAGAAGAATTATAACAACATTTTTAATTCCTGAACCTTGAGAATATCTTACATATCTTCGATGGTTATTTTATTAAGATAATTTAGTTAACCTAATCCAATTTTCCAATGCTTCACTATCAGTATTCCCAATTTCGGTTTTTATAACTTGGTTACTAGCAGTTCCAACTGCCTGTACAGTAAAAATAACCCTTAATTTATCGTTATTGGTTAACGAAATTAATCTAGGTTGTTTCATAAGGCTCCAAGTAGCAAATACGTTATCACCTTGTAGTGTAATTTCATTCCCTGTTGCTATAGTTGACCAGGATCCGGTACCGCCTGGTTGTTGCTGGAGATCAGCGCGGTATTTCTTTTTCTTATCGCCGCCGCCGTTTTGAGTTTTTGCATAAATCTGAAAAGAAACTTCGTAGGTTCCAGCTCCACTAGCCGGAAGAGTTATAGTGCCGTTAGTTAAATTCGTACCTCCAGTGGTAACAGTTAAACTATTATTATCTAATAATTCAGAGTCCCAGTTTACGATTGTTGCAGTTTGCTGTCCATCAGGGCCGTTGTTATCAACGAGCTGTGTTTGGACGAATAACGATGGGTCCGCGGATTTGTCGATATGTATAATCGATTGTGATCCACCAGAAGCGCCAGCTGCGCCCATTTTTGCTTTGGTAATAGTATATTTTTTAGTTATTGTAACACCACTGACAATTGCCCTGACCGTGAAGGTTTCTGAATCAGTAGTCCAAGAGCCTCCAGTTAAAGCATATACGCCAGTCGATTGAGTAATCGTAAATGTTAGGCCATTTTGAACAGCAGCAACGTTGGTTCCGGAAGTTCCGGTATAATAAGTGGAGTTTGCGCCGGTCTTATCAACTGCCCCAAGATATCTATGAAAAGTTCCTCCGGCTGAAGTTAGGTTATAACCTGTTCCATCATTTGCGGCTGCCACTGTTGGACTTGAATTTGACAACCAACCATAATGTGCATCAGTTCCATTGGTTCCATTTGATCCATTTGATCCGTTTGACCCATTAGCGCCGTCTGCTCCCGGGATTGTCTTATCTAGAATAATTTTTACGATATGATCTGTAACCGCAGCGCCATTGACGAAAGCGTCGACTTTTATTGATAATTCGATATATTTAAGAGGTTTACCTGATGTAAGCTCAGTTGCAAAAGCAACTAGTTTCAGTTTTGCTTCGCCACCCACTAATTCCGGTTCTAGTTGAGCTAGAATAACACCACTACTATTAGTGTGTTTGAATTTTATTTTATTAGAATTCCAATATGAATAGATAGGAGCGCTAGTCCCATCTGTGGCATATGCTGTGCCGGCGACATCTTCGGCTACTGTTACTTTAAGCGCAAATTTGTCCGCAGTTGTTCCTTCTGTTCCGTTATTTGAACTGTTGTATTCAATTGCTGTATTAGCCCGTTTTCCTGTAATCGCGATGTGGTCTACGGCAGACTGAATTGTAACAGCCCCGGCACTGTCGACGACAGCAGGAGATAAAACACCTCTTTTGGTAGCGTGAATTACCCATGCATCTTTTCCATCTGCTCCTGGTGACCCAGCTGAACCACCTGCTCCATCTGCTCCACGTTTACCAGATTTTACTATCACTAATGGAACTTTATAATCATCAACTGCTTGACTGTTTACGTAAGCATCAACAGGGATTTTTACATGAATAGAATGAAGGTCAACAGCTCCTCCAGCGGTTCGCTGCGTAACAACATCTTTTACAAGAAGTTTCGCATTGGGAGACACATTTGATGGGTATACTTTTGCGAGTATTTGTCCGGACACGTCTGTATCTCTTAATTCTAGATAGGACGCATCGGAGGGAGCACCATCGAACCATTTTGAATATACGTTTCTTGAAACCCCAGTCGTAGAATAACTCGTTCCTATAACTTTCCCATTGGTTTCGATATCGAGGGCAAAGCGATCATTTGTAGTACCTTCAGCACCATCTGTTTTATTAAGGTATTGAATTGCTGTTCCTTGTCTATCGCCATAGACCTCTACAAAATCTGCGTTGCTATTGGTAACAGCCCAATTAGCAGCAACGTTAGCTAAGGCGACAACACCGTTGTTTGTTGTGTTGATAATAAACCCGTCTTTACCGTTGGTGCCAGTATCACCTTTTTTACCTTTTCTAACTATTATTCCAACGTTTTGTGTAACTGTATTACTAGAGTCTATTCGGATATGTACTGGAATTTTCATTACTAATTTAGTATATGGATCGGCATTACTAGCATTCCATCCGGATTGCATTGCAGATACTGTAAGTTGTGCGTTGTTGCCTAAATCGGCTTCAGTCATTTGCAAGACAATATGGGCAGAATTTTTAAATTGAATATTAGCAGCGTAAGAATCAGAACTGGCCATAGATAATGCGCCAGTCGTATTATCAGCATCTTTGATCACATATGCGGTGATGTTGGCATAGTCTACATTAAATTGATTAGCTGTACCTGGGGCGGCAGTTCCGTTACCCTGATAGGCTGCTGTTGTTCCACCGACACGAACGGATATCTCTGCTTTATGACCCGCGCTAACTGCTATAGTTGCAGAATCGTCTGCTGGGTTTTTACCGGCGGCATTGGTACCGACGACAATTTCACCTGGTTCGACAGTTGCTATAGCTGCGGAAATAGCGTTGTTGGCGTCAAACTTAATAGCTTTTAATGTGTTATCCGATGAAATAGTAATATTATTTCCAGCAACAAAATCGACAGTGCCATCGGTATTAACTACATCATCTGATGGGCTATGGGTCCATGTATATCCAGAATCAGCATTATTACTATCGATTATATTAAAATCTGCGCCGGCATCTAATCTAATATCTGTTCCATCTTCTCTGGTAAAATACAGGTGAGTTTCATTTGGATCATCAATCTTTTTAACCCAAATTTGCCCATATTCTACTAGGTCTGTATTCGAAGCGGTTTGTTCTTTTAGATAAATACTTTGTTCACCGTGCAGGTTTCCTTCCATGTCGAGTTCGATTGCTGGATCACCATCTGGGGTTGTAATTCTTCCGGAAAGTTTTAAGTCTCCACCAAGCACTCTTTTTAAACTGACGTCATCAATAGTGAATGTATTCCCAGCAGAAGAAGATACAATTTGGATTACAAATCCGGACGAATGGATTCCATCGTCGGCGGCGCTTCCACCAGCGGAGGATCCCTTGGATCTAAAATATACAGTATGTGTTCCATTTGATATAGGAAGTGGAGTATTAGTATGAGCAAAGCTAGCATTGGTTATTCTAGCAGTAGGAGAACCACTTACTCCTGAAATCGTATATTTAAATTTATAAAGCTTTGCTGGAAGTGCTTTTGCTCCGGAGGATACCATGTTGGCTTTGTTTTGGCTTAAGTTCCCTGGGGAAGCGTGGTGTGCATAAGTCCAGGCGCCGGAGCCATGGGTCCAACCATTTTGAGCACCACCAGTATTCCAATTGTTTGCATTTGGAAACCCGGTATTTTGAAGTATTTCGTTTGAATCTACATTTGAACCCTCGAGATTTTCTAATACTAAATTAGAGAATCTTTTACTGGCCCATTTACCATATGTAGTCCCGGTTTTTAAAGATGGAGATGCTGATGGTGTTGATGCTGCTGAGATCTTCCACCCTTTGGATACATAGCTTCCAGGATCCGTAGAGGTAGTTCCTCCCAAGATAGTAACATAACAATAAGAATGGGATTCGACATCTCTAATCCATAATTCTGGTATTCTGTTTGATCCTACAGTGATTACTATATCTGTGTTTGGGGCCCAAGGAGTGGAAGAGGTTGAATCTTTAATATCGGTTGCATTAATCATCTCAACCGTTACTTGCGTTCCGTCTGTATCAATATATGGAGATCCTGTTTGTGCCGTATATTTTGCAGAAACGATGAATGAGCGATCAGCAGCATGGTCTGCATGGTTTTCGTTTCCGACAAAGTTAACTAAAAACTGATTAATGATTGTATCACCATTACCAACAGCGGCTCGACCTTCTGCTATTTTTAACCAATACCTGTCTGTTGTTACCGGTGTTCCAGTTACTATTGAAGATGCTGCGCCAGTCCCCCAACTTAATACTCCATTACCGTCGGTTTCAAGCCTGTCTCCAGCGGACCCGTCATCAGTTGGCAAGGTCCAAATAGTACTAGGGTTTGTGGCTACGGTTGGAGCTTGAAACCCTACGTAGTGGGAATTATCAACATCATAAAACCTTAGTTGGCCTGTGACAGGGGCTGAAGGATCAGTATTATTATTTTTTATTCCTACGTTTCCGTCATCAACTGTTAATTTATCAGAAGGTGAAGTTGTTCCAATACCAACTTTTCCATCATGTTGAATTCGTACCTTTTCAGAATTATCTACCTGGAAAGTAATAGTAGAATTATTTGCTACACCACCATCATCTGCATAAAATTCTAGATTCCCATCTGATGATTGAACACCTGAATAAGCGTTAGTATCAGAGTCTGTTAATCTAATTTCTGGAACTGGGGCCTTTAAATGAATAGGAGTGTCCGGAGAATCAATCCCAATACCAACTCTTTTATCGTTTTTTACAACAAAAGCTGGGGAACCTCCAACATTGATATCTAAAGCATGATAAGTTGTTCCAGATCCATTTTGATTGATTGTTACTGCAGTAGCAGTTCCGTCATTTGTAACTGTCCAACTTTCTGTTGTGCTGGCGTCTGTATGAATCTGTGTATAATCACCCGTAACTTTTAAATCACCTTCAATTCTTGTATTTCCTACAATGTCTAATTTATATCCTGAAGTAACAGAGGTTGTTCCAATACCAACTTTGTCAGCCGTTGTTGTTAATCTTACAGTTGAACCGTCATCTGTCCATCCTGAATTATAGCTTCCTGCAGGCCCTCCTAAAGAACCTGAAATATAAACATCACCTACAAATAAAGTTGTACCTTCTGTTCCTCCAATTCCTTGAGAGGGAGTTGATCCAGAGACTAATAGCCAAACATCTGAACCAACACAATTGGCAGAAGAAGCATCTTTAAGCATGTTAGAATCATAAGCACCATCGGCGTTAGACGCTTTTGAAGCTGAATAAACCAGCATCGATGGTACGTATCCAGCCGTGTGTGTTGCAACGCCGGCTTTAGTACCAGAGGCAATTAGTTGTGTTGTTCTTATCTGTTTTGAACGAAAATCGCTAGACATTTATGTTCCCTCAAGTTATTGATATTAGTTTGTACGTCATTTGGCCATTAAATGGAGCTGATGCTGAAATATACAAATAATTATTCTGATAATAAGCATTAACAGCAATATTAGCGAATGTCTCTTCTACATTTCTTGTAGCTGAAGCAACTTCATTATAATAATTCTCCGGAGAAGCATCCGTTATAGGTATAACTGATAAATAATAATCTTCTTCATTGTGATTATCGTTCATGGGATATTCTATGCTGGATTGATTCACGAATTGAATAAAACCCTGTGATATATTAACTGTTTCTGCCATTTTATAAAATCTCCAATATTTGAAGAAAGACATCACCAGTGAAGGGGGCAGAGGCTTTTAATGTTATTGATGTTGTACTAAGAGCGGATATATATACATTGACTAGACCCAAATTATCACTTGGAACTTTTACGCCAATTGATACTGGAGGTGCTGATGTATAAGAATTTTGAAAAGAATAAGACTTTGTATCTTCATTAACAAAAGAAATTGTTGCAACTTCGATTTTAATTTTTTGGTCAGATTCAAGTTTGTATATTGGTTTCCTTCTGGCAAAAGGATATATCTTTTTCTGACGTTGAATATCTTTTCTTCTATAACCCATTATAATACCTATAAAATTGTTGAAGCTACCGAAGCTAAATCACTTCTTTGGCCCCTGCTTAAATTTACATGTGCAGACAAAGGAGATTGTCTGAATTTATCTATAACTATGCTTAAACCTGAACTCTGTCTATCAATATATGGAGTATCAATTTGATCAATATCACCCAACAGAACGATTTTACTGCCCTGACCGATTCTTGTAATTATAGTTTTCAACTGATGAATGGTAGCATTTTGAGCTTCATCTACTATTACAAACGAATTGTTGAAGGTTCTTCCGCGGATATATGGAATTGGAGCAATTTCAACATCACCTTTTTCTATCATGAGCTTAAAATAAGAAATATCTTTAAAAGCATGCCTGACATTGTCGAAAATCGGCATGAGCCAGGGTGCCATTTTATCTTCCATTGATCCCGGAAGATATCCTAAATCTCTTCCAACCGGTTGCAGAGTTCTTGTAATAACCAGTCTTTCGAATCCAAAAGATAATTCTTCCGGAAGTTTACTGGATATACCTCCAGATTTTTCTTTCATTCCGGATAAACCTGCCATCAGCGCCAAAAACGTTTTTCCGCTTCCTGCTATTCCTGTCAGGGTAACTAGCGGAATTGATGGATCCAAAAGTGCCTCTAGTGCAAATGATTGCTCAGCATTCCTTGGTTCAACGGAAATCAGCCCTTCTAATTTTCTATTAAGCTTATGAGCAAATCCTTTTTTATGGATCCCTAAGAAGGATTTTTGATCGTTTTTACCAATTACAAACTGATTTTCATCTGTAATATTTTCTATTTTTAAAAAACCATCATCATAAAATTGGTCAACCTCTGCAGGGTTTAATAGAATTTCACTCCACCCGCTTAAGGTCGATACATCTGAATCGATATGGTCTTTGAAGTAATCTTGCGCTTTTACTCCAACAGCATCACATTTTACTCTTAAGTTTATATCTTTCGTAATTACGATAACTGTTTTTTCTTCATCTTCCATTTGGATGTATTTTGCACATGCAATAATATGGTTATCAGTAGAATTTGAATCTAGCCCTTCTGGCATATATGGCTTTAAAGGCTTTGTAACGAATTTAAACCTTATATCATCCTCTGATATTCTCCACCCCGCTTCATCTTTGGGAGCTTCTCTCATTATATCTAGAAATCTATTAATATATCGAGCTGCTTCACCAAGTAATCCTTGTTTTTCTTTGAATTTATCTAATTCTTCTAAAATGCACAGTGGAAGAACAATATCGTTACCAACGAATTGATGGATTGCTTCTTTATCGTAAAGCATTACGGAAGTGTCAACTACAAATATTTTTCTACTCATTCATATTTCCTTTATGTAAAATCTGTTTATATGTGATAAAATTACCACATAGGAGGTTCAACGTGAACAAAAAAAACGAAACATGTTTTTCAAAACATAAAAATCTTAATAAATCCTGCCAAGACAAAAGTTGTCGACAATGGATGAATTGTGAAAATAAATTAAATTGTGCAATAATTGCTGCAAAAGATGGCCCGAGGACTTTGCAAGAAATTGGTGATTTACATGGATTGACTAGAATGCGCATATGCCAAATTGAAAAAATTGCTCTAAAAAAAATAAAACTTTTGTATCAAGAATAAATATCACCAAAAACAAAAATAGGAGCCAAGTGGCTCCCATAAATTAAGGTTTATTAATTTAATTTGCCTAATTTTTTGATGCTTTTCGGTGTTTGTCTAGCTCAACTGTTAATTTAACTAATTCAGCCGATTGGGCCTTCAATAGTCTAAGACCTTTGCGGGCGCGAATACCTGCGCTAGCATTTCCGGCAGCGTTTTTATGTACGTCTAAATCAATGCTCTCAATTAGAGTCTTGATTTCTGTCCATTTTTCTGTTACTGGATTACTCATCGTTATTCTCCTGTTATTATTGAATTTTGTGGCTTATCAGCCTTGTTGAAAGTTTTAATTAAATTTGTTATTTCTTTCATTTGGATATTGTTTTCTAATTCTAAAGCTAGCAAAAATATCATTTGTAAAATTTGTTGCTGATTAATTCCGTATTCTAGTACTACCTGAACTATTTCACGGGCTTTTGCGTTGTCTTCAACTGAAATTTCTTCGTTTGATTTACCAAATATTTTTTTCATTAAACTACTCTCTGAATAATATAGGGTTCTATGGCATATTTTCCACGACCTTTAAAACGTAATAATTTACCTACAGTCTCATCTTTTTCATCTTCACGGTGTAATATAATATGCGAATCCCATTCTTCGTTTTGTAATATGTCTAAAACATGTTCATAATCTGGTAATTCACAATTATAACTTTCTAAAATAGAGACTAAATTATCTGGTATGAGCATTTTTAAATCAGTTGCTTCTAATACAGCTCCGACTTCTTTGCCTAATTGAATTTCGGATTTACAAACATCTATAACTTGATGAATTACACCACAGTTATTACATTTAGCGAACTTTGGAATTATTCCTCCCGAAGTATCAAAAGTAGAATATACTATAAACTTATGATATTTTGGATTCTGTGTTTTTCTAAATTGAGGTAAAACACAGTGACATTCAACTAAATGCTTGATTCCAGACACTATTTTGTCTTACCTCTTCCTCTTGGGGTAGAAGTTTTTACTCTGCTAATAATTGTTTGCTGAAGCACTTCATAACCATTGGCGCCATGAGTAGCAAAGGCTGATTCAATTACGGCAACTACTTTTGTTTTATCGTGCTGATCAGCGCCTAGTTCGGTTAATACTTCTAAAACATCTCTAATTGCTGTGTCTTTAATAATAGATGTTATATCTTGATATGTTGATAGTATTTTTTCCATATGAGGTTACCTCCTATAATAAATATGGTCCCTATAGAATAATATGTTAAATATTTTATTCGTATACTATTCAGGACATAATAAAAATCCGCCTATGGACTCGATTTTGTCCTTGAATGCTTTTGAGTGCTTTAAGGCTGTATTAAAATGGGAATAGGGGATTTTTCCAATGTTTGTATTTAAAATACCAGATCTTGTATATTCTTGAAATGTCTTAAGTGCGTTATCTAGGTTTTCGAAAATGATAGGGTTTTCATTTTTTAAATTTATTTCTATGACCTCAGAGGATAATGAAGAAATTCTTTGTGATAATATTTCTTGTTCATTATGGTCTGTTGAAGATTCTAATCTAGAACACAACGATCTTAAATGATAATTATCTGTAATATTCGAAGTAATAATTGTTTCCCAATCATCAACAGAAAGATGGGGAGAGAAACCGTGTTTTTCTGAATCAACAACCGAAAGAGATAGTACATCTCCTAAATTCGAAGAGATAGGGAGAGCACTTGTTATTGAAGCTATATCAATAGAGGTATTAATATTTTCTACGCTGTTTCCATAAACTACCGGTAATACAGATAAAGATCCTTTAATCCAATTTGCAGCTAAGGTTGAAGAAACCTCTTCGGGGAATGATCTTGCAATTAGTAATACATTCCATTTTAGTTCATGTGATTTCGTTAGTAACCTATCAAGTTCCCCTATTGACTGAGGAGCTCCTTCAATTATAATAATTTTGGCATCATTTAAATAAAGCGATTTAGATCCAACCGACTTAAAGAAAACAGGATCTAGACCTATAGGAAATTTATTAGCGTTGATTACTTTAATGGTATTACGATTATAATTTCCAATTTTTAAATTTATTCTTGCAGTTGAACTTAAAATAGATTTTAATGCTTGAAATATTTTAAGTTCTTCCCCATGCAAAAATTGCGATGATAAATTTAATGATGCTTCAGATGTTGCTTTTGAATATGAGATCTTTTTTACATCGTTGTATAAAAATTTTACTAATAATGGCGAAGAACCTGGTGCTTCTTTTTCCATAGATTGTAGATGATCTAATAATATATTTCTTAATGCTAATTTAGAGCCGGAGCATTGTTGTTCAAAAACCCATCTCATAGTAGAAGGAGGGCGAATTTTATATATTTTATCTTCGTAATGAATCATTTTATGATGATCCCATATACCGTAACATGAAATCAATAGATTTTTTAACCATGCAGAATTTTGTGCTGGCTCATAAACTCTTTTCATTAATGAAACCCGTTTGGTTTTGCTCCTAAAGTTGCTAAAAAAGCAGTAAATTTATCAGCTGATTGTTCTATAATTTCGCTTGTCTTCTTTATTTTTTCCTGCTCTTCAGCTCGATCTAGTGCAACAGCACAGAGTCGTGAAATTACACCTATAGAAAAAGCAATTACACTGAACCAAAAAGATTGACTATACATAAAAAGGCTAAATATTATTAAGATTTCTGGCATGCCTATGTTTATTTTCACGAATCCCTCCAGAGATTATTTGATGCATATGTTAAAATTTCTTCTGCAGAATCTTCATTATATCCATATTCGTCGACTAGAGTCTGGACCATATCACTATATTTTTTTCTTTGGTCATCATCTCGAGATTTGCTTTTGGTGACGATTCTTGCCATATCTTTTACCGAATTGATTAAATAAGCTTCAATGGCTTCTTTTAAAGGTTCGTAACTTCTATAATCTACTGTTTCTCCATGTCGCATTTTTGCAAACATATATGCAGTAACATCGGATCTAAATCCTTGGCGGGCGGATCCTGAAATTCCTATTACTTCTTCAATTGATTTCATAAATTTTTCATCGGCGTCGTATTCATCGCCAGTAATTGGATCTTTGATTTTGGATTTAGTTGTATATGCTTCAGCATTATCCAAATACGTATCAAATAAAGATTGAGCTTGCTCTTCATAGGCTGTAATAAACGCTTTTGCAATTTCGGTTTCTAAGATTCTAAGATATTCTTCTCTAACGGTTTTTTGAATAATTTCTAAACACTTTTCTCGGAAATCTTCATCTACGATTTGTTCTTTTACCATTTTTGTAAGAGATTTCATAACCCCTATAGGTGTAACACACGCTTTACTCTCATCAGTTAGTGCATGATCAATTGATTTCATGATAAATCTAGTAGATATTCCTTTCATACCTTCATTTCGTGATTCTTCTTTTAGGTCTTTAATATCAATCTTTTTGACTCTGCCTTTTTCAATAACTTCTTCTCCGTTGTAAATCTTCATTTTAGTTAAAAGATCACACTTGTTTGAGTGTTTTAATCTACTCATTACAGAAAACATTGAAGCAACTTTAATAGTATGGGGAGCAATATGCGCATTGAAATCAGATCTACTTAGGATTTTTTCGTAAATTTTAATTTCTTGATCAAGTTCTAAAATGTAAGGAACATTAATTTTTACAACTCGGTCTAATATAGCTTCGTTAGTATGCTCTGATTTAAATCTATTCCATTCTGATTCGTTACAGTGGGCAAGAATTACTCCGTCAAAAAAGACCATATCATGTTTTCCAGGGGCAGGTACCCTTTTTTCTTGAGTTGCTGTAATGATTGTATGCAAAAATTCAATTTCGTTTTTGAAGACTTCGATTAATTCAACCAATCCTCGATTACCGACGTTGAAAGCACCGGTTAGATTTAATACCCGCGGGTCGTCTTCGGAATATTTATCAAGTTTCGAAATATCTTCTGAACCAATTAAAACTGAAACATCTTGACTATTTGCATCCATGGGTGGGACAGAAGCAATACCTCTACGTCCTCTCTGTGAAAACGAAGCCTGTACCACAGGGAAGTTTTCATATTCACCGCTATGCTCATTTAAGAGTTTCCAGCGCGCAATGGGGCTTAAATCACCTTCAATTTTTACACCAAGTAGTTTTTCGAAATCTTCTCTTAGTGACCTTGGAAGGAGCTGTAAAGGCTCACCACGCTGAGGGTCTCCATCTAAGTGAAAATATTTTTCACCATCTAATGCTTTTTTAATGTGTTCTGTTAAAGCTGATTTCCCTGCTCCAACTGGGCCCATTAACAGTAGAACTTGTCTAGACTCTTCACCACGTAAAGCTGCTCCTTTAAGAAACCTCATTAATTTCTCAATGACATGTTCCATTCCAAAAAATTCTTTGGAAAAATAATCATAAACTCTAATGTTTTCACCATTAAAGATTTTTCTTTTTCTGGGGTTTTCATCTGACATTATAGAAATACCTTTGGATTCAATGGCATCATATAATCGTTTATGAGCTAGCTTTGCAATCGATGGATTAGATTGAACTAGCTCTAAATAATCAAGAAAAGTTCCCTCAAATTTCTTTTCCTTTCTCTTGTTTCGTTGTTTTTTAATCAGGTCCAAAAATTTGTTTGACATAATTCGATTGCTCCTAAATTTCATATGGTGCATTATCCACCATCGTTATTAACTTTACTTCGCTTCCCCACAAATGTTTACAATGTTGTACAACTTGGTTGGCGTGTTCTATTTGAATATCTCTTCCGTCATGTTCATGATGCAAAATTAAGATATGGCCTAAATCAATACTTTCTACGTAAATTGACGGAATAGAATTTCCGCCGATTTGTTTTAGAAGTCTAGTTTTCACTGATTCCCATCCCTCTTCATCGCTGACATCATCTATTATGTAATTATCGTCCGCAGGGGAAAACGAAAATAAATTTAATTCTTCACAGTCTTCTCGAGTAAGATATTGTCTAATAAAAGATTCATCATTGTGGACTTCACGGGCTAAAAAGCATTCTTCTAAACCATATCTCTCTTCGATTTTATTAAATAGATGAAAACCTAAATGATAAGGATTTATTCTCCCAATATGTGGGCGAACTACTTGGTTGTGAGATTTCAAAAAAGGTATATGAAATTCTTGTGGAAGATTTAATTCATGAAGAATTTTATAATGCCACATACATGCCCAGCCTTCATTCATTGTTTTTGTTCTTATTTGGGGCATAAAATAATATGCAGAATCTCTTACAATTGAAATAATATCTTTTTGCCAATCTTCTTGGTTTTCCCCATGGGCTTCAATGAAGCCAAGAAGATCATGTTCGGGATAAGGTGGGATCAATGTTGGGTCGAAATCTTTTTGATCTAATCTTGCATCTGAATATTTTTTATATTCCTCAGCTAAATCTTGGTAATCAACAGGATGACGAGGGACTTGGTAAGAAACAGCATGACAAGCATCAATATAATTTTCAACTTTTTCAATACCAATTGCTGGATTTTCAATATATTTCTGGATACGTTTTTTAGCATTACGCATTCTAGGAACAACCGTGTCAGCTCTAGTATACATAAAATGGCGGTTTTTCTTAAAAAAATCAGAATGGCCTACACAGTGGGCCATAATAAGAATTTGTAAATATAGAGGGTTTTCGCGCATCAAATATGATATACAAGGATCTGAATTAATAATTAATTCATAAGGCAAACCTGTGGCGCCGGCATTGTATTGGCTTCGTTGAATTTCAAACGATTTGCCATAGGACCAATGTCCATAATGGGTTGGCATGCCGTGATATGACATATTCCCAATCATTTCGTAATAATCGCATGTTTCATACGTTATTGGATACCAATCAAGGTTATGCTTCTGTGCAATCTCACAGATTTTTTCATCCCACTCTTGCAGATCTAATAAATCCCAATTACTCATAATTTTGATACCTCGTATAGGTTTAATATTGGATGATCGGATATTTCTCCAGATGACCATAAAACAGAAACTACATCTGTAAAATCTTCATGATAATCTTGAATCCATTTTCCATTTCTTTGTTTGATAGTTTCAACTAACCAAAACGCATTGTATGGTGTAGATGATATTATTATTCCAAAGTCGGTTTTAGTATCTTGGATTTTTTTATTCCTATAACTCCATCCAGTTCCTACTACGGTTCCTTTTTTCATCTTTCACCGCCAAAAAATTTCTTAAAAGCTGGCCAAACATCATTTTTTTCTCTTATAAAAACTACTTTAAATTTTTCATCTTCTAAAGGTTCATATAATTTTCCTAAAGCTGTTTCATTCATCCACCTAAGACTTTCTTCTTTTGGCTCTATCTCGCAATATCCGTATAATTGACAGCGTTGTTTAAGTTTTTCAGTATATTGCTTTGTTTTATCATTATCGCTGGGCCAATTATCTCCATCTGAACAATGAAATCCGTAGATATTCCAGGAAGCAGAATCGTATCTTTTGTCGATTGCATCACAGACATATTCCAAAGCAGGGGAAACTAAAGTTCCACCACCTGATCCACGGTGGAAAAATTTATCTTCATCTACTTCGTATGCTTGGGTATCATGGGCTATGAAAACGATTTCTGTTTTCTCATATCTGCTTCTAATAAAATGATACAACAAGAAGAAAAAAGACCGAGCTAAATATTTTTTAGTAGTACTCATCGATCCTGAGACATCCATTATGAAAAATATTACTGCATTCGATGCATGTTTTTCGTCTTTTTTAATATGTTTATATCTCAAATCGGATTCACGGAAAGAAAAATTTTCATCTGATTCTGGATCATAAGTTCCTGAGCGGATTGCTGCTTTTTTTCGTCGTATACGTCGTTTTGCTGTCTCTTTTTTACTTAATCTAGGGCGGATCCCTTCGTTTCTGTAACCTTTCCTTTTCCACTTCTCAGAAAAGATATATTTTGCTTGTTTCTTTTCTAGATCGGGAAGATTTAAATCGCGAAATAAATAATCTGCTAATTCTTCTAAAGTAACTTCAACATCATAGTATTCTTGGCCCGGTTCGTTTCCAGGTTTTCCGGTACCAGGCTTTTGGCTAGTTTGGGGGTTTTGACCAATTTTTTGACCCCGTTTAACATCATGCTCTCCGGCGGCTCCAACTCCTCCTGAAGAATTTTTTCCATATACAAATTTGTATTCTTTTATTCCTCGCACAGGAATACGGATTTTCTTCTTTCCATCTTGGCCAATAATCGATTCTTCTGCTACAATATCATGAATTCCTTCGCGGATTGCTTTTTCGATTTTTTGCTTATGGCGACGTCGGTCTGATGCTGAACGATCTGCTGTTGTTTTGTGATGTGAAAAAACGCTTCCCATAAATAAGCTCCAAATTTCCTATTAATAAATATGAATTGCACTCTGAAATTTATAAATCAAATTCCTAAATGTGTTCTTGCCCAAATAATTGCGGGCTGTAACCAATAATAACAATCTCCTTCTATTTCACCTGGTGTTAACCATTCATAATCTTCGTGTTCATTAATTCCGGTCATAGGATTCCGTTGGAGAAATGGGTCTTGATGAGTTTCTACTAGAAAAATTGTTAAGCGCGATAGATTGAGTGGGCCTGACCGTCGGTCGGTAGTATCTATATCAATTCCAGCCTCTTCCCAACATTCTCTCACTGCACAAGCCCAATCTGATTCTCCTGGTTCTTTAATTCCTTTTGGGATATCCCAAGTTCCTTTTGATCTTTTTCTTATAAATTCAGGCCCTTTTAGACCCAAAAAAAGAATTTTATCTTCAAATTTTCTATATACAATAAACCCAGCACCGTCCTTCATTCTTTATCTCCTAACGTTTATAATCATCACATAGTCTAATTACATCATTCGGATAATAAGTAGAAACTTCAACTAGCCTTACCAGATTATTATCTTGTGAACAAAATCGATGAATAGTGCCGGCAGGAATATCATATGAAAAACCAGGTCCAGCTATATAAACTGATGATGGGTTTCCATCTGGATCTTCTCCTATCTCAAGTCTTAGACAACCTTCTAGAACACAGATTGATTCATCTTTTTTTTCATGATATTGCCTTGATAATCTTTGCCCCGGGTTAATTTGAATAAATTTCCCCGTACATTTTCCAGGAATATCTCCCCAAATTTCTTCTTGACCCCATGGTTTTTCGATTATTCTTGGTTTTGATGACACCATATTATTCTCCTTTTTTTATTTTCCAATCCCACCTAATATTTCCATCTCCAATTAATATTCCAGCACAAGGAATTTTGTATTTTGCACTAACTTCTTCACACTGGGAAATATATGCAGGGCAATCCTCATAAATTATTATACTTTTAGGAAGAAGAGTATTTATAAGACTTTCAAAACAAGGTCTTTTATTTGGGTCGCCTGAACACATCAATATCATATTTGATATGTCTAATTTGTGAGCAGATAACCATTGTCGGGGGCCAAGAAGTTCATCTCTGCCAGTAACCAGGGCAACAATACAAGAATCATCCATTAAATAATCTCTTAAGCTTGATACGGTATCTAATATTGGTGACCCTTTTTCGGGATATCCTGTAAAATCTGAAAAATCTAAATCCCAAATATTGGGGTTTTTGTCGTATTCTCCCGTTTCGCGCCAGGCGGAGTATTTGCCAGGAGTAAGGAAATCTTCAACTGATGTTTTTTTATTTATTCTTTTAACAAGACCCTGGGTAGTACAGAGTGTTTCGTCGAAATCAAAAATAATTAACTGTTTATTTTTTGGTAAATTCATTTGATATTATTCCTTTGGAATTGTTTATTAGCCCTTTGGATTAATTCACTGCTGCTTTGAATTTTTCCTCCAGATCCAACCCCGGTTATTATTTGACATCCAATTTCTTGGCAAATATTCCACTCTGGAATTGTTGATGCATCAAATCGATCACCGCCTTTGGTGAAATAATTAGGTTTTAAAGCCCTAATAGCTTCGATTACAGTTTGATCAGGGGGTACCGCTTCCCATGGTACAACATAATCAACACCTTCGAGAGCATTAATAATTTCCATCCTTTCGGCTAAGGGCATGAATGCATATCCTTTTTTTCTTTCCAAAAATGAATCAGCATTAACTACAATGACAACGTTTGGCTTTAACGCTATAGGGTACTTGTATCTATTATTTGCTAGATGAGCTGTCCCTAAAATACATCTTACATGTCCGATGTGTAGAGGATCGAAACCTCCGGATGTCATATAGATTTCTTTTGTATCACCAATAGCATCTAGATGAATACGTAAATCTTGTATAGATTGAAAAATTGCCATGTATTACCTCCTTTATTTTAAGCAATTATTAAAGTCAGGAGGAAATATATTTTTATTTTTGCTCCAGAAATAATTCCATCCGGCATCGAGGATATAAGTTACTGCGTGATCATTTGAACTTCTTACAGATCTTCCTACAGATTGTACAATAGTTTTAGCTGTCTGTAAAGGATACCACCATTTCCATTTATTCATTCTTTTTGAGACGAGTTTGTCGCCCAAATAAGGATACGGGATTTTACATATTATTTGAAACCTGCTGGCATCTCCTTTTAAATCGACTCCTTCAGACATTGAAGGACTTAAAAGAATAGTCGGGCGGGAATCATTGCAGTGTTTAAAAAGTATTTTATCCCTGTTTGTAGAATCATGAATTAGTAACCTTCTAGAATTAATATTTTCTTTCAAATATCTTGCGATTTTATAAGAGTGGCAGTGAATAATTCCCTTTTCGTTGCTATGTTCTTCCATGATTGCTTGTACAGCAGCTGCCATTTTTGGAAGCCCTTGATCAATATCTTTTTTACCCATTTTTGCTATTGGGGAAACAATAATTGGACGATTAGAAACTGGGAATGGGCTTGGAATAGAGATAAATTCAGCATCTTCAGGAGTTATTCCTAAAATTCTGCAAAATGCTTCTCTATTCATGACTGTTGCCGACATTAAAAGACAGTGTTCAGACTTATCAAATAGGTACTGACTACAATAAGGAGCAATATCAATTGGCTTGAATTCAAAACGCCTCCCTTTTCTTTTATCTGTAGTTGCAATATTCATTACCCAATTATCTTTATCATATAATTCTAAAAATCGCGATAGTTTAGAGTGGTGCGACTCAATCATAGACCATTTTCTTTCAAGGGATATAAAATCGGATAATCTGTTTTTTATCCCTTGTTGTTCTAGCATGTTAGCCATTTTTGTTCGCATGGCTGATAGTTTTGGCATATATGTTTTTTTAATCCAATTGGCAACTTGAAATTGTGTTTTTAGTTGTGGCATCTGTATTTTTAATATTGCTTTCGAAAAATGTTCCGTCACAACAACTTCAACAAATTTACTCATTTCCAATTCTACATTATGGCATTCATCGATAACCGTAATCTGTCTTGGAGGAAGGTGCCCAGAATGATTAATTTCTGTCATGAAATATGGAAAATTAGTTACTCCGTGATAACCGTTGATAAAACGGTTTTTTTCTTTAACATAATGACAACCTCCGCCACAACAGGCCTTGAACTTTTCATCTTGGCTGGCTTTTAATTCACGTCGAGCTTCTTGGCAGGTTTTCGTTTTATAATATTGGCACCTATAATTTGAGGATGATTTCAAAGAGAGCATGCCAGAAGGTGAGAAATCATTCATATACTGAGCTTGAAGGATTTTCTGTGTGGTAAGATAGTATGCTGCTGAAGTGTATCCAGAAGATACATTCTGATGATCTAAAAGATAACGTGCAATTGTGTATCCAATTGCTGATTTCCCTACTCCGGTCCCAGCTTCGATGATTACGAATTTTTTATTTTTATTTATAAAAGCATCTAGAGCAAATTCTATTGCTTTTTCTTGTTCTTTTCTAGTTTTTTTATATGGAAAATAGGAAGTATATTTAAACATTGTGGTTGAGCTCCATGGTTATTTAAATAATACAATTTTTATAATTGGTTTACAATCAAACCTTTGAAATTTTCCAACTTTGGAAAATTAATATTTGACCATTAATCCATATTTTATATTTCCATTTAGAAAATGATTCTTGATAATTCCAATAATCATAACCCTCTATATCAATAACAATCCCTAATGAGTGGCGAGTACCATTAATTTTACACCAAACTAAATCGCCAGGCCTGGCGGTTTCATCCCAGAACGAAGCACTATCTCGCAAATGTGCTCTAGTCTTTCTATATGTTCGTACGCATCCCAGGGATTATCTCCTATTGCACAGACTCCATGATTGGCTTGCCCAACTATATCATAAATAAGTATGTTTGAATCTGGACTTCTCATTGCGTTGAAGGTTGCTCGAGCTAATTCAGGACTAGTCACTGGAAGGACTGGAACGCTTGGACCGACTCTTGTATATCGACTTACTTCTGGAAATTCGGCAGATAATTTTTGTAAATCCCAGCCGGCGTATATGGCTGCAATAATGTTTGTTGGGTGAAGATGAACTACTGAGCGGGTGGGTTTATGATATCTTTGGAGAAGGAGATGCATATCTAGCTCGCCAGAGGGGGTTGCTTCTGGTTTACCTATAATATTGCAACCAGCGGGAGTTATACGAACTTTCATAATGTGTTCTGGGTGGAGTATGGTTTTGCGCCACCCTGATGGGGTTATATATAAAGTCTTAGAATTCCTTCTGCACAGGCTTATGTTCCCATCACGAGTTGTGATCCAGCCTTTTTCGTAAGCACGCCTCATGACGTCACCCATTGCTGTTAGCATTATAATCTCCTTAAATTTGGCGATACAACATAAATTAATTCGTTGTTAATTAATAATTCATATTCATTATTTATGATTTCATTAATTATTCCAATAGAACCAAATATTTCAATATTTGGTATTTGAACAGTTCCAAACTGTTCTGAGAGTATATAGCAAAACTCAGTCTCTAAAACCTGAATTAAATCTCCGGTACAATATTGCATAGTACACCCTTGAAGGTTGGTAAGTTATGCATTTATTGTACCGAGTATAGATGTATTGTTCAGCCTTTACTTTGCTTAAACAAATGCTATATTATAATCTATAGTGCTGGAAGTAGATTTTTTCATATATTGTTCTCTGACAAACCAAAAACTGTTTTCACAATAAATTATCCACCCATCTTTAATAGGGGGATTATCGGGATGGACATCTGGATCACCTTTGTCCATTATAATTCCTACTCCCTCTAGTAGAGGTACGCCATGTATTTCAACCCGTACCTCTACTAAGTCTCCTATTCTTAAATTCATTTTTTGTTTAATGGATGAAAAACTTCCAAATATCCTATAGGGCAAATTAATTTAATTAATCTCCAACCCATGAACGGAGATTTTATAAGTTCTTTAGATTTTGGGGGGCATATTCCTTCAAACGCAACTACTACATGGTTTCCACCATCGTCAGACTGCCATAAAATTCGATATTCTTCGCCAATATCTTCAATGCAAATTTCATGTAAAGCATCTTCAACTTCGGACTTAGGAGCTTTTTGCTTTTGGTCATATTTCATGTTGTTACCTATTAATTATTTCGGATATAATTTCTATTGTTTTTTGGGGCCCTGATGTTTCAAAACCATTTTGTCCTGCCATTTGATAAGCTTCAAAATCATTGCCAGAAGGAGAACAACGGTCACCAACAAAATATATTTTTTGGTATTCTTTAAAAACTTTCCAAGCATATGTTTTATCCCAACCCTTAGGATAAATATCAAAAGAAGTTTCTCCCCCCATTTTGATTGTAATATCTGCAAATGCTGGACTTGATAATAATCTGCGATGCATAGCTTTTCGTATCTTGTATTTATTGTCTAATTCTATCCAGATTTTTCTTTCGTCATCTGATGCATCTCGTCCAATTGGACACCAGTTAACCATGGATCCTCTATATTGAATAAAAGTACCAGATAAAGGGATGCTTGAGCCTCCCAAACTATACCTTACAGCTGTTTGCGAATCTAAAAGTGCTTTAATTATATTGCCATATTTAGAAACCCCAATATGGTTTTTCATATCAAGTTCATATTTTTTTTCAAAACCCTTACTTGAAAATTTGTAATATTTTGTTCCATTACAAGGTAAAATATGGAGACTTTCGTAATTAATTAAACAGATATCCCACATAATATCACATTGCTCTTTTATGTAATCTAAATCTGACCCGGATACAATTGCGATTTCAAAATTATTGTTCTGTAGCTCTTCTAGAGATCTTAGAATGTTTCTTTCCATTCTTTTCCTAGGCGGTGTTAGTGTACCATCCATGTCAAGCAAAACTACTTTTTTCATTTTTCCCCCAAAATAAAGATAAAATTTGTTCTTTCTTTATCATACTTAATTTTATAGAGTTGTGAACCTGGAGGGAGGATATGGTGTGGAGAAAAAGAATTTAATAAGATTTCTAATCTTAACATTGATGTTATGTTTTGTTGTTTCTTGTTGTGGTAGAAAAGTTCCAAAAATTAGTGTATCGATGCATGCAGACCATCCTATTGATCAGGAGTCTGCATTTTTTATTCTAAGAGAATTCAAAGTACCTGGAGATGAACCAGAGATTGGTGGCGAAGTATTAGCTGCAATGTCTGGCACTGGAGGAGCTATTAGAGGAGGCAAAGGCTGGACAGATGTTTTGACTGCTGGGCATGTTTGTATGCCAAATCCTGAAATGGTTTTTTTAGATGAAGAATTTACAGTCTACGATGTAAATGGAAATTTTTACCCGGGTGATGTAATAGCTATTCAACACTGGGGTGATTTGTGTTTAATCAGAATTCAATTTGAGAAAAACTTAATTCCTTTAGCTTCTAAAAACCCGACAAGAGGAGACAAGGTTTATTATGCTGGATATCCAGCTGGAATGTATAAGCCTGGTTTTTTGCATTTTTACGATGGTTATTATTCGGGTGTAGATGGCTCAAGAAACGGGATCTGGAGTATACCCGCTGTTGGAGGAAGCAGTGGTGGATTTGTAGTTAACAGAAGAGGAGAATTGGTCGGTGTTGTTTCTGCAGTGTTAACAGAATTTCACCATATGACTTTTGGCGCGACTGTTGAACAAATTGATAGCTTCTTGAAAAATACGACAACATGTACACCGGCAGACCCGTGTGAATTATAAAAAAATGAGCGCAGGAGAGAAACAAAACCTGCGCTCATAAATCAATCAACAACCAAGAAGCTGTTTCTCTTTTTTATCTAATTTATTATATAGCAATAAAACTTATTTTACAAAGTTTTATCTTTTTCCTGGTTTCTCTTTCATTTTGATATGAAAATCTCGAGAAGATTTTGAGAACTGAAGTTGGCCGGTTGGAACTATTACCCAACCTCTTTTAAGTTTGTTAAATCCGCCGGGATCCGGAGCATATCCATCTGTTAGTACCAAGTAGCCATCAAATCGACCTGAATGTTTATTAGCATGATCTTGGACACATCTAAAATCAGTACCACCACAGCGGGTTCTTGTAAGGTTAACTTGGCGACCTTTCCGGAGAACACGCTCACTATTTTCATCGACTTCAGTGTCAAAATTAAACAATGTAAACTCAACTCTTTTTGCCAAACCATCTAACTCAGAAGCAAGAAGTTCGAGGTCACTATCAGAAACTGACCCTGATTGGTCGAGATAAACAGCGATATTAGCTTTATAATCTCTAAAAGCACCTGGGTGAATACCCGGATATTTACGGTGCATTCTTCTAATCGAAGAAGCCCTGTCAGCGCGGCGGGTCATTCCGCAAAACTGTTTAAGAACAGATTGCCACGGGATATCTTTTGATATCATTTTTCTAAGGTTCTTTTGCATTGCGGCGCCAACAGAGCCCCAACTATTTGAACCATCACATTTCTTAACTGCTTCTTCAAGAGCCTGTTTAATCTGACCTTTAACCAATTCGCGCTGCTCATCTGAAAGTTGGTCCCAACCTTCATGGCTGTCCATTCCGTCATCACCGGAACCCGGAACAACTGTAACAGCATTGCCATCTTGATCAACAAGATTTCCGTTTTCGTCGACTTTAACATCTCCATCGGCAAGGGCTTGTGCAAGAGATTTGCCGTTCATTTTTTCACTAGACTCTATTGCATTTTTTACATCATCGTCATTCATAAGTTCCGCAAAATACCATTCAGAATGCTTTTCTTTTGGAAATGATGCAATCTTTGCAGATACCATTGCATATCGTTGCGCAGCGTCATCACCCATTTGAGCAATCTGTTCTGGTGTAAGAGGAGTAAATGCTTTACCTGGTATCAAACCACCTTCAGGCAATTCTTCTTCAGCAATCAGAGAATTAATCGCCAAATCAGTAGCATAATTCCAAATAATGTGGGGGTCGCGTCGGCGGGTTGTAGTATGATCAAAAACCAAGTGATAACACTCATGCTTAAGTAAGCCTTTAACTTGAGCAGGGGTAAGACCAGCAAGAAACTTAGGGTTCCACCAAAAACGAACTTCACCATCTTTTGCCAAAACACCGGCTGTGGGGATTGCTTCTGTTTTGATTTTTTGAATACCTCGAAGAACTCGGGCGAAAAAAGGTTCATCCCACATTAATCTAATGAGGTGTGGACTTAAGTCAAAGGCGTTAGCTTCAGCTTCCGTGACTTCTCGGGCGGTCAGGGCGCTGTTGGCGGTTGTTGATTTGTTGGACATGTTTACTCCAGATGAACGTTAATGTTTATTAGTTACACTAATAATTTAATTCAATTTTAATGTTTCTACACAATTATTCAGCACTTTTTTTATTTTCTTTTTCAACAGTTTCTAGTGTCCTTGGAGAGAAAGAATCAATCCAGCCATCAATATAAACTAAAAGTTTATCCCAATCTGAGTTTTGGGTTGAACGTGTAATTACATCAACAACTATTCCAATTGGTTTTTTTACTGATATTGGCGCCTTGTTTCGAAAGACATCTTTCAAGGTAACGAGATCCCCTTTCTCGTATCTATTGTCCATGGACTCTCTCCAAGAGTTTAAATGAGCTTCCCACCAATACTACCTCTTTGCCTTCGACTAAAAACCAGTGGTGTTTTCTAGTACCGTCAATTAACCAATCATCATGTGTATGTCCTAAATACATCATCACAGGATGTTTATTATCAAGTTTTTGATTTTTTGTTAAATATCCTTTCCATAATTTTATATGCGTTATATTGTCGGGGGTTTTTTCTAGTAGGGTTTTAAATCCATAATTTGTGTTTTTTACTTGGTTCCATATAGCACTACTAATAGGACGGTATAATTCACCAATTTTCATATGCTGTACATACATTTATCACCTCAATATAATTATACCTAAATTTCTAGAAATGAATAAAGGGAAATTCAGAATTCTGAATTTCCCTTTATTATTATATAAGATAATAGTGAAGTTAGTAGTTTTATTTTCTACCAAGTTCTCTTGAAGCTTGAACTGCTTTCACAACATCTTGGCCCATAAGTTTATGCATTTTTTGGATATTCTTGATATTGGCAGACTGAGTGATTGAGTTCCAGACTTGAACCATCATCTCTCCGGGAAGATTGAGAGCGAAGGCTGAGAGATTTTTACACTCTTTTTGGGTCCAAGAATTCTCTTTACAGTGGTGACCGATTTTATCGATGACGCCATTCAAGGTAGAGTTTGGAAGATTAGTAATGTCTTTTTTACTGACTTTACCTTTGAGAACATCTTCGGCAGAAACTTGGCGTTCATATTCTTTAATGAACTGGCAGAAAGAGATAGCAGCTTCAGTGCCGACCATACCCAAAAGAAGGGCATACATGCCGTCTGGGTTTTCTGAACCAGCGACTGAAGATGGTGCCATATCCATATGAAGAAGACATTCATTAACGCGGTGCCAAGAAGCTGGATTAGGACAAACTGTGCCGGGTTCGACAGATGAAGGGTCAACTCGCAGATGAGCTGGGTTTTGATTAATGAAATCAATCAATACTGAGTCGATATCATTATCACGGGCCCAAGAAATCCAATCTTCTGTAGATGGCTCAATGTCAGCAACCCAAAATCGACGAAGAAGTGCTGGGTCCATTTCATTAACATCATACTCTGAACCAAAGTTGATGGCGGCGATTACGCGGGTTTCTGGGTGAAGACGATATGGAGTACCATTTTTGTCATTACCAAGTTCTCGGTCGAGAACCAACTGGAAGAAAGACTGTTGAACGCCAGGAAGAGAGCGATTAAGCTCATCAAGCATGAGAACAACCGGCTCATTGCACGCCCGAACGAACCATGAAGGCATGCAAAAAGTCATAACACCGGTTTCTTTCATAGACTCAATGTCCGGATATCCGCCAACATCTCCTTCAGACATGGTTGAACCGCGAACATCGACGAATGGGATATTGTGATGGTCGGCGATTTGACGAGCAAGGTGAGATTTACCAACACCAGTTGGGCCGCGCATAAGAACTGCGATATGAGGGGGAAGGACAGGGGCCACTTTGTTGAAGGTGGCGATAGTGATAGGTGTCTTAGCTGACATGGAAACTCCGTTTTTGGGTGATTGTTTTTTTCTTACATATGTAATTTAATCTATCTAGATGACTTCTACACAGGTTATTAGATTTTTTTTTAATAAAATTCATAATTTAATTCCAAAATTTGTTTTTACTTTTTTAACCGGCGGGACTTGCAAATCAGAAAGATGGACTGAAATGATTTTCCCATCAGCCAAGATATCAGCAATCCCATAGGGATCATCATGGATTTTAACGATTACTACACTTTCTGGGGTTTTTGGGGTTGAATTAATCTTTACCCAAATCGCCAGGTCTCCTTTTTTCCACGGGTATTTATTCGTCATCGCAAGCCTCTACCCAAGAAGCATCCCAAGCTTGTAAACCCATGGGACCCATTACATGTAAAACCCTATTGGCTGCTGACCGCCACTTATCATCTTCTGGCTCTACAATAACCCCAATGGCTCCTGCGTAAAGACCCATATTTTCAAGGTAGACTGAATGTCGGCGAAAAGCTGAGTTTTTAATCTTTACCAATTCACCAGGCTCAAAAGACCATTCTATTCTCAGTTTTCCGGCTGAGATATTCTCGCGGCGAGTATTTCTTGCCAGTTTTCGTCGGGTGGTCTTGAAATTATCTCCAGCTTCTCGGCGTTTCTTTTTAAGTTCTGCAAGAGCTTCTGTATCGTATTCACGACTTGTTTCTGGTTTTTGAGGGCCTTCCCAATTTTCGCCGGCTTCTTCAGCTTTGCGGCGTGCAGCTCTTATTTGCTGGGCTGCAGATTTAAGTATCATTCTGTTCATGGGAACAACTCCTTATTACTAATTAAGATTACATACTTAATTTAACCTGTAATTTAAGAAGCTGCACAGTTTTTTAGTTTTTAAATCCAGTCAAAGCTCGAATCATCTGATTTTTTCGGTGGGTTTTCTTCTGTTTCTTTTTTATCGCCTTCAATGATTTTTAGTTTTGGCTCACCTTTTTTTGTTGGTTTGGTTGGTGGCCTGGGCGGTACTGGGGCATCCCAGTTTTTCTCGGTGGGCATGCCAGTAGTAAATGACTGAAACATTTCGTTAAGATCTGCTTCAATCTCCTTGTTGGTTGATGTAGGGCTTCCTAACCAATCTAGACACTGAAGCCACCCTTTGTCAGTCCATTTTTCAAGCTGACCTTGTAAAGAATAACCGTCCGGGTCTGCATCTGATGGGTCACCACCCATCATCATGATGAATTCTGCGGCGGTCATGCGCGTAATTCTAATTCTATAACGCCCGGGTGTAGAATATTCTGCATGGGGATACTTTACAGAATAAGCCCACATAGACTCATACGATTCTGGGTCGTCAGTCTCTCCGCTTGCTCCAATTTGATATAGTTTTCTAGATCTATAGTCAGCCATTTTCTCTCCATGTATAAATTTAAATTACATGAGAAAGAGAAAATGTACAAATTATGAAAGTATTAAATCTCTAATTAACTTTCTTAATGCTGCTTCACCAACAATAGGGTTCTCACCCAGTTTTCTATCATCTTCTCGAGGAGAATTAAGAGTTTTTCGGAATATTCTTTCTGATTGTTGGCGAGCCCAATGGGAAGCGGATTGCTCATCGGGGAATTTTCTTTCTGGGGTTGATAAGTTTGGTTGAGAAATGCAGCTTACCTTTGATGAATATGTTCCATCTTCTGCATTTGCATACACTTCTACGTCGACATCAGAATAATCTTTCCAAGTATAGGGATCTGTATCTAGTGTATGATAATTTCTTCCAATTTCTTCTTTTAAAATTGTTTCTCGGATTGTATATCTTAACAACCCATACCTTAATGCTGATTCTTGTACACCTTCGACATCTTTCATTAATTCAGCTACTTTTTCGCCAAAATCTTTTGTCGACTGGATTGCGGTCCGGGCGGCATTGGTGGCTTCATCGGCGATTGTGAGCATTTTACTTGAATCAAAGGATCCTTCGCTTTCTTTGTTTGCGGCGTCGATAGCGTCGGCATATTCGCCTGGAAACATATTCATAGCCTGTTCTAGATTTTTTATGATTGCTTCGCAGGCAGAAGCTGGATCATCTGGAGCATCTTTTTCAAATCCGCCGCCAAGTTCGACTTTTAATTTCATTCTTTTTATATAGAAATTAAGAATCCCTTTTACAGCAACCCATGCGTCGACGTGTTTCTGAAAGTTAGCCCAGTTATCATCGTTTTCGTCTGCTGGGATAGCATCAATTTGGACTGCTTCTTTCATTGCAGTATCAATCTGTTCAGATGAATCTTTTAAAAGACTTAATGCCGCATTCAAAATTATAACTTTATCTCGGGGTTTCGATGGGTCTAATTTGTCAAAATCTAATGCTTCTGGTTCTGCACCGACTGTTTTTTCAAATTCGCGGCGCCATTTATTTTCACCATCTTTTAGAAACCCCTCAACAGCACCCATAGCTTTGTTAACAGCACCGGTGACGGATTTTGACAAAGCTCCAAAAGCCTTGCCAAATACACCTTTGATTGTATCTAGAAGGCCGGCTTCAATTAACATTTCTTCGGTTAATCTCATATAAAACTCCAACTGGATATAAATATGGTTTATTTAGTTTAGGTTCTAATATAAATCAATTTTGACACCAGACCATAATCTTAAACTGACTTGCTGGAAATGTTTTTCCAGCAATCTCACAGGGATTTCAATTTTTTCTGGAGGGAGGTCTTCAGTGATTGTTTGGTTTCCGGTTTGCATAGGGCCTGAATAGCTTCCACCTGGGGCGGCTGTACAAGAGCCATTATTTTGATTACAATTTGTTGGAGATTGAGAAACTGAAACCATAGAATTTTGTTGCGATTGTGTAACTTTTTGTCTCTGAACATACGTTATTTGGTGTGTGTTAGTTACTGTACTTTTTCCTAAGATTTGTAATCTTTCATCATATAAATGAGAACTGATAACAATTTGTTCATCAGTAATAGTAACGTTTGTTTCAAGTACCCAATGATTATTATCAAATGCGCATTTCATATAATCTAATTTATAATTGCAATTTTCCCATGAATACTGTATTGTATCTTGGTTGTATATAAGAAATCTACCTTTGTGATTTAGGTTAAAAGGTTCATGACCACCATGGCCATTGTCTATTTTCATCATATGATAATGAGTTGCGGCATACCCAAAAACAATATCTTTTGGGATTGTATCGATGATTGCTTCTGAATGGTTAACTATATTGGGTGGGGCTACATATAATTCAAAATCTTTGTTAGCTTCTACGATAATTGCAAGATCAGTTGGCATTGGTTCTTCGGCATACGTTGGGTTACATGCAAAAAAATTCATTATAAATAAAAAGTGGGAAAGCATATTAATTCTCCTTGTACTTAAGGATAAATATGCCTCCCCTAATAAAAGTGGGGGCGAGCCCCAACCACAAAGCTCGCCCCCAAGCAACCCTCAACCATGGTTGCCTACACGGAGTTAATCTACTGTAATAACTCTACGTGTCTCCTTTACACCCGACGTCGGTACATCAATATGAAGAATGCCTGCTTCGTATCTTGCAGTAACACTGTCCACATTTGTTGCATCCGGAAGGGTCCAGCTACGAGTGAATGAGCTATAGCTCCACTCTCGGGCCACAACAGAACTCTCATAATTCTTTCCATCTTCAGTGTTAACTGTAATAGAAAGTACATTATTATCGATACTCATTTCGAAATCATCCCGGGAATACCCAGGCGCCGCGAGCTCGATTTGATAGCCTCCGTCTTTTTTCACAATATTCGCACGAGGAGTCATCTCAGAGATGCTCCGACGAGAATTGCGAGTAGATGTAGAAGGAAGAAAAATATCGTCAAAATTTGTTAATAGATCAAATGGATTGTTGAAAAAAGAATTTTTAATTGTTGGATAAAGTCTTGTACTCATTAATGTTTTCTCCTGTTGTATGACTTAATTTATATCCGTTATAACGGATGATATTATCTTACAAGGTTAATCAAATGTTTACAAAAAAATTTTTATTTTATTTTTTATTTGTATATGAGCGGTTTTTTAATTCTAGTTTTATAATTTTTTGGATTAGGGAGACGCGTTTCTTGGCATTGTATGCATCTTCCCTGTTTATGTACTTATCTAAATCATTTAAGTGCTTTAGTATGTGTTTAAGATCTACTTCTGTTAATGCCATGGTAAGATTCTCTCTTTGTAGGATGGTGAAGGGTGGGAGTCGAATAGAGCCTAAATATAATAAGGGTTTTCTCCAGTCGAGTGATCTGTAAGATCTACGATTCCTGTTATTTCCGGGAATTCTTCAGTAAGATACGCACCCACTTGTCCTTGTAATGTTTGTTTAGAAGCAGAACAGCCCTGACAGCCTCCACTTAATCTGACATGGAGTATACCTTCATCATCAAAATCCTCGATATTGAGATGGCCATCATGCCCTGCCAAAGCTGGATTGATGTATTCATCAACAAATTCTTTGATTTTTTCTTTAACTTCTTGCGGATTGAAAGATTCGGTCATACTAAATTCCTGTATCTTCTAGCACTACATCAATTTTTTCTGCCTCAAATGACCACAGACCTTGACACTCATATCCGTAGATGTCTAGCATGTAAGCTTGCAATCTACCAGAAAGATCTCCGGATCCGATGACTTCCCATCTCATATTCATTGTCCATACACCATCGTCGCAGTCTTGTACTGAGTGTGTTGTGCAAGTATCCTGTTCCCACCTCTCGCTGGTTAAGCTGCAACCAATTGATTCGTCAACCTGAACGACACCGTTGATCACCTCTGCTTCAAGATCACCGATCGAGCCACAGTTGCCATCAACTGTTTTAGTCTCTATCTGATACAAGCCTGTTTGACCCTCTTGAGAACTGGTGCACGGTTCAATTTTTTCTGCCTCACAACCTAATAACACTAATAGAAAAAACATAAAACCTCCTGTTCTTATTAATTATACACTAAAAAAACAGAAGGTTTAAAAAAATAGTGGAGGCGGCGGGAGTCGAACCCGCGTCCGCAATAGTCTAAGTTTGAG